CAGGAGCCTTACCAAATTACCTTACCGAAACTACGAGATAGGCCACAATGACCCCAAGTATGATGCGTCGCCTGGGATTGCGCAAAAGATCAGGGCATGAATTATTTTCTTAGCTATATATTGAGAGAGAAGAAGAATTACCCCAAAAATTACCCTTATTTTCCCCCCTATTTCTGGTATCAAGAAATAGCCCGCAAAATTTTTGATGTTCCATCAGACGACAGCGAAGCTGTCGGTGTTTTACACCAAAATTTGGGGGTAATTTACGTAAGGAAATAGGGGCAAAAAATTGATTATTTATGGGGTAATTCTTCTTCTTCTCCTTCTCAATATATAGCTAAGAAAATAATTCATCCTGATTTTTGCGCAACCCAGGCGACGCATCATATTTGGAATCATTGTGGCCTATCTCGTAATTTGGTAATAATTTGGTAAGGCTCCTGTATATCCACAACCCTTACCAATATGTGACACAGATCGGGGGCATACCTGGAGCGAAGCGACATCAACTTTGAATAAATTTTACATACTTTGACAACATAGATCTTACCAAAACGTGACACAGATCGGGGCATACCGGAGCGAAGCGACTCAAACTTTGAAGAAATTTTACATACTTCTTGAAACTTTGATGAAACGGACATACTTGTTGACTTAGGTATATGTATGGGCAAATAGTCTATATGGGCAAACAGTGTGATCACTTGGCGTTGGAAACGACATTCGCAACCAACACAGGCTTTGACACAGCCTGGGCAGCACCAGGTTGCATGAAGGCAAGGGCAACCGCGGAGACAACCGCGACGACGATGAGGAATACATCCATGGCAGGCTTACTCTTGCGACCCCAACCAACCGTGAAGAAAACACCGAGGAAAACACCCAAAGTTCGCAAAAGGACTTCGAGGTAGATGTTCATTTATTATAACACGATATTATTTTGGAACTTGAAGTAAAGTTTTAAAGTTTTCTGGATTTTTTAAAATAGTTTTTTTGTAATTTTTGTTGCAATATAATTAATTTAAGACTATATGTGAAAAAATTAATTATTGCAAATCATAAAAAATAGACAAACTTTCGAAACTTTTTGTAATCTTGGAAGTTAACGACGCTTAAGGGTAATTGTGGGGGTTTCGTCACCGTAACAATAATACTTGATTGAAACACCATGGTTATCTCGCATGTATTTTTTCAATTCAGTACTGATCGTGTATTTCCACTCCGTGATTGTTGATTCAAAATACTCAAAACCACCAATGGATCTATACCGTGATGTCATAAATGGCAGTTTTCGAATACCCTCCATTGCCTCATTAATTTTATTGGCATCGGGAACACCCCTTTCGGCAGCTTCGATAATATCAATGACATAGTACCCATACGCGTCGGCAATTATATTAGCCTGCGTACTCGGATACATCCTTACATACGCCTCAAAATCCATCCCACTTGGCAGTGTAAACAACTTTTTCCTTGTGTTGTTATTACAATTGTGATTGTTATTTATCTGTGCCTGCGCTGCTGGGTGAGTATGATAAGTAATATAATAGTCCTTGATGAGCTTTAGAATTTCGGTAGAAATCTCACCTCTCAAGTGAGAAGTTAGACGATTTGGGAGATTGAACTTAACCTGAGGATGGTTATTTTTACTCTTTTCAAAATTAATTTTGCCAGCATATTCAATTCTATCTCGGGATGAAACAACATTTGCTTTCTTGAGTTCATTAACTATCACACGTGGCAGTTTAACGGTGACCTTTTCGTTTGTTACCCGTCGAATGTCAGCCACCATAGAAAGATCTCGTCGTTTTCTAGACCTAGTATAAGAAGAAACGCCACCCTTTCTTTTTCCCAAAACACTCTTGTTAGTGGGTATATTTAGATATTTTGGTTTTGTGTTATTGACATTCATATTCGATGATCCGTTATTATTTTTCCCACTGGTCATCTTATTTTAGGTCAATATTTTTTTACCAGGGGTAAAATTATTTCCACATATATATAAATGCAACGACCACTACAGAGTGTTATTATTGAAGCTATCATCATTGGTATTATGAATGCCGGACTCTATTATCTTCTTGAGGCTACAAAGATAGTCATTCCAGTCCACGTTCTTCTCATGATCTGTGGTGCCCTCATCCACATTATATTTGAATACACAGGAGGAAATCGGTGGTGGTGTCGTCAAACTTATAAATGTCCATGATAAGATGAATAAAGTTCTCAAGGCTTTGGGTATTGGGAGTTTTGCAACAGTTGGTTTAACATTGGGTTTCAATTTAGGTATGTTGATAGGTTACATTAAAGACACAGAAAGTAAATGATCAATCCTACACATAACCAGCTTGAGAATACCAGAACCAATCCGCCGGGCGCGGTACATCATAGGCCTCGAGGTAGAGTGCGTCCCATTCAGGGATTTCCCTGTCGGTTTCCTCGTTCATTTCTCTAATTCGTCCGTTCAGATCATCCATTAAAGCTTGTGCGCGGTGATTTATTCTATCCATATAACCACGGTAAAAGCTTCGTTCGTCAGGGATTTGATAACCCTTCGCACGAAGTTCGTCAATAGTATACTCGCGAATTCGTATTCCAAGTTGGTCACATCGTTCACGAACCGCGCTTTCCCGGACTCCAGCGGTCACTCTCTTTTTGATATGCACACATTTGAGACGGCTTTTGTGGCGATGAATTTCCCTCCTTCTGCGATTGTGATTCCTAGTAAGTTCCTGAAGGCGGGCAAGTTGAGGTGGTTCATTGAGCCTGACATGGACCCTTGGTAAGTGCGCTTCGGGGGAAGTTGCTCGTGGCACGACCTTGTATAAGTTTTTCATATTATGGCACATTTTCAAGTATTCGCCCTCCGGGATTGACTTGGCAACCAGGTCGAGGGTCTCCATGAGCGAGGTAAGGTCTTCCATGATTAAACTTTAAATTACAGGGATCTACTTTCTAACTTAGGGGATTAATGCCCGCAAACAGAGATAATTTCGAATGCCAAAACTCTACAGCCTCGTTCGATGGTTCAATTTTCATGAAATTATCTTTTGCATCGGGATATACTTTGCCAACTTTTATGCCATTTACGAGATGTGGGTACCTCCTTATAGAAACACCGAGGTGTTCGGCATGTTTTTTTTTATTTATGAGCATTTGCGTATTTTCCGCAGAAAAAGCTGCTGCAAAGAAGCGAGCCTGCGCAAGCAGTCCATGCTCCAAGGAAGGCCTCCCTGAACATCTCGGACACCATTCATCCAATGCATAGAATCTACAGGCAAATAGTTCTTCTACACCCATATTTAAGGTATTTTTAGACAGGATGTCAGAAAATGTGTTGAGCCATTTTCTATGAAGGTAGGACTTGTACTCTTGACAGCTCATGCCAGTAATCTTTCTGATGTATTCATCATTTCCTTGTTTTAGCGCGTTGCCTCTTATACTTAACACATGATTGCCCAATCTGCGCCAGTACGTGTCGTTCCTGTGCAAGGGACAGCCACAATCGGATACGTGATTTGCCGCATACTTCTCGTATAAACATCGTGATGAGTTGAACGGATGGAGGCATAATGAGCGGTGGACTCGACCGCTGTCTCTGATTTTGATCACGAAATTATCTTCCTCTTCCTCGTCGAGGGTTTCATTCCTCCAGTATTCGAGGGGTCTGTGATGCGGCCGTGTCGACCGTCTCGGTTGTTCCTGAGTAATCTCCTTTATGGATCGGTATCTTTCTCCGCGGTCGCCATGGTACAACGCATAGCTCTGTCCCTTCAATTTCCCCCCTCGCATCACGATTTGGATTCTGAACCTAGTCACGTCCACACCAGCGGCAGCCAATTTTAATTGAGTTCTATACAATATTTTAAAGTGCTTAAGCCTGCTCATTATCGCAACTGAAATTACATGGGTCTAGCCCGACTTAGGGGTTCACTTAGGTTTAGATTTATCCGGATACTCCGATGCCTTCTTTGGTGTTTTACATATCGTATCACCACAGTGATCTCTGTTCTGGTATACAGAGTTTATAGAAGCTGCCATTTCATTACATGTCTTTAGAGACCATCGACCTAACTTGGGTTTTTCGACTTTAACAAAAAGTTCAAACACTTTCTTCAACATTATCTAGAATGAGAGGCTTATGTTTAAGTGCGATTATTTGCTATCAATTCTCGTAAATCTACTGGATTTTTTAGGGTTTCGAATGTTAGGGGTTCGGGGTGGATAGATGTATTTGGTGGATTATTGACTACTTTATGAGGTGAATCATCTATCAATAATGTGTTAGTTTCGTCATACCACGGAAACATCTCCCATACATATTTAAGTTCTTTGAGAAATATAGGCTTTCCACTATCCATAGTACCAACTTTAGTACATTGTCTCTGTGAATAAATGAATTTCAAATCTTTCATTTTCTTTCCCCAGATATGTCTCACGATAGGTACCGTATTGTGAGGCATAGTTGAAGACCACACGGCCACATCGTAATTATGATGCGCCCATTTAAGAAATTTTCTAATACCGGGACGCACAAAGCATTTGAAATTTCCAACTACGAAATCTGGCTTGTGGGGGGTAGTATCTCGCCGGCGAACTAAAAAGATCCCGTTGAGGTCGAATATTAATAATCGCTTCATCTTACATTTACATACATCTAAACCCGACTTAGGTTATATATCATCTAGGTTATTCACCCAACCCCAAAGTTGCATGATTTTTCTATGAAGACCCGCACTATACATTGCTCTATAAGAATTTTCAATGACCATATATGATTTATACAATCCCTTCACACCCTTTTCAAATTTTGTGCCCGCATCCCCAAGATAAAAACCACCTTCATCCATTTTTGCGCGGAGATGATCTTCGTCATACCTCTCCAATAATATACCATGGAGGTTACAATATTCTCGTATAGCATCATATTTGATACGTTTTGTCACACGCCTCAATGGTTTGTGAATGTCTATCTCACATTGGAGATACTCAATTTGTGAATGGAGGTAGTTTTCTTCATTCATCATAGATACATTATAAAAGTAATCATGGAAATGATCAAGAACCTCGTCTGTTTGACCCTCAACTTGTATATCAAAGTTTTCGTAGTCAACAATGGTTTTCATACCCCTTTTAGACTTTTCCTTGTATATTTTATGTAAGTTGTTACAAAGATTTAGATAATCACCTTCTGATATATTGTGGGCATTATCATCTACAATTTTCATGGCATTTCGGAGGTCTTCCATTCTTATTCCTTAAATGTGTGGGTCTTCTAAGTAAGTTTAATCCGGATTATTTTCTCCCAACATGATAATGGTAGCTTCAATAGCGTCAAGTGGGGCCGTGAGCATGTCTCAAATACGAAACATGTTCAAGGGTTCCAGTGGAGCTATATCAATGAGCGAGTTGCGCAGAGGTGGGACCTCGCAGGCCTATGGATCAAAATTTTATCACATTGTTCCAGTTAGTCCATCTTCGTATGGTATACCATCCAGTGGGCAGATATCAGTAAATCACTTTAGGGGCAAAGCAAAGGATTATTTACTTGATGATGTGTCCACCAATACAACAAATTATAACCTGCATGACCAATTGTTTGCAAAATTTACAACCGGTGCAACTGCAAATAGAATAAAAGTATTAAACGCCGCCGCAAAATTTTATCTTACGATTAATTCTGGTGTAACCGTGTCGGCGTCTTCAACGTCAAATGACGCTTTTACAGTGGGTAGTGTAAATATCAATAACGCAGAAATTCACATAACAAACAACGGTAACATATATGGTCACTATGGAAATGGTGGAAGTGCCGGAACGAGTGGAAGTGGTAACGGTGGAAATGGCGTAAATGGTACCGATGGTGGTAGGGCGATGAATGCTTATAATTCCGCTGGAAATGCCCCACACATATACCTAACAAATAACGGAAATATAAAAGGTGGGGGTGGAGGTGGAGGTGGAGGCGGAGGGGGCGGTGCAGGTGGAGCCGGTGGAGCCGGGGGATCTGGGGGACGCGGTGGTGGTGGACGAACTGTCACATATTCAGATCTTGTTATGTACCGCCCATTCCACACGGGCGGCCAAGGCCCACCGTACGAGGTGGTATCCTACAGGTCAGGTAAAAGTTCATTCCGGCGATGGTATATCTCGACGATGTCGTCGCAATTTTACTACACAGATAGTGGGACCAATGTCAACGGACGCATAGAGTTTTATAATGGAGGCAATACTTACTACCAAGGGTTATTGCGGGGTCAGTCCGGTGCAGGATCATCCCGGGTGAAATACTATGAACTGGTAAAGGTAAATGGGTCTCAGAATACCACCGATTATCAAGGTGGTGCGGGAGGAGCCGGGGGAGCCGGTGGAGCCGGAGGATCTGGGGGAGCCGGGGGAGCCGGGGGACGCGGCGCGGGGGGTATTTACGCATCCGTCTCGGGGGGTATTCACGATGAAGGTGTATCGACCGCTACTCCCTATGCGTGGGGTGCAGGGGGCAGCGCGGGGTCGGCTGGCGCTGCGGGTGGACAAGGGACTAATATAGCGTCTGGTGCGGGTGGAACGGGTGGTACTGGTGGGTCTGGGGGGTCTGGAAATGACGGGGGTAATGGAGGTAGCGGAGGAAACTATGGTGAGGATGGTTCCAATGGTTCGAATGGAACGGCCGGAAGTGGCGGTAATGATGGCTCAACTGGTAACAGTGGTAGCGGATCTGGTACGACCGCGTATCCAGCCGAATCCGGGAACTCGGGTTCGTCGGGGCAGGGTGGGTATTCTCGTGGAAACGGGGGTGTCCGCGGGAATGCGGGTGGATCTATATACTTTAAAAACAATCAGCTAACACTCACGGGTAGTATCACTTCAGCTAATATTAAACCAACAGCAGTGGGTAATAATTAATTATTACTCTTTTAACTTCTCCCAAGCGTAAAGAACTCGTGGCCCAAGTTTAGAATCATTGTATTCTACATAACTAATTGGAAAATCACCCGACTCTTCAATTTTTGTCCAGCCAGCGCGAGTAAGCATCTTATCTAATTCCGGGCCTATGTACGATATCATGTGTGTTACCTTGTCTGTATTTTGACCACCTAGACCGTCGAAAATCCAGTTATCATGTAAATATACACCCATTGCTTCACCCAACCCCTGATTTCTATATTCTGGGACTACACAAAACATTTCCGTAGTAAATATGTGTCCATGTTTACTACGATATTCAAAATCTGCGTCTATCATCTCCATCGTCTCCTCCTCATCCGAATGTTCAAAATAATCCTTCATAGAACACCACAGCTGGCCAAATATAGCCCCAATAACTCGCCCCGTATCACGTTCTCGTGCGATAATGAAAAAGTCTTCAAAATATTTATATATATATTCCAACTGTGACAATTCTATAACCCTATCGTTTGAATCGTGTGGGTTCCACACCCTCTGAATTTCTAATATCATATGGAGATCTTGTTTTGAAGGTTTAGCGTATACGATATTATCTAATATACCCATTTACTGTTATCGAATATTTTATATAAGTGAATAATTCTCATCTAAACACTCCAATTCAAATAGAATGTTTTCTATTGCATCATTCAGAATCGCCAACTGTTTTTTAAGATATTCTGGGAGGTCCCACGAGATCTTCGCCTCTTCATCTATTACGTTGTATCTGGCAGAAACGGTGTTTCCTCGTTCAATAAAACCATAATAAGTACTAACTGCTTCAAGATCTTTGTTAACCTGTTTAAGTTCTTGAAGGAGCCATTGAATCTCATCTTTTATAGGATCACCTGTGACCATTTTGTCTTAATTTACATATGATTACATACTACTTAGGTTAATTCCAATCATTGCTGCCCATTTCCCTGTCTGCATATTGTTCCCATTTATCAATCCTTTCTCTCATTTTATTTAAAGTTTCTTCTTCTTCTTCAGTTTTAACCTTAAATACAGCTTCCAGGGATTCCCTTTTATATCTCCTGGCATCGCGGACGGCGTCTATATCCCATACATCCTCTTCGGGATCTGTGGATTTCCAGTTCTTGTTTTCGTTAATACGGCGTATATCGTCTGGGTCCCAAGCGTGTTCACTTTTATGTGCTCGGAATGTAACCAGTCTACGACGCAACTTTAGCGAATTTGGTACAATTACCCTATATGTCAACATTCCTATATTATATGACTATACTTTAATTGGGTTTAACCCTTACAATCGTTACGGGTGTATCCGTTTTTATGAAACATAAACCGATTCGTAATATATTTCTGGCAAACTTACTTCTTACTAAAACCTGACTGCGATGAATAAACTTCTTTGAGTTTTCACGATGTTTATTGAGGATAGGTTTCAATCGTAACACCCTTCTTAGAGATATACTATCGCATTGTGTGGTATCAAACACAAGTACGACTTTTTCGTTGCGGTGCCATACATGTGTAAAGTATCTATCCATTTCATCAGGAGTTGTATCATCTGTTATACCTAATGTTATACGTTTCATCTATTAATTACAATAATGTACGTTTTAAGTTTGTTGTCTGACTTATTCGACGGGTGAGAATTCTAAAGATATATCTTTCGCGCAGTCTTCCGCGTTACTATATACCGTCGTGTGTTCGCCAAAGCGCCGGAAACGCCGCGTTCTTGGATCTTTCCAATCTGGAGAATTTAGAGATACTTTTTGTTCTCGTGAGCACCCAGCGCCACTACACCCAGCGGACATGGGTTGTTTAATTTTTCTCGCGTCAAACGGATGAGAATATGTACCATTGATCTTCATATTTTTAGATTTCATACAACACACATGCTGTCCTCGTGGTGTTTTAATTTTGCCCTTAATCGACTTCTTTATACCGGGATTCAAATTGATCACGCGTAAAGGGGCGTCTCCACTACAATCTTTTGTTTTATACATTTTTAAGAAGGCGCCGCGTTTCGTTTTTTGTGTACGCGTTTCAATTTTCGCCGCTTTAACAGGCCTCTGTCGTTCCCTCACACTTTCCACTTTGACTGAACGCTTGTGTCGGACGCGCCCCCCGCCTCGGCGACCCATAGTTGCCATTCCAATAGAAGATAAACAAGAACAACACAACACAACAAGAATAACTATTAGAGATGACTTCTTCATTATTTATATGTTACATTTTATTTACAAGCTAAATCTAACGAACACCCCGTCTGTGAACATCCATGAGAATGTTACAGAGTTCCAAATATTTCCCCTCTTGAATACCACAATCTTCAATGATCGCCAATGCTTTTTGAAGATTGGTGGGTCTTTCTTGCGGGGGAGCTACGGGTGCGGCGGTGGCTTGGCGCTGTTCAATTCTCTCACGTTCAACTCGTCGCTCCTCCGCTTGGTTAATAGCGTGTGTGTGTCCTAGCTCAAGCATCTTTTTGGATACATACGAAGCCATCTGTCTTCTGTCTCTGGTAGATTTACCTCTGCTGTAATTAATCTGGCGCATCATATTCTCTGGGTATTCCTTGTTAGGAAGGAAATCATCCAACAACTTTAACATATCTAAGCGACTTTTTGCGATAGTGGCCAATTTCATTTGGATTCCAACCCCTCTCATTCCATCCGGGCAATTTCTCCATAATTCGATGACTTGAAACAAAACAGAGATGTCACCGGTTTCAATCGCATAATCAAAATCCCACGTATTCCAATGGATGCTTCTGTTTTGAAACCATCCATACACTTCCTTAATGATATCCTTATTCTTGGATTTAACAGCCAATTCCATCGTATGCATCATATCATCTTCAGATGCATAGGAATCCATAATTCGTGGGCCCGGGACCACGTACCCATAATGTGCCACATAGAAATGAGCGGGCGTCCAATCATTACTAACCACAGAACGTGCATACACGTAGTTCCGCAGAGTTTGTAAGTCACCGACTTTCAGACACGCATTCACAACGTTTCGCACGTGTTGTTTGCGCCGCGGCTCAATACCAGGGGGTCTTTCTTGAATGATGGGTCTATACATTTCATGATATTGATCATACCAGTGATTCAAGATAAGATGAGTTCCAAGGGTATCCCAGTCATCGATAAGGGAGGGGTTCAAACTCGGAACCCGATGTATTTCTTTGAGGGCGTTGTATACACCAATCTGCTTTGCTTTAGCAGCTTCAATTAAAGCATTTTTGCATTTCCTATAATCGAAAGACATGACACATTCCGCGTGTCCTTTTTTAATAGCAGATAAGCACGTTTTGCAGTCTTGGCAGCGCATGAGGTTTGTTTTTTGAAGTGACTTTTTACATGGTTTGGTGTGACTTAGGTGTACTTTTTTCTCATTTTGTTCTCAAATTCTACATAATCATCTTCTACCCGAGAAGCTTTATCAAAAGCCTTAAAAGCTGCGTCAATAAGTTTCTGGTCTTTCTTCTTTTGGGCTGCTGTTGGCTCCTTTATCTTGTCAATTTTGCGACCATATTGAACGGAGTCGCGCTGAGTCTGATTCATGTCATCGCCTGTCTTGATCCACTTTTCTTGAAGTTTTTCGTATTTGGTCGTTTCTCTCTTGTTCAATTTTTCAGTGATTTTCTTTGGAAGGAGTTTGGGTCCTTTCATATCTATAATAAGTCATCATTTTATTTTACGAAAAAAAATATAATACACGACGACTATACATAATATCACAAGTAACATTTTACTATACCTGGATGTTTTTAATATATCCCATTACTAAGATGTCTTCATGCTTCAAGGTGAACCGCCTTTGGCAGCCCAGTGAAATCAAGCTACCTAATTGGTACAAACCGATTGATCCCACATTACAGGAATTTTTAAAGCAATATCATGCATCCAGTGAAACTGGTGGAATTTCAGGGAAAAATGGGAATAAAAAACGTCGTAAGAATCGTTGCGCCTCTAGTAGATTTTTGAGATTTGTCACGCGAATGATTCCTTTTTATGATATCCCATACCAAATAGACCTTGGATCATGCACATTACTAAAGCGCACGCGGGGTTCTAAAATGAAATATTCCTCTCGGAATAATGTGATTTTCGTCAACTTTTCGCGATATTATCTTAGAATATCTGTGAAGACGATTGCCACGAATATAAATGGAGTCGGTTTAAGTGTATTTGGAAATGGGGTTGAACTTGACGTGAGTAAGACAGATCCAGAAACGCAAACTTATACAATTCCACCCATATTGTATAAACACGACTACATTAAGAATGTAAGGGATGACAGTCGTGTATTGAGACATTTTAGCCGTAATTCTATCAATTCAACTACAAATTTACAGTATCTCGTACTTCCGAAATGCCTGGCCGCGTCAACAGTTCAATTAGATCCATATTCCAGTGCATACTATTTAACTGTAGAAATAGTTGATGAAAATGATAATGTAAAGCGGGTACTAATGCGGGATATACTTCACCACACGTGTTGGGATCTCATATTTGACGATGAAAATATAAACAAGGATTTCAATAAAATGATACATGAGAATTTACAAGACATCCTAGAGTCTATGACATTAGAAGATCAGAAAAGAAGTAGCCAACTTGATAAGGTCAAGGCTGCCATAAAAGAACAGAATGAGCTCAATAAGGGCTCGGTGCGAGTTCCGATTGCTCACACAAAAGCATTATTGGGAGCTCTCGCGCTTTTTATGCTAAAGCGCTAACACCGCGACGATGCACATCCATGAGGAGGCGACACAATTCTAAATACTTTCCTTCTGGAATATCACATTCTTCAATGACCGACAACGCTTTTTGAAGGTTCGTCTCCACATTTTCCACGATCGGGGTGGGAACCACTTCAGGTTCCGGTTCCCGAGCTGGGAGAGCCGGGCCAAGTCCATTCGCCGAGGCAAATCTTCTGATATCCTGGCGACACGAATAATTTCTACCCGGTGTAGATTCGCACAACGCTAAGAAATCAGCCGGCCATTCCGGGCATTGCATGTGAATATGTTCCAATTCGTAAACCTTACTCCACCTGATACAGTATTCCTTCCAACTGGGTGTGGCATGTCTTCTGCCATCTAATTCTGTCCAAAACATTCCAAAAAGAGACGCCCCACCAAAACGATGAACATTCAGATAATCGTCTTTGAAAGAGAGAATTAATTTTGCGACCGTATCCCAACAGTGAATTTCTACTCTTTCAAATATGTGCGCAAAATGCCCAACAAGTTGTTCAAGGTGTCTTCGCTTACACCGTTCCTTATTCTTGAAAATCATTTCAATTAATCTGCGACCATTGTTCTTCCAGGCACTCGGCCACGGAACATCACTGCGTTCGTTAAAATGTTGTTCAACCCATCTGACCAAGTGAATTTGCCCGCTAAACGCGGCACATTCCATAAAATCAATCAAGTCCTTGCGAGTAGCGGTTTCGGTCGTTCTCGGCTTCAAATATGGGTAAATTTGACTGCTGATAGCGGTGTCACCAACCTTGATGGCGAGTTTCAAGAGAGCAATATTCCTGAGATTGGTTGAGCGGTGGGAAACAAAATCCATAATGTACGGATACCAAGTTGGGTTTCTGTGTTGAATAACATGAGTAATGACCTCATATTCTCGACCCGGAATATCGCAAATTTCGGGTTGTATTCTGCCCTCAACATATTCTTTCAAAGCGTGCCTAAACATGACCGGGCAGTTATGTTTGGCACAATTTACGAGTGTATTCCCATTCAATCCAGCCTCTTCCCCACGTTTGAGGCACCTCTTAAAGCAATGGATGCATCCCATTTGAATGGCGCAATCAATATCCCAGCCGCAGCAGTGACAGTGCATCATGGTTTGTATTTTTTTGAATTGATTATTATAATGGAAAAATTGACTTAGGTAGTATTTATGTATGATGGGTATTTTACCATTGGGGCATAGGCACCCTGAGCAAACAAAAACGCGGTGCTTACACCGACAACAACAAGGGTAAGAACCCACCCCGCGACAGTTTTAGTAAGAAGTTTCCAATTCACTCCACCAGTACCCTCAAAGAGAGCAACACCTACAGTCGCTCCAACCTGACAATGTGTAGTTGAGAGAGGCCACCCAAGACGAGAACCAAGAATAATTACCGCGGCTGCGCCAAGTTCAATACAGATGCCACGGCTGGGTGTAAGTTTGGCCATTTTCGTACCAAGGGCTTCAAGAATCTTATATCCATATGTGGCGAGACCCACAACTATTCCACTGGCTCCGAGGGAAAGAATCCAATATGCATCATTGCCCATATCAGCATTCTTGGAAACTTCACCAGATTTATAGATGGCATAAATAGCGGCAAAAGGACCGATTGAATTGGCGACATCATTTGCGCCGTGTGCGAACGAGTCACAACAAGCTGTTAAAATCTGAAGATATCTCATAGAGTGTTCTGTCTTTGCATCAAATACTTCGGCGTTATCGTGTATGGATTGAACAGACTCGTCGGTATGATAAAAATCTTCAACGGGACGCTCTTCCCCCTCCTTGAAAATGATGGGATTAATGAAAAGGTAAGACAAAATGCCGACTCCGCCACCGATGCCAAAACTGATAGCACACGCCTTCCACAAAGGTGTATCGTCAAGTTTCAAAAATTTGGCACCCTTATACACAATGAAAAACGTGTTAATTGTAAAAGTGCCCGCAACGAGTACAGGGAAACCATACTGAATGCGCCTGTAAGAATCCTCGGAACGAAGAATGATAAGTCGTATCATAAAAAACATCAAAGAAGCAAAAAGACCCGATATAATGGGCGAAAGTAACCACGAAACGACGATGGCTACAACACCTTTTACATAAGGAAAATTGTTGGATTTTGCAATCCAGGTAACACAACCGGAGCCCCTCGCAACCATTGTCATCCCAATCATACCACCAACGCAAGAATGGGTTGTGGATACGGGCATCTCAAAGTAAGATGCAATGATTAACCATGAAGCGACGGATATAATGACACAGAGACAGCCATACATAAGAAGACCGGGATCGTCAACAAAACATTCTTGATCACTTATACCCTTCCGAATTGTTTTTACGACATGGTTTCCCATAAATAGAGATCCAGAAAACTCGCACACAGCAGCGAGAGGTATTGCGTGCTTAATCTTCAAGGCACCCGATCCAACTGATGTAGCGAAAGCGTTAGCCACATCATTTGCACCTATTCCAAAGGATGCGCAGAAAGCAAAAATACCTCCAATGGCAACGATCCATTCAAATTGATATAACATCTTTTATTATTATTAAAACTCTATTCCTTAATTACGTTGGATTCAATTAAATCCAAATGCCTGCATAAAAAATTTCTTATCTGCGTGGCTATCAAAATAGACCCGGAACCCCTTTCCGAAGTATGGTTTTGGTTCATCAAGCTGCTCCGAATCAGAATCGGGTTCAGTTTCAGTTTCATAGTCGGTGCCATCCTCCGAGTCTGAAATGCGATCACTATCACTCTCACTTTCAGACTCAGAATCAACCGCTAAAAGGCGGCTTACTTGCATGACCGGGCATCTCGACTCAGCATTCTTATAGTCATCCGGGTCAAAATCGGAATCGGATTCAGATTCGGATTCGGAATCGTAGTAGTAAGTCTTCTCAACAATTTTTCGTGCTTGTCGGGGCATCTTTTCTTATTGACACACGTGAGGTATCCTTATTTAACTTAAACGACGCAACATCCTTCATAATATTTCGGATAAAGGTACAGAAACCATCGGTCACAATTGAAAATGTCATCTGTTGTCGCATATGAATATAGAAACATTTAACAAGTTTCCATTTCATGTTATAATTATATATCAAAAAAATTCTAAACGGTTATGCAGGGTTGGAAACGTGTTTCTTTTCCATTCATTCTCAAGATGATCAAACATCGCAAGGCGGCATTCTGAATAACGTAGTCTTTCTGGAATTGAATACGCTTCGCAATCTTGACGGTGTGGCATCACAGACCAATTATCAAAATTTTCGTCGTACCAGGCTTGTTTATCAATGTTTTCAAATTCTTGTTTTAGGGTGTGTATCAATTTATCATGTATATGATCAAATGTTCCATATTCGTCGAGGAGGTTACCAACAACTTTTGCATCTTCGTATGTATCAATTTCCTGAATCTCTTTGTCAAGGCGAGATGTAAGAGAAAAAAGTTTTGAAATGTGTTCGTTGTATTGGGAATCGCCGAATTGAACGAAAATGTCGCGTCTCTTCTTTTTGAATTGTGAAAGTATTTCTTCACATTTCAAACGGAAATTTACAAGGTGTTGGCGATCCATTATTTGATATTATCATTAAAACTTTAATTGTGACTTAGATTGTAATTCTTTGGTAGATGTAGAATTATCTCTTCCCCTGCTTCATTTGTAGCTACAATTTCTCGGTATTCCTCATATTCTTTTGTGAATGGTTCGGGGAGTGGTGTGCGAATAGCTGACGGGGTAAGGAGCTCCCAGAAACTCTTGAGTATTTTATACGACATTTTTCAGGAGCGTTGGGAGGTTTAAGTTCTATATTATCGTAAAGAAGATTTTTCCAGATGATACGCTGGACGTCGGGACAAAGTGGTTCGGTTGCCCGAAAGAATGTTACCCGGAATTCGTTAGTGACGAGTGGTATAAAATCCATTTATTCATTTTTGCAATCTCCAAGCTTACTTAGGTTTGCTTGTTCCATTTCAATCCGAGATATTTCAAAATCGATGTCCATAAAAATACATCTTGGTGCATCCCAAACTGCACTTTTTACCCATAGACAGAGGTTTTCAATATAGACTGGTGTCTTCGTCATAACAATTCTGTAAATAGCCTTAGCATACATTTGTAATAAAGTCCTACATTTTTTTATGTCGATTTAATACAGGATGAATAAAGGTCCACCCCTGACAGATTTAAATACCGTCCCACATATCGATCTTCATGAAATACCAAAGAAGTTTCAGTATATTACGGTGGATTCTAATTTTGTAAATGGGAGCAACAATACGTTTTCCCTCGATCTTACTCTAGAATCCAATACACACGTGGAAGACATGTCAAGGGTATTGGGTATAAGAATGGTAGATTTCTATATCACCCAGGTTGGAGCCCAAGCTGGTACTGGAACCCCCTTCACGGCGACGACTAAAATAGAGGGAGAAAGTGACTATGGTGAAGGATTTGTTAAAATGTCGTTAGACGGGAAACGAATAATAGTTGGGGGTCCAGATGCAGATGATAACGGAAGTAATAGCGGAAGAGTAAAAATATACGAAAAAACTTCCAGTGGATGGACACAGGTAGGAAACACCATAACAGGTGCCACGAACGGGGATAAAGCTGGGTGGGGTGTGGCAATAAATGATGTAGGTTCGCGTGTGGCAGTTGGATCATATAATGCACATGCGGGTGGAACTAGAAATGGTTTGATAAACATGTATGAGTATAATATTTCAACTGGAAACTGGGATCAGATGGGTTCGACTATTAATGGAGAATACGGAAGTTTATTTGGTATTTCAATGGCCATGAATGCAATCGGGGACATCGTGTGTGCGGGCGCCTATAGCTACGATTTGTCTAACAACAACCGGGGTCTCATTCGTGCTTATGAGTGGGATGGCTCAGCTTGGTCTCAAAAGGGTGCCGATATGGTGGGAGCCGTGGGGAATTCTGAACAACTTGGTTGGTCCGTGTCAATATCGGGAGACGGTGAAAGAATTGTGGGCGGGGCATATCAATATAACATAAGCGGTGGAAGTGATGCGGGTGCGATGCGAATATACGCCTGGGATGGATCAAATTACACACAAATGGGCGGATCTCCTCTCTTGGGTGATGCCGCGGACGAAGAAGCTGGATATTCCGTGTCTATATCAACCGACGGTACTACCGCTGCGATGGGTTTCCCCGAAGCTGCGTTAGGTGGAGGGCTTAACAAGGCTGGTAGGGTAAGAGTGTTTAAATACAACACAACTTCGAGTACATGGGAACAACGTGGTGCCGATATTTTGGGTGAAAATACAAAAGATAAACTTGGCCACTCTGTCGCACTCTCTGGAAACGGAAGCCGAATAGCGGTGGGTGCAATTCAAGACGTCAATTCTCTACTTAAAAGGGGTTATGTCAAGATGCTTGACTATAAAACCATATCAAACACGTGGACTTTAGTAAATGATGCATATTACGGAGAAACTGGAGACCAACTCGGTAGAACCATGAGCATGGATCTTACGGGTGATATGGTCGTGGCGGGGAGTATTCAAAACGGGGGCTTTGTTCAGATATTTGAACCAGAACCCGCCAGTTCTGTATCAAACGTCCCCAAATATGTTGATGTTGTGTGCCCAGACATTCCTAAATCCTCTCAGATTCTGGATGAAAGGAATGGACAGATTTTAGCTAGAATTCCACTTGAACGTCATTTCACGGAAACATCGACGACCATTCTCCGTGATAAGCAATGGCGGAGATTCCAACAAAAGACAAATTATTTCAATCCCATATCCATTAAAAAATTGAACTTCAGTATATACGAAGAACAAGACGACGGTGATTACGTTAAGTTAAAACCCGATTCTAAATGGTATATGATTCTTGAAATTGCGACGGTAAATGTAAAAGAAAAACCGAGAGACAAAGATCAACAAATGTTACAACTATTGCAGAGCTTGCTTGTAAAAATGGATGCACTCAACCAAAATGTACGTCGTTTACCCGATATCCCACCCGAAGAACCAAAAAAGAAGTATCCCTTTGGATTACTTCTATGTATATTGGTAACCATTTTTGGGGGTTTCATTTGGTCTGTGAATCGTTCGACTCCTTCTCCCCAAATAATACAATAAATGTGACAATTTACTAACACAGATGTTTGAACTGCCTGAGTAAATGTAAAGATATTTTGATTACGAATATTTATTCTGTCGCCTTTTTGGTGGCGGTAGTCTTCTTGGTAGTCGTCTTTTTGGCGACGGTCTTCTTGGGCGCCGCGGCGGCGGGTGTCGCCGACTCGGACTTGCATTTACAGGCAGGTCCGACAGGTCCGGCTGGTCCGGCTGGTCCGGCTGGTCCCGCTGGGCCCTGAGAACCTCCACCACCCGCACCAGAATCAACAATTTTCAGAATAAGCTCATAAAGACGAGTCTTATCAAGACGCGTTCGCTGCATTTCATCTTCAATCTCTTTGCGTAGAAGCGTTGGATTCATATTAATATATATAAAAGCAACATTATTCTTTATACCAGATGATCGTCATTGGAGGACCGCTCAATAGTGGGATAGGTCAACATGCATACAAATATACGAAGATATTTGACAAATCCACATACCAACAGATAGGTACTAAGATCCCGGAAAGTGAACATGGACTTCTTTTCCTGTTACCAATCAAACCCCACATAGATTATATGAAATATGTGAGGTCTAGAATTAAGAATCTGGCAATAATGACTGTGTGTGAAACAGAGACTGTACACGAAGACTACGGCCTCATCATGAAAGAAACAAAGAGGGTCGCGGTTCCAAGTGAGTTTTGTAAAAGAGTTCTCTCCAGACAATTCCCAGAAAACGAGTTTTACATTATTCATGCACATATTCCACCACCGTCAACACCATATACATTTTACCATATTGGAAATATAATGGACGATAGAAAAAATTTCCGTGGAATATTGGAGGCGTTTGTGCGTCTAAATAAGCCAGATACACGGTTAGTTGTGAAAGCGACCTGTAACTCAAATGTTGAAATCAATCTTCCAAATGTTGAAATTATTAATGGACTCATATCAGATGAAGAAATGGATAAACTCCACAACCGCTGTGACTGTTATGTGAGTTTTTCAAAATCTGAAGGTGTTGGTATGGGTCCAGTAGAGGCAGCACTACGAGACAAACCTGTAATCATCACAAATTACGGTGGATCTCCCGAATATGTGAAGACGCCATACACAATTGATTGTGAACTTGAAGAGTTGGAAAGGGATGATTTCCTATTCAAACGGGGAATGACCTGGGGTAGACCAGATCCCACCCAACTCTCGGAATTCATGAAGGATGCGTATACTAAGAAGCTTCGGTATATGGATCACGAATACACAAAAAAATTAGTTGGTAAGGAGAACATCTTACAAGAATTCATCCTGAATGTAATTGGTACCGAGAACAACGATGCCAATAATAATAGTTCCACTCATTAATGAACCTCTTTGTGTGATAAAGGACATGATAATTTCATCGAGAACTTTCACACCGGTTGGTTTCTTAAAAATGCGAGGAGTAAGAATTGCGAGGGCGAGGTAGAGAGCCATCGCTATTACCACGGGTCTAAGAGTATCCTGATCTAACATACTGTTTACAATACTATCGGATTTTAATTCCATCTAATTTGCTGAGAAGGTCACTCACATCCACTTTATCTCCGATCTTTGACGAGGTGACTTGGTGCTTGCGGCAGTAGTCACCACATACAGCCTTGAAGCGACAAGGCTTACCGGTCATTGTCGTTGCACAACAAATTTTATGTGATGTGCGCTGTTCGGGTGCATTTTCCTTTGGTAGTGTGTCAAGGACAATAACCGAAGAATTCTTTCTTGTGTTTTCATGTTTCACATATGCCATCTTACATCTCCAAGTTGCATCCGCCAACCTATAACACTTTTCATTTGGTTCGCCAAGACGGTACATTTTTACCGCATTGGCGAGGCAGGTAGACCACATAGTATCGCGAATGACTTCCATTTTTAATTTGATTATTTGGTGTTTTGGAGACGACTTAGGTTAGTAATAATATATACATGATTCCGATTACCATAAACATTACTGTACCAATAATGACCCCAATAATGCTTCTCAAGGCATAGTCATTATCCCTGTGGGTTTCCGTAATTTGTATTATAGTTTCAGTTTCGGGTTTCGGGCGGTTATCATTTACACCCAAAACAATGTGTTTGTTTGGTTGTGTAACAACCACATAATCATACATGGAATGTTATATTACCTCTATTTTAAGCCTCTCCGCCAATTTCAGCCAGGTAGACGTCAACTTCACCGACAAATTCTGGACACTTTGCAGAAGTCTTCTTGGTCACCATATCTTGAACATTTGTTATATGCTCCTTGAACTTTCTGACATCTATACCAGTCGCGTTATGAATTTGTGAATCGGTAGCAAACTCTTTGAGGGCATAGAAATAGGCCGACGCATAGTTGGCGTGGAGTATAGCTATAACCGGCGACTCGTCCTGTTGAGCAGCTACAGCATAACGGGCTGACTGTCTCACGAGCTTTTCGATGGCCTTATTAATACCCCTAGTCTTATTTTTCATCATAAGATAAAGTACAAAAATTATAGCTATCAGATAAAGATAAGCCATCTTCTATTTATAAGCATGAAAATAAAATGGAAGTATTTATGTCACTTCTGTCTGGCGCCTCTCAATCCGTACTACAAATCTGTGAGAGCTTGGGAACTTCGTCTATTTGATATGTACCTTCGTCAGACAGTTCCACCATTTGAACTTAATAATAAACATAACCTGAGGGGTTTACGCGTGTGTAAATGTTGTTACATGAATCCACCCATAAAATACAACCCAAGGATAGATTCTCTCCGACAAATTGGGGCAGTTAAGTTTGTTAGGCCTAAAACATTCGCCATTACAAGAGATGAATTGAAAGCCTGGGTCGAAAACTTTTATTTGATTTTGAAGGAGAATAAACCTAACTAAAGAATTGAGACGTTCAAAATTAAAGAGGGATGGGTGAGAGTATTCAAAAACTTACTCACATTGAACACGTCCTTAAGAGGCCCGACTCATATGTCGGACCGGTAGACTTGGGTTCCGAGTTATACTGGATTCACCATAAAACTGATAATAAATTCAAGAAGAAAAATGTCAACTATTCCCCAGCTTTACTCAAAATATTTGACGAAATTCTTGTCAATGCAATTGATCGAAATTCTGTACACTCAAAGAGTGTTACGAACATTTCGGTGAATATAGACAAGGAGGCTGGTACCATCACCATTGAAAATAATGGACCTCTCGGAGGCATAGGTGTGCGTATGCATGAAAAGGAGGGTATTTGGAATCCCGAACTTACATTTGGTCATCTTCTTACGAGTACAAATTATGATGATACGAAGAAGCGAATCGTGGGTGGCCGAAATGGATATGGTGCAAAATTGACCAATATCTACTCATCGGAATTTTCGATTGTGATTAAGGATGGTGAGACAAAGCAGCACTATACACAAAAATGGAACAACAATATGACGGTATGTCACCCACCAAAAATTAAGAAGCATTCTGCTTCAACTTCTTCGGTCTCAGTCACTTTTATTCCCGATTGGAGAAGGTTTGGTATGAAGAATATGGATGCCGCAATCTATAAAATATTTGAGAAACGGGTATGGGATGCGAACATTTGTACAACATCCAATTGTAAAGTTAAGTTTCAAGGGGAAGTCCTCCCCAAGACTTCTTTTGAGGCGTATGCCAAGATGCATGAAGGTGTGACAAATGTATGTTCCGTAACAACTGATCGTTGGTCGGCGTGTATTGGCCCGTCGGAGAATGGCCTTGAACAAGTGTCTTTTGTGAATGGTATATCTACAACGAAGGGTGGAACACATGTGGATCATGTAGCATCTTACATTGCGTCAGGTATCATCGATGAGATGGCAAAGAAAATCAAGTTGAAACCTCAACAGGTGAAGAACACTTTCAACATCTTTGTGAGGGCAACCCTTGAGAATCCAACCTTCTCAAGCCAGGTCAAATCGGAATGTACCTCAAAAGTACAAGACTTTGGGAGTAGGTTTGAACCACCCAAAAACTTTGTGAAGAATGCCCTAAAGACTGGTATTCAAGACGAACTCACAGCACTCTCAAAGTTTAAGGAGATGAGGGAACTAAAGAAGACCGACGGCACCCGCAAGTCCAAAATTACAGGTATTCCCAAGTTGGATGATGCGAATAAGGCGGGTACGGCGCAATCTGGAAAGTGTACTCTCATTGTTACAGAGGGTGATTCGGCAAAGACCCTCGCGGTCGCTGGTCTTTCGGTCGTTGGGAGGGATCATTATGGGGTGTTCCCTCTCCGCGGAAAATGTAAGAATGTTCGCGACGCTTCTGTAGCACAGCTCACATCAAACCAAGAGTTCAATGATCTCAAAAAGATTTTGGGTCTTCAACAAGGCAGGGATTATCAAGATGTTTCCGAACTTCGTTATGGCCGTCTTATGATCATGACAGATGCTGATAATGACGGGTCGCATATCAAGGGTCTGATTCTCAATATGATTCATTACTTTTGGCCATCGCTTCTCAAACTGGGATTTGTTGTGTCTATGGTGACACCAATCATCAAAGCATCTAAGGGTGGTCAGTCAAAGTCATTCTATACAGACTCCTCTTTCAGGGAATGGTACGGTAACGGACAACCCGGTTGGAAAATCAAATACTACAAGGGTCTTGGTACATCAACCTCCGCCGAGGCTCGGGAGTATTTCAAGAAGATTCGGGATTTGACGGTAAAGTTTGACATGGATATTATGACGGATAAGTCTGTAATTCTCGCCTTTGACAAGAAGAAGGCTGATGATAGAAAGTCCTGGCTTTTGGAGAGTACAGCAAAGCACCCCAAAGAGTTGGAAGTTCCCTACGGGTCTATCAAAAACCTGAGTATTACCCACTTTGTCCGGAAAGACCTGGTCAATTTCAGTCTGGCCGACCTGAAGCGATCCATTGCTCATATGGCAGATGGTCTCAAACCCTCACAAAGGAAAGTAATGTACGCCTGCTTTCATAAGAATCTCAGAGATGAAATGAAAGTGGCGCAATTGGCTGCGTATGTTGCGGAAAAGTCTGCGTATCACCATGGCGAGGTATCCCTCGCGGATACGATTGTCAAATTGGCAAATGATTATACCGGTTCAAATAATATCAATCTTCTTGAACCTTGTGGTCAGTTTGGTACTCGTCTTATGGGTGGCAAAGATGCGTCACAAACGAGGTATATTTTCACAAGATTGACCAAAGAGGCTCGTAAAATCTTTGATCCACGGGATGATCCCATACTTAATTACCTCGATGACGATGGGAGATCTATTGAACCAGACTTCTATATGCCAACTCTCCCAATGGTGCTTATAAACGGCACAGAGGGTATCGGTACGGGTTTTAGTTGCTATGTCCCACCATTTAACCCCAGTGATATCAAGAAGAATATCCAAAGGGCATTGGATGGACATGCATTCAAGGATATGAGTCCGTGGTTCAGAGGTTTTAAGGGTAAAATTTTCAGGGAAGATGGTACCTGGATCACCGAAGGTGTGTGGAGAGATACTGGGTCGCGTCTCAAAATTACAGAACTTCCACCGGGGCGCTGGACTCAAGATTACAAGGAATACCTAGAAACCCTTGTAGATAAGAAGGTCATTTCGGGTTTCACAAATAATTCAACAACGGAAGATGTTGACTTTGAAATTATGGGATACAGAGGTAAAGATGTTTTAAAAGATCTCAAGTTGCGAAAGAGTTTTCATACCTCAAATATGCATCTTTTTCATCCAATCAAGGGTATATACAAGTACTCAAGTCCCGAAGAAATCCTAAAAGACTTTGTGGATCTCCGCATTGAACACTACAAGAAGAGAAGAGAACATCTTATCAAGGTACTTGAAGTTAGGTCAAAGATGTGTGGGTACAAATCAAGATTCGTGACAATGGTTATCGAGGGACAAATCATTGTATTCAAGAGAAAAAAGGATGACCTTGAGAGACAATTGGGTGGTATCTTTCCTAAAATCAATGGCACGCACGACTATCTCCTCAATATCAAGACTGTCCAATATACGGAAGAATGTGTGCGAGAACTTCTCAGAGAATCGAAACAAGCGAGGGAAGAACTTGAAATCATGAAAAATACCTCACACATTGATATGTGGAAAATGGATATTAAAAATATGTAGGCAATAGATAGATATGGGTGAAGCTGCGAAAATTTCGCTTAAGGCTATTGGGAAGCAAGACACCTACTTGCTTTCCAAAGATCCAGACGAGTCATTCTTTAATTATACAGAAAATAAAAGGCACACAGATTTCAGAAAATATCATCGAAGTAAGCGCGTGTTAAATCCTGGTCAGGTACAAAATTGGCCATTTGCCCAGACAGTAAAAGTTCAGTTTGAGCCCAAAAATATGGGGGATCTCTTGAGTAATATGTACTTGAGTATAACAATGCCTGCATTAAATACAAATACAAGTGAAAATTACGCGGATCAATTGGGGAGGCATATTCTTAAAAGCGTGACAATGTTTGTTGACGACATTGAGGTTGAGAAAATTCATGATGATTGGGGGATTATCTACGACGAGCTTTATCTGGAAATGTCGGAAAAGGTAGCAAATAGATTTCTTGTAAATAGAAACCTTGGTTTTGATGCTTCAGAATCTTTACCTAACTATGCAAAGTTTGAATCGGATCTTGTGATACCATTACAATTCTTCTTTACGAGAAAATATTCGTCTGATGAATATAGTTCAAACAGCCCAAACAGACCATATTTTCCTTTATGTGCCATATACAAACAAAAGATCGAGTTTGCGTTTGAATTTCACAAGCAAACGTTTTTTACGGACACGTCAAAAACACTTGAACTACCATTTTTAGATATCATCACAGAAGAAATCACTGTTACCGGTGACGAGCGAATTTATATGATGAAGGAAAGGCAGACAATTATTACAGACTTTGTTCGTAAACATCCAACTACTGAAAGTGATGAAGGTAAAAGTACAATACGAAATAATCTCGTACCAAATATTCCAGTTAAATGCATCCACTGGTTTTTAAGAAATACAAAGTTTGAGGACGAGGACGTTTCAACGGGTAATCCGATTCCATCTGAAGATGGTGAATATTTGATACACAATCGGTTCAACTTTTCTTCGAATGTAAACTTTGACCAAACGTATACGTTTTTCTCACCGGTAATGAAGTCTGGGAGCTTCTACATCAATGGTAATAAAATGCCAAATGTTTCAAGCACGGGTCACAACTATTACAAATATCTCATTCCATCTCAAAAAAGATTATCGAGGCCCATTAGGAATATATACACTTATAGTTTCTCGATGAATCCGGTGAATGTGGAGCCATCGGGGAATTTGGATTTCAGTGGTATACAATCTGATAAAACGGCGATAGAAGTTGAGTTGGATACATCTCTTGTAAATATAAACCAAGATAAATATACATTACATATGTACTACACCGGATATCAAACAATGGTATTTGACAAAGGGTTTATGTCGTTTGCTTACTAAATAAGTCAACTTTATTCTCTTTGATATAATCGATAATGTTGTTTTTGATACACCATTTGATGAAATTTAATTGCGCCAAAGTCGTTTGAATTTCATGAGATGACCCGGGTATGGCATAAGAAAACTTCTCGGATCGGCAAAAGGGGTCAAATAGTTTTTTACTATACCCGTCAAGACTTGATTTATATGCACAATGTACAGTGAAAAGTTTGCCGTCACTTGTCGTGTAAGATGTATGATTCTTTTTGGAATAATTTGTAATAAACCACTCCAAATTCCGCAAGGAAATGCCACTCGTTTTATCTAAAATTGTCAGTAGTTTGGTTCTATTCTTTTCATTGGTATAAAAATTGTTTATGGAAGTTAGTAGAATATCACTCTTGTTCATTAATAAATGATGGGATTCAAATCTATAAGCTCCTTCGAAGATTCACACCCTGGACATCCCTTTACAAACATCTGTTCCGGGCCATGGTTATGTAGGTTAGAACTTGACATTACACGTGGACATATCCGTTCACCCTGAGTTTTGTGATGACGACAATAGCCATTGAAAAGAGCCCTAAAAGTACAACGTTGACCGTTCGACTTTGTCCCTTTACATATCGTACTCACAAATGAACTGGGTATATCTTTCAGCAGATGTTCCAATGGTATCGCATGCTTTTTTGAAATTTTTACGGCATATTCATTGAGAATTGCATTGACTCTATCCTCCAGTTCCTCCTCGACAATCTTTGTAATTTTTTCATGTAGACTCATCCTTACCTTGTGATAGCTCATAGTTTTTAAATAGGTCTTCAACGGATCCTTGTTTTGCCAACCTCTCATCCTTAAGGCGTCCTCGCAATATCACCAGGGTTCCTGTGTCCTCGAGACCGAGACGCTGACATTCCGCAACGAGATCAGCCTTCTTCATAGTACTGAGGGCAGGCTCACGCTTTGGTTTTGGTGGTTTGTGTTTGTTAATAATCTCCCCAAATATTTCTTCCTTAACATTCTCATATAACGGATCGAGAAGATCACAGATTGGTTTCAAGAATTTGTTAAGAAAATAGTAATGATAGTCAATTGCTATGTTATTCTCCTCAACGTATTTTGGGTCTTCAGATTTTTCAAACGCCTTGGCTTTGGGGTTCTGGGTCTTCGTAATCAGGTATGGTACACGATCCCCCGACTGTGGTTCCGATCCAGGCTTTCTGTGGCGCATTTTATTAAAAACCTGAACATGAGATTGATTGATATCCTCACTCAAAAATCTTCCAGCTTTGTCGTCATATGCAGTTATAGATACACTCACACCGTTAACCTTGTAACTATCTGAAAGACCCTGACTCAACACAAGCTTATGATCGGGGACATCACCCGAAAGGAGTTCAATTGCCCTCTCTTTGGCCAATTCCATTGGTGGACCAGGGTTACTTGACGTGAGAACTACATCTAAGAGTTCCTTACAACACTCCCGCAAATGAGGTGTATTATCACGCCGAACAACCTGGAGACCCTTCACATCGATATAATCCATATGCATTTTATCATCCTTGCCCTTTGTCCATAATTTAGCGGCATATCGCTTTTTACTATAGAGGAAATAAGGCCAATACACCTTCTCTAGCTCAAGATTATTCGGTTTTTTAAAAAGAGCGCTACATTCTTCTGCAGCTCTCTCACCAACTTCCCAACTATAGGCAACAGCTTCTTCATCTTTACGATTCCCGACATCAAATTCAACCATTACACTATCAGTATCTCCATACCGTACTTTTGACCCCGGGAAGTTCTTTTCAACATAAGCCTTCGTTTGTTCAATCATCTCGCGCCCCCTGCATGTCGTTGTAGATGCAATGGGGACACAGGGAAGGATACCCTTCCCGGCGCCCGTAAATCCATACACAGAATTCATAGAAATTTTGTAGGCAAGCTGTTTACCATTATACACCTCCTTCGCAAAACCAGTAGCCGCAGCCATATCCTTTTTGGCTTGTTTACGGAACGTCTTCAATTCTCGGAGAATTTCCGGTAATAGACTCGGAACACCCTGTGCAAACTTATAAATTCGGTCACCAACATTGAAAGTTTCATATGTGATTCCAGGAATTGCACCATACTTCTTATCATCCCTGACATAGGATGAATAGCATAAGTTATCAGCCATCATGATTGACGGATACAGCGCCTCGAAGTCGAGAGCAGTAATCGGTGTATAATACGCACCTTTTTGTGCTTCAAGAACTGTAGCTCCCTCATAGGGTTCTTCGGGGATAGTTCCCCAGCGAATTGTTGGAACCATGAATCCCAATTCTCTCGCCTTCTTCGTGAGTTGACTGAATACTTTAATCTGCTGCCCTCTCTCCACAAGGAAATTTGCTGGTACCCACGTTGCTTTCGCCATTTCTATCATATTCAGAAGAGTACAGAGCTTTTTCATCAGGCGATGTGGAAGAAGTGTATCCTTAATACAGTATTCCGCAACCTCGCGCAATTTTACAGGATCTTCCTCTCTGTAGCGCGCAAACATCTCCTTTGGTGCCATATCAATTTTTTGATCCCCCAAATATAACTTAGATACATTGTCCAATTTATAGCTATCCAATTTATAGCCTTTTTTTACTTCATGGAACATATCAAAAATGAAGCGCCCCGACATTGGAAGTAACTTCAGGAGATTGTCCCCCAAAGCACTTGACGAGAGTTTCTTAATGACAAGTTCCGACTCCGTGTCTTTCAATTTACCCATATTGAAGAACTCTGGGTGACACGTATTGATCTGCGCACGTCTGTATATATACTCCAAATCAAAACCAAATATATTCCAACCGGTGATGATATCAACATCCTTTTTATGGAGGTGTTTTTGGAATGCATGCAGCATTTCCCTCTCGGTTTCGTAACTCAAGATTGTAGAACCTTCCAAGTTGGGATCCGTCTTCTTATAGCAGAAACACGTCTTGTCATATGGCTCATCGGAACCAAATTTACACAGGGAAATTGCTATTTGAAAGCATGCGTCTCCAGCTCGGCACGCATCAGGGAATTTACCTGTAGAACTATTACATTCAATATCTACAGAAGCCACAACAAATGGAGCGATATCATCCCTTGCAACAGGTTTGAGTGTTGTCCAGTCGTTACAGAAGAGATCAAGATCAACTCGGGCGATGTTTGAACGAATACACTTATCCCCAGTATCCAGCCACCCAGTGGATTGGATTCCTGTTCGATGCATCAGGCGTAGTACTGGATCGAGATTCGCTTCATATACTTTTACAGTTCTCACACCAAAAATGTTGAAAAGTTCTGAAGATACATCAAGTGGCCTCCTTAAAAATGAATCCACAAGGCGCCGAGCCTGAAGATGTTTGAAATTAATTTTCATAAACGCAAACTCTTCGTTGTTTTGAAAACCCCAAACATCTTTTGATTTCATTATAGAATATGCAATCAAGGAATCTTTACACTTTTCATCGAGAATGTTATAAATTCTACGAATTTTTGCAGCGTCAATTTTATCTGGAAGTTTTACAAAAAAATAAGGTGTGAATGCAGTTGTGAGGCATACAGATTTTCCTTCACCAGTCTTACCAAATATACTGATAAGATGTTCGTCTTCGGTATCACGTGATTCCCATGTAAGTGCTTGAAATAATACCATTTTCTTGTTGTGGAAATATCGAGCCAAAATTTTAATATGCTATATTAGTAAAATGTCAGCCGCCTTGATTGACCTTGTAAGTAAAGGTGCTCAGGATGTGTACATCACTGGTCAGCCCGAGGTCAGTTTCTTTCGACAAAACTATAAACGACACACAAATTTTTCGATAAAGCCAGAGCGTATGGATTACATCGGTACGTTTGGTTCTGGCAACGAAGTTACCATTCCAATTAGATCCAAGGGTGATCTTTTGAGTTACATATGGGTTGAAAACAAAAGTATCTCCAACACCGCTACAAACACTACAGGGTTTTTCTCTGCCGGTGCCTCTAACCCAACAGTCTTCCAACTCTGGGTCGGTGGTCAGAAGGTTACCGAACTTGATTCCCTCTTCATACAGGGTGTTCACAATCCACTTTTGCGAGACAATTCCGCCAAGTCTTCTTGTGCAGTGACTACCAATGTCTTGAAGCAAAATCACTCAGGGGACTATTTTATGATTCCATTCTTCTTTGGTGAAGATTGGACTAAGGCCCTCCCACTGGTTGCCCTTCAATACCACGACGTCGAAATACGTGTCAAGTGCCGCGATGGTTTGGTACCAGTAACCCAACCAAAGGTTTACGCGAATTATATTTATCTCGACACAGACGAACGCGCATGGTTTACCGATCGCGAACACGAATTGTTGATTACCCAAACCCAATATCAACCAGCAACCTCTACGGACACGGATCTTGATTTAAGTTATTTCAACCACCCAGTGAAATCTCTTCACCTTGTGTCTGGTAAGGCTACTGGCAATAACTGGGACAGTGAATTCACTTTCGAAAAGTCTTCCCTTTACATCAATGGTGTCGCTCTTTTTGAAGAAACGTCCAACGTCTATCACCACAACGTGGTGCCAGAAATGCACTGCACAGATCTCCCAGACAACATCCTCGACGATCTTCCAACCTTCACCTGGCCGTTCTGTCTCACTATGAGCAAAACGCAACCAACGGGGTCACTAAATTTCAGTCGTATCGATAACGCAAAAATGTCTCTCACCGGCCCAGTCGGTGGAAACACTCTTCACCGAGTTTACGCAGTAAATTACAACGTTCTTCGTATTAAGGAGGGCATGGCCGGAGTTGCATTCGGAAGCTAATTTAAATTGAGAAGCGCTTTTGATCGCCACGCAATTACTGTATTCACACTCACACCCAATTCCTTAGACATATCCTTCAATGTGAGATGCTTACCATAATAGTTTTCAATAATGTATCTACTCACATCGTCAAGATCATCTAAAAGAATGCCCGGTTCTTTGTCGTAATATTCAGGAACGTCGTAATAATGAAGTTCGTCATAGACTGATGTTCGTTCCAGAGAATTGCGACAACTCCAGTAAATCCACGGATATGCATATGTGGTGAATTTTAAACCCCGCTCCGGTTCAAACTTTTGAGCTGCACGAACGATAGCGTGTAATCCTACACTATTTAAGTCTTTTCTCGAATGAATACCGCGTTTTTGTGGGTATGCTTTATAGTATACATCATTTGAAACTTTATAAGCAAGTTTGATATGATTGACTATCAAGTCCTTCTTATAAAGGTTCATCTTATGTTTTTTACGTTCTTATACTTTAATAGACATGTTTCTCCTTTTTAACAATCTGTCAAGACGTTCTTTCTCCTTATTAGGAAACACATTAAGTTGCATCACCTCTCCATCCAGATACACTTGTCCGTGATTTTTTAGTCTATCACATTTCAAAACCTGATCGACGCGGGTGAGATTCACACGAACCATCCTTGCATTCCCAACCTTACTGTGATGAACTGCGAGAAGCGCTGCGTCCCTCTTTGTCTCCTTGGGGATGGTGTCCCTTTCGTGAGATATGACCACGTGCGCTCCGGGACCACCATCCACATGTAACCACCACTCATTTGGGTAACTTGACATGGTCAAATCGTCATTTTCTTTGGCATTTTCACCCACCCGGATTTTAATACCATCTGGCGACGTGTATGACTTCATGCATGTCAAACAACTTAAATCTTTATCGTGGTTTTTCAGTTTAAAAAGTAAAGTTATATACATTATATGCACGCGGTGTTAAATCAAAGTCCATCTCTTATTCATAAATACAGGGTGATCCTCCCCAATAAGAAATGTATTGATTTTGGATCTGTGAGTGTTGAAGATTATACAACTCATCAGGACCCGCGTCTCATGCGCGCACATCTCATTGGAAAAGGTGCGAATATTTCCAGTGAATTGCGTGAAGAAGTGGATTGTGTCAAAATCCATAGGGGTATGCTCCTCGTAGACGAAAGTTCGGAGGAGGATTGGGGTGATTGGTTCTCTCAGGAATACTGGGATAGATGGATTTTATGGTCGTGTCCAACCGTGCATCAAGCCAAGTTGTGGTTGACTATGCGTCACGATATTCGTTTCTTACCGACTGTAGATGATTTTTATTATATGGGTTAAAGAACTTCTATTTTATAAACACGACAACAATATTTACTTCCTTTATTAGAATTAAGTGACAACATTGTGAATTTATTATCTGAATAATCGTTCACAATTTTGCGCATCGCACCCAAATGCATGTCGGAATTATTCATATATCTATGACTTATCATACTTCCGCCATGATAAGCATTCTCGTTGGCTGTAATTTTCCAAATACGAGAACATTTCTCCGTTGTATGAAGTTTGGGAAAAAACTCGTCTTCACAAAAGTCCAATTCAGTTTCGATGAAATCGTAACTAATTCTTACCAAGTCTCCCTCATTGACCTCAATGGGAATTTTTTTACCCCCAATTGCCTCTACAAATTCCTTGTACTCTCCATCTTGGATTTTATACTTATCTAATATCTTATCCAACAGGGTCAGTAAATGGTGACGATCCATATTTGTAGTTGTTTTATTAAAAATTAGAGCTAACTTAGGCACCGGTGGAACCAAAACCACCAGCACCCCTATCCGTCTCATCGAGGACGCCAATCTCTTGAACATCGGGTGTCTCACATTTCTCAAGAATCAATTGTGCGATGCGCTCACCCTTCTTTACCTCAAAGTCTCTGTCTCCGTGATTGAATAGAACGACCTTGACTTCGCCGGTGTAATCAGGGTCAATAACACCCGCACCAACTTGAATACCATGCTTCACGGCGAGTCCTGATCGTGGAGCAACCCGACCATACACACCGTTTGGCATAAGAATGGCTACGCTTGTCCCGACCAAAGTGCGATGAGTGGGGGGGATAATAACTTGATCAGTGCTGTAAAGATCGTATCCAACAGAAGCATTAGAACCACGAGTTGGAAGAATAGCATCTTTGGTAAGTCTCTTAACGCAAAGACTCATTTCTACTTTACTTGGGTTTGTAATCTTTATAAAGGTTTGATGCCACATATGAATAATGAATAATGTTTGGAAAGTCCACAACTTTATCGTCAAAGCAAATGCCCCCAAAACAGACTATGAAAAACTCAAAACCAAAATTCGCCGAACAACTTTGGGATACGGTACAGCGCTTTCATCTGTCTATTTCATTACACATGGTGCAGAGGAGGGCGTATCCGCTACATTAGGTGTAGCTTCGTCACTCGCGTACATTGGACTACTGACACAAAGGGTAGATAACATTGAAAAATCTTCACCATTTCAGAAACAGCTACTGGCCCCCGTGGGTACCGCCATTTTTGAAACTATGTGGAATAATGCTCCATTTGCATTTGATTTTGACTACGGTGCGACACTCATGGGATTTCTCGCCTACAAAGTTGCCCTCCTCACGGTTGTATATGAAGAGGTCCGAAAAATGCTCATAACATCTGAAGATGATGACAACCAATAAAATGTCAGGGTATATTAACCATGCGCGATCCATCGGAAAACGATTCGGTCAGAATTAATAGTCCGTCATCTCCACGCGTTAGGGTGTTCAGACGAAATGGACCCGGTCTTAATAGGAATGGTAGGTACAACAACACAAACTCTAACACTAATAACAACAACGTTGGAAATGTTAGACCTCGGGTCAGACAGAGGATCCATAATGCCGACGAGCTCCGCCGCCACGCGGCCGGTGTGGCCCGCCAATTATTTGGTGGTAACAATGAAGGACCCAAATCTCCACCCAAAGCTCCAAAGAAAGTGAATGTTTCGAAGTATGAAAAGATGTTGAAGAATATTGAGAATAAAAACAAAAACAAAAACACCAAAAACAATAAACCCAATAACGAAAACAAAAACGTGGCTTCGTGGTTCAATAATAGTATGACAGAAGCTAAGAAGAGTAACATTCCCAAAGATAAGCGGGTCTTCCTCTTAACGGATATGACAAATAATGGCAAGATTAAACAGGTGTGGGATCGCAGATTTCTTAATGGATTGGTTGAATCGTATGAAAATCGCTATAATCGCGTCCGCGAAGCCAACGATCCATTCTTCACATCTCCATTGACACGAAAAAAGTTTAGTAAGAATGACATCAAAGCGTATCCACCCACAAACGCGACAAAAAGGAGAATAAAGCAAATCGTGAATGGGAGGACTCTCGAATCCAAAGTCAATAAAATCATGAAAATTAAGAATAAGGATTATTTAGCGCAGTCAAACATATTGGAGACGATAAAGCGTGGTATAAGAAAAGGTGATATAACAACCGAGAAACAAATAAAGGAACTTGCTTTGATATACGAGGTTACCGGTAGGGAACTGCTCATTTCTGGACACAAAAAGGATGGCGATTACTATACGGCGTATGTAAAAGGAAAGTTCAAACCTCATCACATAAAATTTATGAAAGACACACCCTATATTGCTTCAAAATTATATGACACCACTCGGCAAGGGGAGCCCCGAGCTCCCGCGCGAGCGATAGTCCCCCTCTATAAATTACCATCGTCGGCGGTTAAATATTTGTCAGGATTTGATAAATATGCCAGTGGTGAGTCACCCGTTGCGCGCAACACCCTTACATTGATCATAAGAGTATTAAGACAAGTAGTCAAAGTCGGTTATGTGCCGATGGCGGAAAACGTGGCACTTCGAATCATGGGATTACCAAATTCCAATTTACGAAATAAACTCGGTGAGTACTATGAGTGGTATGAGTTAGTGAGGAATGCTAGTTCGTAAGTATTTAGTTCTTTGATTCATTACAAAATTACTGTTTTATTTAACGACGCGTCGCGGGCCGATGTTAAGACGACCCAAGTTCTCGTCGAGATCCTCCCGTAACATACGAGGTCCTGTCGCGATATATTCGTCAATTTTGTTAGCAATACCCTTACCAATACCTGGAACCTTACGAGGTCCCCGGGAAATTTCGGTACCACTTGTCACCTCAAAATGGAGATTGCGGATGGCGTTGGCAGCCTTTTCGTAAGCTTCACTCCTGTGAGGGTTTTCCGCACTGTATGCGCACTCTTCCAATAGAACCGCAATATCCTCATTTCTGGCAAATTTCTTGAAGGTTTTAATTTCACCAGTTTCAAGAAATTCGTTTATTTTTCTGATGATACCTTTGCCAATACCCGAAATGTGGGCGATTTGTTCACCATACTTTATTTTTGAAGAGTAATGAAAGATGTTGTTAGCCGCTTTTTGATACACACGTTTCTTGTGTTCATTTTCTTCCCCCGCTGCGAGATCATCAAAAGCTTTCGTCATGTCATAATTGTAAGAGACAAAGTAGTCACAATCGGATTCAGAATCAGATTCATATTCCGTTTCTTCGGCTTCGGCCCCGCGACGACGACCGACACCAAAGTCTTCATCGTAACAGTCCGGTTTGCCAACCGTGGTAGCATCAGAATCGGATTCATAAGGTTCACCGCCAGTTATTTGTGCCATTGTACTGCTGTCTGACTCGGATTCATATTCTTCAGAATCGGAACCGACGGATTCATCGTCGCTCTCTTCGGGATCGGAACAGACAGATTCACCGTCGCTCTCTTCGGAACCGGAATAACAATTGTCCATGTAATCATCCCAGCGCTTCGTATTTTCGTCTTGAATGTGCTGTAAAAGAGAATCCCTACTTTCTTCCAGGTCTTTAACGCGCTCCTTGAGTGCAGCGTTTTCCTTTTCAAGGTTGGAAATGTGGGTAGCGATGGAGCGAAGGTGACGAATTGACGTGCTGATGGCCATATTTGAGTCGTTTGTTTGTTTGACTTTTTGGGGTGGGTCTCCTGACTTAGGTTTGCGATCATCGTAAATCTTTATCCGCCGTATAATATGTCTTACCCTTCATTACAAAACTATGAACTCTCGCGTAACCCCACGCTTGCGGAGAAGCTCCTGGACGATGCCCGGTTCTCCAAGCAGCGAGACCTCTATTGTAAATAGTCTGAAGAGTTCTAAGGGGTATATTCGTAGACCGCGCGATTTCCGTGAGTGACTTAACTTCCGACCCGTATCTCTTTCTAAATCGTTGGGTGTATGAAGATGTGCGCGTTTTTACACCTTTATCGGTTTTGAACTCTTTGTAGTCTTTCTTGAGCATCTTTTTGTAGCGAGTCTCTACAGACTTTAGAGTTCTGAGACCGCGAAAGTATTTGAGGGGGGCGTAGATTTTACCCTCGGTCCTGCGAAGTTCCCGAACCTTTTTGGATATTTCCTGATCAGTGAGAGGCATCTTAATTATTATGTATATTTATTTCAATGGGGTGGGGAAGAGAACCACCAATTCCAGAAAGTGAAGTTCCTCGTAACACTTTCTGTCATTGCTGTTTAGCTACTACAGTGATCGGTCTAATGGTTGGTGGTATGTTATGGAAATTATGGAAAGGTACTCATGTGTGATGACCGAAATATTTTACAGCTTCGAGAATACTCGAGAAAATTTTGTTACCAAAGCGGACCCTGCCCGACTTTGCGGACACCCACCCCTTGTGCCCGTTATAATAACACCTTTGAATGTCAACCATTATAAAAGAAAGATATTATTTTATAGGAGAGGTAGAGATGGGTTTAACAATTATTATGGGAAATATGTTTTCTGGTAAAACATCCGAACTTATCCGACGACTTAAGCGTTACAGGGTCATCGGTAAAAAAATAGTAGTCATAAATTCTTCGAAAGATACCAGATGCCCAGAGGAGGTCCTCAATACTCACGACGGCATCCAATTTCCATGTCTAAAGGTTGAACATATATCACACTGTATTGTCAAAGAGTCATTTTGTAAGGCAGAAATTGTAGCGATTGATGAAGCCCAATTCTTCGTAAATCTCAAGGAATTCGTTGAAATGTGTCTCTTTCTCAAAAAGTCGGTCATTTTAGCTGGTCTTGACGGGGATTACAAGCAACGAAAGTTTGGAGAAATCATTGATTGTATTCCGATAGCGAGTGACGTCGTGAAGCTTTCGGCTCTATGTATGGATTGTAAGGATGGAACGCCCGGCCCATTCACAAAAAGGATTGTCCAGAGTGAAGACCTCGAACTTGTTGGTGGCAACGATATGTATAAGGCTGTATGTAGACGTCATTTAAAACCTACGGACGTCAAGGATAAGAACAACTCTTTCTTGCAGGCCGCGTTTGAAAAGGCTATGGACTCTCGAATGGTCGAATAAAAAATCCTTCCCGGGTTCGTGTAAATGGCCACCATTTGATGTGTGGAGTACACAGTGGCCACCACCCTTGATGGTAAGGTGATATCTCAACGTAAGATTACTTTCTGCGCGATGCGCTGGTATGGTCATTGGACCCTCAACGACAGCGAATTTACCTGTATTTTTATCTATACACGGTATCTGATCGATAATCTTTTGAATTTCTGGAAAGTCTTTGACTTCATAATAATAGTATCCATCGTTCTTCACGAACCAGGGATCAAGATCATGAAAGTACTTTTTCTTTAGGTTTGTGATACCTTTATTATATTCGTATAGTATTTTGTTATAGTTTGCCCTGACAAACCAGAGATTTGGGTAGTCCAATACATGATAGTCAAACTTATGATACATCATATCAACAAGAGTGTTTCGCATCCCGATAAGAGGTCTTATTGGGTTTTGAAAGTACAACCTATCTATAGGTGATTTGAGATAATCATGAAGTACGAGAACAACAGGTACCCAGAGAATATGCTGCCACATTAATTTCTCAGTATAAAATAAAAATGCCAGGTTACAGCAACCAAGAGGATAACATCGCCCCAAAGCCAACCGAAGAAGTCAAGGATTTGAAGCAGCGTTTTAAGCTTCCACTTCTTCCATCAATGACCTTCGTTCAATTAGCCATCTTCGTGATGATCGTGGCGTATGCCTTCTCTGTGCGCAAGATGAATAAGGCTGTTGTTTCTACTGCAGCCCTCACCATTGGTCTCCTCCACATGTATGATCATTTGTACCGCGTGAATCGCGGCGACGAACGCCTTTTTTTCGCCCCAGAAGCGAAGAAAGAAGGTTATTGCAAAGCCTGTAACAAGTAAATTTATCTACATAAACATATCACACCGGTGAAGTTCATTTCCCGCTTTACCAAAATATGATTTCATTATTTCATCTCCGGTTTTCTTTCCACCCAATCCATAAACAACTTTGGCCGCGGCCTTTTCTTTCTTAATTTTCTTAAGTTGAGTTGTTATCTTTTCACATTCAAATTTATACCCGATAGGTTTGACTTTGGAACTTTTACTGTATACACCTATTCTATCGACGTGTCGTTTCATTTTTTTTAAACCATACATTTTCATGAAATGTGGTTCCGTATCCGGTATCACACCAAATTTAAATGCCCCAACAAGACTACTTAAAATAAGACATGTCAAAAGTATGAAAATGAGAATCTTCATTATATTATACTAACATTAAATAAATTTCTAGTAAATTGTAAGTATGCGTGTCAAAATAGTTAAAAGCCCAAATCGTAAAAAGAAATTCAGGGCGATTCTCCATGACGGTGGGACTGTTGACTTTGGTGCTAGTGGGTATTCCGACTACACCAAACACAAAGATCCCTCGCGTATGCGCTCATATGTCAGCAGGCACGGTGGGCAAATACCCGTGAGTGTAATGAAAGAACCCCACCAAGCAATGATACATTTAATGATGCTTAAGGTAAATAAAAGTGACAGCGAAGATTGGTCACCGAAAGGTATTGAAACTTCCGGGTTTTGGTCGCGATGGTATCTCTGGAGTCAGTCAACAATTCCGGGGGCACAGCGGTTTATGACTAAAAAATTTGGAATTAAATTCATTTAATATTGGACACCGGCCCTCGTGGCAGCGTCGTCGATTTCATCGACCATTTCCCAAGCCCACAAACATTCTGCGTCATCTCCCCGTTCACAGATTGAATGTGCCAAATCAAGGGCTTCATTAAGAATCATTTTAAGACGCATCTGTTTTGTAGTGATATGCTTTTGTTCTTTCAGTGAAGGTGATTCATACATATGCTGGAGAGCGATACGTGTAATTTCCATCTTTTTCATTTCATAATGAATTTCTTCACTTCGGGAGGCTGCAGTGGTGCTTCGTCTACGCTGAATGGTATGAGTCGGGTATCCAAATCTTCTCAATGTCGTCACCATTAATTATCTATCAGAAGTTATTTTTAAGACCATTTAATTCTTTCTATAAACCTCCTAAACAAATAAGGTGTAAGTTCACCCAATGACCCGAATGGCACATAACGATAATCGGGAAAATCCTCACCCATGCCCAAAAGTTGAGCTATTTTATATCTATTATGGGGGCAGGTACGTGCATGTTTAATGTCCTCCGAATTGTGCGTCGCTATGAGAGTATGAACATTTTCATGAGCACCCAAACTCATATTAAGACCTTCTCTAAATGATTTATCCACTGCTGCTTTATTGGGGAGTAGGCCATCCTGCTTACCCAGATATGCTCCGCGGACCAACTTAACTCCGAGATGAATACCCTGCCTTCCCGCTGCAAGAATATCCAATTCAAGTTCTTTGAGGGCCGAACTGCGATACATTTGATACGTTTTGAAAACGTGAGGTTCATGCCGGTTAAAATGTAGCATCATGTTATACATTTCTGTTGAGTATACTACATCCTCGGCATCAATACAAACCTGGCAATCGTTCTTTATGGCGTGCTGAATAAGTTTTTTAATATGTCCCGCTGCGAAGTGGGGAGATTCTCTTGAACCAAATGATGTCATTTTTAAGGCAAACATTGACCCTGGGACAGATTTCATGGTTGACATATTTACTTCACTGATGAAATGTGCTTCATGTTTTTTGCAATTTTCACGGGCATAATCCAGGATAACATTGGATCCGGATTTGTATACATCCCTTATAACTTTTTGTAATTCATGGTTTAGAGCCGCATATCTGAGCATATCTTAAAGATGTGAAACATTTTAAATAAATGGAAGTAAATGTACTCATAAGAAAGGTACTTTTACCAAGAATTAGACAGCTTGAAGAGGAGGTCGCCATGCTGCGAAAACATACCTGGCCATATGTCCAGGCAAATAAAGAGGGTCATCAACTCGATGACATGGACTCAAAGATTGATTTTTTAAAAAACCTGGATGACGAGACAATATTAGAACTCTTGAGACTCAAAGCGAGACTCTCGAGAAATTCGGGACTCCAGGGAAGAGAATATGACGTGATTACGAGTTTGCGTAATAATTTTTGTTAGTATATACTAAATGGTAAAGACACCTTTTGGCATTCCAATCCTGATGATGCCATTGCTACTTCCATGCATGCCAAGTATATTAGCCAGTTGGGGTGTATACAAAACTGTTTTGGGTGGCGATAAACCAATGAAACCGGAAAGATTGGCAACCCTCACAAGTTCAATGTGTTGTCTATTTTTGCTGTCATATTTAGCTTCTAAAAGCCCAATTAAAACACCACCCATTATGTTAGCTACTTGTGCCATGACTTGCGTCAGTTCTTGTTCAAGTTCAATGATTGCCATTGACTTGAAAAAGAGAGCTGAAGCTTTCGTAAAGGGGAAGAAGTGATTTAGAAAAAATCATCCGTTCTGTACATTTTTACTGTGTATGAACCAGTTTTACCATTCACCGAAACTGCTTCATTCCCATAGAGTTCCTGACACCCGATATCTTCCATACAATCGCGTGCATTGTGTTTTATTGACACAGAGTAAAGGTTTTGGTTACCGGTTGTGGTGTAATAATGATATCTGTCGCGACGTCCCCTGACTTCCCGGCCATATAGAGGAAGAGTCTCACCATTCCCCGTAATAATACCCATTTGTTGTGTGAAGCCTGGTTTATATTGCCTGATTGGCGCACGCCTGAATTCTGGTTCGCGTCTTATTTGACGTCTTCTCATTCCAGGGCGGGGTGGCACCGACACCGTAGGTACCCTGACTGGAACTTTAACAACCCTGGGATTACACCACATGTAACTCAAAATGACAGTAAGCGTGATAACACCTAACCACAAGAGTTGATTTTTATCCTTGTTCTTCATTTATATTAGTTAAGGAATATTATTTAGATAAAGATATGAAGATTCTCGCGATTGATATTGGTTATCATAATATGGGTCTTGTTCTAGCTGAGGCTGATATTAAGGGTTCGGAAATTGATGTGGAGTTTGTAAAGAAGGTAAATCTTACAGGCTACAAATATATCTATTCAAATGGCATTGTTGACCTAGTTCCTTTATTTGTAGACGCGCATAAATACATTTTTGACGCAGCCGAAACAATTCTTATAGAGAGACAACCACCGGGAGGTCTTACAAATATTGAAACACTTTTACATTACATGTTCAAAGATAAAGTTGTTTTAGTTTCACCTGTGAGCATGCACACACATTTTGGTATGAGGCATCTAAATTATGAACAGCGAAAAGAAAGAACAGTAGAAATAGCAACTAAATATTTAAAAGAAGATATTCCATATGATAGAAAACATGATATCGCTGACGCACTATGTATGATAATTTATCACCATTTTAGAGTGGCTGTTCATTTCTTTGACGGATTTAGGTTTAAGAAACCTCGTCTTTGATAATTTCTAGTGCATTCGCTACCGATTGCAAAGCTTGAAACATTGTAGCCGTGCTACGATTCTCACAACATTCTCTGATTCTTTGAATGTTATAATCAAATGATTTCTTTTCTTTTTCACTTCGGTCCTTAATAGACTCTATCATATTAGTGAATCTTTCAATTTCTGAATCATATTTTTGTGTTATATTTTCAATTGATTCATCCATTCTGGAAATTTCTCCTTCGTACCAATCGATATGTCGTTTTAAAAGATCTCGCTTCACCGAAGATTTTGATTTCTCCATTTGCTTTTCAATTCTTTCAATTTTATCATCAATAATTTGAAGATTATTCAAATATTTTTCATGATGAAATTCCTTCGCGCGTTTATGCGCTTGAATTTGCGTCTCAATGTCCCGAATCGTTTCCATTTCGTTTTATACTACCATAATCCCAAAACTTTAAACCAAGCATGCGTTCATGATAGTCTATAATCCATTTCAAGGTTTGAGATCTTAAACCACCCGTGATTTTATCTCTAATACCCGTTTCCTTATAGAATGTATATTCTTGCTTGAGTCTCTCCAGTTCTTCCTCCCTCCAGTTATTCCATTTGGGCATTTTATTTTGGAATCTTACCAGACGACAATAATCTTAGGTCATCAATGAACATATCAAAGCGTCCGAGACGATATTGGACAATCGCCCACAATAAAAAGAACACTGTCTTTGTCAAATTATTTATATCGTTGTCTTCCATCTTATATATGGGACTTACAACACGATGCATGAATGTTTCTTCTTTACCCTGACCCGTGACTGCCATTTCCATCTGCGTCAAAGCACAAGTGTCATCATTTACCGACCAATGATAAAAAAGAAAGGGAATGAGTATGGAATAAAACTCGAGATTTCTGCGGTCATTTGTAAATGGAACTATCAAGATAGAAATTAGAAATATAAGATGAATCCAAAATATTATATTCATCTATTATAAAATGAGTCAAGAAAATTTTAACGGGGGTGACGCGAAGCTCAAGCAACAGGCACTTGAACATCGCCGAGATAGTTGGAATGAGCAGCACGAGAATATATTGCGCCAGTGGGGGGAGTCCTCTGGTTGTTACAGGTATATGCATCATAGGGCATATCTCATGTACAAGGGCTTGAGTATGCGTTTTACTTTGCCTGTTATTGTTCTCTCAACAATCACGGGTACAGCGAATTTTGCTCAGGAACAATTCCCTGAGAATCTTCGTGGTATGGTACCATCTGTGATCGGTGGTCTTAACCTTATCGCCGGTCTCGTCGCAACTATCATGCAATTTTTGAAAATCAATGAACTTATGGAAAATCATAAGGCGGCTGCGTTATCATTTGGTCTTCTTTCTAGAAATATTAGGCTGGAATTAGCTCTTGCGCGTGAAGAGCGTACAACAGATGGTTTGGAATTTGTTACCAGATGTAAAAATGAATACGACCGTCTCATTGAACAGTCGCCAAGCATCCCATCAACTATCCTCTCGGAGTTTGAAAAGGATTACCCGCTTGACAATATTTTCACAAAGCCAGAGATCCTCGATGTTCGGGCGATCCCCAAGTTGAAACTAGCAGGTTTCACAAACCTTAAAACATCAAGTGTCATAGCCGAAACAACAAAGGGTGGACCATTTTCTAAGATTGGAGAACTTCTAAAGGGAAAGCAAGATTATGATGCCAAAACAAAGATACTTGACAGCATGCAATCTGAATTAGATGACGAGGAGGATATCACATCAGTGGTTTCTGGAGAGGCTGGAGACGAGCAAGACGTTGAGCAAGGTAGACAAGAAGAATAAGCATAATCATGTTAGTTAAAGCAGCGCTGATCGCGTATGGTAAAATTTTCTTTCTTAAAGGTTTTACGATACGATCATGTAGTGCGTCATTATCAAGCACTAAATCTATGGCTTGATTAGTAAGATCGTCAATGGATTCTTTCATTAAAATAATAGAACAAAAAAAAGATGAGCCGATCACAACAATTCATACACAACGAATTGAAACTTTACAGAAATACGTTCGTGAATGTAAAAATGTGATGATATGTGGTGGTTCGGGTGTAGGGAAATCGTATGTACTGAATAGTGTTCTAAATGAAATAAATAGCGTGGAGATTTTAAAAGAACATTTATATAGTAAATCACCTTTCCTGAAATACATAAAGGGGGCTCCGAAGCATACGTTTATTGAAAACTATGATAATGACTTTAAAAAGATCATTGACCGTGTGTCAGATGGTGATAAGTTAACACGGGGGTCTCTCGTCGTCACATCCGTAAATCTGCGTATGTATCCAAATTTCGAGGTGATTTTTATCCCAAAACACAAACCAGATAAACTTTTAAAATTGGTTAGTGAGAGGGGTGATCATATAACTGCAGCTGCTGAAGCTTCAAACGGGAATATACGTAATTTCTTTTCATATCTAGATGGTGGTGATACGGTTGACGTATTTAAAACTTCAAAGGAGTTTATAACCGATATACTGTGTGATGATGGCCCGGGAATAATTTATGACAGAATTGATGAACACGGACATGTCTGGGACGTTTTTCAAGATAACTATTTGTCTTCGAATAATATAAACTACGCTGCGGTGTCTAGGTCATTTTCGGAAGCAGACCTTATAGATAATACTATGTATTCGACGGGTTGTTGGGGTCTTATGCCTTATTTCTGTCTAAGTGCGGTAGTTGTCCCAAAGTCTTATATGAAACAAAAACTTGATAGACAAAATATTAAAGCTGGGAGTTGTTGGACAAAGTATGGAAATTACAGAATGAGACTTAAAAATTTTGCTGAGATTCGTCAAAAAACACATAGTGGTTTGACAGTTGATCACTTGTGTTTATTGAAAAAGTATGCCGAAAAGAACCAATTAGAACCAATGTTAGAATATGGTTTAACTCCGAAAGATTTTGATGTCATGAATCATCTTGCAGTTGGAAATAAGTTAAAACAGAGAGATGTAACTAGAGTAAAGAAAGCATTGAAAAATGCCATCGCAGAAAGAAGTCGAGAAGATCTTTGAAGGTATTCTGACAGGAAGTCCAAAACTACCCGGTGAGGACGAAGAACCAGATGTCACAAAGACAATCGGCAATGAAATCCACTTTTATGGAGAGATTACTCCAGAAAACACCCTCGAGTTTGTTGAGCAGTTCCGAAAGTTGGAGATTCATCTTCTCAAACAAAAAGCTGATCTCATTGGTTATGTACCAAAGATTCGCGTTCATATCATGAGTGAAGGCGGTGACATGTTTTCCGGGTTCACACTAAAGAATGTTCTTGAAAAGTCACGCGTAAAGGTCGTGACGATTGCTCAAGGTGCATGTTGCTCCGCCGCTACTTTCATGTTCCTGGGTGGAAACGAGCGTCTCATGGGTGAGAATGCGTACCTTTTGATTCACCAATTGAGTACAGAGATTTGGGGTAAATACCACGAACTCAAGAGTGAGATGAAGAGCTGCGATAAGTTTATGACATCTCTAAAAAGGATGTATATGAAGAAAACGAAAATCCCCGAAAAGAAATTTAAGAAACTGATGAAGAAAGACCTCTATTTGTCGGCATCAAAATGTCTAAAGTATGAGATTGCTCACGGGATTGATTAATAGTGACATAGCGTTTGTAAAGACATAATATACACAATATTATAAACCCAATTGCGAAGGTATTCGCATCCATAGGCACGTTTATGCGTTCTGGAGGCCTAAGTCGTTCCATTCTACCATAATTTACAACTGGTATTGAAGACATCTATTTAAAGTTGAGAAATTAATCATAAGTATAATGGAACGCCTTATCCGAGAAGACAAAAATGGTCGCGAAAGATTTACCGATATTCATGTGGAAGACCTCGGTGATGGAACTGCTGATATTGTGAAGACGAGCGGTATGATTGGGAGTGACAAAACGATTGTGTCACGGACGAATGTTACGACTGGGTATGAAAAAGCTCTTGTGAGAGCTAAGACTATGTGGAACAATGAGAGAACCAAGGGAATCCAAATCCTTCCAATGTTGGCAAATAAATGGGAAGATCGCGAAAAGTATATTTCTGAACCCTTTTATGTTCAACCCAAATTAGATGGCGTACGTCTCCTCGTCTCTACGGGAGGATGCTTCTCGCGGACTGGCAAGATTGTCAAGGGTGTTGAACATCTCACCGAGAATCTTAAGGATGGTGAATGGTTGGATGGTGAATGCTATACCCCAGGTATGTCATTTGAAGATCTCACGAGTGCTTTTAAGATGAACCCAAAGAGTTTGGAGTTCCATGGATTTGACTACTTTGATACAAAGCGACCTGACCTCCCCTTTGCGGAGAGGCAACGGATACTCAAGGATAAAACCCCAACCGTCGTGGATACTATCCTTGTCCCTAAAAAGAGTGAGATGTTCAAATATCACAAAAAATTTGTTGAACAGGGGCATGAAGGTATTATGATTCGGGAGACCACGAGTACCTATGAGATTGGAAAGAGAAGTAACTATCTCCTCAAGTTTAAGGAGTTTCAAACCGAGGAGTATGAAATTGTGGGTGCCAAGACGGGGCATGGGAGGGACGCCGATGCCGTTGTATGGGTCTGTAAAACGGGGGATGGTCGCGAGTTTACCGTGAAACCAGAGGGAACCATCAAAGAGAGGGAGAGATACTACAGTGAGCGAGACCAATATATTGGAAAACAACTCACGGTGCGCTTCCAAAACCTGACAGCCCTTGGCGTACCACGCTTCCCCGTAGGTGTGACGATTCGGGATTATGAATAATGTCAGTAGAAATAAATGAACACTAAACTCGCAGTGGATATAGATGAAGTCCTTGTAAAATTTGTTGAACCCATGGCTAAATGGAGAGGGATTGCTCTACCCACGAAACCCAAATACAAGTATCTTTATAGGGAAATTTTTAATTGCACAGAAGAACAATCTCAAGAAATCCTCCACAAGTTTTATCGTTCTAAAGACTTCCTCTACCTCAAACCAATCCTCGGTGCTCAACCAGCCATGCAAAACTATCGTAGAGTCTATGACAAGATGTATATTGTCACTGGTCGCCAGGATGATGTAAGAGAATCCACAGAGTTATGGATTGAACGGTATTTTCCGGGTATATTTGATGATGTCATTCTTACAAACAGTTTTACTGATAATGAAGTCAAAAAGGTTGATGTATGTCGTGCCCTCGGTATTGGGTGTATCATAGACGACAGTATGCAAACCTGCGACGAATGCATTGAAGCTGGTATGGAATCTATAAACTTTGTGGGTGAAGATGTTTATCCATGGTGCGAACCAAGCGAAATTAGTATGAGGGGATGGGGAAGTAATCAACGGGGTGTTGTTGAATTGTAATATTCAATATAGAGAATGACACGATCTTCTTCTGATTTGTTTTCAGCCCAGTGGGGAAATCTGGCATTCATTATAATATGTTTCCCATCTTCCTCTTTGAGATCTCCCAATGTGTAGTGATGTAAATAACAATCTTCTGGACACTTGAGACCGAGGTGATAAGTAAATCTGTAACTTGGACCAACGCGATCTGTGTGTTCTTTTAATTGTACACCCGGTTTCATAAGGGCAAAACCAGCTATATGTATTCCCTTGATTTGAGAAAGTAACTCGTGTGTTTTTGGACATTTTAGACAATTTCCAAGAACTGGCTTACCTTCCCAAACAAGAGGCCAGCTTATCGAACTGTCTTGGACATGTGTTTGTCCACCTTTGAGCCAACCGCACTTTCCAGATGTATATTGAGCTACGATCTCTTTTAGAACTTCTGAACCCTCCCAATGCCCCGTTGGTCTGGGCTTTTCAGAAATGAATGTATTGGGGAGGACATCTAATTCTTCTCTAAGGGTTTCCCAATGATCTTTGAGTTCTTTGAGCTCCATTTAAATGAGACGAGATATTAGATGTACCTTCTTTTATGCAGACCCATTGTCATTGTACCACAGAATATGTTAAGTGCCAGAGAGTGTCGCATTGTTCAAGTAAGACCCACACAACAGGAAAACAGATTAGATGTTGAAATCTTAGAGGCACCACCAATTAATGTTGATTATCTTGACAATTTGGATGAAAAATTGTTAAGGTAATGGTTAATATGCGAAAAGTTTAAAGTTATTTTTACAATCTTGGTAGATTCTAAAAATAGTGGAATGCCCCCAGAGAGTATCGATCTCCCTTCTTGAACTCGTTACGTAAAATACTAAATTCACATTCTCCCTTTGAACTATGAGGGCTTCTATTATTATACTGTAGTATGTTTTTGACTACAGTATAATCAAAATCTGTGGTCATATCGGGACTTTTATAAAATATATTACTTATAATTTCTGAGAAAGTTTTTATAGAGTTATAAAGTTTTCTTCTTAGGAAAAAATAGAATTTTTCATTCTTGTCCCGAGATGGACAAACTTTTTTCTTCATTTTTCTTTTTTTGATATCTTGACCGGATTTGAACCGATGACTTTGGAATTTTCTGTTATCTCATAGCCTTATATTAGGCTCAATATCATAATAATAGATTATAATTTTTAAGTTATCCCGACTCAGAATAGGGGAACATGGGGGTGGAGCGACTCTGTTAGGAGAAGCGATATGACACCAACCATCGCAAGTCGGCCATTTAGCAACTCTGTGTCAGGCTTCCAAAAGCCCTGGATATATCCTTCATCTTTAGGATTCGCCGCTGTTCCGAGGAACGCCAAAGCAGCAACGGCGACAGAAAGACCAACATTGTCATGAAACTGGGTACTGATGGAGTTTCCGGTCATAACCTCATCAATCACAGCGGACGTGAAACCAATCATAGCAGCACGACCATTTATGCGCTCGGCCATAGAAAGAAAGTCATTGGAGCGCTCAACAGGTTTAAGTGGGGGAGCCCTAACAGAAGAAGTAGTCTTTCTCGCAGTCTTGGTCTTCACGGGCTTATTGAGTGTGAGGTGGGGCTTTGTGGATGCGCGGATAAGAAGGCTCATTTATGCATAAGATATGATTCGAATCTTTAATATTCTTAATCTATTGAACCGTCGCCGTTGTTCAATAGATCTGGGTCTATGAATTCCTGATATTTGTCCCCCTCCAATATCATTTTATCACCAATGTGATGTATTTTCTTTGCTTCGACATTACGAGCGTACTGCCATCTGGGTTGATCTATCTCAAGTAGCTTTTCTCGCAATTTATCATTCTCGGCTCTGAGCGTTTTTAATTCCTGCCTCAGTTCCAATCGTTGGATATATACGTATTTTACACCGTTTAGTGCTTTCTCCATTGATTCTTCGAGAAAGTGTATGAAGGAGTCGTCTTCCGCCTTTGACATATCACAGAGTGGGTGATAACGACGAGGTCGAGCACAACGACGTATGATCATTCTTTTTGGCGTTAGCGACAGTCTGTGGTGAGTTAACGACATTTGATTATTATTAGATCTTAATCTCTAAGCGTTTGATATCTGCTCTTCTAATATATCTCGAGCGTCGTATATATACGACCGAGGTGACACTATACGGAAGTTGAAATCGTCACCGAACTTTTTAGGTGGTGATTCTTTGAATATATGTTCCATAATGATAGGTTTACAATTATCGATTACCAAATCTGTATATATAATTTTGATACGGGTACTGCTTAGCGTTCTTGCTATAGAAGTTGTGACCTTCATCTTATTACATTCTCGCGCGCTAACCTTAAGTGATTTTTACATATGGGACACATATCTAAAAAGGTATTCTCACCCACAGAGATTCGAACTCTGGTTGATCGGTTAACAGCCGACATTCCTAAACCACTAGAAGATGGGTGAATTGATCCAGTCACCATGAATCGAACACGGGACAATCTGAGTTTTGATCACTAAATTAATAGTGTTATTTAGCTTTAAATGCGCTACAATCAGATGCTCTACCAACTGAGCTATGACTGGTTTTGAGCTCCCATCTGGATTTGAACCAGAGTCGTTGGATTCAAAGTCCAAAGTGATAACCAACTACACTATAAGAGCTTGAAGTGATACTCACACCCCCACTTCATCAATAGTTTGATTCTCTCCTTTAAGCTCGTTTACATATTTAAAGTGGAACAGCGTCAATGAAAAAAATCCCGCCGAAAAATTTGTAATCGTCATCGGGATGACATTATAATACATCGAGAAAACTAAGCCAAGTATACTCGCCAATAAATTGAGAGACAGAAATGAATAACTTATGGCTTTTGCATCCTTGTTCTTATATACATGAATTACTTCTGGTATAAACATGAGACATATTAAAATGGAGCTCGTGAGACCAGAGACATCTATAAGATTCATCTTACCATGTAATATTTTCTAATGTTTAAGTAGGTATGATACTGTTTGTCATCTTACTTTTACTAGTGATATACATATTACTTTCCAAACCAAACAAAAGTAAGTATAGTTATAAATGTTTTTTGTTAACATTGAAAAAAGAGAAAAAACGTCAGAGTAGATTTATAAAGACACATAGTTCAGATATTCCGTTTGAAATTATATATGGTCCAGACACGAGGACGCCATCGGGAGCACAAAAATATGAAAATCTTATTGATGATGATTATTATGAAAAGGCTCTTGAAATGTACGAAGATTCCTCGGTAAAAAGACCTGATATAACTTATTTCAATCTTGGTGCCATTGGGTGTTTCATGGGGCACATGGAATTTTATAAGAGATGTTACGATCAGGGTCTTAAATATGCGGTTATATTCGAAGATAATGTAATAGTAAAATCGCCCAGGTTATATGATGAAATTCAGGCGGTCATAGATGAAAAGGGTGATGATTTTGAAATGTGCTTCTTTCATTGTCTTTCAAGACTCGTAGACAAGACAGAAGGTAATCTTGATAAATTGAAGTGGGTCTCAAGTACTAAGTGTTATCTTATAAACGTTGAGAACATGAAGGATTATTCAAAACACTTTTTACCAATGGATAACCATATTGATATGAAACACGAAGACTTGATTGTCAATGGAGCCAGGGTTTATTACAAGGATTTGAGACATTGTATGAAAATTGATCGTTCTCACCGAAGTACAATTGGTCATTTCAAGCACGGCCGTGAAGATTTCGTTTCACGATATAACCCAAATGCGACACCAAGTGATCTCAAAAAGGGTTATTAAGACCATGGTATATCTTGGGGTCTATGACGACAAGAATTTTTCAAAAACATTGTAAATTCTATGAATTCGCCCGTAGTTTTAATTGAATTTAACATACTTTCAATATATTTATTATAGCCCGTGTGTATTCCCTCGTGAATGAGGCGATCTTCCCGCACATGGAGTATAAACTTACCTAGACGCGTTGGTAACATTATAAGATTACTACCTGCATCTATATCATACCCTGCCTTGACAACAATCGGGTGTTTTTTAAATTGCTTGGGTATGATATGATGATCTTCTACGAGACCCTTACCATAGAGGCCCCATCGGACCTTAAATAATTTACGTGCCAGTGATCCGTACCTCATTACAATAAGTAATATTTTTTAGATGTGGAAGGTGTATGACCTATAGTTTCCGCAGCTGCGTCTGTAGCCTTCTTTTCGTCACCGTCATACTTCTTGAGGTGTTTTTGGAAGAGTTGCATACTCCCGGCTGTTCTAACATCCTTGATTTGTATGGTATCATTCTTCGTGATCTTTCGTAAAAGGTCTCTGACTCGTGTATGAGTTGAGTTTCCAGAAAGGAGGGGCTTTTGTTGCCTCGTTATGGCGTCGTGGAGAACTTTATCTTTCACTTCATAGATTCTTCTTTGACTACTTTTTGCGGGAAAGTCAAATGTGAGCGTTTGACCATCCCGACTCAATTTGACATGCTTTCTCTTCAGGGACATGGCACCGAGAGCGTCGACATTGTCCCTTGACCCCGAACGAAGGTATGCTATTACAATCATACGGAGAGTGAGCGCGTCATCCCATAGTGAGTGTTTGGGATCGCCAAGTATCTTCGCCGTAACACTCTTAATTTTAGAGAAGTCAATCTGTGTAGCTCTCCCCTTTCTCAATTTTCTTTGCTTTTCCAAAAACTTTTCACTGTAATAATAATGCTTTTTACCCGTACCATCAATTGCGGTCGCTAAAAGCTTGGGGTCATTGGGATATACCTCAACATTTGTGTAAACAGGGGGAATACCAATTTTGCGATACCTTTCCTGTTCAGCACCCGGGACTGGACGCCCAGCCCTGTAAAACACGCCACGTCTTCTGGTTATCATCTATATTAGATTGGGATTATCTTTTACATATGGGGCGCACATGTAAAAAATAATCACGCGTTAATGTAATGGAAGGTCAACAACAACTCAAGTGGCCAGACGACTATCTCAACATCAAGTGTGTCATCTATAGTTTCTACGTTGCACTCAGCTATTGGTTGGTGCCCAAGGAGCGCCATGACATGCTCCTGCTCGTAAATTTCTTGCTTGCGTCTTGGTACAACGCGCGATACGATTGTGCACATAACGTGTGGTATCTAAACGCGGCCATAGCGCTTCTCCAAACGAGCGTCTCGTACTCGCTCCCGAGCAAAAATAAATACGCGTTGATAGCTCTTTTATATTTCCCATACCTCGTACTCGCGTGGTATGACTTCCTACTTCGCTGTAAGTTCAGGATGAATCCGACTGTGTTCCCATACGGTCGCTGGATTTATTTACCTTTCAAACCATCTAACTATAAAGAAAAATTTGAAAATATCGATCCAGCCGTGCTTAAAAATATAAAGGCGGTTGACAAATACGCCACGATCTTTATTTTAACGGGAGTAAGCTTTTACGTGGCATCTCGCTTTTGAGTGCGCTCTAATTTTAGAATAGAGGAACATGGGGCCGAGAATCCCAAGACGACGACCCGATTCTTTAATATTCTTTTACATATGGGACACATATCTAAAAGGTAAGTTGCTCCTAGCGGGGTTCGAACCCGCGGCTTCGGCGTGCCTTTATGATTTTTACATCATTTCCTGTATATCTTAGATATAAGCACCGCACTCTAACCAACTGAGTTATAAGAGCTTTCAGAGATCATACTCTGTGATTGTAAAGCGTCCCTTCTGTCTTATAACAGGTTCGCCAAATAGCTGGACTATTCTCTGTTTACCTTGTGTCGTACCTTTAACTTGTTTAGTTTGTTTGTCAAGTGTAGCTTCTGATCTAAATTGAACCTTGGAATTAAAATATTCAATACCATCCTCCATTATCACTGTAATTAGATCCGGTGGTGATATCTGGGCACCCACGAACTTTGGATCTTCGTAAAGTGATCTATACATCCCACACCTACACTACACGAAGATAATCCCTCAGCGGCATGATACTTGTCGCACCCTTGATGAAGTCCCTGTGATTTTGTACATAAGCAAAAGTCTCCCTACCCATGCGTTCTGCAAGAATTGAATCATATGTACACGGTTCAACCGCACCAATGAGGTAACCAGGTTGGATGACTTTAGAATGTGTAGAAAGACTGGTGAGTAGATAGTCGTAGTTGCATACTTCAGAAATAATGACAACCGCATATCCACGCTTTGCGTAACTGTATTCAATAGAAGTTCTATAATCACTATGTGTTTCTGGTAGAATAACATTCGTTATCTTTGAATTTCTCGCGAAACCAGCGTGTGTTACCAAATCACTGTTATTTACTCCGGGCACTTCTAAGAAAACAATAGAGTTTGTGGAAGTCGCTTCAATGTACGCACAATCAATATATTTCGCGAGTTCTTGGACAGCTGTCTGGAAACCAATGGATTGTATACCCGGTATATCATTGTAGATTGTTTTAGCAATACCAATGATATTTGTATCCACTCGGTCATCGAGGGCTAAATCCCGCGCAGACTTCATAGTGCCATTTCCACATATACAATAGAGACGATCAAGTCCGGAAATATTCTCAACTGCTCTATCAATATCAACGTAGTCATACGATGTTTTTAATAGTGAAACTGGGCCATCATCAATGTATGCCTGATCAAAATACTCTTTAACATTTTCATTGATACCTCTAAATCCACTGCGGAAACCATGGACTTTATTACCCTGACTTTTTTCACGAAGGGTAATAGAGCGAACAATAGTATTGACACCCGGGCAGACACCACCAGCCGTGAGTATTCCAATGTTCATTTAGTTATAATTGTGTCAGGCTTTTATACCATTTTTATTAAAATGCTAGAGTGATTCAACTTTACCTAGATCATCTCTACCTAGATCATCTCTACTTTTTCGTCTTATACCGGCTATAGCACTGAGCCACCTTGTCACGGCTCTCTTTGACGCGAGTTCTGAAGAGGTCTCGTCGCTCACTATAATACTGAGACCGTTACACACGTCAGGTTTGTTCACCTTTTCTGGAAATTCTAAATTGAACGCTTCGATAGATATAGAAGGGATATCGGGGGCGTCATCGAGAAGTCGATCATACTCTTCGCGGCATTTTCTCACAAACTCTATAACACAAACGCGACGGCAAGGATCAAGAGATAATTCCATGTCTATATTTCTATAATACTTGGAATACTGAACGCACATCTGTGAGTGACTCTGAGCTAATGTGGAACTCTGACTAAATTTTGAAATACTCGTCAAGATACCACCAATTACATTCAGGAATGCAAAAAAGTATTGGACAATCATAATTTTAGCTCTCGTGGAATTGTCCAGGTCTTCATTTCCACTTGGATTGAGAACAGCAAAACCCCCAACACCCGTGACACTCGCTATCACTATACTTGGATATGACAGGTGGTCATTTTGTCTTTTATAGTGGAGACGGGAATGATTATGTAACCATCGATAACCCGCCGCCCGCTCCGCCCACGATTTAAGAAGCCTTTCCTGTGCCGCGCACCACGGTGCCGGGGGGTCTTCACTTACCTGAGTGTCACCCATTATTTTACACAGACATATTTTTCAAGCTCCGGGGTGATATCACGCACCCACCATTTCTTTTTACCTGGATCCCACCTGGCACCCTGGGATTTTACAACGTCCTTTTCTTGGTAGGGTACATCCAGGTATATACGATCGTTTGGCGGCGGTGTATTCATATATTCTTTAGCTTCCGCTTCAGTCTTAAAAGATTTATACATCGCATCCTTATATCCGTGAACCTGTTCTTTAGCTTCGTCCCATGTAGTGTATATACCCGGAACATGACCTTTAACGACACCGTAAAATTTGTTGCTTTTGAGACTCAACGCTCGCGTCGTTGTCGCTTTACCCGCAGATTTAGCATTTTTAATTTCCAACGCTTCCTGATACGCGATAGAGTCCACTAGTTCATTCTGTGGATGTCCATTATGCGCCTTTACCCAACGCCACTCAACCAGATTCATTCTCTGTATAAGTGTATCAATCTGAATCCACAACTCTTTGTTCTTAACCGGTTCGCCCGATTTTATACGCCAGTCATTTCTTTTCCAATTTTTAATCCATGAAGTTATACCATTCCTGACATAGGTACTATCCGTGAATAGTGTTATCTCAAGAATGTTGCGAGCGATGCATTGTTCGAGTGCCTTAACGGCTGCAGTCAGTTCCATGGCGTTGTTTGTAGTATTGTCCTGTCCACCCGAAACTCTCATTCCTGGCCCTACAACACCCCACCCTCCCGGTCCCGGATTACCGATGCAACTACCATCCGTGTAAATGTCCTGCATTTGTTATATTCATATGACGCGTGTTTACTTTAATTTAGCATACCCAGATTTACCGTTACGGGAAATCATGTAGGTGGTAGTCGCAATACCCAAGAGGAGAATTGAGACTGGGACCCAGATTGCGATAGTTTTTGTCTTGTTATCTCTTTCGGCCATTGTGTTTTAAATTACGTGGAGATTATTTTGTTATTTTTCGCGAGATTTTCACGGGCTGGGAGCAGTTGAAGATTTGTATAATGAAAACATTTCCTCTGTTGTTCTTCATCGCTGAGATCAAAGGACAGATATTAAGATATTTGTTTGTATCTTAATACTTGTGTTTATATTTTTTAAAACGCGACTAGATTATACATACTTAAGCGGTAATTAGCTTAGTTGGAGAACGCGAGGCCACCCATACCGGATTGGATGCGGAGGACGTTGTAGTTGGTCGCGAACATATGCATGGTAGTAGCATCGGAAGAGTTCATAGTAACGGCGACTTGAGCGTTATCGATGCGGGAGAAGTTACATGTCCCTGTTGGTTGATGTTCTTCTGGTTTTAAGGCGAAACTGTAACTGTACACACCTGGGTATGGGGAACCAGTGTGGTGGTTGTACGCTTGAAGTTGGTTGAAGTACTTACCCTTTTGTTCCTTGAAACGATCTTGGCCGTTGAGGACGAGCTTGAAGGTGCTCAATGGACCAGCAGCTTCTTCGGTGTAATCCGCGGTAGAGGACTCCGCATCAAAGAGTGGGACACCACCCGCAACGCCGACTGGGACGTAGCAGTTGGAGGCCGCACCGCCGCGTGGGTCGTTCTCGAGAACGATTTCGGAATCGTTGTTGGCGGAGGTGAAGTTCCAGAGAGAAGAACGGGCGAGGGTGTTGGAGAAACACCAGACCAATTCCTTGACTGGGTGGTTGTAAGACAAGCGGACTTGCTTGGTACCCGCGGAGGTCACGGTGTCGGAGCCAGTGTGTTGAACTTGCTCAATGAGGTATTCGTGACCCTTTTGCGCGAAGCGACGACGCTCCTCGGTGTCCAAATACACGTAGTTGGCCCAGACCTTGAAAACGTTCTTGTTAAGGTAAGTTTCCATGTCGGACGCACAGTCAATATCGATGCGTACTTCGTGGTATTGAAGCGCTATCAATGGCAAATAGAGACCTGGGTTGCGGTTGAAAAAGAAGATCAAAGGCAAGTAGACGGTCTTGCCATCCTTGGCAGTAGTGAGCTTAGCCCAGTTAGCCTTCTTGGACTCGTCCAAGTAAAGCTCGGAGTACAAACGCCACCACTTTTGGTAGTGCTTGTCAATGCGCTGTCCACCGATCGACAGTTCGACGTTGTTGATCGCACGCTCCGCAACCCAGTTGTTGTCGGAGGTAGCGTCAGAAGTAACAGTGGTGTTAACATCAGATTCAAGCTCGAGGTGCATGTCTCCGACCAAATCACCGTTACGGGCAATGGTCACGGACACCCGGCCTGAGTTGGCCGCGGTACCGTTGACAGTTTGTTCGATGTTTTCCATCGCGAAGTTGGTGTGACGCTTGTACACCGCTTGGAAGAATGTAACCTTAGGGTTACCAGTGAGATAGACATCTTGGGCGCCATAGGCGACGAGTTGCATGAGGCCACCAGCCATTGTGAAAGTTTTTGTACTATAAGCAGAGAAAATAATTTTGGGCGAAATCGCAACCAGGTGCGAAATTTTGATCACGATCTTTTCTCAGACGAATGTAAAATGTCATCACGTCCTGAGGATGAAGAGTCAGTTGAAGAAATCGAGGAAGGTGAAATTGTATCAGTGGACGAAGATGGAGAGGAAGTTCAAGGAGAAGATTTGGATTTTGGCGACGATGAAGATTTGGATTTTGGCGACGATGATATTAACGTCGTGTCCTTGATGTCTTCTCTCCTCGCGACCCCCGATGGGGACACTGTATGCTCGGCCCTAGTTAATCTTTGTTACCAATTGGAAACTCAAAATAAAATCCTAATTAAAATGCTTTCTAAAATGCAACCCTCAAAATAAGCTTAGAAACAAAAATCATTATTCATTAAATATAGGAATGGAACACACGCATTTCATTGATAAGGAACCCGACAAATATGAGGCCTTGACACAGCTTCAGAAAGAACACATCCAGTCAATGAAAGAAGAGCATGTGTATACAACCGTTGATAGGTTCGAAGAGGCGTGGTCTCTGAAAACTAACGACTTTAGAAACGCGCGCGAGCTGGGATATCGCCAATTTATTCATTCTGATAATTTTGATGATCATGGGAATCCCATCCCACATCGGATTGATGTTCTGGCCATCAAGGGTAACCGTGATAGACAACGTACGTATCTTATTAATTTAAAAAACCATATACGCGATTTAAAAATTCACAAAAAAGAGTTAAACGACGACGGAATTACTATGGTTAAACGTATTAACAATATTCTCAAACAATTAAGTGATGGGTATGAAAACATTCGGAGGCACTACACATCATTCGAGCGAGTTGATAACCCAACAGCCCAGCCGCAGTTTACGTCAAATGGCGACCCATCAACAATGGACGAAGAAGAGATTGAAAAGGCTACACCATTTCAAAAGTGTCTTCTATATTCCCTCGACCAAACATACAAAGCTGGTTACCGTCGATACAAAGGTCAGTGCTGCGAAGAAATTAGGACAGTTGAAGGTCACCGGACACGGGCCTGGCAACCAAAATTTACTATTGAACAGTTTGTATACTCTCTCGCGCAGAAGGATGATGATTTTATCACATGGAAAAATTTTACGAGTCGGGGCTCTGTATTTCGTGACGTAATTGATAATATGACGAAGTGTGTCGATGCACAATTTCCCGAGATTACAAAGAGACGTCATGTGTGGTCATTCAAAAACGGTGTTTTTGTCGGTAAAGAATGGATTCCAGACAGGGGTGTATACGATTGTTGCTTCTACCCCTATGAAAGTCAGGAATTTAGATGCCTTGACCCGACGATCATTGCGTGTAAGTACTTTGACCAACAATTTGATGACTTCTCACACATTGAAAAATGGCAAGATATTCCAACACCCTGGTTTGATTCGGTTCTCCGATACCAGAAATTTGACCAGGAGGTGTGTAACTGGGCGTATGTAATGGGTGGTCGTCTATGTTACGATGTGGGGGAGCTTGACGGTTGGCAGGTGATCCCCTTTTTCAAGGGGATCGCGCGTTCCGGTAAGAGTACCCTGATTACAAAGGTATTCAAAAAGTTCTATGAGAATGAAGATGTCGGCACCCTTTCAAACAATATTGAAAAGAAGTTCGGACTTTCGGCTATTAAGGACTCATTTATGTTTATTGCACCAGAGGTAAAGGGTGATCTCGCCCTTGAACAAGCCGAGTTTCAGTCAATGGTTTCGGGTGAAGATGTGTCAGTGGCTGTGAAGAATAAGACGGCGGTTTCAATTGAGTGGAACGTTCCAGGTGTCCTCGGGGGGAATGAGGTTCCAAATTGGAAGGATAACTCTGGCTCCGTTCTCCGTCGTATTTTGGCGTGGAACTTTTCAAAACAGGTGAGAGAGGCAGATCCACAACTTGACGAAAAACTGAATCGCGAACTACCGATTATCCTTCTCAAGTGTGTGAAGGCCTATCTTGATTATTCAAACAAATACAGGAACAAAGATATATGGAATGTGGTTCCAGAATACTTCAAGAAGATTCAGAAGCAAGTGGCTATGGTTGCGAGTACACTCCACAACTTCCTGGAAAGCACAAATATTGTATTTGGAAAGGAACTCTTTGTGCCCCAAAAATTATTCATCCAGGTGTTCAATCAGCATTGTCAAGCAAATAACCTGGGTAAGCCCAAGTTCAATCCAGATTTCTACGCTGGACCATTCAGCTCTCGTGACATTGATGTCAGGGAAGAGGTAGTTAACTATAAGGGTAGAAGTTATCCCAAGCAACCAGTCATTTACGGCTTAGATGTGGTTGAAGAATCCCTTGAATTTACAGATAATTATTAAAAAAATAATACCCAATAGTAGATATGAGTCAGCAGCTCAGGGAGTTTGTCAAGCAGTCGGGGGTAGAAGTGCGCCCCACAAACAGCCCAAGTTCTGTTTCTACGACTGCGTCAAATAATGCACTAATCAAAGAAATTGAGGCGGATATGGCATTCCCTCCTCGCCTCAAAAATAATATTATGAGCAACGAAAACTACGGGGAGTTTGCCGAGTTTGTTCATAATTCAAATAGCAATGATAATACCAACGAAATTATTGCAATGGCCATGAATCCTGTACCTTCCCCTTTGACATTCAGGGTCAGTAAACTGAACCCAGGAATGTTCAACGCAACCGTGAATAAGAATTTTAGTTCCGAAACCCGAATCAATATCAAAAAGATTCTCCTTAAGACCCCATTACCTAAAACACCAATTGGCGAAGGTCTTTATTTAGACACTAAAGAGATCAATGGTATTTATGGGCGTTTTACTACAGGTTTCTCGCATACTCGTGAGTATGGAAAGAGGGGTGACCTTAACAAGGACTTTTTTACCGTTCAATTGAAGGTTGTAATTTCCGATGACACCGAATCTAAGGGTGCCACAGTCAACTTTTATAGAAATGGTAAAATTCGCTTCTCGGGCGGGTTTATTGGGTCAAATATTTCAAATCAACCCGAACTCATCCACCGATTCATTGTTAATAACTACAGTGAGAAGGAAGCCTTCCTCTACAATCCATTTCAATACAATAATCTCAGTGGTCAGTTTAGAGTGAATGGTGTTTTCAAGAATTTGGTCTTACTCACAAAAAGATTTGTGTCCAATTACGGCGCGATGGATGTCAAATATGACGCGGAACTCTCACCATTTATGTATCTCACATATAGAGGTCATAAATACATATTGGCCAAGTCTGGTAACATTCAAATATCGGGCGCTCCGACACCCGCGGATATGCTTAGAGCATATACCGATGGATCTCAATTGGCAAAAGTACTTTACGAAAAGGGTGAAATCTCCCTAACTGCGTCTGTACCAAATAGATTGGTCAAGGGGAAAACAGTTACTAAAAGGGTCAAGAAGAAGGTCCTGAGTAAGAAACAAACGGCGGCCCTAAAGATTGATACCAAACAATGCATGCGAATGCCAAAGTCGGAACTCGTGGATCTCGCAAAAAAGATGGGTGTCGTTGGAATCACAGCATCCACAAAGAAGGAGGAGATATGTGAAAAGATTAAGAAGATTTCGGGGGTGAAGAGTGCCACTTTCCGTAACACCCAAAAGAAGAAGAATGTTACTCTAGCTGGTTCGGGTAAGAACTTCAAGGTTGGGCGAGCCACTTGTACGGGATACAACAAAACCGAACTCCTCAGAGTTGCTGGTATCCTCAATATTAAACTAGACCCCAAAGAGACAAAAATCACCCTCTGTAAGAAGATTGAAAAGGCGCGCAACGCCATGCTTGCTCCCAAGCCCAAGCCAAAGACGCCACCCACCCGCAAAGAAGTGGCGAAAAAGAAGAGAAATGTAAAGAGGGAACAAGTCATCAAGAAGAGGGGTCTTAATGAAAACTCTATTCGCAAAGATATTGTCAAACTTTATGGCAAACGATGGATGGATCGCTACAAGAATATAATGCCCTCTCTCAACAACGACGTTAAGGAGATGAAAACGCGTCTTAACAAACTGAATACTGGAAATAAACGGGGTGTTCCATTCAAGAGAGATGTGGATATTATCAAAAAGAGACTCGTTAATCGGTGGAAGAGTGAGAGAGGTAGAAATTTAGAAAGAAAGGTTATTCGTAATCAGTTGAATGTCGCGAGTGTACCAAAGAAACTTGTAACTCAGTACAGAAACGCAGCGACAAATTATATTATGAACCAAGGACCAACTATGAAACAACTTGAAAAATATAAAAAGACGTGGTTAAACTTAAGGAATAAGTCATAGACTTATTAAACATGGAAACGATTGCTGAACAGATCGTGGGACGTCTTGAATTTGGAAAGGAGCGATATGGGCATGGGGTGATTGTTAACTCGGACACGAGGGAATGGGGAACACCTAACAACTCCTGGATCGAAATGGCAACCGAAGAGTTCTTGGACGCAATTATTTACGTTATAGCTGATTACATTAGACAGGGGCGACAAAACTCGCAATGGTCGTCACTTGAGATCGATTATAAATTTGATGAAAAATTTAGAAAGGAGGACGTGGACGGTGTCGGGACGCGATCCGGCGAGCTATGCATTGAAGATGATAATAAGCTCATCTTACACATTCTTAAAAATTATCAAAAGATCGACAGCCCCAAGCATTATATGATGATCTGGAATTTAATCAACATAATACTCGTGAGTTCACAGTTTTAATTGGTTCACCCACTTGCTTGAGATGGTACGTATGATATGCGAAGTTATATCTTGGGAACATTTCCTTTATCAGGTTTGATAAGATTGTTGCCTCAACAATGTGGGAAACACCCGAGCACACAGAATTTCGTTCAATTTGGAGAAAACGATCCTCCAATTGCACGAACTTTTTTAGGTTTTCTTGACTCATACCCTCTCTGCGCATGAGAAGGTACATTTGTTTGGAATTACCTGCACTGATATGGAAATTCTTAGAACCTCCAATCTGGTCAGATAGCTTTTCGGTTTCGTATATAAGAGCGGCGGCCAATAGGGCTAGAAATATATAACGCGACATCTTATTTATTACACAGGAATTAATTTGGATAAATCGTTCAATTTATGAATTATATTGAAGAACTCGTCACGACATGTGACATCTTGTGGTTTGACGATTTCAAACTCAATTTGGTATGAACACGGTTCTTCGGAATCCATATCAGCATTATCACCCGATGATATAGTCATATCAATAGTGAGATTCTTTCTCACAAATGAATGACGAGTCTTGGTACGAACTCTATCCATTTCGTATTCACCCCAAGTGGGGATTTCTCTCGAAATACTAAATCGCATATCAGTTGGTGTTCCGGTAAAGTCTTCTTTCAAAACGTTAATCTTCTGAACCATTACACCATCGTCTCCGGTATCCTTTTTAACAGACAGACGAATATTATTGTTATCACTGTAATAAACATCGGATTCTGTAGTTTCCGTTTTTTCCCAAGCGTTATACTTTCTGAGACCTTCTAAAACTCTTTCAAAATTCTCCTTACCAACATTTGTATCGAAGAACGTTCCATTGTGTTTTCCGAGACGGAGTTCCATTTCAATATGTTCTTCATCCTTGTGAGATTCAAACACAGCGAAGATCTTATCAACAATAGACTTAATGTCGTGCATGGTTTTTACATTTTTATTACGCGGTATTTTCTTAAGTGTTTTTTATGTATAAATTGTAATGAGAGGTTTTTTAAACCTCGGAAATACATGCTATTTCAATAGTGTGGTACAATGCCTTCTTCATATCCCAGTTCTTTCAAACTATTTTTTAAAAACTAATTATAAAGGTGATTGTGAATTTACAAAATTATATCAAACACTTGTAAAGTTTTATTGGGTATCAGAAGAAAAGGGTTGTATAAATCTAAAACCATTGATGCGCGAATTTTTCAAACACTTTCCAAGGTTTGATAATGCGGATCCACAAGATGCACAAGAAGCAATTTTATGTATTATAGATATTCTCGTGAGATCCTCTCCCATTATAAAGTCTTGGTTTTATGGTAAAAAAACACAAGAAACCGTGTGGCCCGGGGGAAAAACATCTACAAGTGAGGATTTTAGCATTCATATAACATCAACAAATGGCGACAATTTGGGCGAAATGCTTAACAAGAGCACAGGTTGGAATGTGATTGAAAATTTTGAAGATACGAATGGCAAAATACACAATGTTGCGACTACCAGAATGTTATTTTCAAAACTTCCACAAGTTCTTATAATTTCCCTCGATAAAAAAACTAACATAAGTGTGATCGAAAAGTTGTTGATTGACAAGTATGAATACAATTTAATCGCGAGTGCTACACACATAGGTAACGAAATGGATGGTCATTACGTTAGCTTTGTTAGACGCGAAGACAAATGGTATAGCGCGAACGATGAATTTTTAAATGAGATTAATCTTCTTACATCGGGTGGTCACTACGTGATGGTCTACAATCTAAAAACTCCTTCATCTGAATATCTTCTTTGATATTTGTGATGGTATTATAGAATGTTCGGCGATTATTTGGGTGTGTCTTATCTCGGCGCCTCTTTTGTGGTTTCCACCACAATGGTCCATCCTCCCAAGTAATATACATGCATTCGACAATTGCACCATCTTCAAACCATGGTTCATTCATTTTACTTACTTCAAATTCACTCTCGTAAAATAATTTCTTTTTTTCTTGGACATATAGTTTCCAAACCGGTTCTCCCTTTTGCCCAACCCCTTTAAAACTTTCACCCCTCTTCATATAGAAATCAACTGTATTCTTCTCTCGGGGTTTCCATTTGAACATGGTTTCGTGCGTACCAATCCTCATTGGTTCATTTATGGGTGTGAAAACGAGACCATCCACATTCTGTTGAACGGTAGGAAGGTACTTGTACATGAATTCGTCATAATCGCGCATATGATGAAACGTCTTCATTTTCAATCGATGTTTATCAAATTTCATTTTAATCACAGAATTCGTGATTTTTTTAGCCGCTTCAAGTCTTCCATATAAATTGAGTTGCCCCACGGGTTCACCATTAACGATGATGGCGTCGTATATAAACAACGTATTATCATACAACTCACCATCAAGAATGGTTCCATTATACGCAGATGCTGGTAATCGTATAGATACCGGGGTAATATTGAAGGCTCTGTTTACAAATACAGATTTATTTTTACCCTCATATGTCAAGGCGACAAGCATGTGTCGCTCGCCGTCCGTTTTCTCACAAACAACATACTCGTTGCTTTTGAGAATGGGGAAGTGACGATACTCAATAGAGACTGGTTGGGGCCCGGGGAAATAATCCCGACTTCCCCAAACCTTGTGTATATAATTTATCACGTGCTCTTCGAAGGACATGTTTTGTAATACAATTTAAACTTTAACTCGCTTTAACTCCCGCCGCGTTCAGGATGTTACTTATACATTCATGTGTGTATGTCATTGTTAACTTAGCTGCTGTAAACGCACAAATCTTCACACCCTTTTCTTTGAACTTTTCTAATGTTTTAGGATGAATTGTTATATTTCCATTTTTTTTGTCTTTGATACTTTTTATAACATTTTTTGTATTTATCAGCCACACACGGGCTTCACTGCTTTTCACGGTGTAGATGTTTTTAGAAATTTCGTTACCAACCTCTGTGTCAAAATGGAGACCCATCTGTTCAACTGGTTCTTTTGTATCACTGGAAACTTTACTCTTAAACAACCCCCAATCCACACCCTCCTTGACACCCGGAAAAACAAGGCAACCAATGCCTTCATGTTTTTCAAAAACCTGGTTTAATGATTCCTGATCCACACCTACACCAAAATCAACAAAAAATATTCGATCACACGTTCGTATATATTTCTGAATAACATCGGATTTCTTATATGGGTCATCATCAACAAAAACAATTTCATTGTGAATTCGCTCTTGTATACATTTCAAGTTCATGCGTAGAATTGCATGTAGCGTTTTAACGTGACAACTTTTGGAACGGGTAACAATTATAGTAACGAGGTTCATAATATAAATTAAAAGTGTCTAAGCCTTAAGCCTTTCGTTGAGACAGCCCGTAAATGGTAAGTTTCCTACATGCCCGAGAGTTGTATTTACATCTGCGTATATTTTACCACCATCCACCTGCTGCCATCTTCTGCAAAATGCGTAGTCTTCCGACAAATACCTACGATTGCCCGGATCGATCATGCAATCAAAAGCTGCATGATAATCATCAAAGTCTCTATTTTGATGATCATTTTTACACCACAATTCTGGGTATTTTTCCTCCAGCTGTTTGAAAACATCCCTCTTGATACACATAAAACCAGTGGGACCATCCAGTATCTCTATAAATCCATCCTTAACGGGTCTATTTGCCGCCCCAAAGTTAATCACAAGACTTGAAGACAACATCGCCATATTACGTTCATCTCCCCCCTTCACTGCGGATGCGGCTTGTTCCCAGTTAACCACCTTCTTGGGATAACACGCAACACTTACATCATGACCGGACTTAATAAGGCGGACAACAGCTTCGGGATCAAAATGAACATCAGCATCTATAAACATGAAGTAATCGCAATCACTTTTCTGCATGAACCGACCCACAGCGACGTTACGAGCCCTGTGGACGAGTGATTCATTTTCGGTGGTATCCATGTATAACTGGATACCTTCCCTAATTAATAGAATCTGAAGCCTTATAATACTCATTACATACTTTTCTAAACATAAACCACCGTAGCATGGTGTGGCCAAAAACAATTTGACCACCATTCTTTATTAAAGTAGTCTTTTAGCCTCTAAGTGTTTTTTTACGATATTCTCAATCTTATTTAGTGTCGGTACAGAGACCGAACATTTTTCGCACACCTGTACCTTTGTTACTTCCGAACCAAGTACAATGTGAATAATAGCAGACGCAATACTAGTCGGTGTTTTACTCATAAGCTCTACACAATCATCTGTATTAGTACACATCCTGTTACATCGGAGATGTTGCTCTCTCGTGACGTCAAAAGAGTTGAGAAGTCTTTGCATCACGTCGTGGGCCTTCGTCACGTAGTTCTTTTCGGTGATACCCATAACTGTATCTTTAAATATTTGTGTTGTCCGGCTAATATCTTTAGACTGAATACCAAACATATCAGCGATTTCTTTGGTTGTTCGTGGAAATTGAGCAAGTCTACAAGCGTAAAGTACACAATTTGCTTTGATACCGAGACGGACTGCACCGCGAGTAAGTTTTTCATCGTTAAACTTTCTATACATCATCATTGCGTCTTTGCGCACCACATCTGGGAGCGCATGACAAGCTTCGTCAATATCCCTGTATGCATGGAACAGTGATCTATCCTTATGATTCATTGACATATGGAAATTAATTTTTGCCATTCGTTTGTTTTCGTAGGTTGATGAGCGTTGAGTTGAAATAACAGTACCCTTGCCCCAATTCTGCGAAAAGAGTTCCGGGTTTGCATTTGGAGTACCACATCTCGAGGGATCACTGACGCGTCCATCATCTGTAATACCACTTGTCCATTCGGGCTTCTCGTCAACAAAGTTGTCTTCAATGAGACCACATTCTGAACACGTGGGGAGACCTTCGGGTGAAATGATTTTCACCCCCGAGCACTCACGACAAAAATTTGTATTAACTGGCTTGTTAACATTGGGTTTGGGTAATAATTGGTCTAAATCAGACCAGATAGCTGCCAGCATATTGGTATAATTGGGGGCGAGCTTTTTTGTATTTTGTAATTACGCACCAAAACTTAGGTTGTCTGCACGCGCTTTGGCCATGGCTTCAATAGCATCAACGGTTTCTTTAAAACTACGCGCCCCTGGAGATTTTGGCTCCCATGCGTTCCACTCCTTGTCTATGGCTTTATAGTCAGGAGGACGAATTACTTCACCGTCAATCTCGTTATCTGGTACGATAAAGTCATCCATTTCTGAATCACTCTCGTCACCATCGTAGATTTCAGAATCAGAATCTTCGATGTCAATTTCATTTATATTAGCATACAGGCCATTCTCGATCATTTTGAATTCCAAATCCTCAAAGGTTGTTCCACTTGGGTGGTGTTCCATCACACTTTCATATGGAGCCGGACTCATGTCACCGTCATCAAGTTTATAGACACAAGCCGACTTATATATGAGCTCGGTGGGGTTTAGATATCTTACTCCGAGTGTCAGGCCAGTATTCATTCCCACAACAGCTAGGAAGTCGTCCTCTATGTTGTCTTCGTTTACAAGTAGTTTAATTATATCATTTTCAATTATTTCGGATGGCACAATCATGCTTAGAGTTTTCGGGCAAAAAATTATCAACAATAATAACACAGATGAAAATCACAATTTATTCGAAGGAGGGCTGCGAGTACTGTGACCACACCGTCTCGTTATGTGAATCGGAAGGTGTTGAATATGAAAAAGTTATGATCGAGAAGGAAGAACTCAAGAAGTTGTGTGGTGGTAGACTTGACTCCTACCCTCAAATATTTATTGATGAACGTCGAATTGGAAACTTCTTTGAATTCCAGGAGTGGGTTGAACAAGAATATGAACCCATTCTGTTTCCTACCCTAAGCAGATTTACAGTCTTTCCCCTGAAGTATCCACATCTCTGGGACCTCTATAAGAAGGCTCAAATGAGCAACTGGACTGCGGAAGAAGTAGATCTCTCTAAAGACCTCGACGACTGGAAGACCCTGAATGAAAATGAAAAGAAATTTATAAAATATATTCTAGCCTTTTTTGCTGGATCAGATGGAATTGTGTTTGAAAATATAAATAATAGCTTTGCCGATGAAGTTCAGATAAGTGAAGCTCGCTCATTCTACGCATATCAGTGTCATAATGAAATGGTTCATGGTGAAACATATTCAAAAATGATTGACAAATACATCAGGGATGCGGCCGAAAAAAAGCAGTTATTTGAAGCAATCAAAACTGTGCCGTGTATTCAGAAGAAGGCTACTTGGGCTATGAAATGGTTTGACGTAAAATCTCACTCTTTCGCTGAACGCCTATTTGCGTTTGCTTGTGTCGAGGGTATTTTCTTCTCGGGTTCATTCTGTGCCATCTTTTGGTTGAAGAAGAGGGGTCTCATGCCGGGATTGTGCTTCTCAAATGAGCTTATTTCCCGCGATGAAGGTCTCCATCAAGAGTTTGCTGTGGAACTTTTCAAGACTTTACGCAATAAACCTAACAATAAAATCCTCCACGCCATCGTGAAGGAGGCGGTCGAGATTGAAAAGGGTTTCATTCTAGACGCTCTCCCATGTAATCTCATCGGTATGAACTCTGAGAAGATGTCTGAATATATTGAGTATGTCTCCGATCGTCTACTAAAACAGATCGGGGCGCCACCAATTTGGAACTCAAAGAATCCATTCGACTTTATGGAAAATATCTCCCTCGATGGGAAGACTAATTTCTTTGAGAAGAGAGTTGGGGACTATGGAAAATTGGACGATGATGCGGATGAAATTGGTTTTGACGAAGATTTCTAAACTTTTAGTAGTTCCAAAGCTTTCAACTGAAAGATATCACACTTAGCATTAATATTAAGCGGAACCTGTGTGACATCTTTTACAATTGCTTCATCTTGAGATACCGTATCATACATTTTATTGTTAAATCTTTTATAGACCAATGGATTGTTAAGTATTGGTATTTTTGGATATAACATGCACCATGACATCTTTGTCGTTTTATCGTCCATGGGGAGAAGCGTGCTAAATGTAATAAACTCGTACGGATCTTTAAGTTTGATGCGAATGATTGTTGTATAAGGTGCTACAAAGCGACTATGTATTTCAGAACCATTTTCTGGTTGCATATGTTTAGTGAATATCGAAGATGCTTTAGGTTGTACCACGGCACGACAGTCAACATACTTGTCAAACATGTCAATTTTGGTATTCGTTATAATACCATTGTCCTCGTCGGCAAAGTTGTGAACAAAGTTAATATGAGAAATATCAGTGGCATTTAAAATCCAATCAAGAACAGTCCCCCGAAGTTCTTTTGAACCGTAAACTTTTACCCAATTTGGATCATATAACTCTGGGCAATATTTAGTGGGTAAATTATCCCTGTTTTTGGATGACCAAATAAACCCACCATCTTCCACGGTTGGGTATGAATTTATATTAGCTTTACAAAGAATGTTATTCGTTGAAGGAACTTTGACAAGTTCTCCGTCTGAATCAAATTCCCAACCATGATACGGGCACTGGATGTTATTACCCTTCACCCTTCCTTTACAAAGCTTCGCACCTCTATGAGGACATACGGCATCTACCACAGATATTTTGCCATCGCCCGTTTTAAAAAGTACATGCTCTTTCCCATTGATTTTTAACTGCTCTAATTTGAGTCCCTGTGAAACACCGAGACCAAGCATTTACTTAGACCGAGATAAAGATAAGATGCAAATATCTTACAACCAAGGCACACATACATGCACTCAATTGTCCAGCACGCAATTCTACAATCAGTGGTTGGCGGACCCGGGCCTCTCATTGTGGAATATAATGGTCAAATGTTTATCGAAAATTGCTTTATTATTACCCATAAACATGTGAATAATATTCATAAAAAACTTAAAAATATTAGTTTTACGAAAATTGAACAAACAACTGATCGATCATTTGTTCTTATATAGAGCTAAGATCCATTGAACCAAGTTTAACACCGGTATCAACAAATTTAGATTCCTCTGCACCTGGTTCTGGTACAACGTCGGCCATGCGCGTTGGTTTAATAATATATTGTCCTTCGTCTTCCTGTTGATCTTCATCCTCCGGAATCGCGGGAGCTTCATTCTTAATATTCATCATACCCCAAACAATGAGAATGAAAACAACGCTATGCAATAAAAGACCGGTTGTTGACGGACACCCGGTTGGTGTCGCAATTCGTGGCCCGAGGACACGACGCATGAGACGGAAAGTTTCTGGGTTCGCAATTATGAAAAAGGTGAGACCCGAAATTATGGAATTGATAAGCTTCTCCTGTTGTTTTCGACCATCGCACCCACAACCACAATCTTTAAAGAGGCCCATGATTATCTTTTACCATAGGTGGATAAAAAAACTGACTTAAAGTCGAGGGTCCTAGTAAATATATAACACCCACTACAATGTCACTTGCTATCCAACGATCCTCTGAATTCTCCCCAGCTTCGGTTGGGTTTTCAAAACTTCGTAAGAATAAGAATGGCGGAAAGACCGTCTATCTCAACGGAGGAGACAACAAAAAACTATACATTCAACTTCCCTTCATGCGCTCGCCATATGGTCTTAGCGCGTTTACGGACGAGGGCACGGGACGCACCACGTATTCCCTGGACCTCAGCTTTGATCCAGATAATGCCGAAGCGGTGGAACTTCAGGAAAAATTCAAGGAACTTGACGACATCATTGTCAATACAGTCGCTGAGAACTCGAAGGAATGGTTGGGAAAGGAGTTCAATGTGGCCGTTTTGCGCGAGGCTCTGTATAAGCCGGTTGTCCGTCCGGGTAAGGAACCGTACCCATCTACTCTCAAGCTTAAGATTGCTACCAAGCCCGATGGTTCGTTTGTTCCAGAGGCTTACAATATGAAAAAGGAAGCCGTCTCCCTGGACACCATTGAGAAGGGACAAAAGGCTATGGCTATTGTTGATGTGAGCTCCATTTGGTTTATCGACAACAAGTTTGGTGCAACCATTCGTCTCCAGCAGGCTCTTCTTGAGCAATCTACCAGGCTTCCTTCTTTCGCCTTCCAGGGTCTTGACCTTCCAGGATCCGACGAGGTTGATGAAGATATTGAAATCGAAGAAGAAGAAGAAGTAGATGAAGAATAATTGTAATTAAAAACTTCTCATAAAAAAATAGATATGTTTCACCTACGCGACCTACCCTCTGGTAAACTTTACCGCAGACTGGATTTTTTAAGGATTCGTCGGGAACTCGCGAAACTTATCAACGAAAGAGATTATGATGGTCTTTCGTTGAGAAGTCCCGATATCGTCACTTGTGTTGAATTTGAGATAGAAGAAGAATATGAACACCCGGAATCATACCTAATTCATTGGGTTGCGAAGTGTTCAGGTCATACCGCTGGGTGTCTTATGTTCCAGATTTTTAAGAACGCCTGTGGCAAATATTCCCATTATCATTGGACTGAAATCATGCGAGCGTCGGGAAAATCAATGATGGTTGGCGCTGTGATGAGTAAAAATATAAAACTCCTCGAACATGCGATGGTTCATGTAGATGAGGTAGAATTGGAACGCATACTTTATGACATTGACTGCCCAGTGATTCAAAAATGGCACGATGATAATTTTATAGTCACCTAAGTCGGGGTTTGTAATAGCAAAAGTAAGTCAAAACAAAATGGAACTTATGCAAGCGATCAAATATGGCATTCCCGATATGCTTCGTGTCAATGAACATCAAATCCTGTATGAAATTGAATTAAGACTTAGTGACTGTTCCATCGAACATGAAGATTATATAACTTTCTGGATTGCATCACACAAACATCACGAGACCGCAGCCGATATGTTTGAGGTTTTCATGAATACAGTTCAGACGGCCTTTACACTTGTTAAGTCTGAGGAAATTATGGAACTTTATTCGTTAGCGGCTTTAGTTGGTGCGATTGGTAGTCAAAATATAGATATCCTTGAATATATCAAGGGGTATCATACCAAAGAAGATATTCATGAAGAATTATGTGCCCAGTGTGGAGATGAAGCAGAATGGCCACCGTCACTTTTAGAATGGTACAATAGAAATTTTTCTTAGTTTGTAATAAGTATGGTGAAGCTCTCAGATCTTGTCCACATAGCTAACAGTGCCAAGACCAATTCCCAGAAGAATGCGGTTGGCGAAGAAGTTAAGAAAATCCTACGAGGAAAAAAGGATGGTGTCTCAAAGGCGTGTTACCCCGAGAATCATTTTTTCACTAGGGTCACACAAAAACCACTCTTAATCAATAAGGCGACGCGATTGCGTGCCATAGGGGAGGGTCAGTATGGTACAGTCTTCTATGGATGTATCGATGATAAATGTGCCACACAGGTCGCGATTAAGGTTACGACAGAAGAAAGCGCCAAGATGGAGTATCGTATTGCCGAAAAATTGAAAGGGATGGGCACACCACGCATGTATCATTTCAAATCGTGTCGCACGGACGATATTCTTTATTTCGAATACATCGACGGTAAAAGCCTTCAGGGGTGGTTAAAGACCAAACCAAGGGAGGTCGCTGTTAAAAAGGTCATTGAACAAGTGATACAAAACCTGGCCAACATTCATAAAAAATACCCAAAATTCAGACACCACGATCTTCACTCAAACAACTTACTCATTCTTAAAACGAAGGGTGGATTTAAACCAGTAATCATAGATTTTGGTATGTCCACCATGGAAGGTGTGAGAAACCCGATCGTAACATCTGGGGAACTCGCCTCGTCTCATGGTATTGGTAGTAAAAGTCACATAATGTATGATGCACACTACATTCTTAATTCAATGTATTACGAATTGTCAAAGTATGGTGGTTATAAACAGGCAAAAGAATTCATACGTGATGTATTACCCGAAAAGTACCGAGGAGCGCAGGGACAGCGGTGGACGGAGTCCAGTTGGGGCAAATACGTTGATAATTTCAGATTGGTATTGGGTGCGAAACACAATCTTCCAACCTATGAAACAATTTTAAAACATCCATTCTTTAGTAGTGCACCAAAGAAGAACCCCGTTGTTCGTATACTCAAAAAGGTTCTACCATCAAAGAAAAAGAAAGCGGTCGCCGCTCCCCGCCCTCCACAGCCACCCGTGCGTAGCGGGAGTGCTAATCAGTCAAGTGCCATTCGCCGCGCCGTGGCTGTTCTCCAGAAGAATGCTGAAAAGAAGAAGATGCCACTAAAAAGACCCGGTGTTGCCAGGGTTAAATCTCCAAATGCAGCTCCTGTAGCCACGAAACAGAGACCAAAGATATCAATCAACAAGAATGGTAACACCAAAATTGACAGACGGAAGTGTCGTCTCTATAAAAAGGGTGATTTGGCGAAGATGTTCAATTTAGATCCAAAATTGACCAAGGACCAAATGTGCAGACTCATAAAAAATATGTAATGTATAATATACAATAATGCGCCGTAAACAATTGACAAAAATCGCCCTAGCTGTCATTGCTATTTTTATTCTTTTCCGTATGACAAAAAGTTCAGCTCCAAGCGGGGGAAAATGGACTGTGTACGGGAGCAAGGAATGTGGCTGGACTGTGAAACAGTTGAACTATATGCGGCAGAAAGGAAAACCATACAAATTTGTAGATTGTGAAAAAGGTGGGTGTTCGGGTATGGAAGCCTTCCCAACCCTTGTGAGCCCAGATGGCGAAAAGATTGTGGGTTACCGTGAAATCTAAATACTCTAATTACTCATAAGTTGAATGTTTCAGCTTATCAATAATGAATTATTGGATTTTTATAAGAATATTTAAGCTTTAATAATGCTCAATGAAAGGGCGAGAATGAAAGCGTCAAGCAAGGTGTTAATTGGCTTGAGAGCGCTAATGTGCTTAACAAGGGATCTGTTCCACGCGAATCGGAGTACGAAGGTCGCGATGAGAATATTGAGAATAAAGAGGAGAATCTCTGTGAGCATATCAGACTTGGTTTCGGATTTGGCGACGCGTTCGACGACCTGCATTTTATTAAATAGCTATATTTTTTTCTGTATCAATTACAAATGAAGAACCTCCCCACCAGTGGTTCCGAAAGAAAGTTCACCAACCGTCGTTGGGGGACTGCCACCGGTAAGGGTAATAATAATTGTTATGCATACGCCGTGGGTGATTATGAGGCTTACCGCTGGCAGAAAAGTATTCCAGGTGATAGATCGGGTCTTTCAAACAAACCAAATGATTACACAACTTGTACTGGACTTCCAAAAGCTGTTCTGTCCGATAACCCTGGAAAGGTCTATCGCGCGAAACCTGGTGAAAAGTGTAAGAAGGGATACTATAAGGTCATGATGTTTGTGTGTCCTGGAAGACCAACAAATTACATTCGCCAAGGGGACTTTCACTTCTATGTTCAACACAGGGTCGTGGAGTATCGTGTTAAACCCGGTGATACACAGGAATCGGTAGCGAAATTCTTCAAGGTGCCACTCTCTCGTGTAAAGCGCGCTGGTAAGTTTGCACCAAATAAGAGAATAGCTTTCCGAGCCAATGTTTTCAGCCACAAGCGGGGGTGGGCAACGGGGCCGCTTCTGGTTGATGCATCTGGCAAGGCAATTAAAGACCCACGAAAGGCGGATAGGAACTACCCTGGTCTAAACTATGAGCGATATTGTAGCTCATTCTGCGTCAAGGATAAGGGGATCAAGGTCGGAAAGACCCATCCCAAGGTCCGCAAGAATGCTCTCTAGATCTAGCGTATTTTCAACATCAAAAGAAATATTAAATATATCCATTAAATTGAAAACGTCTTCATTCTCCAATAACACAGTATTAGATTGTTCTGTGTAATTGTTCTGAACCGTCACTGTCACCTTAAATTGCGAAACGTCAAAAACTTTTCTACATACGGGACAGGTATTCTTACCTTTATTTCTCCATTCCTCTAGACAGTGGGAATGAAACATATGTCCACACCGAAGAGGGATATTGGTCCTTGTTGACCTTACCTCATTGAGACATATGGCACATTGTGACATTCTAGAGTATGGTTTTAAAGTTTTTATCGGGATTTATCACACTGTCTAATAGGTCGCTGACATATCAGTGTATTTGTTGCATGGGTCACAAGAAGAACGGGATTGTTCTTGGAGCTTGGACAAAAACTCTGGACCCTTTTTTTGGAGGGCTTGTCGGAAAGAATAATTGTCTTCGAATTTGATACCATTTTGTTGCATCAAATAGTTGTTGGTAAGTTGGGCTGAGGAGTGAATGGTAAAACATCGCCCGTCTGACATTCCAAGTCGTTGAGACATCTTTATTAAAATACAACTAGAAATTAATTTACCTAAGCACTGGTCATTTTATCAGTTTTTACATCCCATGTAATCGTTGCCTTTATAGCTTCATCTTTGGTGATGGCCCTGGATCCCTTGGGGTCAACGGGATTACTCCCGTTGACCGTCTTTGAAAGTTCTATTATAGTGTTTCTCAAACGGTGTTTACAACACGAACGACGGTTTGTAATTATAACCTTTTCAATCTCATATTCTTCACCAAGATCTATTAAGAACCATTCAAAATCGCCGTTATTGGTATGTACAAAATTGTCCTTATTTCCGTCTACAAGCATGGGTGGATTAAAACGTCCGGGGTGTGATATAGAACTTTGTGTAACCGTTTTACCCTTAGCAACATTTATACCCCCCGCGAATACTTCACATTCAGCGATGTTCATCCAATGATCATTACCATCCTTTTTGCGTGAAATTCTCACATACCTGTATTTTGGAGGCGGTGCCATACCTACCGCACCTGGGTTCATTACTGCAAATGCGGCACTGGCGGCCATCGAAGATGAACAAGCGACCAAACCAAGAATAGCTACTTTGCTCATATTTACAATAGTTTTAGAAATTTAATCTCCTGTTCGTAATCGTGTGAAGCCACGAGGTGAAACCTTTTGCCTTCAAGTGTTCAACCATGGATTCACATTTGTATCCCAAGAATACATTAAACACATCCTTTTCCACCGTTGGTGATACACGAATCTGAGAATCTTCGTTGATGTGCTGATTGATAATATTATAGGCAAATGCAATCTCCTTGAGTGTCTCGGCGCCAGTGATGATAATCTTACCTGTTGAGAAGATACTGGTTGTAATTTCCTTCATATCCTGGGATGGGCGAAATTTGATCTTAACAGCGGAATATCTGTCTGGTTCAAAAGAGACCTTGAAAATGTCTGGATGATTCTCAAAGTGTTGGGAAACACGCATGAGATTGATATTGTAGTTGAGAGAGAAGTTGGAGTTAATCATGACAACCCTGAAAGAATCAACTGGTACTTGTACTTCTATTCCCAGAAAGGTCTTGAAGATGTAGGTCAACTGAGTGATGATTCTCTTACAATCAAAGAGGTCACAACATCCCGCAACCTGAATAGATCCATTGGGGAACACCTTGACAGACTTGGTACTGTAATTGTCATGATATGTGAGAGTAACCTGGTTGTAAAAGGTTGTGGGTTTCAACTTCCATTCAAAACCACAATCACCTTCGGTACCTGCGCGTCTCAACTTGAACGAACCTATTTTTTCGAAAATACTGCGAAGTTTCTTAATATCAATATCCTGGATGAAGCTCGAGACCATAGTGATTGTCGTAATCTTTATCCAGGAAGGTCTTATCTCCTCAGGAAGTTCTTTCATAAACTCATCAAGAGTGAGAAGATATGAAAAACTATTATTGGCAATAGCCGAATACATTATGTGTAGCAGTTCCTGAGTTTTAATTGATTTTGGGGGGAGTTTGGATGACTTAGGTGCTTACTCACATCTTACAGCACTTATAATTATACCTAAATTTACCCCGTCCTCGAAACGCTCGACCGTTTCTTACAAGCTTGAATCCTGTAATAACTTCATTTCGGCCGCATTTAACATCATGACGATCAAGGTAAATACTCATTCGATGTTCCTGATTCCAACCGGTATTCTTATTATGACAACTGCCAGTCGCCTTTTTCGCGTTACACGAATAATCGTATCGTATCTGATTACCTCTTGGTCTGACAAGTCTAAACTTACTCAGAGGATTTTTACCGCAGTCTACATTGTGTCTGTCCAAGTATATGGTATGACCTCCACCCCAGTGATTAGCCCCGGTTCTCTTATGGTGAAACGTTCCGTTGTTTATACCATCGAGACACTTGTATTTGTAATTAATTTGATTACCTCTTGGTCTACGAAGTCTAAACTGATTCAACCCATCATTGCCGCAATTAACTGTGTGACGATCTAAATATATACTATTTCCTCCACCCCAGTGATTGGGTTTGGTTTGTTTGTTGATGAGTTTATAAGATTTAGGGGCTGGTCTTGGAGCCGGTCTTGGAGCTGGTCTTGGAGCCGGCTTTGGAGATGGCCTTGGAGCCGGCTTTGGAGATGGCTTTGGAGCTGGCTTTGGAGCCGGCTTTGGAGATGGCTTTGGAGATGGCTTTGGAGATGGCTTTGGAGATGACTTTGGAGATGACTTGGGGGATCCCGCCGCCTTTGCTCCGGTTGCCCGGGTTGGGGTTGATGATTTATCATCCCCTCCTCCCATTAGCATGGCAGCGACTGAAGAAGAAGAGCACATTACCACGACACCAACTACGGCCATGATCTTAGCTCGCTTGGATATCTTGGACATCTTTTATACTATACTTAGAGATTAAAGTGGAGTGTTGATCAATGATGTCATCCTTCATTAAATCGGCCCTAGCTGTGTATGATGTTGAATCTGATTTAGAATACGTCGAGATTGAACATGAACGATTTGTTAGGGGTAAAGGTTACAATACATATAGGGATTACATTAACACAAAACCCTTGGCTGACTGGGTTAAGATTACTTCCAAAACACAATCCATTCCGTATGAGAAATTCTTAGATACGATGTGCGAAAAGACCCTTGAAGTTCGCCAGAAAATGGCTGAATTGGCCCTTGAAAACATCCTATCCGATAAAAGAGATATACATACATATATCCGCACGGCCCACGCGAGTAAAATTCTTGATCCCACATTCCAACCACCTTGGATTAATATTAAGAGTGCTTGGCAAAGGGAGTTTATCCGAAAGTTTTGTGAGGATACACTGGCCGATTTAATACAAAGAACAACCGAAGAATCAAGACTTGAGTACTTTTTTAACGTTTTATGTAATATAGAATAGTAAAAATGAATATGAGAATTATCAACCAACCGGTAATGGAAAACCGGGGTTTATTTGCCACACCAACTCTAATAAGATCACCAAGTGGTCGTTTAACGACGAAACCCCGATCTATATTTCGTCGTGGGTGCAATGGTTTAGATAAAGGACATCTATCGTTGACACCTTTACATAAAGCGTAATCACAAAAAACGCTTTTAGATGGTTCTTCAATACCCGACTCTTTACGAGTCTTAGAAAAATCTGCGAAATCTCCCGTTTGTCCCACACCCCCTGGAAGGGAGAAATCATGCGTGACAAATGGATTGACATCATTTATAGCATCTTCATCATTGAGCATATACTTACTCATAGTTATATTTACGTCAGATTATATTTTTTCGTCTTCATTTTGGTGCGATGTTCCTCCCACATTTTGTCCAGATCAACATCCAACATGTGAGCTAGTTGAAATAGATAACTAAATACATCACCCATCTCCATCATAACATCTGTACCCCTTTCCTTCTTAAGACCGGTCTTCTTGTATGTCTTTTTATATTGGCGAATAGCTGAGGCAAGTTCACCGACTTCTTCGGTAAGTAAAAGCCAGACCGTGTCTACTGCAGCACGGTCCCACCCCTTGGATTTACACACCTTTTCGGTTTCTGATTTATAATAATTGAGGCTCATCTTATTTTGTTAACGACGCAAAACTTTAATTGATTCCGATCTTATTATTTTTATCAACCTTGTTGCCATATGTACTTGTGTTTTTGGGAAGATCCAGGGGGGCGTTGATTGTATCTATATCTTTAATATACGACATATATTGAGAAACGCCAGTTTGGATATGACCTAAAGCCATTTGAATGACACGTGCATTCATTTCTTGAACTTGTTGATTCACATGAGAGTGGTGGTTGCCCGCGTTGTTAATGAACACGACGCGCATGATTCCATACAAGTCATCTGGGTTTTGACGATCGATTGCAATCCCAGTCTTGTTCTTGAATGTTTGACGAATTCCACGCTGAAGAAGATTTTGGTTAAACTCGGAAAAGTACAGGGTGTTGAGTGGAGTCTCACACTGCTTGAGGGAGTCGAGGTGGAGGTTATCACACATTTAATATACCCCTGGAAAAAAAACTCCGTCAATACTAAATGTTGAACTTCGCCGACTTCGACAAAGTTTACGAAAACAAACCTAAGAACGTTGAGCAAATTCCATGCAAACCCCCAGCCTGCTTCGTTGGATCATATGCTCCAGTGAGTGAAGTAGGCAAGGAAGGTCGCTTCCACAACAACACATATTTTCTTCAGACGAGTCGCAGCAAGGAAATTGCTGGTCCAGTTCCAGTGCGAAGTAGTGACCTTAATAAATGCAAGAAGTAAGTTAAAAATAAAACACGAATATTAATTAGTAAACATGAGAGTCGTTAAGCGCTCAGGTCGTATTGAGGATATGAGATTTGATAACATCACCAATAGGATCAAGAATCTAACGTATGGACTCTCGGAAAATTGTGACTCTTCTAAAGTTGCTCAGCAGGTTGCCTCGTCTCTTTACGATGGCATTACCGCCCAGGAAATTGACACCCTTTCAGCGGAAGTTTGTATCGGTATGATTACAGTAGATCCAGACTATGAAATACTCGCAACTCGTATCACCGCCAGTAATATTCAAAAGGTATGTCCCAATAATTTCCACATTTCTATGAAAAAACTATCAAAGGCTGGGATTGTCACGGATGAAGTTGCTCGCGTCGCTGGACGCGTGAGAGACGACATCAATACCAAAAGAGACTACGATTTTGGTTATTTTGGTCTCAAAACCCTGGAAAAATCATATCTTCAGCGCCTTGACGGCATTCTGATGGAAACTCCACAATATATGTTTATGAGAGTTGCTATCGGTATCCATGGTGACGATATTTCATCTGTTTTGGGAACCTACGATAAAATGTCCCAGGGTCTGTTCATCCATGCAACGCCAACTCTCTTCAACGCCGGTACACCAAGACCGCAGATGTCCAGTTGCTTTTTGATCGCAAATAAAGAAGACTCAATTAATGGTATATATGGAACTTTGACGGAATGTGCGCAGATTTCCAAATGGGCTGGAGGTATTGGTATGCATATACATGACGTGAGAGCCAATAAGTCTCGTATTAGAGGCACAAATGGTCAATCAGATGGCATTATTCCCATGCTTCGCGTATTTAACGCTACAGCTCGTTATGTAAATCAGGCCGGTCGCCGAAAGGGTAGCATTGCCGTGTACATAGAGCCATGGCATGCGGATATCATGGAATTTCTTGAATTGAGACTCAACCAGGGGGATGAAGAGGCGAGGTGTAGAGACCTATTTTCCGCATTATGGATTCCAGACCTATTCATGAAAAGAGTGGAAGAGGGTGGTAAATGGAGTCTATTCTGTCCGGATAAGGCACCTGGCCTTTCTGACGCCGTTGGTGAAGAATTTGAAGCCCTCTTCACCAAGTATGAAGAGGAGGGTAGAGCGAGTGCGACTGTACCAGCCACGGAAGTCTGGAAGGCTATTCTCAAGTCACAGACGGAGACTGGTACTCCATATATGTTGTACAAGGATGCATGCAATAAAAAGTCAAATCAAAAGAATTTGGGAGTAATTAAGAGTTCAAATTTGTGTACAGAAATTTTAGAGTATACTGATAAGGATGAGACAGCTGTTTGCAATCTGGCGTCGATCGCCCTTCCAAAATACGTCGATGAAGAGACTCGCACGTTTGATTATCAAAAACTTCATGAAGTCACAAAGATTGTCACCAAAAACTTGAATAGAGTTATTGATCGTAATTTTTATCCTGTCGAAACTGCCAGAAAGTCAAACATGAGACATCGTCCTATTGGTCTAGGTGTTCAAGGACTCGCCGATGTATTTATTTTACATCGGGTTGCGTTTGATTCGGACGAGGCCAAGGAGATTAACTCGCGAATATTTGAGACAATGTACCACGCAGCCTTGGAAGCGAGCTGTGAATTGGCGCAGATCGATGGTTCATATGAAACTTTCGAGGGTTCTCCGGCGTCACAGGGGGTGCTTCAATTTGACATGTGGGGTGATGACACAAAGTTAAGTGGTATGTATGACTGGGGTTCCCTCAAAGAGCACATCAAGAAAAATGGTCTTCGTAACAGTCTCTTGATGGCGCCAATGCCTACCGCATCGACCGCCCAGATTTTGGGAAATAACGAATGTTTTGAACCATATACAACTAATATTTACCTTCGAAGAACCCTTGCGGGAGAGTTTGTGGTTGTGAATCGTCATCTTGTTGAAGACCTCAAGAAGATTGGTATTTGGTCTAAGGACATGAAGGACTTAATGGTGAAGGCTGGTGGTTCTATTCAGAATATTGTGGACATCCCAGATGAGATCAAGAAGCTGTACCGCACAGTTTGGGAAATCAAGATGAAGGATATTATCGATATGGCTGCGGACCGTGGCCGTTTCATTGATCAAAGCCAAAGCATGAACCTCTTCATGGAGAGTCCCACATTGTCCAAGTTGTCGTCCATGCACATGTATGCATGGAAGAAGGGACTCAAAACGGGGATGTATTATCTGAGATCAAAGGCAAAGGCGCGACCAATTCAGTTCAGTCTTGAACCAGACTGCGTCGCGTGCTCAGCTTAAAGTTTTGATAGGTTAATAAGTTAGAAAAATGTCCAAAATTACCGACGCTATCGAAAATTTGGAAATTTCCGAGTTTAACAACCGAAAGATTGTTCTCTCAACGAAGGATGGTATTCCCATGAGGATTCAATTCCCACGGTTATACATGCCTTTCGGTGTTTCGGGATTCACCCCAGAAGTTGGAGCTACAAAATACAATATTGATTTTGCAATGAAGGGTTACGACGAAGATGGAAGTTATATTAAAAAGTTCTACGACTCTTTACGAGAAATTGAAAATAAAATCATCGATGCCGTTGTTGAGCAGAGTGAAAAGATCTTTTCTAAGAAGATGACCAAGGACGAGCTTGTTCCAATGTTTAATTCAAATGTTAAGGAACATCCCGACCGTGAACCAAAGTTTCGTGTGAAGGTTGACATAGACCATAATGAAATGATCAAGGCGGCGGTCTACGATGCGAATAAAAACCCCATCAAGACCGAAGTCTCCAATGGTCTCTATGCAAGAAATAGTGGACATTCTATTGTTGAACTCAATAGTGTGTATTTCTTGAACAGAAAGTTCGGTTGTACTTGGAAATTAAATCAATTGGTGGTATATGAACCACAAAATCTCAAGGGTTTCCAGTTCCAGATCTAATCAACTGGTTTACTTGTTGCCATTATTTTTATTCAATAAAAGAAGGTGATATATGATTTGAGCCTCCTTAAGAAGTTTACCCTGAATCTTGGTAAATCTCTTAGGGTCCAAACCTAACTTGATCTTAGCCAACTTAACAGACTCGTCCCATTTAATGAGACTCATTCTTATAGTACATCTACAAATTTTTACGCCATCTTCTTCAACTTCTTTTTGTAAGCGGCTGTACCTTCCTTTGGTTGGAGGGCGAACTTACCCTTCTTTGGCTTGAACGCCTTGGTCAAGTGCTTCTTTCCCTCCTTCTTCATTCGCGCAATGGCGGACTTATGCGCTTGGACAGACTTAATCTGACCATCATTTGGATCCAACATCAAATCCCGTTGGGCAAGACCCCCTGAGGTTCTATCCGCGGTTCCATGGAATACTTCGGCGCGGCTTCCGACTGACATTTTATATATATTAAGCGAATATTTTTTTGATATCCAAGATTGAAATTTTTTCTGTAGTTCTTTTCACAGGGATCTGTCTCTGTATTCTTTCGTCGTTTAGAACCTTTGAACACACGATTGATTTGTGACCTTGAAGAGCCATCATTTCCTCCTCCACGCTCACAAATGTATCCGTTTCCTTGTATATTAACTTTTTGACATATACTATCTTCGTCTGGCCCGTTCGATGACTACGCCCAACAGCTTGTAGCTCGGTGGCAGGATTCCACGAAGGACCCGTGATATACACGCGCGTCGCCTCTTGAAGATTGAGACCTTGGCCACCTGATTTGATTTGAATGATGAATACCGCACCCGGTGGCGCATTTTTGAACAAATTGACCTGATTATCACGCTCATCCTTTGGTACCGAACCGTCAATACGAAAAGTGGGGCGTTCCATATTCTTCTGAATGTAGTCCATTTCACCCCTGAATTGACAGAAAACGAGGGTCTTTTCATGTGGGTGTGATTTAATCATACGAAAGAGGGTCTCCATTTTATTGGATCTCCCAATCCACTGTTCTGGTTGTGTTCCATTCTGTTTGGCAATACCATCCAGGTACATTTGTGGAAGAATACAACACTGACGCGCTCTAAGAAGACATTCCAAAATGAGCATATTTTTTGAATTGAGACTGACAGCATGCTTGAATGCATCTTTGATTATACCTTGTGCACCCTGAAACACAAACTCGTAGAGTTGTCTCTCGTCATGAAACATATCAAGTTCAACATTTTCAAAGTGACACGGAGGAAGTTCCAATCTACTGTTTATCTTTGCCAGATCATCCTTTGTGCGACGAAGAATGTAGATATCGTGGATCTTGTTAGTCATTCCTTGAACGAGGGATTTTTCAATCCCAAGGAACGCACAAAGAGATACAAAGTCTTTCATAGAGTTAAACACGGGAGTACCGGTCACGATCCATCTGATACTAGTCTTGAGCCTACATACACTCTTGAACAACTTGGAACTTTTGTTGCGAATCTCATGAGCTTCGTCCAAAATCACCCTATCCCATACATTCATATGAATAGGGGTATCTTCTATAGTTGAAAGGAGGGAATATGGGGTAATGACGACATCCGCCTCCTTAAGGTATCTCTTCGGTCCATCAAAGAGATGTACGGAAAGTTTAGGAGCAAATTTCTTAATTTCATTCGCCCACTGTGTGATAATAGACTTGGGTACGACAAGTAGAGTACTCTTTTTGGGGTTTCCAAGCATCGTGGCAATTAATTGCGCACTTTTTCCTAGTCCCATTTCATCGCAGAGAAATCCACCTTTGGGACCAGATAATTGATTTTCCATAGTGAGCATCCAAAGGACACCTTCGCGTTGATAGGGTGCAAATAGCCTACCATTGAAGTTGTCCTTTGCAAGGTTGTATTGCTGTTCAATAGTCATTTGGGTTTATTTTTTTACATAGATCTGAATGACTTAGGTGATCTACTTAAAAGATAGAAATCATGTTATTCAAGAATGTCTAGAGATACGATTATTGAATGTTTAAAGGCCCACGCACAAGGCATGATTGCCAAACATCGCGCTAATGTAGAAATATATCTATCAAACCCTGTGGGTATTGGCGAACATTCCGATGTAATGGAAGCCATCGAAATAGAACTTGATTCAGTTGCAAAATATAACGACAGACTTGAAATGATCAATAAATACATTAAAGACCACGATCCAAGTTTGAATAACTAAAATGATTAGACCAAGCCCGCGATGGCTGAAACAACAAAATTTTAAACCAGTAACGGTCGCAAGTTCGATAAAGACGTCTGGAAAATCCAAAAAATATTTAAAATTACTGCGTGATGAATGCGAACGTTTACATAAAAGGAACACCGAACTCCGAGTTCGTCTCGCAGAAAAATATTCATTCGCGGAACATACAAAAGAAATAACAAAACACAGGGCACTTTGGTATATAGAATCCAGTCACAGAAGAACGGACCTTCTTATACAAACCCTGGAAAAAACAAACGACGAAAATATAAAACAGCTCACGGAACTATCGACCCTATTGACCGAAGCGATAGCTAATTTTGACAAGGGAGCCTAATAGTCATTATATACATCCTCCTCTGAAAGTGCTTGAACCTGGCACGTGGGGGGCGGAACTTCCTTTTTCTTTCGCTTTTTCTTTTCCTTTGGTTTAGGTAACTCATCTATGTGTTCCCTAAAGTAGAGGACTTTGTCCCAGAACGCTTTCATGACTGGAAGGTATTTCGCAAACCATTCTCTATCACGAGGAACAACAGTAACATCAAACACAGCTTCGTTGGGCCAGGAAATTTCAATTGGTGCGTATTGGACAAAAAAACAGCTCTCCACATCCATTATCTCCATGCATAGTTGAATTTGAGCTTGGTAATGCAGAGGTACTTGACCCGGTATGATCTTACGACGCATAGGGCATTTAATTTCAACCAAACAGTTTGAATCTGTAAGTCCATCTGGCGATCCACCCAGCCACGAATGTTCTGGATGTGGAATTAATCCAAGTTCATTCACCTTTTCACCAGATTGTTCTTCAAACATTTCGATCGCAACTGGTTCCATCTTGGTACCCCATTCAGTTGCTTCGTTCCCAGTAAATTTTTCACCGAGTCCACATTTTTTGAGAAGAAGGTCGTCGGGTGTCTGATATGAGTTTGTACCAATAGCCGACGCTGCATCACTTGCAGTGAGCATGTTTCCACGGAGTTTCAGCCATGCTTCTGATCTCTGTTCATCATACTCCTTGTCAAGCAACCTTTTAACATTAGGATGCATCCTGATTTAATTTATTATGGATTGTAATTTTTAAGCTGTTCAAAGAATGCACGAGCAGCTAATTGTTCAGCCTGCTTTTTACTTTTAGCCTGTCCCCGCCCCGCAAATTCACCATTTATATACGCATCAATATAGAAATCACCTTCGTGATGACCCATGACCCTATAATCTGGTAAAGGGGCGTTCGTGATCTGACAGTATTTCATTAGATGATCCTTATAGTTATCATCAATCATAATACATTTCAAATCCACGTATTTTGAGTCGTTGTAAATCCTGAGCACAAACTCTTTTGCATGAAGAAGGCCGAGATCCATATAAATCGCACCCACAAGGGCCTTCAAATACATCTTCTAGAATCTTTGGGTTGTTATTCCAACCATTCCGGATACCCTTCTCATCCATAAGAACCAACTTATTGAGACCCAATTTTAATGCAATATCAGCTAAAGTTTCACTACGAACAAGTTTTGTTCTAGCTTTTGTAAGGAAACCTTCTTGCCGTGATTCGAAACGATCGAAGAGGAATTTTGTAATTATAAAACCTAATACAGAATCACCCATAAACTCAAGGGTTTCAAATGACTCTTTACATTGTTCATATTCTTTGAGGGCGGATTTATGAGTAAAAGCGCGTTGGTAGAAAGATAGATTTTTTATCTTTGTGCCAACCAGATTTTCAATATCCTGTTGATTGAAGTTCATATTATTTAGTTGTGTTATTTTTTTAAGCTTTTTTCACGTAATGTGGAGAGAGGTACTTTTGGAGGTTAAGGTAGGTTACAGTTACATCCGCTGGTGGCTGCAAAAGATCCTTCAACTTGTCGTCGAGGATGAGTTGGCGGCCGTTTTCTGGGTGCTTGAGTCCCTTTTCAGTGATATACTTATTAATCGCCTTGGTGACCTCGGATCGGGAAATGAGTTCGCCTTCGGCAAGACCCAAGAACCCGCGCAACTTAGGCGTTACTTCCTGTTTTCGGTTGAATCCATTGTTCGCGGCGCGAGCCTTAGCCTTCTCACCGTCCGGGTCTTCCTGCGTGTTTTTGACCTTGCGTACGAGCTTGGTGAGGGCCTTGACCTCAGAGCGGAGGGCGGTAAGTTCGGATTGAATAGTTTCCAGAGACATCTTATACATTTCTTATGGAGTTAATCTTTAAGTAGCATAAACCAGAAACAAGACTACAAGTGTTACCAACGCGATTGGTATAATGTCTAATTCGTTAATTTCGTCAGTTTTTTCTTTTATAGGCTCTGGTTCTTTTATAATACGAAATGGTTGTCTTGGACCTATACCCTTTACCTGACCCGGACACCCACCAGCACAACAATCCACTGGACACTTTGACAAACCAGCACCCTTTCTGCTCGCACAAAATTGATTTGTCATTGGATTGCCTTTACCCGCATGTGCGTAACATCGGCACTCGGCGATGATATTGCAGACCATTTATAATATCACAATATAATAATGGACACGGAAATTTATTCAGAGGTTGTGATCAATAGATTTTTGAAGAAAAATTTATTTTTCAATGACTCGGTACTCGAAAAGTATTACAATGATAATAATTTATCGGCTTTCAGAAATAGGGTCCAACGACTTCACAAAAAAGAAAGCTTTGAAAAGGTTGTCTACGCAATAGTCACCGACACAATTCGTGATATTGTTCTTAAAACAGTAGGCGACATTTCCGATTTTCTCAAACCCATGGGTGATATCGTAATCTCGGGGGGTGAGGCGTTTAATATGCACCTTGAACGCAAGAATCGATTGGTAACGAGCGACATAGACACAAAGTTCATTCCAAGAATGCCATATGATTCAAAATATTTCGGAAAACTTCAGGCTATTAAACTTTTATTATGGAATAAACTTGGTGAAGTTTCCAAAAATATTAACATGAAAGTAAAACAGCGTCTCTCAAAACCCACAAAGTTGAATAGATTTATCGGCTTGGGGTTTTCGGAAAGTGGTCCGTATGTGACAAGGAGATATATACTTATTAAAAAACTGAAGAAGGGACGTGGCGGACAGCCGACAAGAGGCGATGTATTTATTGATGTCGAATTATTTGCGCTCGATTTGAATTTGCGATACTTTACAATAAACACTGGTAAAATTACAAAGCAGGTTCTCGGTGGTATTTTGGATATACCGTTCATGCGCCCCAAGGAGTTTGGGTATGAAGTCATTGAATCTAAGAAAGCTGGTGTTACATATAAAAATAAAAACACTAACGCGATGGTCCACGACAAACGTATATACGTGGCAGGAAAGCGTTTCTTGCTCGATGATGTGTACCTCATGCAGAAATTAGGTCTTAGACCAGAAAAGAAAGAGAAGGATAGACAGCGTATGTATAAATTGTCAAAATTGATCAATAAATTTGTAAATATCAAACCATCAGATGATATCAATACAATTTATAACCACGTGCATAATAAAATAAAATCAGTTAGGAGAACAACTCCTCGTTATACGAGAGTAAATATGTCACTGGCTGCCAAAGTCAATCCGTATAAATACCAGGAATATACAACAAAACCCCAGGCTGATCGCATTGCGAAACAGTTTGTATATGGATTAAAAACATCCGTTCCGAATATCAACATCCCAGGGTTTTCCAAGACGCATGCAAACCAGCGTTTTAATCTTAAAAAGCAGGAATGGGTGAAAAACAAATCAAATATTTATGTGAAAAATGAATATAATTATAGATTAACAAACACAGCAAATTTGCCCGAATTTATTCATGTATCTAAACTATTATATGGCCACAAACCAGTCCGTGACAAATGGGTATCACCTGAAATCATAAAACGGTCGGCACAAATACCATTTGTTGGTTTAAAGAATTGAGACTCGTAACAGGTATAATGTTGTATAACTCTCCAGTAAAGGGAGATGACGGTTTGTACTTTGTGAAAGCGCTCACCGATGAAAAGAGAAAGTGCTTTGTTCAGCTCAACAGGGTTACACTTTCTGAAATTTCGAATGAACTTGTATTCGATTTGAACAGCGACGTAAACAAGTCGAAGATACAGGCTATCGATGACGGAAATTTGGCTGCGGCACAAGAAAACTGTAACGAGTGGTTCGGAAAGCAGTTGAGTGACAGTGTTATTAACAGTGCGTATACTCCAAGCCAGAATGTGAATGGTCAGATTACAGGCGAATGTGTCGCAATCACCAAAATTTTTAACAGTGACCAGGAGATTGTTGATGTTGATTTCATGAAACAGGGGAGAAAGTGTAATGTTATTTTGGAATTCTCTGGACTCTGGTTCGCCAAAAAGGCCTTTGGGTCGGCATGGAATGTTGTTCAGGTCAAGGTCTTCGATGAGCCAAATCTCGAAGTCTACCCAGAAGAGTATGCCTTCCAAGACGATGATGACGAAGCTCAGTAAAAAAATTAAATTGTTGATCATATATAAAAGATAATGAAGGGTCGAACTCAAAACCTCATGATGTTGGTTGCTATTGCCGCCTTGGTTTTCTTACTCTTTAACGCGAACAAATCAAACTACTCCATCACCGAAAACGAATATGCCCCGTTTGAATTTGCGCCATCACCAGCGGCGTCTGGTTCGTCCAAGGGCGAAGGTAGTTGCGCCATGCGCAAGGGGACTGGCTTGGCGTCTAGTCTTCTTCCACGGGAGGTTGCTTCCCAGGAGGACTTCGGTCAGTTTGCTCCAGAAGATGTTCTCAAGGGCCAAAATTTCCTTGAACCACGCCAACAAACTGGATACCCAGAGACGGTTGGTGGTGCCCTTCGCAACTCTAACCAACAAATCCGTGCGGATCCACCAAATCCAAAGGATGGTTATGTCTGGAATAACTCCACCATAGTTGCCGATGGCATGCAGCGCGACTTGTGCTAATTTTGCTTAAAGATTAGACCATAGCTTTATATAATAATGTCAGTACCTACCGAACTTTCTGAGAGCGTTTCCAAGCTTGTGGAACTCTCGAAACAACTCACTGAAGCAAAATCTGATATCAAAATCCTCGCCCAAGAAGAGAAGAGACTAAAGGAGAAAGTCCGGAGTCATATGGTTGGTCAGGGTATTGATACCATTAACCTCAGGAAAGGCAAAATTAGCCTCCGAAAATCCGTACGCAAGGGATCTATGAATAAAGATGCAATTCGTGAAGGTCTTCTCGTATTTTTTGGTGGGGATGAAGCCAAGGTAGAGGGAGCCCTTAACGCCATTCAGGACAACATTAAAGTAAAAGAATCAACTTCACTCTCGTTAACAGGGATAAAAGATAAGCCCCAGAATTAAGTAAGAACATAACCATGGTTTGGAGTCAATATGTCTATGAAGCTACAGCGGGATATGATGTTACCCATAGTGATGATGATATTGAAGAATGTGATGAAGATATTCATCTCAGTATTGATGATTGGCAAATCAAATACTCAGATGAACTATGGGAACTGTGGAGACGTGTTGAACAACTTATTCACGATGCATTCCTTGAACATACACTCATGACGGAATGTACATTTTCCGATTTCGCGGAGTTTTGTTACAATGAACACCACGGTGATTGTGACTTTGTTTGGATTCCGTATGAATCAAATTTGTCGTATATCTGGAGACATATCCAAGAATACTTGGAAGATACAGGTCTCTATGATGAATTCATGCCCGGAGCCACATTTGATCATTGGGTTAAGTTTGCATACCAACACACAAAGCAAAATAATGTGAGAGTATATTAACCATGCTCCCCGATATTACCTCCCAAAAAGTTGCGATTCCAGCCGCTCTTTTTTTGGCGCTCAGCCCAGGCGTTCTTTTGACCACCGACGGGCGCAGTCTCAAAATCGCGAACGGAAAGACAAATCAAATGGCTATTTTCTTCCACGCCCTCGTTTTCTTCCTCGTGTACAGCCTCGTCGCCAAGGCAATGGGTCTCGTTTTGACGAAGACAGACCTGATCGTGACGACCACCCTTTTCCTGGTCTTGAGCCCGGGTATGTTGTTGACCATCCCCCAGGGTTCTGGTGGTCTTCTCCGATCTGGTCAAACGAGCCTTCTGGCGGTATTGACCCACGCGATCGTCTTCGCGGTGGTATTCGCGATTTTGCGTCGTCAATTTCCTCAATACTATTAAATAGGAGGATGAAGTACCTTGTTTTGGGGCCTGCATCAATGGGTATATATTCAATGATAGGAACCCTCAAGGCACTTGAATCCAAGCTTGTGGATGTCAAGGAAATATCAGGATCCTCTGCGGGGTCAATCTTGTGTCTGTTTTTGGCTTTAGGGATGTCTATTGATGAAATTGTGAGTATAGCACTTGATTTAAATGTCCCCGAGTTTGTTAAAATACGCATAGGCTCCTTCTTTAACAAATTTGGATTTGTTGATTTGGTACCTATTCGGGAAAAACTAGTTGAGATCTGTGGCAGTGATCCGACATTTGAAGAATTAGATATGAAGATTTATGTGTCGGCGTTTTGTTTAAACACATCCGCCACGGAATACTTCTCAAAGGACACTCACCCCAATATGAAAGTTATTGATGCTGTGTGTATGAGTATAGCTATACCCCTCATCTTTGCGTGTGGAAAGTTCGAGGGAAGGACATATGTAGACGGGGGAACTCAAGAAGAATATCCAATGACACCATTTCTTGATAAGAAACCGACTGAAGTTACATGTATTAAACTTAAAATGGATAGAGTGTATCAAAAAGAAATAAATAACCCCAGACAGTATGTTGAATCTTTAATTCGTTCATCTCTATCGAATAGAGTTAATTATGGGGAAAATACAAAATTCATAGACATAAATGTAGGTGATACTAATATATTTGATTTTAATATGTCTTATGAAGATAAGATTAAATTGTATAATATAGGTTACTCTACTATTAGATAATTTGCTCCACTTTTTTGTTAACTTAATATAAAACAATGAATGCGTGTGACCCCGACGCAGATATACAAAATCTTAGGAAGTTAATCAAACTTAACACAGGGATTGATATTAAGTTAACAAAGAAAGAGATATGTGAAGCCTATCAGGATATTCAGGACGATAAATTGCCTCTGCCGCCAATGGTCATGAATTCAACGAGAACTTACTTGGTCGACAAGAAGTCTCCGTTGAAACCCAATGACTATGAACAACTTTTTGATTCTACCACTAAGCGAGTTGATCTCAAGAGAATTGCTCGTAAAGTTGGTCTCAAGAATATTGATCAGATGACGAAGATGCAAATTACGGACGCGATTGGTAGGCGCTTACGTTATATGAAAGTTCATGAACCCGTCAGATTCGCGAGACGAAAACGGGCTTCTGTTACTAAAAACACAGCAGTGAATGGTTACAATACCAACATTAACTCGGCGATGAATAATAACAATCTGAACCGAGTAAATAACAATAACACAGCAGTGAACCGGGTGAACAACGCATCAGTGAACAACACAGCAGTGAACCGAGTGAACACAGCAGTGAACAACACAGCAGTGAACCGAGTGAACAACACAGCAGTGAACCGAGTGAACAACACAGCAGTGAACCGAGTGAACAACACAGCAGTGAACCGAGTGAACAACACAGCAGTGAACAACACAGCAGTGAACACTAGGCAGAATAGACCCAAGAATAAAAATTCAAAAGTGACATTTCCATCTGGTAGTCTTTTTACAAAGGGTGAGAAACCAAAATTTTTGGGTGGCACAAAAAGTGCTGTGAAAACGCGCACAAATAATTCAAAACCTGCTCAACCAAATAAAAAGGGATTTTTTGCGGGTTTGTTTGGCGGTAAGAAGGAAGAGAAGAAGTTTATCGCAGCCAACAAGTTCAAGGGTTCAAAGAGTGGATATGTTTTTAGAAAAGGAAATAAGGGACCGGGTTACTACATAAATAATGGTCGTATACAAGGACCACAGTTACCATCCGTCGGTTATAATCAGCCGGTCCCAGCTATCGTACCAAAAAATGAAGATTTTTCTATTGAATTGGCCCTTGCCAGAGTTAAGCAACTTGGCCTCAGGGGTGAGAAAAGATTTGTAGATGAAATTTCCAAGGGGATTTCAAAAAGAAAGAATGTTGTACAGAGAGCTGAACAAGCTAGGAAGGAAGAAAATGAGATCATTGGTTTCTTAGAGCAACTTGATCTTACAAACGCAAACAGGGCCATGTTTATTCAACGTGTTGCAACTGGCGATTTTAAATCGCTCAAGGTTGAAGCTCAACTCAAGAGCGACGAAAAGCGTAACATCGTTCGCACAAACGAACAAAAGATGACGATGTTTCTTGAAACTACTACACTAGATGCAGCTAATAGACAAAGCTTTATAAATAGAGCTGGGAAGGAAGGTTCGAATGTTAATGCACTCATTGTGGAAGCTAAAAAACTACAAGAAACTAAAAAATCTATTCGTATTCAAAAAAAGAAAGATCAATTTAAACAGGTTCTGAGTAATTATGCATTAAGCAATGCCGATAAACAGGGTTTAATAGGTCAGATTACCGAAGATATTAATGTAAATTCAATGAAAAAACTAGCTAGTGAACTCGTAACAAAGAGAAAGGACGAGAAAAAGAATGCTATTCAACTAAATCTTCTTTCATTTTTGCAACCATTGGAAATACCCCAATCAAACAAAAACATGATTTTGAAAAAGGTGCGCGTTACAAACACTGACATAAATACATTGAAACGAGAAGCTCTTAACATTCAAAAGAAGAGAAAATCCGAATCTGTCAATGCAGACAAGAAAAGGTTAATGAATCGTTTGGAGCAACTCGGTCTCACACAAATTAATCAAAATGTCATTACCAAAAAATTCAGTAATGGTAATCGGAATATTGATAAGTTGATTGAAGAAGCCAAGAAATTGAAACAGAGTAGAAACAAAGAGGCCGTTAACACAAAACGCAAGGAGTATAGTTCATTTTTGAATACACTTCAGAGTCTTACAGTGGAAGATAAACAAACTCTTTTGAATGGCGGTAATTACAATCAGAATAAAGCTAGAGCTTTGGCTAAGGAGAGAGCTACACAAGCCAAGGCTCTGAAAAAGAATAACTTTTCAACATTCTTGAACGAGTTGGGTCTCGTGAATAAAGACAAAACCAACATGATGAATTTGTACAATGGTAACACTATCACAGTGAATGCCCTCAAAAGAAAGGCGACTGAACTGAAAAATAAGAGAGTTGGTGAAAAGAAACTCGCTAACAAGGATGCACTCAAGAAGAATCTTGAAAATGCTACCAATCTCGATAACGCCACGAAGACTGGCATCATGAAAAAAATGGAAGCGGGTGAAGCAAACCTTGCTACGCTTCGTAAGGAAATAACACAGTTGGTACAAAAGGCTAAAAATAACCGTTTGGCCAACAAAAAACAAAAGTTTGAAAAGAGTATTCAAAACAGCACCCTTTCAAATTCTAATAAAAATGCGTTTATAAGAAAGTTGAATAATTCCAATTTGAACCTTAATGCATTACGAAAAGAACTCAATACCATGATTGAAAAATCCGTCGAAACGCAAAGAGCTAAAGATCGCGATGAACTTGAAGAGTATATGGTATCTAAAAAGATGTCAAACACAGAGCGAAACGGGATTCTCAGTAAATTTAATGCCAATGGCAGAATTTCATTGGATATATTGAAGAAAGAAGCGAATGCATTATTGAAAGAGAGGGTTGAAGCTAAACGTGTAGAGAATGCTTCGAACTTAAACTCTTATAGCAGAAAACTGGGTCTCAATAACGCGACCATAAATACACTCACCAAGAAGCTAAATAGGGAAGATCTCAATTCGCTTAAGGCTGAGGCCAATAGAATTGCTCAGAAAAAGGCTAATAATTTTAAGAATGCTGAGAACAATGAACTGAAAAAGTATATGTCTAACATTGGTCTTAATGCCAATAATAAGAGAAATGTAATCGGTAAAAAACTCCCTCTCAGTGAATCAAAGAAATTCGCGAACAACCTTCTTCAAAAGAAGATTGAAGAAAAGAGAAATAAAAATAAAGCCGCACTTTCGGTCATTCTCAACAAACTGAATATTACTAACACCGAAAACAGAAACAAATTTATGAATAAATTGAAAAATGGTGGTAATATTAATGCAATTAAACAAAACGCCATCAAGTTTTCGGGTCAGAAAAAGAGGGTGACCAAGGGGCGCCAGCGACAAGAACTCATAGCTCACCTTTCTCAGTTGAGATTGAATACAAACGAACAGCAGTCATTCCTTAACGCGTTTAACAGAAACGCCGATGATTTGAATAGCATCAAAAAGCAGGCGTCGGTATTCACAGAAAGGAAGATAAATCAACAAAGGAAGGCGATTAGAAGTGAACTTCTCAACTACTTGAAGGGTCTTAAACTTGAAAGAACCAATTTAGCTTCAATTATGAAAAACTTTGATGAAACAAATACGAATCTGAATGTTCTCAAAACTAGAGCCAAAGAAATTGAAAAGTCTAGAAAACATGAAAAATGGGTTGAGGGTGATATCGAATTCAGGAACTATCTGAATACACTCAATAATCTAAGCAACCAAGACCGTGTGAATATAACATCAAAGATAAGTAATTCATTTGTCAATTGGAACGCACTCAAAAAACAAGCTACGAATTTGGCTGTAAAACGAGCGTCGGACAAGAGAAAGGTGCAACGAGACCATCTCGAGAAAACGATGGACAATTATGGGTTTGATAAGAAGTCAAAGAGAATTATTCTCAATCAGTTTGACGACCAAAAAGCAAATGTAACTACACTCATGCAGACAATTAAATCATTCAAGCAACAGAGGAACCAACAAAAGATGATTAAAAATAAACAAGAATTTGTGAAGTTCTTAAACCCACTCAACCTTAACAGGAGTGATAAGAATGAGTTATTGGAAAAGTACAACAATGGTACAACAACAATGAACAACCTCAAGAAAGAGGCGACAAATCTTGTGAATACAAGGAGAAAGACCAAACGTGATGAGTTGTTCTTCTATGTTTCAGAGCTTAACCTTGAAGAAAAGGATAAAAATCTCATCATGAGAAATTTCAATAAAAGACCAAGTGACTTTAGTAATCTCAAAAAGAAGGCTAAAAAACTCAAGAATGCTTCTAACGCCGCAGAGCTGGCAGAGATTCGTAAGGAACTTTCGGAATATCTCAAGGGTTTGAATATGCTCACCAACCAAAATAGAAAGAAACTATTAAATGCGCTACCACGCGCTTCTGCTCAAAATGTTCGCAACAAAGCAAACCAAGTTCAGGGAGAACGAGTGGTTGCTAAGAAAACTGCGGAAACTACAAAACTTGCAGCCGCTTCCAGGAATTTGGAAGAAGAAGACCGAGCTTATATTCTCAACAAATTCAATAAACAAAATGTTACATTGAACTCAATGTTGAAAGAAGTCGCGGAATTGAAGAAAAAGAAAGCTAACTCCAAAAGAGCTGCAGAAAGAACCAATCTTTATCAATATATCAATAACATCAATCTGAATGTTAAAGATAGAAATGTTATCATGACACAATTTGATAAGACAGATACAAATTTGGCTACGATGAAAGGGAAGGCAAATTCATTGAAAAAGACGGGCGAAGCTAAAAAACTTGCCGCCAATAGATCTGAACTTGAGAAGTATATGAAAAAGACGCTCAAACTCAGTCAGACGAATGTAAATTCTATATTAGCCAAATTTAATGCGGGTGAAAACACTATACTTTCTCTCAAGACCAATGCTGACGAGTTGTTGGCTAAGAGAAAGGATGAAAAGCGACTTGCAAATAGGAATGAACTAATTGCTTATTTTAAGGAAATTGGTCTTTCGGAAGAAAATGGAAAGGGTGTATTGAATAAATTCAATACCACAAACATAATATTAAAGAGCGCTCGCCAGGAAGCCGCTGTTGTTGTGAATAATCTTATTACACAGAAGAGAGCTCAAAACAGGTTAGAACTAGTTGAGTTTATGAATACTCTTCAAAATCTTACTAATGTGGGTAAAAAGAAAATTCTCAAAGAATATGATAGCGAAACCGCAAACCTGAATACTCTCAAGAATAGAGCTTCAGAAATAAATACAGCTGCAAAAAATAAAGCCGAACAAAGAAGAAATCTGTACCAATACATCAACGGATTGGGTATAAATGCTACACCCTACATGAACAAGTTTGATACCGGAAAGAGTACATCAAACAGTCTTAAGGCTAGCGCCAAAAAGGCTAGGGAAGAACTCAATGCTAAAGCTATTGATAGGAAGAAGGATAATCTTCGTGTGTTCATGAAAAATATGAGAATTTCTGGTACAAATAAAAATTCATTCCTCAATCGAATTAATCTTAACACCGATCTCAATAGTATAAAGAAGGAGGTAAAAATGCTTAATTCCCGAATTGGAAACAGGGAACAGAAAATTGCAGGTATGAAGACGGAACTTCGGGTATTCTTGAATACCTTGAATAATGTAACTCCACAAAACAAACAAAAATTAATTGCGAAGATTGTGAATAATTCAACTAATGTAAGTGAACTCAAGAATGAGGCTCGTGCTTTGAATAAGGGTGTTAAGAACAAGAGAGCTGAAGTGGAACGTCTCAAGAAAGAGGAAGAAATTCGTAAGATTGCCGAATCTAAAATCAAGAACGGATTGCGTCTCGAGAGTCACTTGAAGAGTATGAAGGACCTCACGGCTAATAGAGTTGAATACTATAAACGCGAACTCGCCGCCGAAAAGGGTACCCTCGCGGCTTTGATGAACCAATCTAGGGGAGAAAATGATAAACAAAAATCCGAAAAGGCTGCGTTCTACAAGTATATTCGCAACACTAAGATTCCACGAGATAAACAGAAGAATTATATTGCACGGGTCAAGGCGCCAAGATCCAATCTAACCGAAATTAAGAAGCTCGTGAATGCCAACATCAATGCAATTAAGAGTGAAGAGGTTAGATTTGCAGAACAACAAGAAGCTATTCGGGTGAAGAAGGAAGAAGAAGCTAAGAAGAAATTAGAACAAAATATCCAGACGCTTTCTTCAGCACTTCAAAACCTTACAAATCTTACAGATGAAGACCGTAAAAAATACATAAATAGTCTGAAGGAGAGACCAACCACTCTCAATATAGTTCTCAAGCAGGCTAAAGAAAAAAATGCGGGTGCAAAACGTTTGAAGGCTAAACTTGAGGAAGAAGCTAAACGTAAAGCCGAAAAACTCATTGAAAATAAAAAGAAGGCGAAAAACGCCAGGGACAAAATGTATAAGAACACCGCCGAATCTCTGCGAACCCTGACAAACCTGACACGTAATAACCGGAAGATGTTTATGGGGCGCCTCAATAAGAATGGGCAGCGACAAGTTATCTCTAATGCTACGGGTCTCGATGATGAAAGAAAGAAGGCAAGGAGAGAAGAGGAAAGTGCACGGAAAATAGAGGCGGAGAAGAAACGCCTTGAAGAAGAAGCACAAAAGAAAAGGAATGCCAACGCTTTGCGAATTAAGAAGGTGAAAGAGCAGGAAATGAAGAATGTGGCTTCCCGGCTCCAGAGTCTCACCAGTATCGAGAGAGAAAACCGAAAGAGGTTTATGGCCAGACTCGCTAAAAATGGTGCTCAAAAGGTTGTGGCTAATGCTACAGCACTCAACGGGGAGAGAAAGGCTGAACAGGCTAGACAGAGAAAGGCTGAAGAAGATAAGAGAAAAGCTGAACAGGCTAGACAGAAGAAGGCTGAAGAAGATAGGAAGAAGGCCGAAGAAGATAAGAGGAAGGCTGAAGAAGCCATAAAGAAGGCCGAAGAAGATAAGAAGAAGGCTGAAGAAAATAAGAAGAAGAGTAGAAATCTTGAGATAAAGAGTGTTGCTACTAAACTTCAAGGCCTCTCTTCCCTTGAGCGGGCGAATAGAAAGAAGTTTATGAATAGACTCTCCAAAAATGGTGCTCAAAAGGTTGTGGCTAATGCTACGACTCTCAACAAGGAGAGAAAGGTTGAACAGGCTAGACAGAAGAAGAAGGAGGAGATGGAAAAGAAAATGATTGAAGATAAGAAGAAGGCTGAAGAAGCCAGAAAGAAGTTTGAAGAGGCTAAAAGGAAAAGCCGGAACCGCGAAACAAAGCGAATTGCCACTAGACTTCAGGGCCTCACTTCACTTGAGCGTGAGAACCGAAAGAAATTCATGAATCGTCTAGCTGCTAACGGCTCTTCAGCTTCAAAGATATTAGCCAATGCTCAAGCTCTTAACGCAGATAGAAAAGATTCAGTCAAAAAGATACGAAACGGTGTTGAATGGAAACTCAAGAAGATTGGTGCACAGGGTTCCAATCTCAGGGCTCTCATGAAGAGATGGAATAATTCAAAGAATAAGACCATCTTTAACGAAGCTCGTAAGAAAGCGTCTGATAAGCAGCCTATGCTTGACAAGATCACCCGCGAAATTCCTGGTACATTTGGTCAGTGGAGACGTGGATGGGAAGATGCGGTGCGTAAAGCTGATACACCTCAAGAACTTCAAAGACTTGACCGCCTCCTCGACGAAAAATCAAAACTACGCAAGGAGATTGAAAAGGCGCCAATAGCAGAAGATAAGCGTCGGGGTCAGCTTCGCTTTGTGATGAAGATGGCGAATGATGTCGGTAAAAGGCGCGCGGAACTTGCGAAAGACATCAAGGATAAGAGAGATACGAAAGACAGGTCAACCAAGGATACCGCTACAAAGCTTCAATCCATGGATAGACTGGGACGCAACAACAGAAAGCGTTTCATGAACAGAATTGCGGGTGGTGAGAGTGGCAAGATGGTATTGAAAAATGCAGACAAGTTACAGCGTGACCGAACAGCCAAGCAGCGTCTTGAATCTGAGCGTAAAGAGAGAGAACGACAACAGTCACAGCAGCGTAAGGAACAGGGACGTAAGACTCGTGATTATGAGAAACAGAAGCAGGGTAAATTAAGGGGAAATACCGCAAGAATGTTACAGGGTATGACGGGTCTTGAAAGAAAGAATAGACAGGAGTTTATGAAGAGATTGAATAGAGGTGAAGAACCTTCAAAGGTCATAGCCAATGCCCAAAAACGATCAAAGAGTGCGGTTCGTTATACTGGGAAAACAGCGGTTGGCGCTCGCGCGACACCTCGGCCCACTCCACGAGCCACACAACCACAAGGTCGGGTCGCCCCTCGTACTAAAAAGTTAAGGGCTAAAAACCGAACCCGGGCGCAGGTTGCTAAAAAACGCGCAAGAAGATAAATAATATATATACATATAAATGTCTTCTCTGTGTGCGTATTTAGTGGGAAGGCGCATAGAATATCTAGCTACACCAGAACCCAAAATAGAAATAGAACCAGAACCGGAACCAGAAAAGAAAGGTAAGATTGGTTATATACTTGTGGGTATTATGGGGATTATTTTATCAAGAAAGTAAATAAAATACACAGTAAAATACGTAATTTATTTAGTTTGTATAAAGTTTAAAATGAAAAATTAGGGTGAGATACCGTATACTTCCTCTTCATAACCACCTATCTCATACCCCTCAGAGGAAGATCCCGTCAGACCAAGAAGATCAAAACGACCACACATCCAACTACTCCACTCCTTTGGATAAATGCGAACCGCCGTGGTACTTACTGGGGTGTTGAATGGAACCCATACAATGTCATCTTCGTTACTTGTACCATAGAATTTAGACCCATTGTCGACATTCTTCCACTGACCCGTGGAATCCTTGTACTTTGCGGTAAATCTAGTGATCCACTGGGCACCTCCATCTCCTCGTCCCTGGATAGCCACACCCCCTACTTTGGTTGGGCTGTCCATCTGCATTTCGTGCCACTCGTTAGTACTCTTGTTGGCACCATTCTTGGGGTGCCACCCAGTTCGACTGTTCAGAGTACCCTTATTTGGGTGCCAATTGGGGTCGTTGTTCTTCGACCACCACGAAGACGCCGCACGTTTATTTCCTGGGATGTTGAGGAGTTTGAGTTCGGATTTTTTGAGAGTTGAATTAGTTATGAGACCCGCACGGAGAGACATGTGCTTGTTGAAGGTTTTTGGATAAATGCGAATGTACCGGGTCTTCACTGGAGTAGCAAACTTCACTTCGACCAGAGTGTCAATATCCGTATTACCATCGAAGACGGCACCCTTATCAACGTCTCTCCAATTACCGTCATTGTAGTATTTGACTTTGAAAGTTTTAACAAATTGTGGCCCCCATGATTTGTTACTACTATCAATTCGCCCCTTGATGGCCACGCCACTAATATCGGCAATCTTTCCATTGTCCATCTGGTACCACACACCATATCTATTAACATTAGCGGACCAGGCCTGGGGTGAATCGAGTTTACCTCTGTTGTGGGTTTTCCTCTGACCACGATTAGAACCCCAAGGCATAGAAGACGTCCTAAACTCGACTGGTACATCCACCACGGCGGGGGGTCCGAGAGCTTTGGGTAAACCGCCACCATGTATAAAAGCGGCCGCAGCCGCCGCTGCTGACGAAGATGAACAACACAACGCCAATAACAAAATGATACGACCTGACATCTTTACTCTACATGGATATTTTTTTGGTTAAAGACTTAAAGTCATACATAGCTATGGATACCTGTGACGTTTGTTGTGAAAAGTTCAACAAAATAAATCACAAAAAAATTGATTGTCCCTTTTGTGATTTACATAGTTGTCGCTCATGTTCACAAAGATATCTCCTATCCATCGTAGACGATCCTCATTGTATGGGTTGTAAAAATATATGGAATAGAGAATTTGTAGATACTTGGTGTACTCGCTACTTTCGGAACACGGAACTTCGTCGTCACCGGGAAATGATCCTGTTTGAGAGAGAGAAAATTCGCATGCCGGAAACTCAACCCGAAGTTGAGAGAATACTTGCAATGCGTAAAATTCATACAATCATTACCGAACAACGAATAAGGCTCATAGAATTACACAACAACCATGGTATATATGTACCGGTCACTTCAGACACACCAATACCACAGGAAATCCTAGAACTTCGTGAGGATATGGAACAAAGTTACAGGGAGTTGGAGAGACTAAGACATGGAGGTGATCTTGTTGTGGACGAGCCATCAAAGAAATTTATTCGTAAGTGTCCAACTGAAGAGTGTAAGGGTTTCATGAATGAGGACTGGTTTTGTGGTCTATGTGACCGTCATTTTTGTGAACACTGCAATGAGGAGAAGCATGAGGGACATCAATGTAATCCGGATGCAGTTAAAACGATGAAACTTCTCAAAAAAGATACAAAGCCCTGCCCTAAATGTGGAACAATGATTCATAAGTTATCCGGGTGTCGTCAGATGTGGTGTCCAGATTGTCATACCGCATTTGATTGGGTGTCGGGAAATATATCGACGGGTCGTATTCACAACCCCCATTATATGGAGTTTAAGAAAGGGCGCATTTCTGGAAGGGAACATGCTGATATTCCTTGTGGTGGTACCCCAACATTTAGAGAACTTCGAGAAATGGGTGCTCCAGATAACATCATGAGTTTCGTCTCAATTTTAACGGGTCTTGAAAGAGATATTACATATAGATACGGTGATTTCTATGACGACGACAACCGATATCTACGAGTAGTCTACATGCTTAATGAAATTGATGAAAATCCATTCAAGAAGGAACTTCAAAGGCGGGAAAAACAACGAGAAAGATATAGAGATATTAGTAACATTTTCCAAATGGTTGTGGATACGGGAGGTGATCTGTTAAGACAGTATATATTAGAACCTGATCGCGTGGATGAAATATTAAACATATGCAGAAAATTAATTGAATATGCAAATGAAGTCATCACGTTAATCAGGAAGAGATATAACTGTATACTCCCAGCTAATATTTATCTCTTCTAAATATAAGATGTTCATTTTGTTGTGTCTTATATTATTGTTCATATATCTGATACCAACATACGTAAAACCTAGAGTTATAAAGTCATTTATTACAGAAGAGGAACGTGAACACATCATACGTAAGGCTAAAAAGAAATTAGAAGTATCAACTGTAACTGAAAATGGTAAGCTGGATAAGAAAGTCCGAGATAGTGAAACTGCTTGGCTTAATGTAAGTGATCCCATCGTGAAACGTGTGATTGAGAAATGTGCGTCCTTAACAGATAGACCCCTGAAAAATTGCGAACACCTTCAGGTGTTGAGGTACAAACCAGGTGGCCACTACAAACCTCATCAAGATACATTCAGTGATGTGAGAGGAAACAAACGAATGTACACAGTAATATTGGGTCTCAATGATAATTATCGGGGTGGTGAGACGGAGTTTCCCAATTTAAATAAAAAATACAAACTTGAGGCAGGTGACGCTCTTTTCTTTCATACCCTTGATAACTATGAACTTATGACATCCAAGGCTTTACATGGGGGTCTCCCTGTAAAGTCTGGAGAAAAATGGATATGTAACTTGTGGGTACATAAATACCCTTACAATTCGTGAGCTACTTTTTCTCGGTTGGCCATGTGAAGCGATTCCACATCGGCTTTGTTCTGCCCTGTATATGGAACAGCATACCCGTTCTCACACATCCAGCGATTAACATTCGTCCAGTTACCATCTTCCGATACCCACACTTCCGCCAAAATGCGACCAAACTTACCCCTCGAATCAGCCTCCGGGCATCTGAGCTGGATCTCGATATCATCCTTCTCAGATTCCACTGCCTTGAGACACCATTCCTTGAGCTTCTTCTTGGAGAGAAGACCAAATTTCTTCTCTTCTAAATCGCGAGTGCGAGACTCCGGGGTGTCAATTCCTAGGAGACGCACGCGCTGCTTGGTGCAGACATCGAAACCTAGATCAATAGATACATCTATCGTGTCTCCGTCTACGACCTTCTCTAAAGAAGAAACGCGGTAAATGAATTCACATAGTTCCTGAGAATATGTCGTCATCGTTTATATATGTCAGGATTTTAATTGAAGTCTCTCGTTTATGAGTTTTATGTAATCTTCATTAAGTTCGACCCCGACGAAGGGAAGACCCAAATCTCTCGCGGCTACGCACTCACTCCCCGACCCCGCGAACGGTACAAACACGTACCCGTTTTCGGGTGGTTGCTTACACGATTTCAATAGTCTTTCACACAGTGCGAGTGGTTTTTGAGTGGGGTGATCGACGCGTTCGTTTTTTCCGGCACCACCCGCTAGTGCGGGGATTTTGATAACGTCTCTGGGAAGTGCCCCTTTGGGATGTGCCGCATAGGTCGTGTCCGGTGCGCCCTCTTTGGAAAAGCGCCCCTTCGTTCCTTTACGCGTTTTACCCGCCGCACCTTTTATGAATCCGTCCGTGTATGGTTCCCGTACGTCATCCCTATGGAAAACCTTGGAATCTTTCCATAAAACAATGATAGACTCGTGTGATCTCTGCCAGAAATTCAGGGTTGGGGTCGTTTTATTCGTGTAGTGCCACACGACCCATCGTCTATTTACCTCCTCGGGAACGCGGGCGAGAATCAGGGCTAAGATTTCACTAAATCCGTATATGAACATCGTACCATCCGGCCTAAGAATGCGAAGACACTCTTTAATCCATTCATCACACCATTTCAAATAGTCACCCATCGGCTGTTTATCGCTTTTGTTTCCAAAATCCTTACCTATATTGTATGGTGGATCGGCTATAACTACCTGAGCCGATCCCGAGTCTAACGTGGGGGCAACGGTTAGGACATCACCGGATATGATCATTACAAAAGTAGAGGGGCACAACTTTAAATGAGTATCTTTTCGAAATATTCTTTTGAAATTTCACTCGCTATACACCGTCTCCCCGTATTTTTACATGCGATCGCCGTCGTTCCACCCCCGAGAAATGTATCCACGACTACATCCCCTTCGTTTGAGTGTTTTTTGACGAGATCTTCAAACAACCTAATGCTTTTCTGTGTCGGGTGAAAACGCCCTACACCGTTTTGTATGGGATATTTGTATATACCATTATCATACTTGCCATTGAACGTAGGTTTGCCCTTCTTGACACCCAAAATCGCTATTTCACGGGAATTTGTTAGGTAATTAACGCTCGAATTTATGGGTTGTGGGTTCGTTTTAATCCACTCGATAAATCGTAATTGTTTAAATTTGTGCTTTTCCATGAGTTCTTTGAGGTATGATAATTTCCATATATCAAAAAATATTATACAAGTACCACCGTCTCTCAGTTTATTATAGTACAATTTAATGAAATCGCTGAGATCATCCATCGTAAAGTTCTCGTCCCATTCGCCGTAGTTTGTTTTCACGCTATACTTAGTCCCGTGAATTGTCCCATATTTTAGATAATTTTCTTTGGCGTTGGGTGCAACGACTTTATTTTTGGATTTATACTCTTCCCATTCCCGCTCCGTCTTCGATATATCTTTACCGGAATCGATCGCGTCTCGCAATTTATTCATGCCCGTTTCATGTGAGATTATATAGGGTGGATCGGTTAAAATGAGATCTACACTCTTATCATCTAGAGATTTAAGTAGTTCGATGCCATTACAATTCCGAATATCCATGTCAAATTATATAGTCATATCTTTAAATAAAACGAAAATCGCCACCCTAAGTTAAAAACAATACACTAAAATCTAACAAATGACTACCCCACCTGAAAAGCGTTTTTGTGCAGCTCTCAAAGAGCTATGCGATATAGCTAGAGATGAAGGATGGGGCGATCCTCTCAACTATGGGCGCTCCAGGGAAATCGATCTCGCTATTAAACTTGGACATAGAGTATCTGATACACTCGCAGGGGCGGACGCTTATGATCAAGATGGAAATCCAGTAGAATACAAAACGACGACACAGGATTTAATACAAGGTACATATAACGGCGTATCGGTTTTTCCAACTTGGGAAGAACAGGAGGTCTACTTGAGAGAACAGAAAATTGGAAAATACAAGCACCATTATTTTGCTAGGTATGATGGTTCGACCGTAAAGGAGGCATGGGTACTCACCAGTGAACAGGTTTTGGAACATTTACTACCAAAATTTAAAATGCAGTTTGAATCAAAAAAGTCAAAAAAGGACCCTCGCTTAGGATGTTCCATCTCGGCCGATATAATTAGAACGGGCGAATGGCTTGATATATAACATAAAGATTTCACGGCATACACATACAACATGACTACCTGGAAACCATCTATGGTGTTAAATGTAGTTCCAGGTTTTAAGGGGAAAATAACCGGAGGGGACGCTGACATGATACGTCGCGTGACGGCCATGTATCCCAAACCACCACCCCGTAAATGGCGTATCGATGAATGTATAAAAAAAACTGAATGGGATCCAAATAGTAAATCTAAAATAACAACAATATATTTACCACATGGTGAATTATATGATCCAATGAAACACAAGATAAAACCAAATTATATAACATACAAAGATCTAAAACGTAATAAAGAATATGATCGTTAATGATATAAATGCGTCATATATTCATTGCACTCTCCGTGGTATCACTCACGGCTCTCGCGGGTGCGGGAGTTGGCGTCGGTTCGTGGATCGCCTCCGTATCAAATGATACTCACTCACCCCACAAATAACTAAGTGATCTAGAAGTTGATAATCGTATATATTTGAATGGCCGCCACATTTATATTAATTTAAGATTATTAAAGCGAGTGATAAAACATAGATTATGGTTGATGTAGAAACACTCGCTAAAAAGATATATTCTCAACTGGGGGCTGGGTACAGTGAGAGAGTATATCATAATGCTATGGAAGTTCTATTGCGTCAATATAATGTTCAGTATGAGAGTGAGCGTATAGTTCAAATCCCATTTGAAGGACATGTAATTGGAAACCTGCGAGCCGATATAATCATAAATAATACAATTGTCCTTGAGTTTAAGACTATTAAGACTCTGAACGAGCAGTCGGAGTTACAGGCTCAAAACTATCTTCGTCTGATGGGACTGAAGATTGCGTACTTGATAAATTATCCCCCTCATCCGAATCGCGAGGTTGAAGTGCGTTGCATTGTTGTAGGAGAACAGTGAAGGGGAACATCTTAACCATCATCTGGTAAAACTCCTGACCCTCATCATAGTACTTTTTTGGATTTTTAAGACCTTCCGTAAGTAGAACCCGAGCTCTGTCTAGATGATACTGTGCCTCATCTATACAAAACTTTTCGTACTTATTCATTATTTGAAGTTGTATTAGCTTCTTTAAGCAATGCTATACGGTTGGAATAAACTCCCAAAGAAGATCTGTGCATATCTTCTTCCAAATGAGATCCTGTTGATATAGTTTCTCCTTCGATTTAAGTAGGGGAAAATATTGAAGATATTCATCCTCTCCCAAAAGTTCACAAAATTTAAACAAAACATACGAGTAACTAAGGAAGTTTTTTCTTTCACTCGGACAATTGTCGTCAAATGGTTTTTGAATATCTTTGAACATGATACGCAATTTCTCTTCCAACTCCTGTGGCATGCTAGGTGCTCTAATACCATTAAGAATATTGGTTATATACGGGACGTGTTCATAATATTTATTCAATCTCAATTTCTTGAGAAGTCCTCGTATTTTAGTGTGTGTAATCTCATCTAATTTCTTAATCTTTATTTTCTTAAGTTCCGCTCTTAGTTGTTCCATCACTTCATCTGGTATTGTCGTCATCTCTTGTGCCTGAAATTGACTTAACCATTCATTGAAATGATTCTCTCTTTTATATGAATAATTTACTATTTTTTCGGAAGTCTCCTGTTCTTCGCGATATGTAAGTTCTTCACTTATGAGATGTGCTATTACCAAACCACATAAATCACACACGAGCTCACTTGTGTCTTGAAAATGAAATATATTACTCGACAAACATTCTGGACATTTATCTACTTTACGTGGTCTACTTCTTCCAACATTTTGATTTTCAACGTCCGCTAAATAGTCTACGAATATGTCTTTCCGTTTTAAACCAACGGTCTCTCGGACATTAAATACATTATCTGTATTTGTATTTGTTTTTTCATCTATATCGTCCGTGTATTGGTTCATATAGGGCATACACCTTATTATATAGTCGGACATCTCAGACTGATACTTACTCTTATTATGGGGGTCGGTTTCAATAAGATTATTCCAATTTTCAATTTTATTGTTATACCTACTTAAAAAGTTTCCCTCCATTATAACTAGTAATGTTGTTCAAACTTTTAAGTACTGTTATTTATTGGTATAAGAAGTTTGTAACATATCCAGATTATCATATAGTCTCTGAAGAGTTAGAATATAAAATTGATTATAGATGCAAGTACATTGTAGAAGATGACTTCTGGTTACAGGAGAGTAAGGATTGGGACGGTGTACTAAACGAGTTCTACGTGAATGTGACTGGCAAAAAATTTAGGAATACAATTATTCCACAAAATGTTAAGAAAACGGTGTTACGGATAAAATACTGGTACAACGGAAAGGTTTACAGAGCTATATCCAATGATATAAACTTCAGGCCGATGAAAAGAGATGAAAGTAGTATGAATTTTACAATTCCAATCAGTAATGCCGCATTGGTGGATCATGATGATAAACCACAGGTCGATATTACGGAGAAGATTAAACGTTATTCTGGGCCGAGACGGGATTTTCATAAACAAAGTGTACCATTACAAGATTTTCTATATTACACAAAAAAGACACTTGAAAAGGAGTATCCAAAGATAATCATTTCAAATTCTATTGGTATGAAAAAGACACTTTTCACGCGCGAAGATTCTATATCTGATCTTCAGATACCTTAGTAGCCAGGTAAAACTTAAGCTCACCCAGGTTTGCAACATTATACTTGAGAATCAAAAATCTATTCCCCTCTTCCTGCATTATTTGCACAGACGCACACATGCTCGTGGCCTTTGTAAATATATTCAAGTACCGCAAAGAGTACAAACCCTTTATTTCAGGGCTTTCATCTGGACATTCGATACTTGTATCCTGAGTGGCGAAGTCCCCTTCACACTTAAGTGTAAAGTTTTTTCCAGAACGTGTGATTTCAATGTCATCGCCAATATTTGACATATCGCGACACAATCTTTGAAAATCTGCGGAAGGTATAATCGTTACACTTGTCATATTTACCGTAGGAACTTCGATACGACTTTCATTGATATCGAGGAGTTTCAATTGAAAGTGTGTATTCGTTTTCTTTGTTTCACTAATAATTTCGATGTTCATATATTCCTTGGAATTTATCTCCATTGAAAGGACGTCATTATTTGTAATCGTTTTCAAAAGTTTGAAAGTGTTTGAAATGTTAATACCAGCGATAACTTCTTGTTCACAAGAATATTGTTCGAAATTATCAGCCGCCAGATAAATATCAACAAGTGATGTTCTCGCTGTATCGAGCGTCACAATATAGACACCATCTGGTCTAAAATATATATTTACGTCATTCAGAATATCCTTTAATACTTCAAAAATTGACTTTACCGCGGATGCCTGTATCGTTACCAATTTCATTTATATTAAATGTTGTGCGTCAGATCTTTAAATCTGTTCTGAATATACATCACCCTTTGATACATCTCTGTTAATCTTTTCTTCAAGTTCTCTTGTTATCGCCGGTTGAAGAGCCTGTCCATAATTGTCAAGTGAAAATAGGTCATTTCCATTTTCATTGTCGTCAAGTGTTGTCATCGAACACCAACCATTCCCAATCCCGCAATGTTCTACTTCTTTATTCGGGAGAAGGGATTCTAACCAGTTTTTGATTTCATTCCCAACAAGAATTTTACTATTTTTTGTCAGTAGTGTTGGTACACGTGTAATTTTATTCCGGTACGCAGGAGGAATACCCTGTGTGTTAACATTGTGATAATTTACAAGCTGTTTCAGTTGTGATTTGCTGTTGATGTATTCAATAATTTCCATTGAGTATTTACACCTCGGGCTATAGATCAGGAGTGACATCTAACATGTATATGGGATTTTGTAAAAAAAAATTAACGCATATTAGTAAAGATGAAGTTACTTTGGATCTTCACAGCACTTGTGGTTATTCTCCTGCTTACTCGCCGAGAACCCTTCACAGAAGCTTTCGGATTTTCCGGATACAAAAAACCCGTTGGTACCATTCGCTTTGATGATGCCAGGCCTGATACATCTTCTTACACTCAGGGCGAGGCTAAGATCACCAATGATATGATGCAGAAGTTTGTCATGTTGACGAATAAGGAAATTTTAAAACGAACTAAACTTTGTACTTATATTATCGAGACAACTGCAGTTAAAAAGTATACCGGTGCCAAGACCTTGTATGAGTGTGCATTTATGGTAGTAAAGAATGATGGTTTCGCGTTTGGTTTCTCTGTAACTGCCATGTTTGAAGTTGAAGGTGATAATACCCGCCTGGTTTGTTTGAGATCGCAACCCCTTGGTGTAGAAACACCAGAAGACGTTTCGCCATATACAGAAGGAAGTGAAGGTAAAGAATTTATTGAATACAAGCTTGTCAAAGAGAAAGCTGCCCCCACATCAAGTGAGTTTGAAACGACCAAAAATAAATTGGGCTAATTGTAATGATCAGCATCAATGATGTGACAAAGATTGATGATCGGAGAAGACAGATCAAAAAGGAAATATACAAAAGGATTTACGAACAGTTTGCTCGAAAAATTAGAAAATCCGTAGAATATGGAAATAAACAGATATTCTTAACAATTCCAACATTTGTAATTGGGTATCCCACATTTGATAGGGCTGCAGCCACACAATATGTAGCTAGACAATTCACGAATGGTGGGTTTAACGTTCGTATTGTTGGTGAATATGAAATTTATATTAATTGGATAAAGGAAAGATCTAAGACGGAAAAATATACAGATGAAACTATAAGTGAAACCAATTTCCCAGATTTAGTTAACCTCAAAAAGATAGCAAATAAGTTTAGAAAACAATAACGCGCGTGACTTAAAGCTAAAAATGTAAAAATAGTATATATAATGTCCGATCCACTCAATATTATGGTAGAAGCCCGCAATGAGTACATGGGACAATTGTGTCTGATTATGTGTCCCCCTATGATTGAAGTTTTCCAGGATATGTATGATGAAGCGACAAAGATTTCTAAGGGGCGTAAAACTCTGATTATGTTCCAAAAGTTATTGAAGGAAGTTCCAAATTGGTCTAATGCCATGTCAAAGCAACATTCGGACAATATTTCAAACCGATGTGCTTGGTTTAATGATTTATTGGCGGCTGTGTTTGTTGCGTGTACGAAGATTCTATCTGCGGTGCGTCTCAAATCTGATAACAAAAAGATTAGTTTGCGACTTCCAACGAATGAAGTTTTCATTCAGACATGCTACAATAATGCAGCCAAGGATATTTATAAGGATCCTTACATTTTCCATGAAGAACAAAGTGAATATCTTCGCGACGAAAAGCTAACAAAGCGATTTACGATGTGTATTGAGGCTTCAGTGAAAGAGCTCATACCCGTTCAAGAGATTCTTCAAACGTACATGTCTCAGGAAACTCGTGATATCGACCTCGATGGTGAAATTCACGACTCCGAAGATCCAGATGTCTTTGAGGGTGGTGAGGAATCATTCCCAGAAGAAATGCCAGCCCCCGAAGCTGAAACAGTGGAGCCCCTCGAAGGTGAGCAACCACTTCAACCCACGGGTCTCGAAAACGAATTCAAAACGGTTCCCGGGGTAGAAAATCCAGAGCCAGTCCCTGAACCAGAGGACATACATCCCACTGCACCAGAGCAATTCCCCGAAGAGGGGGGTGATGATGTATTTTTCGGGGATGCACCAGAGCACCGTGCAAAAAAAGCTATGTATAATTAAATGGAAGACCTGTCCGAATATCTCCGAGACCCAATGGGTGCCGCCCTCATCGCAGCCCTCGTTACCGCCGGTTACATTCATGCCAAGGCGCACCTTAATAATGAGGGTAAATTAGAGCTTAATAAATACACCAAACCGGCTACCCTAAATGCCATCCTAGTCTTTTTTATTGTTTCAAATGGCTTGGGTCAGAAGGAAGCTATTTCAACAGACCCCTTTTAAACTTAAACTTAAAGATTTAATTATTAGAATAATAAGAAAATGACCTCTGTAAGTGCGTTCAACGACATGCTTGGTCAATTTCTTGTGGAATTGCACAAGACTTTTCCAGAGGAAAAAGACATTAAAAAAATGATGACATCATTTGACGTTTTACAAGCTGCTAACCCGCGTTTGGTAGTTGATGCATTCATGAAGGGTGTTACGCCATACGCGGATAAGATTTCAGCAAAGGATGAGACGTTTCTTCTTAATGAGATTGACAAGATTGATTTTCTGAAAGATCTCAATATTAAGAATTACTGGGGTCGTATGACTGACAATACTAAAGCTGCTACCTGGCAATATATCCAGACCCTGTACATGCTCGGTACAACTATCACGTCAATTCCAGCAGACACTCTTAATATGATCGAGGGTATCGCAAAGGACTGCGCAGACAAAATGGAGACCGAAGGTGGTGAACTTGACCAGGATGCACTCATGAAGATGATGGGTAACATGCTTGGCGGACTCCCAAAAAAATAAACCTTAACTTATACTAAATGAAGGCCTGGTTCGAAGATCCAAAGCAACTCATCGATAGTGAAGCTATTCATCAATTTTGGCCTAATAAAAACCAAACCCCAGAACAGCGCATAAATGCCGCATCTAGATTTATTATTTATACGGTATGTGCTATTTACCTCATCAGACGCGATCCAAGAATTTTCATTTTAGGTGGAACCGTTTTGGGTGTTCTTTATCTGATGTATAGAACGAAGATGATTAAAGAGACGTACAAGGTCAGTGTTGCGAAGAGTGGTTGTCATCTTCCAACGAGAGATAACCCAATGGGTAATGTGTTAGTCACAGATTACACAGATGCCCCAAACCGTCTGTCTGCCTGTTATTACCCAACTGTTAAGCCATACGTTAAACGTTATCTCGATGACCGCATTCCATATGACGGAGGGAGATCAAGAACACCAATGCCTGTTTATCAGCGCAATGCATCGGCGAGACAATTTGTGACAGCACCAGTTTCTAGTATCCCAGGAGATCAAACATCTTTTGCGGAATGGTGCTACGGTTCCAGGAAATCTCCAATATGTAAAAGTCATGGTGGTGTTTCATGTAGCCCAGATGCTCGTGGAGTTCAGCTTGAAGCGTTTGCGGGTCTTGATCCAAGCGGCGACAAGCGGAGTGGCATGCACGGTTTTACCCATTCTTAAATAATTAATCTCAACTAATAATAAAATGGCTTACCAACTTCAGCCTGGTTTATCAATTGTCCAAAATGCTGGCGCGATTGCCCCCGTGAAAGCGACTGACGAAGTCTTCGTTTACCCTCAGCCCAGTTCAACGAACTGTGGTGGCTGCCGACCAAACACTATGTTGTACGGTACGGCACCATACATGGCTGGGAAGGGTGCTCCAGCCAGCCTCATTGACACAAGTGATCAACTCAGACCCCAGACAACATCACGATTTAACAGAGTTGTCGTCCCAACGTATGAACGTAGATTGTTCCCATTGAACAATATGGAATGTAAGGTTCCATTGCGTACGATGTCCTATGAACCATCCAGTACCCGTGCTGAAATTCAGAATGAACTTTTCGACCAGAGATACGCTAATAAAAATGTGAGTAAGAAATAAGAATGGCAGATCCCATTTCGCTCGCAGCCGTCGCTGGATTGATTTATGTTGGTAGGGCGTTGAGTGATAAGACTGAACCAGCTAAAGTTGTTCAGCGTATCGCAGACAAGGAACAGGTTGAAGATGTCGTCACCGACACCCCGGTAAGCCGGGAAAAGGTGTACAAAGAACGCGCCGATTTTGAAGCGCGTGTTGAAGTTCCAAGTAAAAAGGAAGTTACAAACTTTGCTGACATCCGACAACAGTCCAGAACAGGTGGACAAGAATTATTGAATATGCGCGATCGCATGTATGATCGCGGTGTGATGAATAACCTCTCACCGATTGAGAAGCAAATGGTGGGACCTGGTTTGGGTGTTGGTCCCGAGACACCCGCGGTTGGGGGTTACCAGCAAATGCTTCGTGTAAATCCTATTAATGTTGGTGAATACCGACTTACATCTCTTCCAGGTCGGTCAGGCCCGGCTATGGACACTACGGGTGGTAGAGCCGCCGTTGTTGGTGAATTGACACATAACATGCCAGAAAAGACTGCCTTTTTGCCCTCACGTTTGCCAACGATGGGTGGTCGTGCGCAGGGTATGAGCGGTGTCACTCCAAGATCGAGTCACCAAAAGACTATGCGAACTACCAACCGCTCAGAAACTGGTTTACGTACAGATGGTCTCGGTTTCAATGGCGCTAAGCGTATTACCTCGGCGCTGTCGGTTTCCCAAGACCCAACCCGATTTAAAAATGATCGCAATGATGAACAGTTCATATACAACAATCAACCAACACCAGGTATTCATAGCTTCCGAGGTGCTTACACGAACAGTGCGGCTGCCCAGGTTACTTCGAAGAATAACGAGGAGTTGATGAAGTATGGTTTCCGCCCAGAAGACAGGCGAGGTAAAGCAAACCGTATGGGTAACCCAGGCCGTATGAATGTAACACAAACACGTGGAAATCTTACAGCGGTTCGAACTGATCAATCACGAATTGATGGCCGTGTAAATGCCGCAAATGGTGGTTGGACTCAAAATTACAATCAAAAACCATTCCATCAGTTCAACGCTCATAAGGGTAACGAAAATCCACACGCCAGAAACTTGGACATTGCGAAGAAACAACTTTGTAATAACCCATTGGCACATAGCATTTCTTAAGATCATTGATTAAAATAGACAAAAACACTCATTAAAATATTATACGCATATTTTAATGAAGGTACACAGTCTGACAATTGATAGTAGTCAACGCGATCCTGTAAAATACACGAATCCAAGTGATTACATCGTTAGCCTTGAGAGTCCAATTTATGACATTTCGCAGATTAAATTAGTCAGTGCGCGCATTCCTACACCACAGTTATTGATATGCGAAAACAATAATAGCTTTCAATTTAAAGCAACCCATCAAGGTGGCTCCGAGACAACGTTAGGTACAACAATATCTGTAGGAAACTATACAGGAACTGGTGTTGCGGCGCTGTTCCAAAGTGTTGGAGGTTATAATTTTAACATATCTTATGATGCCACCAAAAACAAATTTATAATGGGTCAACCCACAGCCCCTAATGGCCAAAACCTGCAATTTCTTAGATTTCTGTTTAAAACTGGTCAAAATGGGTACGATGATTCAAGTTCAGAGCATACGACATTACATCAAATTTTTGGACTACCCGCCCAGGATATACAGATGATCGGTGGTGATTTTGGTGCGGCGAACTTAGACGGCCCCAATTCCCTAGTAATGCGCATATCTTCTGGATCGGAACAACTGAATCAGACTCTCCCCACATCGGGTCAAACGCCTTATTATACGGGTCACATTCTCTTACCAGGTGGTAAATCATTCGTTAACGTTAATGGTACCGACGATAAGGTCACACATGACTTTCATTCCGGTACTCTTAAATCCGTAAGGGATTTGCGAATTCAGTTTTTTTATATGAGTCACGGTCGTCTCATTCCATATGATTTCAGAAATCAAGATCATGTTTTGAAATTTGAAATTACATGTTCTACAGATAAATTGGAAAATCTTCCAAAAGTGTCTCATGATGTTGTTAAGAGGGTATTGCCGCCACCTGTAAGCATTCCTGAGTTTGAGAATCCTTATAAATGGAATCAAATTCTACCTATAGTAGCAATTTCATTTATTGGTGTATTATTCCTTGTTTTAACAAAGCGTAAACCAAAACTTAGCGAGTAATCGCAAAGACTGGTTGAGCTGGCTTGCTGACGCGAGTGGAGATTCTGGAAATCACCATATAGACCGCGATGGACAACAAGGTGGTGAGGATAGCGGTGAGGGTGTACTGGGTACCTCCGTTCTTTGGCACTCGGATGAGTTGTTGAATAATCCAGCGAACGAGGTCGTTCCAGCTAAGAGCCGCGGCAAAGGAGAAACCCGCAACAATCGCATTGAGGGATTGTGTTTCGAGTTCTTGAGTCACGAGGTTGACAGTATCAATCGCGGTGTCCATGGTGAGTAGTTTAATTTACCCTGAGAAAATTATTCAGGTAAAAGTTCTTCTTTGTGGATACGTTTGAACTTTTTTTTAATAAATGTTTTTGTCTTCGCCTTTGAAAAAATTTGTTCGTCATCGGAAGAATCTCCATCTGTGCTTGAATCTGTGTCTCCTGTAGCCTTGAATGACTTGTATTCAGAAATAGTCCAACCCTCAGGCACCGATGTACTCATTACTATTAATAGCATTTTTTAACATCTCTTCTACCGGACTTTGAGGTGCCCACTGCTCCCAGCGGTCGTAGGATTCATTAATTTGAACAAAGGTTGCGTCATTACCCGCGTAGCGTTTAAAAGGTGGGCAATCTTCTGGGGGGACTTCTTCAATATCATCCTCGTCTGAGGACTCCTCGTCATAAATTTCTGGGTAGAGAGACCCTATATTTTGACCAACTGTATGCATCGCGCAATATTTTATTGCATATTCTATATCTTCTGAAAGTATAGTGTTACGTCCACAAGCTTTAGAATATTCAGCTGCCATTACCATACTCCTTTCAAGGACTGGGACAAGTATTCCCATAAGAGTTTGTTGTTGAGACTCTTCGTAGACTCCCGAAGTTTCACCGAACCCAGTTTTCATCATCATCCTTTTTAATATTAAGAATTAAAAAGTATTTCTGTAATTCCCCCGTTCACACGAAGAATGTTGTAGCTGAGTGCGTATACTCTCACTTGTCTTGCAAAATTCGCACATGGTGTCAAACTTAGGCTGAGAATCTGTTCTTTCACAATACTCATATTTACCTGACCTGTAGGATACCACCTCTCGGGTTCACACGCAAAACTATACGAATAAAATCGTCGAAAAAGTTGAGTTTTTGAGTGATGAATGGCACCCTGTACCGCTTTTAGTATAATTGGATTTCCCGTTTCTTCTGTAATTATAGCTTCACCATCAAATGTTAAATCCAAATGTTTTAAATTTTCATATAGAATTAATTTATTATTAGAAGTGGTGAGTGTATTGTCGTAATCAAATGGCGTTACACCCTGTCGTTGAATCACAAAATAGAGTTCCTTCACGGGGTTTATAAAACTTAACTTAAACTTACCTGAATTTACATTTTGATCAATATCAAATATATTTTGTTGTATCTGTGTGATTGTATAGTCACGTTTTTTTGTTTTTAATTTCACTCTCTCACAAATATCAACAAATACAATTTCCGTATATAATTGAAATTCTACAATCTTTGGAACATGATTGAGTGTTATGTAGTTTCCTGTGGTAGCATCAATAATAACCTGACTGTGATCTCTCAATTTTATCTCAATTTCAATTTCCTGCTTCGTAATTGCACAAAGCGGTATAGCAAGTTCTGGGTTATTATAAAAGTAGAAGGGTATATCAACGAAATATTCCTCTTCTGTTGTAGAGCTGCCCAAAAATCCAATGATAGACGGATTAGCCACCGCAACCGCTGATGTACGGAGTGAATACTTACCAATTAATTTTTCAAGAGCCTTTTGTTTTGTTTGTGTAACATTATGTTCTGAGTATATCTGTAAGTAATCACTTGGAATTCTTTGTAAGACTTCGCCACCTATGATAATGTCTGCATATTCAATAAGTGCGTGTCCTATAGACTCTATATACCCCGCATTACCATAATTGAGTGCTGGCAACTTCATCTTTACACTTAGGGTTTTCAATATGTCACCCTGATTTTGGGGAATGACAAACTTTACCTTTTTTCCAAAATCTGCTTCATTTTTTGGATCCAAATAAACATGTTCCACTGAATAATTTGAATGCTTCTTGAAACTCTGGATAAAATGGGTGTAATCTGGATCGATGGTAAAAAACCTGTCGTGTGACCCAGATGTTTCGAGCTGAACACGTCCAGCCATTACTAATATAGGAATCTAAAATTTTAACCCCGCTAATCCACTTTCAAAACGAATTACATTGTAGTTCACTGCATATACGTGTACCTCATTTTCGTAGCTTGATAAACGTGGATCTATCTCGATATTAAAAATTTTATGAACTATACGACTCATATTCACCTGTCCAGTTGGATAATGCGCCTCTGGTTTGAGGGAGAAACTGTACATTCCAAAATCAGATTTAAGTTGAGTTATACCATATGTGGGTGCCAATGTATTTAGAACTAGGGGGGAATTTACATGATGTCGAAGTGCTTGTTCGTAAACCAAGAACTTTGTAGAATCACTGAAAACAACCTCATTGTTAAATCTTAATTCGGCGTGTTTTATTGTTGTATATTCATTCGGTGCGTTCCCCGTTTCAGAAAATGCTTTTGGGGTACAACTAAACAAAAGCTCTCGTACAGGGTGTTTGAAATTAAGAAGCACTGAGCGTTTCGTTTCACCCGGTTTCATTAAGAATTGAGACATTTGGAGTTGTGTGATCACATATTCTATGGGTCTGGACATTATAAAGTTCTTTTCGTCATTCTGGACAAATGCAAATTCTGCATCAAGTGAAAATTTCTTAATACTTGCAGTTGTATTCGCTGCAGCCCCACCATATACAAGTTCTGATAGGGGTTTTGTCTTTATTCTAACTTCAACCTCCTGCTTTGTGAGTGCACATGTCGGTATGGCCAGGCTTGGGTGTCTATAGAAATAGAAGGGAAGATCTAAATAATACGTGTAATCGCCTGAATAGGTGAGGAAATTCCCATGGCCATTCAAAAAATAGAGTGTTTGTGTGGTATCGTCGTTTGTGTTGTGCAATTGTTGATGCATATAGATGTATTCACCCGTAATTTTTTGAACGGTCTGGCCACCTATTATGAGCTCCGCATATTCAATGAGATGGGAAGCAATGGAGGGTGCCCAATAGTAATTATTCGTACCAGGTGTATCCGGTACGGGGTCACTGAGTGTAATTTTCAAATTCATATTTTTTATGAAATCACCCTTATCACTGGGAACACGACATGTTAATATGCTGCCAAAATCAAAATCGCCACTGAACTGGTTTTCAAAATAATCAATGGAAAATTTTGTATGTCTTTTGAAATTCATCAGGAAATACGAAAATTGTGGATCTCCTGTAAGCCATCGGTCTTGGGCCCCTGTGGCTGCAAGTCTCAAACGACCTGACATTCTACAATATGTGAGTAAAATTTTACGAATTAAAACGAGACACTACTGTAGAATGAATCTTCAGTTGAAGAAATTCAAACCTGAGACTATGAGTGATGACAGGGTCTGTGTATTTATAGGTAAGAGAAACACAGGGAAATCAACTCTGGTAAAGGATATTATGTTTCACAAAAAGCATATACCAGCAGGGATAGTTCTATCAGGTACAGAGGAGGGCAATCATTTCTATGGCGAGTTTATTCCAGACCTCTTTGTCTATAGTGAGTACGACAGAGATGCGATCGAGCGGGTTATATCCAGGCAAAGAAAACTGGTTGGCACAAAGGGGAAGGCTTCACATAACAGTGCTTTTATGCTTCTTGACGATTGTATGTATGATTCAAAGTTTCTCAAAGACACATGTATTCGTCAATGTTTTATGAATGGTAGGCATTATAACATCTTTTTCATGCTCACAATGCAATACGTCATGGATCTCCCACCAGCGTTGCGTGCCAATGTGGATTACGTTTTTATTCTTCGCGAGAATATAATACAAAACAGAGAAAAGCTCTATAAGTCATTTTTTGGGATCTTCCCCTCGTATGATATGTTCTCTAAGGTTATGGATGCGTGTACAGAGAATTATGAGTGTTTAGTATTGGATAATACAGTGAAATCAAATAAAATAACAGATTGTGTATTTTGGTACAAAGCCACCGTCAGGAGGGGATTTAGAGTTGGGAGTCCAAACCTTTGGCAACTTCACAAGAAAATGTACAATCCAAAATACCTGGACCAGAAGGAGGATGATGCTAAAAAGGCAACTAAGAAGACAAGACTCAAAATCACGAAGACACGATAGAATGCGTCACTTATCATTCTCAAAAACATATGGTTATAACAAATGGCTACGGATATAAATACATTGAATTTGTCAGATAATGGCGAAGGAATGATTCCGATTACAGATAACAAATCCACGTCATTTGTAAATAATGAAGCGTCATTACAACAGGAAAAAAATGTGAGTCAAAGTAAACAGACAATGGACTCCACTCCAATTAATGATATAATGATGGAACCTCCAATGATGACAGATGAACCCAGAATGCAAGGTGTGATGCCACAAATGACTGCCCCACAACCCCAGGGTGGTTTTGCTCCAGTTGTTCAACAAACCAAAAAGGAGCCAGAAAGTAAAAACCCTTTCAATCTCACTGATGATCAAATCATTGCTTTGGTGGCGGGTGTCGCAGCTTCGCTTGCGGTGTCTAAGCCAGTTCAAGACAAACTCGTGACTTCTGTTCCAAAGTTCCTTAATGAACAGGGGAACCGAAGCATGGTTGGCTTGGCTTCAACCGGTTTGATTGCGGCGATTGTTTTTCATATCGTCAAGACTTACATTGTCAAGCCCTGATTAGATTCCCAACCCATATTTGAATAGATTGAATTATCAATACCCGAATAATAGGTAATTAGAGCTCCCGACACAAACGCTGTCACGAGCAAGGCACTCAATTTAAGTGTCTTGCTTCTGTCACTACCGTATTCCTCTACCGCATCCTTTGTATCACTCAACAAGAGATTCATGAGATACGTCACAATGAATGCAATCACTGTAGTTGAAATCATAAAAACCCTGTCAACCGCGAGTCTTGGCACGTTGCCTATAATGTATCTCAGGACATTTGGAATAATAATCGTCATCGCTGTGAGATTTATATAATAATTAGTACTCAAATGTGGTATCATTGTAATGCCATATATCAAGAGGTAAGACATTATCACCGCGAGCACCGTAGTAAGAGGTGTCTTCATTTGATGTAAAGTAAGAATATTATTTATCCTGAATGTGCTGACCGCAAAACTCGACTTTTTCTGGAATTATTTCATAGATTCCCAATTTTACACAAATATCACGAAGTTCAATGTAGTTGTCCCAAAATTTTTTGGAATGTGAATACTCTTCAACAGATGAGTGAGTGAGTTCGTGGATAAGAACGTGAAAAATTTCATTTGCAGATCCATCGAGGCAGAGTGCAATCTCTTGTCCTTTATTGGTGTTGTAACCAACTGTATCATTCATTTGTAGGAATCCTGAAATTGGTACACGTTGCTTTAATTTATGAAATTTTTCATTATTTGTATCAATCAGGTGTTTTCTGAGAATTCTATATTTTTCTTTAACTTCAGCAAGGGCCTGGGGTTCTTTAACACGGGATAATATAATTAGGTTGAGGATCAAAAGTATAATGAACGCTATCATCTTTTATATACAAAGATAAATTTGCTATACAGGTTCGAAATCGGGTTACCACCAAGACCCTCCCAGAGTTCCAAGCTAAGACCCAATTCCTCGAGATGTGTTATCAGAAGATCTTTGTATGCGATAGGTTCTGATTTTGCTCCATCGGCATAGAATGGAGTATCAACGAGATTTACAAACAACTTTTCACCATACGACCCCGCACACTTATTTTTAGTGATGAAAAAGTTACCCATATCATCATTATAGGGTGTTTTAAACATGATCCTTTCCGAATCTGGGATTATACCCACGAGTTTCCCACGGGGCTTTAATCGTTTTCGTATCTCTCGTATGGAACTGAAAAACTTGTCCCTGGATTCGAATATATAGTGCAATGAAAAGTTGTAACACACAATGTCGTATTTTCTATTTGGACAATTATGAATATCACCCTCATAGAAGTTTACCCGCATTCGCATGTTTTTAGCTCGGCTCTTAGCCTCTACAAGAGCTGTGGGTTCTGGATCACACATACTCATGTTTGCGCCACACCTGTGCCACTTCTGAAGATCCCCACCAAAACCACACCCAACGTCAAGAATTTGATCACCCTCCCTGGTTACGTGGTGTATGAGTTCCCTCTTAGCGTCATTGTGATTTCGCCGGATCTCTTCCATAGTTTCTATGGGATCTTTATGTTTATATCTGCTTTATTAATTTCACAATTTAACTTCCAATCAAATATATGATAATTTACGTATCCAGTCCCTTTTAAAAATTTGTGTTTTTTCAACAATTCTTCGTCATGTGCAACATCTAAGGTATTAAAAACATCAAAACCTTCATTTTTCGCGATTAAGAATGCGTCATTAAAATTATCACCTGTCATATAAAATGAATATGCCTGATTAACAGTCTCTGTACTGTTAACTTTATCGTATGGGATGCTATAAAATGAAAAAAAATCATCTGTCTCGTCATTTAAGTATGAATATACTACGTTATCCCTGGGTAAAAGCCAATGTTTAACCCAGGTTTCATTAACGATGGGGGCAATTTTGAAATCTTTAAAGTAGTCTTTTAGTATTTGAGTTACTTTTGGTACATCTTTTGGTGTCATCTTTCTAAAATAGGACCTACCCCGTATTTCAAACATTTTTGCTTTTGGGCGGTCAGTTTCATAAAATCCACATTTAGACAATTTGTTTATATTGATTAATCTATGCCAATATGAAGATTTTAAAATAGAACCCGGTATTGAATTATGTATAGTAGCGATTGATTGATTTCTATTTTTACTTTCAGAAATACGTTTTGCTTCTGTGATAAGATACCCAACAAGTTTACCCTTTCTATAGTCTTTATGGACACACAGGAAATTTACCTGTACCGCTTTTACTTCCTTGTCATTTAACTTCATATTAAAGGGTGTCAGAGATAAAAGACCTATTAACTTCTGTGTATGTTTGTCATTTATACATATATTTTGATGACCGGATACCTCTATCGCCCATTTCAAACTTTCTATTGTATATCTTAATTTAAAATCGTCATCCGAAACATAGTTTTCCTTTAAGAATTTATAAATTGTATCAAGTGAATGCGATGACCATTCAAAATCTTCGGGTAGTTTTTGTTGTTCAGTCTTCTTCACACGTTGTGTACTTAATCCGGTCGCCCAAGACTGATTATCCCAAAATTCATGCATATACAAATCTTGGTTTCATATTTTTAAGCCAGCTTAAAGTTTTGAGGTGCATGAAGATATATAATATCATGTCTCTCGAACAAGATTACACCACTGTCCCGGGTCAGTTGTTTGCATGTCTGTCAGTTGTTGGACCAGAAGCGCCACAAAAGAATGAAAAGTTTGGTATCAAAATTCGCGGCGCTTTTAACACCCGCGATGAAGCCGCAAACCACGCAAAGCGACTCCAAAAGGAAGATAGTACATTTGACATCTACGTTGTTGATATGTATAAATGGTTGTTAATCCCACCCGATCCGACCAAGATCGAAGATGTTAATTACACCAACGAAAAACTTCAAGAAATCATGTCGGGGTATAAGGAGAATCAAGCTCAGGCTGCTCGCATGTTCCAAGAACGCAAACAATCAATGATGGATTCTCAGAATTATATGGCGCCAGGAGATGAAAATTCGCGCTTCTATACAAAACCAGATGAGTCTCCGATCAGCCACCCAGCCGAAGTGATTGAACGACTCAAGAAGGAAAAGCCAGACACCCCCATGGAAGATTTGGTCAAGGAGGCGGACACTATTATTGCCAATGAAATTGAAGAGCGACGCAAGAAGCGCGAGGCTGCCATTGAGTCAGCGACAGATGAGAAAACCGAGGGTGAACCAGAAGCTAGCTCCGCGTAAATAAAAAATATAACTTAATTTTAAAACAGAATGTTTAAGATTATAATTACATTCATTTTAACCTCAGCATTCTTTATTTTGTTTTTTACACCTGACATGAAGATAAAAGCCAAAAGCAAAAAAAAGGAAAAAGAAAAGGAAAAGGAAAAACCAAGTACGACGCGCGGATTTATTGAGGATACGTATAGGGGACCTATAACAGATAGGTTTATACCCCCTAAAGCTGGTAAATCTGGAACATTTGTGGGTTATACGAATGTTCCAGAGTATGTTTGGATTTCTGGCTTTCCTATGAGTTAAGTGTATCTAAGTATGACTGGTTGCATGGTTTTACCCATAAAAAACCCTAAAAGAAATACAGCGAATGCGATTATCCACGTGGACTTTTCCACGTTTGCGAAAATATCGATTTTATCTGCCTGATTCTGGAATGCTGGCTGTTGATACACCTGTGTGGGCTGTTGCTGATAATAATAGGATTCGTTATAGGGCTGCTGCTCCCTATCATCTTCAACTCTATTATCATCATTTTTTTCCTCGCGCAAAGAATCGACGGATGGATCATAATCGATTGGATTTCCAATGTCTGTTTCCATTTTAAATATAGCGTTTAATTTTTTTAAGTCTATTCTTCTTCAGAATCTTCGTCATCTTCGACCACAAATCCTTCGAGATTTTCATTTTCATCATCGTCGCTGTATTCGTCGTCATCATCCGAATAAAGTTCCTCGTCTGTGTCTATATCAGAATCAAAATCCGTGTCGTGTTCATCTTCACCGTAATCATCTTCAATACTGGTCTCCGTTGGTTCGAATAATTCCGGTTTTTTTATACGTCTACCAGATCTTGTTCTTGTTTGTACCATTTTTATATAAATAAAGACTCTTGTTTAAGTACCTTTTCGTGAATTTCTTCCATAATATCGGAACTGGCGTATAGGGCAAGCTCTTCAATCGTTTTTATGGCATCTGCGTACTTTTTTTCCGCTTTAAGCTTCAAATACTCCCTATATAATTCTGGGTGAATTCCAGAGTATTCGTAGAATATATCCTTTTCGGTGGGTTTGAGTCTATCTTCTATATCACTAACGAGTGATAATATAAGGTAGACAGACGCTCCAACTAGAACGATAGACATTCTTCTGATATTGTTTGTCATTTTTTTTGTGGTGGATACAATAGATTCTTCACACTTCCATTTATCTCGTGTGTTCTGACACTCCCCTTCGGGGGTTTCTTACATAATGGACATTTTTGTGTTATTTTATTACCCTTTATGGTATATGTCATCGAAACATCCTCATGACAACCCCTAATAGCTTCACAATAATTCGATGTCGTGAGTACTGAAAAATCTGAATGCTGCCTCGAAATTCTAACAACCCTGATATCCTCGGGACACTTCATAAACTTTTTCATGAAAGACTCAAGGTGAGGTTTAGCATTCATGGGATCCGCATGAACCTTTTCCACAAATTTCTTAATCTCCGGACACTTCTTGATGTCATCCTTTTCGGGATATAACTTTTCTACAATTTTATGTGGAAGTTCGTGTTTACGTCCATAAAAATCCTTACAGAATCCATCCCGTCGTCCACGGAGCGTCTCACAACGACAAAAACACTTCTGAGCTATAACACGACCACTAACCATAAACCACACATGATTTGAACCGTGTGTGTTTTTAAGATTTTCACAATACTTTGAGTTTGTTGAAACAAAATAACAGTCTTTTTGTTTGTATATGTTTGTAATATAAGCCCCCTCTTGACCTTCCATATTTTGTTGAACGAATGTACCAATCATCTCACGAAGTTCCTCATCCTGAATTTCATCTTTTGTCTGTGCATCTGTGAACGAGCCCTCTTTTACAGAAATAGATGGATGTTCAACTGTTACATGGTCTTCGGTGTTTGTACGAACCGTTGTCATTTTAAGAATGTCAAGGTTTGGCTTGGGGTCTATTCTCTGAAGCATACTTAGGATTCCAGACTTATAAACAAATAGTGGTAAATATGAAACCTGAATAATTTTACCCGTACCTTTACATTCTTCACACCCCTTCCCTCCACAAGAGGTATGTTTGGCTAGTTTATATGACCACGGCATCCGAAGACCACTTCCACGCGTACGTCGTTTAATATCACCATAAACCGCAACATCGATGATTTCATTCCAATCCATGCCACCCTTCGCCTTTGAGAGGGCCACCAAAATATGTTCGCGGAGTGCAAGCGCAGAGGCCTGATTTACAGCATATCCCGGCCAATTTAAATGCACACCCGTCTTCATAAGATCCCCAACCATCTTGGGTTGTGCCACTGAAATGACACAATCCCCACCCCGATGTCTTTTCACTTTGTCACAAATAACTTTACAGATGTCTTGAATCTCTTGAATTGTGAGAGCTCTTACATCCTTATAGTCAATATCCACAAAGAAGTTGTAATTTGGTGTCTTTTGCTCAACAACAAATAACTTTTCACCAGATTTTACAGCTTTGATATACTCCTCATGGAATTCATTCAATCTATCAAATGGCACGGACAGGCGACCGCCGTCCAAGAGCACATGTGATACATCGGAGTTTGGGGGTTTAGTAACAAAATCTTGTTGAATACACCACTTCTTAAACATACCTTACTAATGCGGTTATTCTCTATACCTCAACATACATGATACATCGGGGTATTCCATTGTTTCAGATAAATGCTTTTTTATGGTTAAAAGTTCGTAAACAGTTTTACCTTTATTTTCCTGAATCCATTCTTCAATTTCTTCGTCACCTAAACCACGATTTGTTCTGAGAAGTTCCCTAATTTGTGTTAAAATGTAAGCTTTTGACTTCATTCTATTTAATAGAAAATGTTTTTCTATTGAGAGATGTCACACAGGCATAAAATTCTGGATTCTTGAGAACATTGTCTATAATGAGATTCCATCGCTTGCGTGAATTGAATTCCTCTAGAGTATCAAAACTCATGAAATCATTTTCATCGAACGTTCTTTTAATTGGTTGTTTTTGGATCTTTTTAAGGGTCGTTTTTTGTTTTTCTTCATAAAATTTCTTTATAAGTGACGATTGTTCATTTTTTTTATAATCCACAAAGAACACAAATACATTATATTCAAGTTCAACTGTTGGACTTTCCCTGACTGTAAACTTATACGTGCTATATTCGCCATTTTTAAGGGCGACAACACCACGTGTTTCCTCTTCTAGTTCTCGTAAAGCACATCGCAAAGGGTTAAATATCTCTCTTCGGCGACAACCGCCTGTGACAAATATCCAATCTTTGAATCTTCGATCTCGAACGGTGAGAAACTTTGGTTTCTCGTCAGAAAAGCTGACTGGTATCGCTATAGCTTTGTATTTTTTCATTGCGCATTCGCAAGTTATAATAAACGGATATGATTATTCCTCAATTTTTCCCTCCACCTCTTCGGGTTGTGGAGCAGCTCCATCATCTTCGTCTTCCGGGACCGCTATAAGATTTTGCATAAGATTATTCGAAAAGTTCCTGAAGTTTTCAACTTCAGCCTTCGTCTTATTCATTTCTTTGAAAAGGAAGATAACACCAGCAATTGCGACAATTGTGGCAATCATCATGAGAGTTTCACGGTCCATTTGCATCATTATGCATTATAAATGACTCTTTCTTTTAAGTAAGGACACCCATATTAGGTTTGCCTGGAGAAGGGCATTCGTACGGGTGTTGTGCGAATTGAACGGCTTCATAATGCGTAGGTTCACAAGACTTTTGAGTTGGTGGCGTTGGTTGCCCCACAAACTTTTCAAGTGTCCTGGACTTGGGATCGTACGTCAATACAAAAACGATGGCGAGGAGGAAGATTATCTTCCACATTGCGGTTTAATAAATACTGAGAGATTTAGTTGCTATAGAGTAGGCCACCCATGCCGTTTTCTATGCGAAGCACGTTGTAATTTACGGCATAAATATCCTTATCGGAGAGCGCTGTGTCATTTACGATGCGGGCTGAATCGAGACGACTGAAATTTAATGTACCAGTTGGCTGCAATTTGCCGGTATCCAAACAGAATGGATACGTGAACAACTTGGTGCCTGGGTTGGAATCACCATTGGAAGTGTGGTAGTACAATGGCACACTTGTAAAGTGTGGGTTCGCGTACTTGTAGTCGGCGACATCAGTACCATTGATTTGAAGCTTAAGCTTGTTACCGTTGGTGCTGACCATGGTGACCGCACTGGCATCGGCCGCCGCCAGGTATTTCACTGGGTGGTTAAAATTGAGTTCCTGAATTTTAGATCCTGAGGCAATAGCCTTTTGGACTTGGGTCATGATCATGTTTTGTGGCTTGGATGCAAACATTTCGCGCTCCTGGGTGTCCAAGTACGCATAGTTCGCGAAGACTTCCCACTTTCGGCTAGAGTCCGCCGCCGCTGTACCCCATGTGATTCGTAGCTCTACATCATGGTACTGAAGGGCAATAAGTGGGAGGGCAGACTGCCAATTTTCACAGAAGCTAAATCGGAGTGGGTAGAACCGAGAAGCAGTTGTCGCACCGAAGAGGTCGGCGCCCATAGACTTTGGCGAAGAGGTAGACGCGAGAGTTGGTGCGATGAGGGTGGAGAAGGTGGCGTCTTGTTCATCGATAACCTGACCACCGACTAGGACTTCGACCTTGGAAATCATTGTACGCCAGTTCACCTGACTGATATCCACGGCTTGGGTACCATCATTCGCGACCAGGTAGACATACCCCAAAAGGTCGCCCTTGCGTTCGAAACGAACGGTGGACATACCATTGTTCGCGACGTTCCCCTGAATCACTTGACGTTCAACAGTTTGGGAAAAATTTGTGTGTCGTTTGTAGGTTGAGCGGAAAAAGCTGACTTCTGGCGAACCGACTAGGTGCGCATCCTGGGCACCGACGGCCACGAGTTGGGCAATACCACCAGACATTTTATAGTATAGCGAGAGTTTTTTTTAAGTTCATAATTGATGACCATGTCAAGTTTTCTTTACAGTGAGGAATACTCACCGGAGAGAAAAGGTGTTTAGTTAGGGGCTGTGGGCCAAACGGGGTTTGAGGGGTCCGTGGTATTGGTGGGAAGGTCGCGAAGGGCTTGGCGGTATATACGCCATTCTTGTATTTTTTCGGGAGAGAGGGGAGAATCATTACCCACTCTCCAATCCGTTTCGGTTAGTTTATAAGTTCTTTGTAAGCGTAGTTCCTCTAATGGAATTACAACATTGAGTAATTCATTGTATTTTGTTCTGAACTCATCTAAAGATGGTTTTTCTGCATCTCCCAAAATTTCAATAGAATCAAATGTATCATCGCATTTACACCCAACAAAAGAATCTAAAAGGAGTTCTTGAAGTGTTCGTATAGCTATTCTCCCGTCTATATTCATATATTATTACATATGATAAAATTATAGCTCCATTGACTCGAAAACTTCTATATAACTTCTTCCACCCCATACATTAATTCCCCAATTAGAACGACTCCCTGAACCACCTCCATGTGATACCTGCATTGTGATCGTAATAGTATTTCCACCCGGTAAATTGTCTGGTCCGAAGTGTATACGACTCTGACGTTGATACTCATGAAACGAATTATCAATTCGTTGCCAATCCTCTACTGTATCGGAATATCGATCGGTGACTCCATCGTTTACTTTCGCGCGACCGAGAATACCCCTATACGAAACACTATTAGTTGAACCCATTGCCTGTGCTAAGCACAGATCAGATACGATATATATTTTACTGCCCGCTCGTTTTCTTGTGTATGTGACATTCCAGGAATTTTGCCAGCTGGATGTACTATGCGGATACATAGCTCTAGTCGTACTCTCATATCTTTGATATCCTATGAGTAAGCGTCTTGTATTTAACCCATAAATTTTAAGTAATCCATCGGAATTAATGTCTCCATTCACATCCAATTTAGCTCCTGGACTCGTCTTCCCAATGCCGACGTTGCCATTAGCTCTTATAATCATTTTGGTGTTCTCCGTAGTTCTATCCGTACTACTGTTCAAAGTGTCGAACAAGATTTGAGCACCTTTCAACCTGATTCTGTCTGGGCCAGAATTATTTTCGCCGTCATTCCCCGAAAACAAGAGAAGTTCTTGTTTTTCAGTACCGGTAGACCATACTCGTCTCTCTATGACGCAGTGGTCATACCCATTATCGCCGTAAGTACCCCCGAAGAGAATGGTCTTTGCGGTTTCATCGTTTGTGTTTTTACCAATGTAGAGAACGTTTCCAGTTCTCACCTCTCCATTGACGTCGAGTTTGTACGAGGGTGATGTTTCACCGATACCGACGTTTCCATTCTCCTTGATTCGCATTCGTTCAGTTCCAAAAGTCCCAAACACAATGTTGCGTTTCATATCACCCCCAGAATATGTGGAGTACCCACTGAGGTCAATGTACGACGCACTATTCGTACCCGTTCCACCACCCGCACGAAGCCTCAAGAAACCATCGTCCCCGCCCGCGGAGCCGACGTTCCCATTTCCCCCAATACTTCGTATCTCGTACGATGGGTGTGTTGAACCAGTCGTCAAAGCTGGTCTCGCCGTGTTATTACCAAACCCAGAGTTGACGCATACACCACGACTTCGGGAGACGCCGTCTACGTCGAGAGGAAACGCAGGAGAAGTTAGCCCGATGCCGACGTTACCACCATTGGATGGATTAAGTAAAAGTGGTGTTGAACTTCTCGAAGACAATAAACAGTTGCCGTTGTTTGCTTGTATATCAAGAATATGATTCGTGCTTGTCCCACTAGTGTGAAATTGAATCCAATTCACACTTGACCCAGATGTCCAAAGACGTTGCGTCGACGATGTTGAGACCAAACTAGTATCATATCGAATGCTTCCGTTCACGTCCAACTTGTGCCCAGGACTCGCTGTCCCGATGCCGACGTTGCCAGACTCATCAATGGTCATGCGCTGCGTGGTTGTGGCGGTACCACCCGCCGTGTCCCACGTTCCAGAACCGCTATTGGGTGCATTCCAAAACTGTATCTCACTATCAATCATTCGCATATACGCACCACCTTTACTCGCGGCGCCATATTTCCAGCCACCCGAATAGTATAAATTATGCGAAAAAATGGCGCTGTCAGAACACGATAAAACACCACCTTTACCAGCCGGAGGTGTCACTTCAAGCCCCCATCTGGGATTATTCGTCCCGATGCCGACGTTGCCCGATGGTCTGTATATATCAGAACCATTGACGGTCCAGTTACTGAAAACTGCGTTTGCGCCACCTATTTTTAAATTATAACCCGATGCGATGTTTATGTTGCCACCGACGTCGAGTGTGTACGCGGGACTCGTCGTCCCGACACCAACCTTCCCGTCCGCGCGAAGGGTCATCACGGTCGATTCCGCGTAGGTTCCATCTGTGAGTGTCACATCAAGTCTCGATCGGGAGTGTGTCGAGCTGTTCTCGTAGCGCGACAAGTTGAAAGACGCCCGGGCGCCATATGATTCATTATTCGTTCCACTTCGCGTGAGGTGAAGTACAGGCTTGGGGTCATTGATGGCGGTACTTGACGTCGCCGTGCCGTGTGTGAGTGTGAGTGGCGCGTCGGAGTGGTCGAATGAGTTTGTGAGGGTTGGTGGGCCATTCACGTATTGGTAGCCCGCAACATGAAGGTCCGCTGAGGGTGATGATGTGCCTATACCCACGTTTGAATTGGCGATGAAAGCGGTGGTCGCATTTGTAAATTGAATCGTATTTGAACATGTGTTTCCATTGTCGGCCACGGATTGTAAATCCGTCACGAGACCCGTGAGTTTGGACCCGTCACCCACGAAATAGTTCGCTTCCACATTACCTGTGGCCTTGAGACCCACGTCGGTATTTGTGAGTTGGATTGTATTTGAACACGTGTTTCCATTGTCGGCCACGGATTGTAAATCTGTCACGAGACCGGTCAGATAAGAACCATCACCCTTGAGATAAGCCGCCTCCACATTTGCTGTTGTCGTCAAATTGTTTGCAAACAAGTTGCCGTAGACCCGGACGTCGAGACCTCCGTTCGCTATGGGCGTCACGTCCGTACCAGAAGCTCCACTTTGTGTGTATCCGAATGCGAGCTCGTCTTCATCACCTCGGTATGCAATCGCGACATTTGACGTATTTCTGGTCATGATGAGACCCGCATCTATGGTATCACTCGTGTTTCCTTTCGCGAGTTCAATGATTGGATCCTCTATTGATGTATTCGTGGTATCGATGAATGTGGTCGTTCCTGAAACCCTGAGATTTCCATCGACCGTGAGATCCTTTGCGATGTGAACGTTCCCGTGCACATCTAGAAGTTCTGTGGGTGCGAGTGAGCCTATCCCCACGTTCCCCGAGACATACGCGATATCAGATGCATTCGAGGTTTTTGTGTAGAGCCACTTATCGCCGTTGTGAATGCGGAGGTGTCTAATCTTGTGGGACGTTCCCGCAGTGGCAGAGAAACCCACGTAACGGGAATTGAATTCCTGGTAATTTTCCGTGAATTCATGGGTCAATACGACCTTCCCCGCGAGACTGACGGATGTAGCCCCTTGAGAATAGTTAACATTGACGTGCTGCCAGTCATTAGAACGAAGATCTATGGAAACTGTCTTATGGACAGATCCTTCCCAGTATATGACTATTTGGTTATTCGTGTTGTCGAATACAATTTTGTATCCTCCATCGTTGTTTGTGTAATCCGTGTGATTGGGTTCTGATGTATTGTAAAGACTAAATGTGAGAACTCCACCCGTCGCGGTCACGTGCATATCAAATTCGGCATGCCAAGAGTTGGGGAGTTGAAGAGGCCAATAGACCCACCCCGCATCAGAGGCTGTACCGAGTTCGAGATATCGCGAACCTGATGAGGTGTTCCGTGTGACACCCGTGGATGACTTGTATCCACCAGCTGCTGTGGGCATAAACGAGGTGGTACTCTTTTGATCGTCAAAAAGGAGGACATTATTACGAGCCACTGTGTTGATGACAGTGGAAAATCCACCGGCCTGTTTGACGTCTATGCTGGAGACCTTCAACGTACCATTGATGATATCCAAGACACCATTACTTGGGTTTATGGCCATTTAATATATAGGGAGAAGATTATTAAATGTGTTTGGCGAGGAGTTAGGCATTTTTGAGAGCTGTGATTCTTGCCTTTTCGGCTTGAAGCTGTCTATCCACCTCTTGGAGAGCGGTAGATGCCAATGTGAATATATCGGGAGAAGATTATTCGGTGGGTTCTTGTGGCCAGGTTGGACTCGACAGGTCTTCTGTGTTCGCGGGCAAGTCTCGGAGGGCTTGGCGGTAGTCCAACCAAGATTGTCTGGCTTCTTCGGTGGGGTGGGGCCAATCAGGAATTGCATATTTATCGGTTTCTTTTAAAATTTCACCCCTCTTTTTTCGTAACTCGATCACCGGTTTGGTTTCGTTGATATAGATAGCATGTGCAGATTCAATCTCTTCCAATGGTATTGGATTTTTAGAGTACATTGTGTAAACAGGACTAAAATTGGACTTTACATCATCTTCCAATATTTCATATTCTTCTCGTGATTTTAGTGTATCAAACGCAACGGTTCCGTCTGCTAAGACCAATTGTTTTAAAGCGTAAGAATCACAAACATTTGAGGTTTCATTCAACTGATAGTTGGACTTTTCGTCTGACGATAATTCATCATAGACTTCCTCTGAGATATGTTTCCATACTATACTTTCATATGTCTGACCACAATATTCAAAGTCATTCTTAAAACACGATGATAGAGCTTCTGATAGTATCATTTACTGTACACGTTGGAAATTAATTTATTGCATATATGCACGCCGCACGGATATTGTTCCACCCCCCGTTATAATTCCTTTCCGTGGTTACTGATGTACTGTGTGTGACCTCGAGATAGTCACCCGCATTTGCGACGATGGTCATCGTCCCTGTTGTGTGCATGTCTGAATTGCCAGAATTTTGAGACAAGTTTCTGGGATTATTATACGTAGTCCATCTCGTGCTTCCATTCGATTGTTTTTGAACCCACTTAAAATCTGTATAATAACTCCCACCACCGCCAATATACGAATGTGCTTGTACTGTCACGACGTATACACCTTTTATTGGGAAATTGCATGTCCTCGTAGTGCTATACATGTTACCCACAGTCGTGTCGTTATATACCGTACTATTCCAAGTCAAAAGTAGAGAGGTAGTACCACTCGGCTGTACGGTTTGTCTGGCCCACAGATGAGGCAAACGTGTTCGTATACCCCCATTCACATCCAATTCTGTGTCCGGACTCGTCGTCCCGATGCCGACGTTGCCATTCAGTGCAAGAGTTGAAATGCCACCCCATCCCATGTTTCGACCGATCGTGAATCTATTTGTTGATCCTCCCTCAAAATACATAAAACTTGCCACTCTCGTTCCGCTGTCGTGTATAGCGATCTCTGTGTTGTTGAGACATTCCATCATTAATCCGGCGGTATTTGAGTTCCAACCATTTCCACCTCCATAATTTAGAGCATGATCACCGATCGATAAACTTCGATTTGCCATGTATCCATTATTAATTGCGTATGTACCATTGTTTATTGAACCTGCGACATCCAACGTAGTGTCCGGACTCGCCGTCCCGATGCCGACGTTCGCAGAACCATCAATACGGAGTGCGAGAGTATTATCATTTCCATAAAAGTGCCACCCAGCATTAGCATTAGGATTTGTACCCGTCGTGTATTTCCGACCGTAAAGAAAACCTCTCCCAGAACCGTGATGGTCGTAAAATTGAAAGTTCTCGGCGTTCGTCCCCGAAAAATCGTACGACAATTTTGGATACGGAGACCTTTGGGACTGAAGCATCAATGGGTTATCCGAGCCATATATGTGTAATTTACTCTCAGGTCCAGTCAGTCCGATGCCGACGTTGCCCCCCGCACGCACAGTCAAGTGTTCTGAAAGGGTAGTTCCAGCTGTACCATCTGCACCTAATACACCAAATATGCCCTGATTTATATCGTCTGAGCCAAGATATATAGCTCCCGCCGATGTTAAACCACCCACATTATTTCTAAGTTGAACCGTATTATTTGATTCAACTTTATTTTTGATATTTACACCGATAACCTTGGCGGCGAATCCAACACCTGTGTTTACATTGTATGTATTTAGTACATATAAGTCTGATGGGTCATATAAACCACCTCTAATTGAAAGTGCGGGTGTCGTGTTATTTTCAGCACCCCTATTTATGTCCAATGCGGCAATCGGACTCGTCGTCCCAATGCCGACGTTGCCGTCATATCTAAGGGTCATAGGTGTTACAGCGGTGTCATTATTTCTCACACCGAACCGCATATTCCACAAATCCGAGGTACCGGGAAGATTGCCCGCTCCATAAACTTCCACGGAACCAGCTAACGACTGATAATCGTCGGTATCCCTTCTTTCACATTGGAATCGGATACCAGCACCAAAACCGTTAGCCACTGTACCAGATGATATGGCTCTTATAGCTAATGGATACGTCACCGTGTTTGTATTTGTTGTAGTTTCCTGAATGGTTAGTGGATGACTAGGACTCGTCGTCCCGATGCCGACGTTGCCCGTTGAGGTGATTCGCATACGTTCATCTGTTGTGGGTAAATATATACCCGTATGAGTAGATGAAGCTTTTGTATAGAAACAGAGTGCGCCACTCGTGTTAGCACCATCGCCTAAGCACGCAATCGTACCCACGTTATACCCATTTGTATTTTCTGTAAAGCGAATACCACCTTTGGCGCCGCCATTTGATGTGTTTGTCCGTTTAAGTGTTATAATAGAACTACCGCCATTTGCCGCCAATTCCAGCTTTGAAGTGGGACTCACCGTCCCGATACCGACGTTGCCGGATGATCGGTATATATCCGAACCACTGGCTGTCCATCGACTGAAAACTGGGATTGAGCCGCCTATTCTCAAATTAGAACCGGATGCGATGTTTATGTCGCCACCGACATCGAGTGTGTATGATGGATTTGACATCCCTATACCTACCCGACTCGTCGATGTGTCCACAAAGAGATTCGCCGTCCCGACTTCGAGGTTTGACCCCCGCCGTCAGAGCCCCCTGCACACTCACAGCCAACGCATTAGAGTCCAAGTCGACAACCGTATCATTCGCTCCATTCAAAGTGTATCCCATTCTCAAAATGTCAACACTCTCGTCAAACACTACAGCGACGTTTGAATTATTATTGGGACGGGTCATGATGATCCCTAGGTCATTTGTACCCGAGTTATTCGACCCTAATTCGATGATTGGGTCAGAGACGGTCAGGTTGACCGTGTTCGCCACGAAGACATTTCCGCTATTCATGTGAACATTTGATTCGAAAATGATATCACCCGTAAAAGTCTTATCACCGGAGATCGAGATATCCCCACTCTCGAGGGCTGTTATCCGAGACGAATTGTCACTCAAATTGCTAGAAAGGTTCGTGATTCGAGACACATTGGAAGCAAAATCAGTCACGTTTGACGATTGAATCGCCGAGATACCCGAGCCATCCCCCACGAGCTTACTTGCCGTGAGCGTATCACCGATGGTCGCATTCGCCGTCGTAACAAATGCCGTGGCCGCGTTATTAAATTCAACTGTGTACGGGGTGGTATTACCCGTGTTCGTGACGACTTCCAAATCGAACGTTGGGGCGATGGATATTCCACCCAAAACTACACTAGCGGCATTAATATTACCCGAAATTTGGAGAACGTTCGAATGTGTGTCGTTTATATGTAAATTTGAACCCACGGATAGGTGATTCGTTGGATTCGCATTGGCGATACCGACGAACCCCGTGGTCACTATTTTACTGCCCCTGAGTGTGGCATTCGTGATGTCCAAATACCCTGTGGGAGTATTGATGGGCATTTAATATATCGGGAGAAGATTATTAAATGTTGGTGACGAGGAGATGTAATTAAGTTAGGCATTTTCAAGAGCCGCGAGTCTCGCGAGGACTGAGGTGAGTTGCGTATCCAATGTCGCAACCTTAGCCTTCTCAGCTTGAAGCTGTCTATCGACCTCTTGGAGGGCCGCTGTCGCGACGGTCCAAATGGCTTCCTTCTTTAGGAACAAGAAATCATCAACCTCTTGTCCGTACACGAAGAGTTGGTTACCCGCTACAACATTTCCAGTTTCATCAACCGAACCAATCCATTCAGTCAAATCCTCTTCCACACGAATAGAGTGAGCGTCGATGACTTCCGCCAAGTGTATGCCGTGGTCTTCACCATCAATACCCTTCGTTCTGATGAGCGTGGTCGCATTAGATTCCAGATTGGAGGTGTTAAAGTTGGTGAATGTGATTACATTTGATTGCGAGACATTCGCCAATTCATAAATGTTTGGTAAGACAAATTGTCTCGTTTTGGTGGCGTATGGAAGCGTCTCCCGAACCTCTTGGGCGATGAAACCCCAAACGGGTTCAGTACCACTCTTAATTTCGTCTTTGTATTGATACTTTTTGGGTTTGAGAAGTCTCAGGACTTCCAAACATTCCGCATCATCAGCATCTACAATATTCTTCTTGATGCGGACGTCGGACGAATTGATAGCTCCATTAATTGACATAAAGTGGTCTCCACAAGCTATAGAGTCAGACGCATATATACTCGCGGTAGCCCATCCGTATCCAGAAGAAGGGGGAGTGCCACCGAACGCATTATTGTAATCATACCTGAAATACTGTCTTTGTGAGGCAGCAATATTGACGTTCCCTGTGCCATTCACGTGTAATTTTGCGTAAGGTGTCGTCGTCCCGACGCCGACGTTGCCACCTTTAGGGCATAACAACAAAGGTATACCAGCTTGGATATAATCAATAACACCCTGTATGAATGCCGACCCGAGTCCGCCAGTGGTATGATCTATACCAATTTTTAAATTAGTTGGTCTATCTGCGTTTGTCCACCCAGCGTACGAACTAGAAGATATTTCAATCTGACCATAATTATTTACACTTGGATCCGATGTTACGACCGCAGAATCACCTTGAATGTGTAATTTATTGCCCGGACTCGCCGTCCCGATGCCGACGTTGCCGCCGAATATTTTTGGTGCCGAATTAAGTGTTGGTGCGGTGAGAGCTGAATTACTCCCCGCGTCGGTTCGTGTCAAAGAACCCAAGGAACTGGTGAACCCACCTATGAATATTTTAAGATTTAGACGACACACTACATTTTGTAGGTATCCCACTTGGGGTCGGTACTTCATCGTGAAAGTGCCCGCGGCCGACCCACTCGTTCCCACGATGTATGTCTCGAAAGCGGTCGCATTCTCACCTTCGAACACCGTCATGTAAAAGTTGCCCGTGTAGTAATTTGTAATGATACCTTTCACACGTGCCATCCGTTCCGAACTAGAATTGGCCGCAACTTGTATGACCTCGGCTTCGACTAACATTTCACCTCTAGCACTCCCACCAGTCACGGGTATGGTGAATGTCTGATTGTTATTTGATGTCCAAGCATCTTGGTATGTGTATTCGTATGCGTGCCTTAAAGTGGTACCGTCGATTTCGAGAGATTTAGTTGGACTCGACGTCCCGATGCCGACGTTGCCTGTTGAGGCTATACGCATCTTTTCAGTCGCGGGTACGTTGCTATCTGGATTTGTCCAGAATTCAAGATCTGAACCATAATTGTTTGCTCCTCTTGAGTTGATAATTCTTGAATTTCCTCTATCTCCCGAATTGAGAGAGTTGTACATTTGAATACCACAAATGTCACCCGCCGCGTTAACTCTCTCCCCCCTGATCCTGATATATTGCGGAGTCGTTTCGGCATTACCCCCAACTTGTAATTTTACACCCGGAGCATTCGTCCCGATGCCGACGTTGCCCGTGACGCCTTCTATGACCATACTTGGACTACTGAGTAAATCACCGTCATCACTGACGAAAAAGTTAAACGAACCATCAGGGAAAGAACCAGCATTCTGTGCCGTGACCTGGATTTTAGCCAGGAAATCGCCCGTCTCTGGACTTGGGTCGGTGGCATCTTTAGTTCTGAAAACAATGCCACCCAAATCGAGACCAGATGTACCACCGGAACTCGTGCGTGTGTCGGTGATTGATAGATATGGAGCTGTCCCCGCTATGTCTAATTTTTCACCAGGACTCGCCGTCCCGATGCCGACGTTGCCACTCGAATCTACACGAAGGCGTTCACTACCCGCCGTGTTGACTGCAAAGGTATCAGCCAATGGAAACCCAACCTTTGTGTCTGTGTCTCCATCGTGGATCAGGTAATCGTCTATTGTGACAGTAGTTGTAGAGAGTGCGCCAGTGGTTATATTACTCGCATTGAGACTTGTAAGACCCGATCCGTCCCCCGAAACACTCGCCGCACTCAGAGCCCCCTGCACACTCACAGCCAACGCATTAGAGTCCAAGTCGACGATCGAATCATTCGCTCCATTCAAAGTGTATCCCATTCTCAAAATGTCAACACTCTCGTCAAACACTACAGCGACGTTTGAATTCGCTGCGGGACGAGTCATGATGATCCCTAGGTCATTCGTCCCGATGTTATTCAAACCCAGTTCTATGATTGGATCGGACACGGACATATTGACCGTGTTCGCCACAAAGACATTTCCGCCATTCATGTGAATATTTGATTCGAAGATGATATCACCCGTAAAAGTCTTATCACCAGAGATTGACATGTTTCCGGACTCAAGACTCGTGATCCGCGAAGCATTAGATGAGAGATCTTGAGAAATAGTCGAGACCGTCGACGCCAAAGCGCGACTCGATTCTAAAGCCCCGATTCGTGACACGTTTGACGCAAAGTCACTCACATTTGAGGATTGGATCGCCGAGATCGCGGATCCATCACCTATGAAGTAATTCGCGTGTACATTTCCCACGACATCTAATTCGTAGTCGGGCGTGTTTGTGCCTATACCAACATTAGACGTTGTCGTGTCCACAAAGAGATTCGCTGTGCCCACTTCGAGATTTGATGTGCTCACAATCTTACTGGCTTGTACGGTACCCCCGGCCACTATGTTAGATGATGCGTTAAATCCAGTTGTGGTGTTCGTTGAGATTATGGTATCAGTTGTTTGGTTGTTTTCGTTTGTGACGTGGTCGAGTCCATATGAAGAAACTATTTGAAAATCTCCGATAGTTATACTTGTCGCGTTCACATTCCCCGTCACGCTTAAAACATTAGATCCTGTGTCTAATACAGAAAGATTAGATCCAACGTCCAAGTTATTTTGTGGATTTGTGTTTGCTATACCGACATTCGATTCGGTGACGAAACCCGTCGCGGCGTTTGTAAATTGTATGGTATTGCTCGTGGTGTTTCCGATATTTGATACAGATTCAAGATCGGTGGCTATACCCGTAAGTTGGGAGCCATCACCTAGGAAATAATCAGCGTGTACATTCCCCGAGACATCTAACTCATACGCCGGTGTGGTCGTACGAATACCGACGTTGGATGTCGTCGTATCCACGAAGAGGTTCGCCGTGCCAACTTCTACATTTGAGCGGTAATAGAGGGAATTGGCACCGTCGGTCCAAAGAGAACTCACGAATGGTGAACCACCCTGATAGAACGACCCGGAAAGGTTGATGTCCCCACCAACATCGAGGGTGTACGCTGGGTCTGTAACACCTATACCCACACTTCCCTGCTGAAATGCGACGTTGGATTCACCCGCGTATGTCCATTTAGTACCATTCGTAATCTTGAGATTACGGATTTTGCGCCCATCCGTGGACGCCGATGAAAAGTTTACGTATTCACCATTGACGTAAGGTGTAGAGCGTTCGATGTCTTGATAAAAGAACTTTCGAGACGCACCTATACTGATCGCTATTCTCCCTCGTTCGTAATTGATCGCGACCTTTTGCCAATTCTCAGAGGCTGTAAAAAGACCCGAGACGGTCGCTTCCGTGAGCGTCGTGCCATCGTATTTGAGAGTGATTTTGTCGTTGTTATCATTGAACGTGAATGTGTAGCCGTCACCCCCGACGTTTGACGTACAGAAGATGTTCGAATAAAGAGGTCCAGCACTCGTTCCCGAACGAATATCCATCTCGAATTCCATGACCCACGAGTTAGGGAGCTTTTGACCCCAATACACATATTCCCCGGCGAGATCGAGGTATCCATTCCCCGTGTCTCGTACTCCCGCGGTACTCGTAAATCCAGTGAACGTCGTGGTCGAGACCTGATCGTCATAGATGAGAATGGCATTGGACCTCGTCACATTAAGGGCGGTGTCTACCCCCTGAATGTTTGAGACCTCTAATTTCCCCACCCGCAACGTGGCGTTCTTAATATCTAACGTCCCGACGGGGGATTGCATAGACATTTAATATATCGGGAGAAGATTATTAAATGTTGGTGACGAGGAGATGTAATTAAGTTAGGCATTTTCAAGAGCCGTGACTCGTTCGAGTAGAGATGCAACTTGTGTTTCGAGTGTTGCCGTTTTGGTCTTTTCAGCTTGGAGTTGTCTATCCACCTCTTGGAGAGCCGCTGTTGCGGTGGTCCACACGGCGTCCTTCTTTAGGAATACGAAGTTATCCACCTCTTGTCCATAGACGAAGAGTTGGGTACCTGCTATAATGTTTCCAGTCTCATCGACCGACCCAATCCAATCCGTCAGGTCTTCCTTGACACGAATGGTATGTTCGTCAATAACTTCTTCTAAGTGGATGCCATGTTCAGCGCCATCGGCTCCCATAGTTCTGATGAATGTGGTCGCATTAGATTCCAAATCGGCTGTGTTAAAGTTCGTAAATGTAATGACGTTCGAGGAGGAAACGTTCCCCATTTCGTAAATGTTTGGAACAACACTCTTGAGTAATTTAGTAGAGTGTGGAAGTGTTTCCCTGACCTCTTGGGCGATGAAACCCCATACAGTTCCTTCACCCCTATCAAGTTCGTCTTTGTACCTATACCTTTTGGGTTTGAGAAGTCTCAGGGCTTCCAAACATTCGGAATCATCAGCATCGACAATGTCCTTTTTGATACGCTCGTCGGACGCTGCCACATAATCACCAGCAACTATGCCACCGGTAACATATAAAGAAGTATTTGCCAGTGCCCAATTGGTCGAATGGGAAAGACCGCCACCACCGTTAAAATAGTAGTAGTTAGTCCAGGCACCCCCACCATTGCCATTGATGTGTAGTTTTCCGTATTGTGGATTCGTCGTCCCGATGCCGACGTTGCCGTTTCCCCTAAACACCACCTTCGGGGTGTTATTAGTCCCGGACATGAACCCCAAGTCATTATTTGACCCATTTGGAAAGGATTGAATCGTCCATGCGTCTGTATAAGCACTACTTGAACTGGTTTGGTATTTAAACATAATGGCGTTTCTCGCACCAGTCGCCGACCACGCATCGTTAAGCCCTTCGTATCTACCTATGAGTTGTAATTGATTTCTTCCATACGCGGATGCTGCGCAACGCAAGCGAGTCGTACACGACCCATCATATGCTGTGGATCCTTCGACGTGTAATCTAACAGCCGGACTCGTCACCCCGATGCCGACGTTGCCTCCAAAGCCTGCTTGACCAGTCGAGTATATTTTCTTATTATTTACGACACGTAGATTTGTGGCATCGTTCATGTACCAACCCCCACCCCAACCGAAATGAAGTTCTTCATCCTTTAGAAAAGTCGCATTATTATTTCCTATGACGATAGCATCGCTATTATTTTTAAGTTGTATGGTACCATTCACGTGTAGTATCGGGGCAGATGGGGTTGCTGTGAGCGATGTAGCCATAGTTGCCGGGTCATAAGTCACCCCTGTGTCTCCAATGATGACGTGTCCAGAACTGTCGATAACAAATCTATCAGCCGAGTTATCATTGTCATAAATTCTAAATTTCTTCGTTGAGTTTCCTGTTTGGGGCATAATCCTCCAGGTACAATTGGAAACGAGCTTTGATGAAAAATATATGTTTTCACCGTGTACGTGTAAGTCACCTGATGGATCATTCGTCCCGATGCCGACGTTGCCACCGGTTTTAATCGTCATCAAGTTCTTCAAGCTCGCCGAAGCTCCAGCCTTCTCCAAAAAATTCAAATCGCCAGAGGAATCTCGTTCAATTATATTGTACCAATCGGCATTATAGTTTAATCTCATTTGGTTTCCACTTGTACTTTCAATCGTCAATAGAGAACCCGGACTCGCCGTCCCGATGCCGACGTTGACTTGAGATATGACCGCGTCTGATTTGACGTACATTGGGACACTCCAGGCTGAACCATTATAATGCCAGGTGTACAGAGCATCGTCAGTTTCTTGGCGTAACAACCAATTTCTTTGATTTGTTCCCTGTCCGGTATCTCGTGTCCATTCGATTGCGGGTTGGTGACCAGATGCGTGAAGGTTAATACTGCAGAGTTTGCCAGTGTGACCCTGTCCGTTCGTGGTGGTTATCCACGGACGAGTTCCATATAGCGTCATTCCCGCAGAGTTGTTCATGTGGAAATCGCCGGTAGAGGTCGATGTACCATTACCCGGGGCACTTATGTAGAACTGCGACGAAGAAGCAGTGGACGTCCCGAGGGCGAGTCTCCCCGGAATCATGACATCTGAACGAGTTATACGCATATTTTCGGTGGGTGCGTTCGAGCCGTCCCCAACTTTAATCGCGAGGCCGTTCGATTCCTGGTACAGTTCTGATCGGTACGTCCCAGACGCGTATCGGTCTATGATTAAACCAGCCGTACTTGTCGCACCCGTGTAAATGTCGAGCATACCTCTCGGACTCGCCGTCCCGATACCGACGTTGCCCGATGATCGGTATATATCAGAACCACTGACTGTCCAGTTACTGAAAACTGCGGGTATACCATTTATTCGCAGGGTAGACCCAGTCGAAAGGTTCACGTCACCACCGACATCCAACTTGTACGCGGGACTCGATACCCCGACACCAACATTAGACGTCGTCGTATCCACAAAGAGATTCGCCGTCCCGACTTCGAGGTTTGACCCCGCACTCAGAGCCCCTTGCACACTCACAGCCAATGCGTTAGAATCCAGGTCGACGATCGAATCACTCGCGCCATTCAAAGTGTATCCCATTCGTAAAATGTCGTCACTCTCGTCAAACACTACAGCGACGTTTGAATTCGCCGCGGGACGAGTCATGATGATCCCCAGGTCATTCGTCCCGATGTTATTCAAACCCAGTTCTATGATTGGGTCAGAGACGGTCATATTGACCGTGTTCGCCACAAAGACATTTCCGCCATTCATGTGAATATTTGATTCGAAGATGATATCACCCGTAAAAGTCTTATCACCAGAGATTGACATGTTTCCGGTCTCGAGGGCTGTTATCCGAGACGAATTGTCACTCAAATTGCTAGAAAGGTTCGTGATCCGCGACGAATTGTCACCCAAATCGGTTTCCAAAGTTCCGATCCTCGTCACATTCGACCCAAAGTCACTCACATTTGAGGATTGGATCGCAGAGATCGCAGAACCATCACCCATGAGGTGTGTTCCGCGCACGGTTCCACTCACGTCCAATTTAGTTCCGGGAATGGTCGTCCCGATGCCTACATTTCCACCAACGTAGGCTATGTTACTCGAATCTATTTCACGGACCCATTTGTCCCCGTTCGTAAACTTAAGGTTCTTGAGTTTACGTTCGTCTGTGCTCGAGTGCGTGAACGTCACGTACCCCGAATTATTGTCGTAGACCCTGTCCCTGAGCTGTGAATCGGCAAAATGGAACACGTGTTCGCCGTCTACGGACACATCGAGAACACTGCGTTCAAATATGACGGCCACTTTACGGTACGCGTCATTATTGAGTGTCGTCGAAAGCGTGGCTGAACCAAGTGTTGACCCACCGTCGTAGTTTATGGAAATGGTGGTATCATTCATCGAGAGGGTGTATCCATTTGTTCCTGAGGTCGAGTCATTGTAAAAATTAAAAAGTATGGGCGCACCGGAACTCCCTGAAGCCCAGTACCCATGGAACTCAGCGACCCACGCATTGGGGAGTTTTAAAGCCCAACTGTTACTCGTGGTCTGTTCAGTTTCATCCATGAGAAGCATCGTATTTCTGGCGACATTGTTGAGTACCGTGTCAAAGCCAGTCGATTGCCTGAACTCCATCTTGGAGACACGGAGCGTGGCGCCCGTGATATCCAAAATACCATTTGGTGTTCCTATGGACATTTAATATATCGGGAGAAGATTATTAAATGCTTGGGAAGGCATTTAAAAGTTAATTGCAATTATCCTTTAAATGTGGATTGAAAGTGTTATTGAACACACTAAAAGAGAACTTAAACTCCTCGGACTAGATCACGTGGGTATAGACACGGTGGTCGTCGATTTCATCGAAGGTCTCCACGCCAAATTGGGGAATCAACCGGGTGTTATGAAAACCGTAACAAACTACACCGAAAAACTCATCGATAAGAAGCCCATCGCACCCATCACGGAAGAAGACTTCGATGAAGATGGTCGCTGTATACGCTATGAGTACATCTATAGAGCCTCCGATGGGAAGTACTACAACGACCGAGCCATTGCATTCAAGAAAGGATTGAGTACCCAGTACATATACCAAGGTCAACGTAGGTCCAAACAGGGAATTGGTTTACCTTATGTACCCTCTGAAGAAATCCAGGTTCTGGATTCTTCATCCCATGTATAATAACCACCGTCGTCTGGGCGAGGCACTGGGGGTTGCCAATGGCACTGTTCATCGAGGGTCCATGATGGGTACGGTTGAGGAGACGAAAAGTTATCCCTGTCTGAGTGGTAGATGTACCCTTTACCTGCGAAGTTTTTACCTTCTGTGTTCTTGTATGTTTTGACCCACGTTCCATCCAATTCATACTCACACCAAAGTTTACTCTTCGCAATAACGAGTCGAAGGACTTCGTTGGTCCGAGGGTTTAGTTCCGCAAAGTATGGCATATTCTATACTTATGAGAGATATCTTATTATCACGATTCCGTCGCCACCGGAACCCCCAGTCAAACCTGTGTTTCTAGATGCGCCGCCACCACCACCTAAACCATCAGTTCCGTTTCTAGTAGATGTTGTAGTTGACTGGTTACACGGCCCGCCACCACCTAGACCACCATCACCTTCCGTGCGATTTCCCGAAGCTCGATGACCAGCACCACCACCACCCCCCGCATAATATGTCGCTGTACCACTTATACTACTTTGAATACCATCTCCCCCGTGGCGTCCACTTGCAGCGGATGACCCTGCCTGTCCAGCACCACCACCACCACCACCCCCATATTCGGTAACACTAGTCCCGGCACCATTACCCCCATTATTACCTTGTCCAGATATTCCAGTTCCACCTGTTAAATCATATAAACCTGCTCCACCTCCACCCGAGCCACCGTTATCGTCACCGGTCGGTAAGGCTTTGTGATGAGGTTTACCAGCCCCCCCACCGGTGGCTGTAAAGAGACTTCCAATTGATGAATCACTTCCTTTCATACCACTGACATTTGCCACACTGTCATATTTACCAAGGCCACCCGGACCAACCGTGATCGTATAGCTACCAGCTGGTAATGCATAAGTTCCGGTAAGCATACCACCCGCACCCCCACCACCACCTACATCTCTTCCGGGAGCACCACCACCACCACCGATGATAAGATACTCCATTTCACCACCGGAAATCACCGTGAACGTTCCCGACGTTGTGAATGTGTGAATTTTGTACCCATCCACATTTGTTACCGTACCACCAGTAGCAGACATACCTCCCACTGTTAGCCATTCAGTTCCGTTATAAACTTGTATTTTACCCAGGGATGTGTTGAATCTCAGCATCCCCGTATACCCCGTACCCGGCTGCTGTGCTGTAGTACCCGTTGGGATAATCATAGCCCCGGTATTATTAATGTCGAGAGCAGAACGTGGAATCCCTGTCCCGATGCCGACGTTGCCTTCAATGAGGGCTGACCCCCTCACATCCAACTGCGCTCTCGGCACGGTCCCCCCGAGGCAGAGGGCCGTATCGGTGAGATTCAGGGACTTCCCGGTGCGTCCGAGGGCGTACTCCATGGCGACCTCTTCGGCGGTGAGGGCGACGTTCCAAAGTTTGGGGTTCGATATAGATCCATCGAACATATCCGATGATGCACCAGTAAACCCACCACCAACTGCTAACGATGTGGTGCTTCCAAGAGACTGTGTTCTCGTCCCACCATTAACACTCTTATTTGTAATCGCGACACCGTCCACATACAAATCAAACATCGACGTATTAATTACACCGGTTGATTTCTTCACAATTGCGACATGATGCCAAGTATCTGAGGTAATGACCGCGTTTGTAGAATATACGTAATCGCAACCTATACCCGCGGCTAATTTGTAGTCAGTTCTAATAAACAAAGATGCGATTGTGGAGCACCCCCATTGACTCCCATATGATAACAAAGTACAGGATGTGGTTACAGAAGGTGAAACTTTAACCCATCCAGATATGCTATAAATTGCATCTCCCGTTGGCAGTGAACTTGAAGAACTATCTAGAATGTAATCATCCGTCCCATCAAACGTAAACGCCCGGTCCGTCGATGAGTAGGCCGCACCACCCGTGAGAGTCCCATTATTCCCCGCACCCGAAATGTCCACCACCGCCGAACCACCGACCACCGAATCCACCGTGGTATCGTAGTGGACCACGAGGGACTCCGCCCGTGGGGTCTCCGCCCCGGCGGGGTGTCCGGAGACGCGCGGGAGCGTGAGGGCCTTGCCGAGGGTCAGGTGTCCGTCCTCGAGGGCTGATGGGGCGGGGGTGCCGAAGAACTTGAGTTCACCAATCCTTAAGTTATCTGAGTGTTGTACAGTCCGCATTCCAAGTAAAAAGAATTGACTATACATTTTATGTGTTTGGATAGTGCGTACATTTGGCACGTACTCACCGAGTACTACACCCGCCCATGAATCTAATGTATCATATCCACCAGTTTCACTGTCATATCCTAATATAACACCATCTTCTGGCATTTCAGTATATGAACCACTCACCTGGCGTGGATGTATGACAACTGATTTTAGGCTTATTTTATAAGGTAATGTCAATCCCAACCATTCACCTGCATAATCACCTAATCCATTGATGCCCGAATATAAATAATCTGTACCAGTATATCTAGAATTATTACTATTGTTTTTATTTAACCACGCAGAGCTTAAATTTTTATCAAATGCAAAATATGGTTTATAAGAATTATTTACGTATGTACTCGCACTCACCCGAAACACACCATACCCCTCCATATACGTTTCAAAATCAGTCATCGCCCTCGGTGGATATTCCTGCAACCCATCTGCCCCGGCGATCTCGAATCTCGACGTGGGATGTGCCACCCCCACCCCCAAGTTGCCTTTGTGCAAACTCACCAAGTTTTGGCGGTGTCCAAAACGGGGGGCGTCGTACTCGTAGAGTTCCCGCACCTGGTCGGCGTTGAGGGCCTTGGAGTAGAGGCGTAAGTTGGAGATGGAACCGTGTGCGGTATCTAAACCACCTGTATTGGACCCCACTCTTAAAGTAGTGTTTGCTGCAAGATTCACTGCAGACGATGCATTACCCTCATTAAAGAGTTTGATATTCTTACCGTCGAGGTAAATCGAGACGTTGTCAACATTCACACCTCCACCCGAGTACACGACGGAGATGTGATACCATTGCCCCAATGTAGGTACAAACGCACGGCGTACACTGGAGGTTGCGTAATTTGACATAGCGAGATATCCATCCGACTTGAAAGCAAATAAAGATGCACCCCCTGCCACTTGCGAGCCGATTTGATATATGTAATCCCAATTTGCGGTGACGACTGAATCCTGTCTGTACCAGAAACTCGTCGAATGCACCCATGCCCCCGCCGGATTACTCAACGTCCCACTAATGTAATCCCCACTCCCATCGAACACCCACGCGTTGTATTCGGCGTCGAACCCGTTATTGCCGGTGATGGTCCCCTTCACCCCCGAGCCGGAGAGGTCATAGACACTCGAAGAGTCGGCGAAGCTGTACGAATTGCTGTCGTTGGCGTCCCAGTACACCTCGAGGTGCTGTTGCCCCGGCTTGTTCGGGACGCTCCGGTGGACGACGTCGACGGACGTGTCGCCTTCTTCGGTGCCGTAGAGTTCCCATTCGCCTATCGCCACGTGATCATACGGATTGTCAGTTGAACCAGCATAAATAACGATTGCGAAATATTTGAAAGCCTCACTCACATATGAACCTGTCATAACATGAGGATCTGGTTCCGGTATAGATGTCGATGTTCCACCCCGTGATAATTCCTGGTGAACGAGGAACCAATTTTCATCGTCATTTGAACCTACTATACTGAACAATCTTACCTTCTGTGTAGGGTAACTATCTCGCTGTTTAAGAATTATAGATTTCAATTTTATTTTATGCGGCAATTGGATTTTTAGCCATTCACCGTTATGGGTAGTGAGCTCACCCGTTGTTGAACCTCTATTAGCCGTCCAAGACGATAGCGATGATGTCGGAGTTCGTTCAGCTAACGGTGGTGTGGCCTCGGTTGATTTCTGATAATAAGGGCCACTATGCCAGCTACCATTACCACTTGTTGTAACAATATTGAAAGCATCGTGTGCGTCATAGCTTGGGTTTGGTGCACTACTCGTACTCGCCACGTACCCACCAGAACTATTAGCCGTCATCGCCACCTCCGGATACTTCACGAGTGGCCTATCATGCTTGGGCAATTCCATGACGACGTCGTCCCCGGCGAAGAATTCGCTCCCCTTCGCCATCCCGAGGGACCCGGCCACCTGCAACTTCGCACTCGTGGGGGCGGCACCCACACCCGTGGCGGCTTCGAAGAGTTGGAGTTCGCCCACCGCGACATACACTTGCGAGCTCCCGACGGTCTCAGTCACGGCGAGGCGATAATACGAGTAAGGGGTGGTACTCTTCACGTCTACCCGCGTTTCCTCGTACCTCTCGTATGTGAGATTACTGAACGTCACCAACTTTGTCCACGAAACGCCATCGTTTGAACCATACATTCGCCCATTCTTGGGCATGTCGTTGTCGTTGTCCACGTTCTTCACGCGTTGAAGCAAGGTAAAATGGGAAAGCTTGATGGCGCGGGGCATTTGGATTTGAAGCCATTCGTGATTGAATGTATCGCCGCCGGTCGTGCGACTTTTGTTTGCGACCCCGGCGGTAAAATCACCATTACCACCGACGAATGCGTCGGCATAACCGTTGGACTTGACTTCTCTGTAATTATTGAACGCCGTGTAGGGTGCTGTGGTTACACTCGTGTTGTACACATTCGATGCACTCGCCACGTACCCCTCAGATTCGTTCGCCTTCAGCGATTTCCGCGGCCACTTGATGTACCCCGTTTGCAGGGTCTCACTCGAGAGCTGACCGGAGATGTGCACGTTTTCCATGCGGGTCACCGGTTTTTCGGCGAAGAGGCGCCATTCGTTGAAATTGACAACTGTTGCTGAATTACCCCCCACGATATTAGTGATAACGAATCTATAGTACTGGTACGGTGTCGTCGCGTTCACGGCGATGCGTTCCTTGTCATCTGATGCATACGATGCACCACTGAATTCCGTGAGTTTGTACCACGCCACGCCGTCGTTTGAACCAAGAAACACCCCGGCCCCAGGTGCCCTATTCGATGCACCGCTAAATTGTGACTCGGGTGTTCTATATATATCCGCGTGCGCGAGGGTAACCGAATTGGGGACCTTGATCTGTACCCAGTGTCCGAGATATCGAGTACCACCGACATCTGTTGTAGTCATGATGGGATCCCGCGTGCTTCCGGTGTATTCATACGGACTTGAAGCGTTATACAGCACACCATAACCGTCTATACCATATGTTTGCTGCCAGTAAGAACCATCGGTGGGTTGGTAATTGAATAGACGCCAAGGTGGTCGTATTTGTTGACCATTGTTGACATAATACGTGGATGCAGTAATCTCGTATGTCCCGTGACCCTCGGCGTACTGACTCCAAATTCGACCCACATTTTCCACTGGATTCGACGAGTCGTACGTTTCCTCGTCAAAAATGATGGGCACCACCGGATGCTCCATGAATCCCTTCTCGAGACCCGAATCAATGATTTCGTTCGTCGAACTGTTCCACGCCACGATGTTCGCCGAGGTGTTGGAGTACGTGAGTGTTGAATAGAGTGTGCCGACGTTCGCAGTCCCATGGACGTCGAGTGTGTAGGCCGGACTCGACGTGTTCACACCGACCCGACTCGTCGCCTGTGTCCACGTAAAGATTCGCGACCTCCCCGACTTGTAAATCTGTTCCTTTTTGTATGAGAAATTTGGCACCCGAGTGTCGGACACTTATTCGATTAGAACCACCCGTCTTGATCATGGTCTCTATGACCCCATCCTCTGAACCGTTTGTCGCAGTCTTTATTTTACCCGTGGTCTTTGCATATAAAAGAGAGTTTCCATTGTCGTTAAGCCCTTCATAACGAATTTGACCTATATATTCATTGTTGGCTCCGTTATCCGGATCCGTTATCTCGCATTAATACCAGATCTGGGCCAGCCGTGGAACCGGTAGCTTGGGAATACATCTGAACTTCTGACGCGGATGTATCGACTATTAATTTTTTGGTACTCGCGCTAGTACCCACTTCAAAATCACCCCCTCCCGTAAATCTCCCAACCTCGGACGCGTTCACCGAAAATCGAATGTGTTGTCCCGTGGGAGTGTTGACGTGCGTGGCCCCCGAAGCGGCTTGTTTCAACGCAAAATTAGCACTCGTGTTCTTATCTACATGCGAAAATGATGCCTGATCAGATTGTCCCATATAACCCACGGCTGCTCTCCCGATATAAGACGCCGTATCCGCGTCATACGCTACTTTGAGTTCATCTTGAATGCCAACCTTGCCATCGACTTCCAATTTGTACGCGGGGCTTGTCGTCCCGATACCAACATTTGAAGTTGCAGTATCCACAAAGAGGTTACTTACCACACCCACCTGAAAATTTCCATCTACTTGTGCACCCCCATCTACAGAAAGTGCCTGAGTTCCTGAATTAACCACATTAACGGGGCCATACACACTCGTTGCTAGTGCATTGGCTGTATCTACGGAGAGATGAATGTCATCACCACTAGACATTGTGTGGCCTAGCTTAAGACCCACCCCCTCGTCATAAAAAATCGCCACATTTGAATCCCCATCGGATCGTTTCATTATAATACCCGTGTCACTTGTACCGGTACTACCAGCTGCCAGCAATAATACGGGATCCTTAACCGAAAGGTTATCGGTTTCAATGACGGTTATACTACCATCAACCGTGATACCTGAAGCGTGAATATTACCATAAACCCGAAATTTTGTATCCGCGGTATCTTCTATATATACATTTGATCCGATATCAAGTGTATGTATAGGGTTCGTGTTAGAAACACCAACTTTCCCCGGGAAAGTTTGGATATTCGTTGACGCCATTAATATTAATATACAAAAGATTTTACACTAATTCCATCTACATTTATTGAATTTAATTTACCATCTGGCGCCGATGACATATAGTCTATAAATACGTCAACACCATATGTCTGTGTTCCGATTCCACTTGGTTCAAGGATAACCATGGTTGGCGTTGTCGCGACGACGGAATTCCATGGTTTTGCATTTGTACTTCCAAACAAGGATTTTGATCCGGTGGCTATATCTAGAGAGGATGTAGTACCGTCTCTCGTTCCACCCTGAGTGTCGAAGACAAGTGTACTTACTTCTTCATTTCCGTGTAGTAACTGTGCTGTGACTTTCGCATAAAACACATTTGATGCAAATGTCAAACTAACATTTGAAAATCCAGTTGGAATGTTTACATTGCTATACGCGTACTGTTTGGATGCATAACTTCCACTGTTTGTCACGATACCTCCAGTTGTAACTATACCCACATCCGAATCTGTAAATTGAATTACGTTAGATGTGACATTTCCCTGACCAGTAACTTCTTCGAGTGTATAGGCCGGTGATATTTCAACCGCACCGAGAAAGAGTGTCGAGTTTATAGACGCGTTCCCATCTATCACAAGGACATTGGAACCCGTGTCTTCTACGTATAAATTAGACCCCACACTCAAATCATGACCTGGTGTGGTGTTTCCTATACCCAATTTCTCACCCACTGTGAGCTGAGAACCAGCCGCATGAACGTTTCCGGTCATATACAAGACATTCGATCCCGTATCATCTACCCAGAGATTTGAACCCACGTCAAGTGTATGTATTGGGTTAGAATTTGCGACACCCACATTTGCCGTGGTCACGAGACCCGTTGCCGAGTTTGTAAATTCTACGGTATTTGATGTTGTGTTTCCGGTCATGGTCACATATTCGAGGGCGTATACGGACGCGATTTGAATACTATCGAGGGTTATTTGGTGCGCCAAAATGTTTCCATCCACTGTTAAGACGTTCGAACTTATGTCGTTAACACATAGGTTTGATCCAACTGCTAGGTCACACATGGGATTTGTATTTGCAATACCCACATTGCCCGTCGTCGTGAGACTCACGGTGTTTTGTATATGTATCGTTTGAGATGTGACGTTTCCGTTTAGTACAATGCCTTCTAGATTACTGACAGTTGATATACCAGTGAGTTCCGAACCATCACCCTTGAAATAACCCGCTTCTATGTTTCCGGTAGCCACCAGACCTACATTGGAATTTGTGAGTTGGATTGTATTCGAGGATACGTTTCCATTGTCTACTACATCTTGAAGAGCTGTAACGAGACCCGTCAAATATGAACCATCACCAATAAAACGCGCAGCTTCTACGTTACCCGTTGCAACTAGACCCACATTGGAATTTGTGAGTTGAATTGTATTCGAAGATACGTTTCCATTATCTGCTACGTCTTGAAGAGTTGTAACGAGACCCGTCAAATATGAACCATCGCCCTTAAAATAGCTCGCTTCCACGTTTCCGGTAGCCACCAGACCTACATTGGAGTTCGTGAGTTGAATTGTATTCGAGGATACGTTTCCATTGTCTGCTACATCTTGAAGAGTTGTAACGAGACCCGTCAAATGAGAACCATCACCTATGAAGCGCGCGGCTTCTACGTTTCCGGAAGCCTTGAGACCCACATCGGCATTTGTGAGCTGAATTGTATTTGAAGATACGTTTCCAATGTTTACAATAGCACTTAAACCCTGCTGCTCCACTACATCTATTCTAGATGCATTCGATGCCAAATCGGTTTCCAAAACACCCACTCTACTCGCATTAGATGCCAAGTCGGTTTCCAAAACATCGACCCTAATTGCATTAGATGCCAAATCAGTTTCCAAAACACCCACTCTACCGGCATTAGACGCCAAGTCCGTTTCCAAAACACCGACCCTAATTGCATTAGATGCCAAATCAGTTTCCAAAACACCCACTCTACCAGCATTAGATGCCAAGTCCGTTTCCAAAACACCTACTCTACTCGCATTAGAGGTCAGATCGGTTTCCAAAACACCCACTCTACTCGCATTAGATGCCAAATCCACCTCTAGGGCAACGCCTGTGAGTGTCGTGCCATCACCCTTAAAATAGCTCGCTTCTATGTTTCCGGTAGCCACCAGACCTACATTGGAGTTCGTGAGTTGAATTGTATTCGAAGATACATTCCCATTATTTGCTACATCTTCAAGTGTGGTCACGAGGCCCGTCAAATATGAACCATCACCAATAAAACGCGCAGCTTCTACGTTACCCGTTGCAACTAGACCCACATCTGCGTTTGTAAATTGAATTGTGTTTGAAGTTGTATTACCTTTATCGGTAATAACTTGAAGTGTCACATTTGAAAGAGTGTTGCCACCCCCAAAGTATTGAACCGCGTATATATTTGTATCTGCTCGTATATCACCCGCAACGTGTAGCTTGTGATCAGGTGTATCTGTTCCTACACCCATATCCCCAATTGTGACGAGGGCTGTGTCCGAATTGTTGAAGAATACTGTATTTGAGGTTGAATTCCCATAAGATGTCACCTGTTCGAGATTCACATTGGAAAGTGTATTACCATTCCCATAATAATACGAAGCGGTGACATTCCCAGAGACGTCTACATTTCTTGTAATGTTCGCATCTCGTGTAATATTCACATCCCTTGAAGCTTGAATATCGTTCGTCACAGACAATTTTTTAGAAACGGTTGCATTCCCTGTGAAATATGTTTCTCCAGATACGTCTAGATTTTTAGCCACACTTATATTGGAATTGGCGAAGACATTCCCGGTCACAGTGAGATCCTTCGTTATATTGATATCCGATTGCGCTATCATATTTTGAATAACCGTGAGGTCTTGATCGACGATTACGTTACCATTCGCATTCAATTCGCCTTGAATCGTGGCATTTTTAGAGACAGTAAGGTTTGACGTGGCTCTGGTTTCACCAGTTACATTCACATCCCCCGTAACATTTACATTTGAGGAAGCATACACATTCCCCGATATATCAAGATCGTTTGCAACGCTTACATTAGAATCGGCGTATACATTCCCAGTTACATTGAGATCTTTGGTTATATCTACATTTGAGGAAGCATACACATTACCAGTCGTTGTGAGATCTCGGTTAACTTTTACGTCACGTGCATACACATCCCGGGTAACGGCAATATCGTTCGCGACTATCACATTTGAATTTGCAAATATATGCCCGGTAATAGTCGCATCTTTTGTTACTTGAAGATTTGAAGATGTTGAAATGTCTTCCGAAACGGTAAGATTCTTTGTGACGTCCACATTTGAGGAAGCATAGACATTCCCAGTCACGTTGAGATCTTTTGTGATGTCCACATTCGAAGAGGCATATACATTTCCAGTCACATTCACTTCAGATCCCGCGTACACATTCCCAGTCACGTTGAGATCTTTTGTGATGTCCACATTTGACAATGCGTATACATTTCCAGTGATGTTCAACTCAGACAATGCGTTCGTATTCCCAGTTACATTTATTTCGGATTCTGCGTATACATTCCCAGTTACATTGAGATCTTTGGTTATATCCACATTTGAGGAAGCATACACATTACCACTCACATTGAGTTCTTTGGACACGTCAACATTTGAGGACGCGTAGACGTTTCCGGTAACATTTAATTCTGTCAATGCATTCAAATTTCCGGAAGCATTAATATCATTTGAAATTGAAATATTGTTCGCAAATAGCGTTTCGTCAATTTTTGTATCCCCGTGAACCACCAATATATTAGAGGCAGTGTCATCAACGTACAGGTTTGACCCCACATCGAGTGTGTGTACTGGTGAGGTATTTGCTATACCTACGTTCGAATCCGTTACAATAGATCCATACACATGAAATTTTACATTGTTATCTGCGTTCGGTGTGATGTAATGTTGGTACGCGTTGCTATCCGTGTATCCAATGAAAAATTCATCTTGTGCTTCACGGTAACCTATACCCACGTTGGATACAGCGGTTGATCGCGTCATGACAAAACCCAAATCAAACGCGGTATCCGATTCATAATTATTTTTACCAAGTTCAACAATCGAATCGTCGATTAAAAGGTTTTGTTGTGTCACGAGGGTTGTATCCCCCAAAACTTCCAGATTCCCAACAACTAGGAGTGTATCAGAAATAAACACATTCCCAGTCACATCCATTACATTCGAACCTGTATCATCAACGTATAGGTTTGATCCCACATCAAGTGTATGCACCGGTGAAGTATTTCCTATACCGACGGGTCCATGTGTAATCAAACTCGCATTGGTGTTCTGAAACTCTGTTGTATATGGTGTCGTATTACCCACGGCCGTGACATCCTCCAATGTCTTATTAATATTATCACCTGAGTCAACGATCTCCTTGGTTACCACATTATACACCAGTGTATTGGCGGTGATACTTGAATCCTTCCTCACGGGTGCCACATGAAATCCATTCGTATTTGCATCAATCAATTGTGAAGATGCATTAATAATAATGGAATTAATGGTCTGTTCATCGGGTGTATATTTACCTAACCTGATCCGTTCGGAACGTTCGATGGTATTCAAGTTCTTTACCATTTATATAACAAGTCATTTTATTTTAGCAAAGTTCAGTCCAACCCGTCTTTTTATATCCAACAAATGTATCCTTTTCGGTATCGTAAACCATAAGACCTGGTTCAGGTTTTTTTATATTTTCAATCTGTGTGGTCGTCATACGGGGAAGTAACAACCCGCGAGACGTTGAATTTACCGCAAATGCTGCTGATGAATGCGCAGTTTCCGAACCCACGGTGACCGAACCATTGCCATCTATTGTCATGCTCGGTTGGAGATGACCATTTGGTCTTTTTGTATTAAATACAATACCCCCGGGACGTCCAGAACTTAAACCGGCATTTGCCTTTGTGTATGCATTTATTTCGGCGAGTTTATTTATTTTAATCGCCCTAACTTCACCGAGGGGTGAGACTATATCCGGAGTTTCATATATCGTAACTTTTGACTCGGCTTCTGTTGTACCAAAACCCACATTCCCCGCAGTTGAGAGGGATGTCCCAGGGTTTTCAAGAATCATTGTACAACTCGTATTACTTTCATTTTTCATTACAGTTTCAAGTGTTATTTGAGGAGCTTCAAAATTTTCAAGAACCTGTATTCTCTCATCAATTATAGGCAATTTACAATTTATATTTAAAACTTCAGTTTCTATACCTCCGACACTTGGTATGAGTTTTTCAAGTGGATCTATACGAAGAAGTTGATTTTTTATATCACTTATCTGATTTAGTGTATTTTTTTCCACAGTATTAATACGCCTTGGGGTATTTATTGCGATATTCTTAACTACATCTTGTATATCACCCAAATCATCTTTAAATACACATTTTTCTTCTACATTTTGAATTCTTGTATCTAACGTGGGAAGCATTTCCAGTTCCTTTGAAACGTTCTTGAAATGTGTAAAAGTTGATGATAGTTGATCTTTAATTGGTTTGATATCTTTTATGTCATCTTCAAGTTTTTTAATTATTGGAACTTGCTCATTTAGATGAAAAACGTCTAGTCTCAATTGCGAAACATTTGGGATAGAATCGCCAATAAGTTTTATTTTTTTATTGACTTCTGTAAATTTTTTATCGGTGTTGGTAAACTTTTTTAGTTTTTGTTCAACATCCCCAATGCGAGTCGGTAAATATGATAAATTTTCAACATTATTTGCGACATTGGATAAATTAGTTTCAAATAAGTCTATTTTATATAATGATTTCGTTCTTTGTAATAATGAATCTGTTGTGGTTTTCAATTCTGGGACCATGACTTCAATATTTTCGATGCGGGACGCGTTCGATTCCAGATCTTCCTTAAGAGCTACACCTTGGAGATGTGTACCATCCCCTTGAAAGATGGGTGCCACTACCTTTGAACTAGATACAATGGCTCTAGATGAATGTATAGATCCCTGTGTATATAGGGATTCTAGATTAAGTGTCGCATTTTCCAAATCATTTAGTTGTTTAATAGATATGTTCGAAAGAAGACTTCCATCTGCATTAAGACTTTTAGTCACGGTTAGATTTTCATATGTATCGGGGATTTCCTGGTTAATTTGAATATTTGAAAGAAGACCTGCATCTCCCTCGAATATCTTAGCCTTTACAGTACCTTTCACATCTGTATCTTTGTTTATCGCCAAACAATTATTCTTTTCTGAGAATTGAATCTTAACGTCACCACCGCGACGACGCATAACAATTCCAACATCTACATCATTTTTAGTATTTCCTTTCGCAATTTCGAAAACTGGATTACTTGTATAATAATTTTCAACTGTTCTTGAATTCACAACATCGAGATTTTCCACCTCTAGGGATGGTATTTTAATTTTATGACCACCCGTCTCTACGATTTCTTTCGTCGCCGGGTCATATGCGAGCAAGTTGGGGGCTGCTGCATTCCTAATGGGTGTCACATAAAGTCCGCTATTTTCAATGTTGTCAATCTTTGCATATGTTGCATTGAGGACAATCGAATTATGTGGTTGTGCACATCCAGTGAACCGTCCTAGACGTATTTTGTCTGTGGGTTGAGTCACACCAGTGTCTTTCACCATTTATATATTATTCGATTTTAATTTGCGTATATAAGGCCGGCCATTCCATTCTCAATTCTGAGAATGTTGTAATTTACGGCATAAATTGTATCATTTAATATTTCAGTTTCACTATGTATTTTTGCATTTTCGATGCGACTAAAATTTAGTGACCCGGTTGGTTGATGTAGGCTCGTTGTCAAACAGAATGGGTGCATGAAAATATCCGGACTCGTTACGAAGTTTGTGTGATAATACTGCGAAACATCCATAAAATGCGGCCTTGACCACCTATACGCGGTTAGATCAACTCCGTTTATACTGAGTTTGATTCTATTTGTTTCTGATGCAAGAGGACTTGACCCGGTGTTATTTGAACTCGCAATGAATTTCACTGGATGGTTAAAATTGAGACTTTGGATATGTTCAGCAGAACCAATGTTCTTCTGAACTTGGTAAATCAGCATATCGCGGGACCTTGATGCCATATTACCACGCTCCTCGTTGTCTAAGTAATAATAGTTTGAGTAACATTCCCAATTGTGTGACGCAGCAGCTGACCCCCAACGAATGCGCAATTCGACATCATGATATTGAAGAGCCAATAACGGAATTGCGGATTGTGCACCTTCACAGAAAAAGAACCGAAGTGGGAAGAAGAATGAGTTTGAAGTACTTCCACCGGGGTGTGGACCAATTGAACTCTTTGAAACATTTTGTGCCAACATATCAACTGCAATATTTTCACAGAAAGACGAATCCTGTTCATCAATAATTTGACCACCGATAACCAACTGGACACTTTCAATTAAATCCTCCCATGCGTTTGTATCAACGGCTCTGGATCCGTTATCAATTACAAAATACGTATATCCCAGCAAATCACCGCTTCTCTCTATGCGTATCGTTGAGAGTGAATTGTTTTTGACAGCACCGTGTATAGTTTGTTTTTCAATAGATTGGGAAAAATTCGAATGTCTCTTGAAAGTCGAATTAAAAAATGATATCTCAGGATCACCAACGATATGTTCATCCTGAGCACCGATACACACTAATTGAACAATACCCGAAGACATTGTATACTACTTTAATATAAGAAAATTACAAGTTTGGTTTTCTACACACAAAGCGAATAACTAAAAAGTTATTGGCTGAGGTAGCAGGATTCTTGATGGTATTTCCATCTTGGTCGCGAATCGTAACCTTGAAACGATCAATGCTACGAATTGGGTCAATGTATTGAGTCACGATTGGATAATCTGCATCCTTAAAGGAAATGAGAGAATCAGCACCACCAGTGTGGGAAGTCTCATTAACTATCAGACTCGCAAATGAATTGCGAACAACTGTCATCTCAGATTGACCCCCGAGAATATTTGATGCACGGTCATTGAAGTTCGTATCAAGTTCTTCAATAGAAATATAACATTGTTCAGTACTCACTTGTGAGTGAATACTGGCTGCCAATAACCTTGCCTGAACCACATTTCGGATAGGCTGGTCAAGGTGGCATGTAAAAGTGTTGGCACTTGCTTGTCCAACAGAATCTATGGTTATAGTGTGATATTCTGAACTGAGATCTGGAACCCCAGTGGGTGAAGTAATCAACGCCATTTTATATTAGCTTAGATTAAAGATCCACCAATTCCATCTTCAATATCATAACTGGCATAATCATCAACGAGCTTTTGTGCACCACAAAGTCCACCCGGGGTCAAACCCTTAGTATAAGCACTACCCTTCTTGCCCTGACCGGGCGCACATTCCAATTTATTATCGAGACCGAAGATGGACTTTTCAGTCTTGGCCTTGATGGTGATTGGTCTGGGGCTGTACGCACTCTTGGTCGCAGAAAGTACGAGGATGATTGCCAGGATGACAACGATGGTTGTAATAGCATTACGGTTTGTTCGATTGAACTTGAACATTTATATTATATATATATTTTTTCTAAAGTGCGTTAAAGGTAATTTAATAGTTTCCCATTAGAGAGTAGATGGACGAAGAAATTGTCATTAGTCGAGGTGGTAATACTGTGATGAAATTGGACGCCGATGAACAGGCCCTGATGGAAGAAATTGAAATATCAGTTCCGAAACCTCAGCCTGTGCGTCGTCCCGTTGACCCAAAGCGTCCCAGACCACAACAACCACAAGAACCCATGGATGCATTTGTAAATCCAAACAAACAAACTGCACCAGTGCATACACAAGAAGACGAAGAGGTGGATTACGGCGAAGATGAACCCACATTTTTTGATGACGACGAACCAATGCGCGGCGGAGGGGAAGATTCCGAGCAGCCAACGAAGGGGTACACATCAGTCGAGGAAGAGAAAACTGATCTTCTTAATAAATTAGCTCGGCTTGAGAAGAAGGGATTTAATGTAAATAAGCGACTCAACGCATACTCTAATGTCGATGATTTGCGTTCCGAAGTAAGAAGAATTACATATAGCATTGATGTAGAGCAGTCTATTCGTTTTTCACGACGAATGTTGGTTGCCTGTGTAACCGGCCTGGAATTCCTAAATAAAAGATACAACCCATTCGAGATCCAGCTTGATGGGTGGAGTGAGAATGTAATGGAGTCGGTTGATGATTATGATGGGGTATTTGAGGAACTTTACGTTAAGTATAGGTCTAAGGTCGCTGTCGCCCCAGAAATAAAACTTATAATGATGTTGGGTGGGTCAGCTATGATGTTCCATCTTACAAACAGTATGTTCAAGACAGCCTTACCAAATATGAACGATGTTCTCAAACAAAACCCCGATCTTGTCAAGAATATGATGGCGGCTGCTCAAAATACAACACGATCCCCCGATCAACCCGCAATGGACGCCCCAGTTGGTGGAACTGGAGAATATGAAATGCAGGGTCCGGGTGTAGATATATCAAGTCTCATGGGTGGTATTATGATGCCACCACCACCAATGAATACTTCGATGCCGTCTACAACCACAAAGCTTCCACCTGTAGAAGAAGATGATATCTCGGATATTGTTTCCATTTCTGGAGAATCTACTGGGGGTGATGTCAAAGAGGTAAATGTAGAGGCCTCAAAGACCAAGAAGACCAGAAGAAAGAAGAAAACGGAAATAAATCTCTAAGTAAAGTATAATAATGATAGGTTATTGTCCCCTTGAGGAACTCGAACCTCCCACCCGACCCCAGGAAACGGTCGTGGTGGAAAAGCCCAAGTCCTCTGTAGGGCTTGAAGAAACTGAATGTAATTACGCCGTGATGGCTTTTATCATGGGTGTTGTTATTTTGGCTCTCGCCGATTCTATGGATAAGTAAATTTACACTTTTTACCTCGTTTGATTTATGAAACCTGGTAAAAAGGATGTTATTAGTTATTTTTCAATTCTTGTATTTCATTTTTTAGTTCCTTTATCGCCTCTATGATAATACCAGCCAGGTTACCATACGCCACAGAGTATGAAGTATCTTCCGAACCATATACAGCTTCTGGGAGTACTTCCTTCACCTCTTGTGCAATGACACCAGTTTTTCGTTCATCTAAATAGTCAAACGTATATCCACTCAATTGACACACTTTATCAAGAGCATTTTCAATCCGTGTGATGTTTGATTTTTTACGCCTATCCGAAAAGGCTGTAATGTCATCACCGGCGTATATTTTCTTGTTCACGTAAAGACCGCCGCTTTGTACAACAAGAGCACCGGTACCATTGGATGCTGAATCGGTGGTGCTTTGGATGGTAGAGGTTTGGCAGGTTACTGACTGACTTGACGTTAACGAACCTGTAATTTCAACTGGTATAGCTGTATTATTTGTCGTTACAATATCACCCGAAAAATTGTCAGAGCCACATATTCTCAACTTAGAAAGACTCGTATCATAAAAAATTGCTATATTTGAATTTGGTTTTTCAAATATAAGACCAACATCTTTTGTCCCACTAGTATTTCCTTTACCGACTGTTATAAGACTATCTTCAACTGTGAGAGTTGTAGTATTAAATGTACTTGTTGTGCCATTAACGGTAAGATTCCCCGTCACAATCAAATCCTTGTCGGTTTTTATATTTTTAGCTACGTAGAGACCCCCATTTCTTACCTGAAGAGCGCCAGATGGCGATGCCGACGTGTCGTCGGCGTTTGTAATTAAAATTTTATTGCTTGTGGTGTTACCCGAACCACCCGTAACCTGGTGTAGGGTTTGTGACACGCCGGTAAGACCTGAACCATCACCAATAAATTTAGCCGCATGAACATTTCCACTGACACCAACGCCACCCGTGACAATTAGACCCCCGGTCGTTTTAGATGTCGCCGCGGTAGAGTTTGAAATTGTTATTTGGTTGGTTGTAGTGTTACCCGAACCACTCGTAACCGCTTCCAATGTCGTGGCGACATCGGTAAGACCTGAACCATCACCAATAAATTTAGCCGCATGAACATTTCCACTGACACCAACGCCACCCGCGACAATTAGACCCCCGGTCGTTTTAGATGTCGCCGCGGTAGAGTTTGAAATTGTTATTTGGTTGGTTGTAGTGTTACCCGAACCACTCGTAACCGCTTCCAATGTCGTGGGGACACTGGTAAGACCCGAACCATCACCAATAAATTTAGCCGCATGAACATTTCCACTGACACCAACGCCACCCGTGACAACAAGAGCCCCCGTCGTTGTAGATGTCGCCGCGGTCACGTTCGAAATACTAATGACATTTGATGCAGTTGAACCCCGTTCTATTATTTTTTGTAATGTAACATCATTTGCCAATTTTGTGGTTGAAATTGTACCGTTTTGGATATTATCATTATGAATTGTTAAAAGTGCAATTTCACTTCTTGAATTTCCCGTGAGAGTTGAATCTCCTCCGGTAACTGCATGTCTTTGTAATTTTGATCCCGTGAGTGAATTGTCATCGAGTAGACCAAGCGTCAAATCGGCCGACTCCAATCTATTCAGTGGTAAACTTCCAACTGCAACATGCGTTGCATTGATAGTAGCATTAGCAATTTTTGCACCTGTAACAGCGCCATCGATTATCTTTTGTGTTGATATGGCGTTATTATCAATAAATGCTGTCGCAATAGCACCCACGGCAAATTTTTCCTCGGTAATTGATCTATCGGCAATTTTATTCGTGGTTACTGCATTGTTGGAGAGTTTAGCTTCGGTTACTGCCAAAGATGTAATTTTAGATGTTGTCACCGCAGAATTTTGTAACTTTGCCGTTGTGACAGCTTCACTGGCAATTTTTGACGCTGACACAGCGGAATCAACTATTTTTGCTTGTGACACTGAAATATCAGCGAGTTTGGGAGTTGTAATCATATTGTTGGCAATTTTGGCAGTCGTTATTCCGTCATCCCTAAGTTTAGTAGTTGTAATTGCTCCATCCACGATTTTATCTGTAGAAACGGAAGAAGTACCCAATTTTATTTCGGTTACCGCGCCGTCTGACAATTTAGGAGTTGTAACTGAAGAATTACCATGGTTGGCTGTGGAAATGGTATTTTCGGCAATTTTTGCACCGGTGATAATATTGCTACCAAATTTTTCGAGTGGAATGGTTCCGGATAAATTTGATGGATCCAAACTGGTTATATTTCCGCCATTACCTTCAAAACTATCAGCTACAATCTTCCCAGAAGCTGTAAGACTTACATCCGCATTTAAAAATTTCACATGTAAACTAGTTGCATTACTGGCTTCTGTGACAGCCTGTAGAGTTGGTGAAATATTAGTCTTTGAACTAGAACCAACCTTAAAGTCGCTCGCAGAAACAGCCCCATCGAGAGTTACACTTTTGTCACCATTTCCAGAGTCTTCGCCCCGTGATGAAGTCACAAAAATGTGAGATAGCTGTCCAGCATTACCAAGGAACGGCATTTATATATTAGTTTCCGAATAAAATTCCGGCCATTCCGTTCTGAAATTTAAGCACGTTATAATTTACGGCATATACTACTATATCGTCGGCTGTTCTATTCGTGCCCCTGGTTGGGTTTTTAATTACAAGATTCGCACTGTCGAGGCGACTAAAATTACAGGTACCGCTTGGCATATTCGAAGAAGCATTTCTGCAAAAGTGATAAACGTAATACCTCGTGTAAAACGAAGCTTTTTCTATTTCATCATATTGAATAATACCAAATTTAGAATGTTTATAATTTTGTACGGTATGAAAGTATACGGGTGACATGGAATCTACAAGTTGTGATCCATTAAGAAGTATATCCGCTGTGTCAAATGTAAATTTATCATCCGCTAATACAGAACTTTTTGCCTGAAACCCAAAAAATATACTTTTTATTGGGTGATTGAATAACGACAAATCAATTTTGGGGTCTGGATATGCGTTTCGTTGAACCTGTGTCACGAGAAATTCAATCTTATTTTTTGCAAAATATTCTCTTTCATCTGTATCGAGAAAGACGAAATTTCCACATACACGAACATCAGCGGCAGACTGATTTTCAAATTCAACTTTGATTTCCACTGTGTGATATTGCAAAGCCACAAGGGGTAAGAACATATCGTGATCACAAAAGAAGAAGTGAAGGGGTAAAAAATTTATATTTGAACTTGAGACTGCATTGTTAATTTCTTGTGATTTTGTGTATGTATCAGCGAGGTAATTTTGCCAAATACCGGTAATATAATCATATGTCTGGGAATCGATTTTCACACCACCGATATAAAGATCGAATCGTGCACCGTCAAGTTTAGTTAGAAGATCGTCACCTTCCAACCAAACACCATCTAATAAATCCCCGTATGTGGGAATAATTATCGTATTATCCATACTTGATAGATTTTTCTTTATAAGTTTCGGAGACTGTGAAAAATTTTTTTGCCTCGTGTAACGTGACCTGAACATGGATGTACCAGTTTCTTGGTTTGTTATGTATACATCTTGGGCACCTTTCGAAACGAGTTGTACTAAAGCCCCTGACATTTCTACTAATAAACTATATTTTAACTTTAACCACCTTCAAGCACTTTGATTCTTGAATTGAGTTCCTGGATTGACTTTACAAGATAGGGTATCAACGTTTCATAGTTAACATCACACGCAATTTCCCCCCAAGCACTGTAGTCCGGGTCGTCTTGTGGATCATCCGACGATGCCACTGGCTTTTCGGGTGTAGGTTCACACCCTTCTGGTGGTATATAAACGGCGTGACGCAATTCTGGTGCATCATACCAGATATCTTGTGCCATGAAACCAGATTCGCGTCCAATAACATTCGAACTTCCTATGTCCTCCAACTTATCGTAGTTTTGTGGTTTGAGTTTGAGAAGGGTATCAGTGGCATTCTCAATGTAGACTTCGTTCACCTTAATGCGGTCATCTGAACTTGACCGAAACACCCTATCGGTGTATGGATCCCAAGTCAAAGTTGGGAGTGCAGACAGGCCGCTGGAGATTGGAGATAAAAACAGACCCTGACCATCACCATATCCACCCAAACCAACTACCGTAGCCCCGTTTTTCGCCAAGCGCGAATGACCCGAGGGCTGACGAGTAATCGCCAAACGCGAACGAACTCGTACCAATAGCTAGGGCTCTAATACCTAAAGCCTTAGCCCCATTCCCGACCGCAGTGGCAGCTCCATTGTTAAAATCACTGTATGCATTTGAATTTGTACCTATCGCTGCGCAATCAAGACCGCGTGCAGATGCATTTGTACCAAAAGTAATTGAATTCGAACCTTCTGTTCTAGAGTTTGCACCTATGGATATATCACGGACACCGTTTACTGTTGAACCCTTTCCAATAACTACACTTGAATCACTACCAGTAAGTACCTCAGAATCATTACCTATGGATATACAACCTTCACTTTGTATTACATCCACATTACTCCCGATTGCAACCGAATTAGATGATATCGCAGTCCTAGATCCAAATCCAATTGATATAGACGATTCTCCCTGCTCCGCGGGCGAACTTTCAAACCCAATGGCAATACTCCGAGTACCTTGATTCGTCTTACCAGCGTCATCGCCAATGGCTATAGACTGGGTTGCTTGTGCATTTTGTCCCGCATTTGATCCAATGGCAACACTCTGAGCATTTTGAGAAATCTGACCCGCACTATATCCAATTGCTACGGATTCGGCTCCTTGGTTGCTTTGTCCGGATTGATAACCCATGGCTACAGAAAATGCGTTTTGACCGAGTTGCCCGGATGAATTCCCAATCGCGACTGATTGAGACCCCTGTGAAGTCATACCCGATTGAAAACCAAGGGCTGTCGATTGTGTTCCTTGATAACGTTGTCCAGATTGATAACCAACCGCAACTGACTGATTATTTTGGTTGTATTCCGCTGAATTGTCACCCATAGACACACATTGTGTACCCTGATAAGACTGTCCCGCATTTGAACCAATTGCAACAGAAGATGCATTTTGAGACAACTCACCAGCGACGTACCCAATGGCGATTGATTCTGTACCTTGATAACTCTGACCAGCGTGATAACCCATTGCAACGGAAAAGGCATTTTGACCAGTTTCTGCGCATTTATCACCAACCGCAACAGATTGTGATCCTTGTCTTACTTTACCAGCTTCTCGGCCAATCGCGACTGATTGGCTACCCTGAGAAGTCATCCCAGATTTATAACCAAGTGCGGTAGTTTGTCCACCCTGATCTAGTTTACCAGTTTGGAATCCCACGGCGGTTGCCTGATTTCCCTGGTTAGATTGCCCAGCTTGATATCCAAAAGCAAGTGTTTCGTCCCCCTGATTAATTTCGGCGCTACCAAATCCCAAAACAAGGCTATTATTACCCTGATTTACCCGACCACAGTTATGACCAATAGCTATACTTTGCACACCCTGTGCACTTTGTCCTGCGCGGTAACCTATTGCGATCGATTGTGTATTTTGACCAACCTGACCAGATTCAAAACCAAGAGCTACTGATTGAGATCCCTGATTAGATTGCCCAGATTTATAACCCATTGCAACCGACTGGGTATTTTGTAAAGTTTCGCCACATTGCGCCCCGACAGCGACAGCGAATTTACCTTGTGTAAGTTTACCTGCATCTTTACCAATTGTAATTTCGTTGAAGTTGTAATTCACTGATGTGGAAGGAGTTGTTGTGGTGTTCGCGTCATTATCTTCGTTCACTTTGGCGAGAAATATGTGCGAAAATCTACCAGCATTACCAATATATGGCATCTGTTATAGTAATTAACGATTTTGTTTTAACGATTCTAACTCCGCTTTTAGTTCCTGAATGGACTTCACGAGATATGGAATAATTTGCTCATATGACACGGACGACGCTTTAGGTCCCCAAGCACTATAGTCTGGGTCATCCTGTGGGTCATCTGAAGGTGCCGGAGGCTTTTCTTCAGTTGGCTCTGCCCCCTCACCTAATACGACAATGTGTCTTAATTCCGGGGCATCGTACCATATATCTTGAGCCATAAGACCCGATTCATGACCAATGACATTTGAACTCCCAATATCTTCCAACTTATCATAGTTTTGGGGTTTGAGTTTGAGGAGGGTGTCTGTGGCATTTTCGATGTGGACCTCGTTGACCTTGACGCGATCATCGGAGGAGACTGTGTGGATTTCACCTGTACCAGAGTTCCAATAGAGGGCTGCACCACTCGTATTGCTACTTATGTTTTTTATACAGAGTGAATTATTTTTTACAAAATTGAGAGTCGCACCCGTAGAATTTATTATTATAGAATTTTCACCAACACCCGTACTTTCTGGTGGATTCTGACCATTTGTATATGTACCCTTCCCAGCTTGATAACCCAAAAGAACAGATCCGGTTGATTGAAGAAACTTGCCAGCTTCAAAACCTACCGCAGTGGCCTTTATCTCTTGTATAACACCCCCCGCTCCCGTACCCAACGCAACACCAAAAACCCCCTGATCGATAAACCCAGCTCCAGCACCTACAGCAGTAGCTTCACCACCTTGGTTGTACTTAGCAGCTTCAAATCCTATAGCCAAAGATAATTGGTCTTGAGACTGCTCAGCAGCCATAGTACCAATGGCCACAGAATTATAAGACTGTGCTAAGTATCCAGCTTTATAACCCACTGCAATTGATTGTGAACCCTGTTTTGACTGACCCGCTTGAAAACCCAACGCAACCGATTGAGATCCCTGACCACTCTTCCCGGATTGAAAACCCATAGCCACGGATTGGGCATTTTGGGACAATTGACCAGCTTCATATCCAATTGCAACAGCCTGCGTCCCCTGAGCGGACCCTCCACATTGATAACCGATAGCAACGCTATAATTATTTTGACCTTCACCCCCCGCCAGTCGGCCCAACGCAACACATTCAACTCCCTGACTCGAATATCCGCAATCGTGACCCAAGGCAACAGAACCCGCTCCCTGAACATATCTTCCGCAACCATACCCCAATGCGATGGAGCGCAGACCCTGATCTACTTGTGCGGCACCAAAACCATACGCGGAAGAATATTCCCCCTGTCTGATCTCACCTGCACCCCAACCAACTGCCGTGCACCATGCGTTTTGACCTTCTTTACCGGCTTGTACACCAATAGCCACAGACGAAGACCCCTGAGAAGTATTACCGGCTCTGGTACCTATAGCAACCGACTGCTGATCCTGATTTGACTGGGCCGCTAAATAACCGATGGCCACACACTGACGCCCCTGGTCAGTCTCCCCGGCTTCAGAACCCACTGCAACAGATTGTGAAGACTGAGAAGTCCGCCCACACTGATACCCTATAGCCACCGACTCGGTATTCTGATTAGATTGCCCAGCTTGATAACCTATCGCAACGGATTGTACATTTTGCCCAAACTCTCCACATTTATAACCGACCGCAATTGATTGTGAACCCTGTTTTGACTGACCCGCTTGAAAACCCAACGCAACCGATTGAGATCCCTGACCACTCTTCCCGGATTGAAAACCCATAGCCACCGACTGGGTATTCTGGGCTGTTAGACCAGCCTCATAACCTATAGCAACAGATTGTGTATTTTGACCTGTCTGTCCCGCATTTAATCCAATGGCAACAGATTGAGACCCTTGAGAAGTCATACCAGATTGATGACCTATAGCCACGGATTGTTGTAGTTGTGTATCGTAACCAGATCTATATCCCATCGCTACGCATTGTATACCCTGACTTGTTTTTCCACATTCATAACCAATAGATATAGATTTGTCACCTTGACTTGTTTGTCCACATTGGTATCCAATAGCGGTTGTTTTTGTACCTTGACTTGTTTGCCCGGATTGATATCCTACGGAAACAGACTGAGCACCTTGCGAAATCTGACCAGCGTCTATCCCCACTGCAACACTGGAAGTTCCCTGGATTGACTGCCCCGCGTTAGAACCGATGGCAATAGAAAAGGAATTCTGGCCAATTTGGCCCGAATTATAACCCACACTTACCGCCTGCACACCCTGACTCGTTTCACCTGATTTATGACCCACGGAAACGGTTTCATCACCTTGAAGCGTTACACCGGCACGAAAACCCAAGGAAACAGAACCCGCTCCCTGCCCAGATTGCCCAGATTGATACCCTAGAGCTATAGATTGTGTATTTTGACCTATCTGTCCAGATTGATAACCAATCGCAACAGATTCTGGGTGTTGGGTTGTCTGTCCAGATTGATAACCCAAGGCGGTTGATCGATCACCCTGATCTGTGTGTCCCGTTTGATAACCAAGTGCAAGACTTTCGGTACCTTGATTGACTTCCCCAGATTCGAATCCCAAAACGAGACTATTAGCACCCTGATTTACACGCCCCGATTTGTACCCGATCGCCATAGATTGTATTCCCTGAGCACTCTGCCCGGATTGATACCCCATAGCAATAGATTGTGCATTTTGACCCAACTGCCCGGATTCAAAGCCAATTGCAATAGCTTGAATGTCTTGGCTTGTTTGGCCAGATCTGTGACCGATAGCCACAGATTGAGACCCCTGTGAAGTCGTACCCGATTGATTACCTACAGCCACCGACTGCATTTCCTGTGAGGTTTTACCGGATTCGAATCCGACAGCTACAGATTGAGTGTTTTGTGAAACTTCACCCGCATTATCGCCAATCGCAACAGATTGTGTTGATTGATATGATTGTCCAGCGTTAGATCCGATTGCCACCGAGAGACTATTCTGACCCAACTCACCCGCCGTAAAACCTATAGCTACAGATTCGGACCCCTGATTGTCCCGCCCCGCGCTATGACCTATAGCCACGGATTGGGAGCCCTGACTGGTTTTACCGGACCTATATCCAATGGATGTGGATTTATTTCCCTGAATTGACTGACCACTTTGATAACCCAATGCACTAGCCTGCTCCCCTTGGTTAATCTGTCCAGTTTGAAATCCCACAGCTGTACCCTGATTACCCTGATTCGACTGACCCGCTTGAAATCCAAGTGCAAGTGTTTCGTCTCCTTGGTTCACTTCAGCCGTTCCAAATCCAAAAACGAGACTGTTATTACCTTGATTCACTCGTCCACATTTATAACCGACCGCAATTGATTGTGAACCCTGATTTGACTGACCCGCTTGAAAACCCAACGCAATTGACTGCGTACCCTGAATGACCTGTCCGGACTCAAAACCCACAGCAAGCGATTGTGCACCCTGGTTAGACTGCCCGGATCTATATCCAATCGCAACGGATTGTGTATTTTGGTCAATCTCTCCACACTCCTGCCCAACGGCAACAGATTCCGCCCCCTGGCTCGTGTTACCTGCGTGATACCCCACCGCGACCGACCTCGCACCTTGTTTTAAAAATCCAGATTTAGACCCTACCGCGATCGCGTTTTCACCTTGATCCGTCTTACCCGCATCTTTGCCAATTGTAATTTCATTAAAATTATAGTTCACAGATGTGGGTGGAGTTGACGTTGTTTTTTTGGTATTGTCCTGATTAAGTTCAGCCATATATACATGATTGAATCTCCCGGCATTACCAATGAACGGCATAACTATTACATTAATCGGCGAATAAAATGCCACCCAACCCGTTACGTATTCTAAACACATTATAGTTAACTACGTAAACAGTGAGTTCGTTATCTAATGTACGATTTGTACCCTTTACTATATCTCTAATTACAATCTTCGCGTTATCTAAACGACTAAAATTACATGTCCCTGATGGCTTATATTCGGAAGCATTTCTACAAAAGTGATAGGCGAAATATCTAGTATATAGAGGACAATCCTGATCTTCAATAAAGCTGATAAGACCAAACTTTGAACTTATATAATTTTGTACAGTGTGAAAGTAAATTGGGGACATATTTTCAACAAGTGCTGTACCGTTTAGATAAATATCGGCACCACTAAACGATAGTTTATCTTCTTCTATAACACCACCCTGTGCCGTGTAACCGAAGAAGATACTTTTCACGGGGTGATTAAATACAGAAATATCCAATGTAGTTTTTGGAAGTTGGACATCACCCTTTAAATTTTGAACTTGTGTGATTATAAGATCTGTTGGTGTTTTTATAAATTTATTGCGTTCTTCGGTATCCAAAAATACGTAATTACCGTAACATTTTACACCAGACACATCTTGATTGGCAAAGGTTATTCTAATTTCAGCTTCATGAAACTGCAAAGCACAAAGTGGTAAAAACATATCGTTGTCACAAAAGAAAAAATGAAGTGGTAGAAACTTATTATTTGATTGTGATGTTTTGTTTAAAATTTCCTGTGCCTTTACAAAATTTTCAGCCAAATAGTTCTGCCATACATCTGAAATAAAGTCATATGGGTGTGAATCAATCTTAACGCCTCCTATATATAAATCTATAACTGCACCATCAAATTTAGTTAAAAGATCTACACCTTCAAACCATACTGCATTTACAAGATCACCCCAAGTTGGGATAATTATGGTGCTGTCTTTTGTTGTAACTTCCTTTATGAGTCGTGGCGCTTGTGAAAAATTTGTATGCCGTTTGTATTTCATACTAAAGAGAGACGCCCCCTCGTCACTTGTTATATAAACATCTTGCGCACCTTTGGACACGAGCTGAACCAATGCACCTGACATTTATTTATTGTTCAGATTATAAAAACAGACACTTTCCCTGAGGGAATTCATCCTTTCTTTCCTGTTCAACTTTACCGTGAATTTTAAAACCACCTTGGCGATACACTTTCATTCTCTTGTAAAACATAGCTGTGAAGAGCGACCAAGGGTCATGAATATCATAAATATGTGGATTATTCTTCTTCCCCTTGGTTTCTCTCATTATACGACCTATACTCTGGGTTATATCAGACTTAGGGGACGCCAATATAACTGTATCCAGGGTTGGTATGTCTAATCCTTCGTGGGCTTGCGAGAAAGTTGCAAATATGATCTTTTTCTTGGAAGAAGCCTGGAGGTCAGCCTCCTTCATTCCACCCATGTAGAGACCCGAGTTTTTTGGAAAACATTGATGGAGCATCTCACAGTGCAAACGTCTGTCACTTAGAACAAGAAGCTGTCTTGTACCAGCTGAAGCCCTCTTGATCAATTCCACAAGCATCTGATTTCTCTTTCTATCTTCTACAATTTCCGTAATCATATTTGGCATGGATACTTTACCAAATCTTGTTGAAGGTGGTGGGTTCCTGTAATTGAATGATTCATATGTAATGCTAAATACTTCAACCTGATCCTGGTTCTTCCTTTCAACTGCAAAGAACGTGGGACCCATGAACCAATGGAGAACCTTTGTGAGACCATCCTTTCTTTCTGGTGTCGCTGAAAGTCCAAAGATGTGTTTGGGGCACATTTTGAAAAGAGATTGACTGAATACCTTAGCACATATATGATGAGCTTCATCAACTATGAGAGTTCCTATAGAATCAAAGTCACTGAATGAGTACTCCTTGAGGGAGAGTGATTGAAGCATAGCTATTACAAAGTCACAGTCAACCTCCTTCTTGTCCTGTTGAACGATACCTATTGTGGCACCTGGACAGAACTGTTGGATTCGCTCTCTCCACTGATCTGCCTAGGAACTGTTTATGAACGACAATCATTGTACGATAACCCAATTTACACGCTATTGCGAGTGATACGGTGGTCTTTCCGTACCCACAAGGGAGTGAGAGAACTCCGTGACCAGCCTTAATGGCTGCAGCGAGGGCCTCATTCTGGTGAGTTGCATCTCGTAACTGTCCAACAAATTTGGCTGTGGATCTTGCTGGTTCGGGGCGCCGGTCCTCTCGTGGCTTTCCAGCCCGACCAACTCCATAGAATCTTGGAACGCACACTCCATTCTTAGCCGTTCGGAAAACCTTAAAAGGCGGTGGAGGAAATCCATAATCGCCATTGACTACGGGTCTTACCGTAAGTTCTTTTTTAATTTCAGTCACCGGTCCATCGGTAACGAGATATCCAGTCCGCGTCAACATTTAATATATTAAAGAATAGTAACTTTATATAAGTATAATGCCATCTCTCAACATCGAAGAGAATATTAAAAAAATACAAGACGCGATTGAATCCACATACCAAGAGCTTCATCGTCTCCAGGGGAGTCTTCGTGTGTTTTTGGGATTAAAGGAAAACGGCTTGACCGTAATCGACATTCCCGAAAAGGAGGAGGAAGAAGATGAGGAAGAAGAAATCAAGGAAGAGAAGTAATTGACTTAATCTTCCAAGTATAACCACTATAATTACCAACATTCCATACACCCGTGAAATCAATATCAACTTCAACTTCATCATCCTTTATAAGGGACTGTACAGGGCGGCCATTAACGCTGCACATCACTCTCCTATAACGGAATGGAACTTTTACTGTGAGAATCTTACCGTCGAGTGGATCATCTACATGAGAATTCTTAATAAGCCATAATTTATTTGCGTGCATTTGACGAATAAGTTGAGAGCATTTTTCAGGAATGACCAAGCGAATGTATTTCTTGTCGTTGTGGTCATACATGGGTTTATAAACTTTCGCCTCAAATTTCATTGATTCTGTTTATATACAATAAGGTTAAAACTATAAGTGTCATTTTAAATCAATCCAGTCTTTTTTCGTTCTTCTGGAGTCTTGAGAGCATACATTATTGTCAGGAAAATCGTAGTTGCGATGAGAGCGTATTCAATATCTTGTGTCGCGCTAAATGCGATCATCATCAAGGAAAAAAATCGGAAAGCCTTATTGTCGAAAGCAGATTTAAGATTTTTTGGAATGTCAATCGCATTACCCGAAAATAGACCCTGATACAGGATTATTAAGGTGAATATAATGGGCTGCGTTTTAATAAGGGCTTCGGCTGGGTTGCTGACTGGTCCGAGGAAGCTTGAGAACTTTTTCATTTAAAGTAAACCGAGATATTTTCCTAGACTATAGTAGATGCGATGCTCCATGCGTCATCCAATGTAATACTTAAATCACCTCCCTCTAAAAAGGTAAAGACCTGGAAATTTGCTGCCAAATTTATATGGAAAAGTAAATTTGTAAAAGACAAGTCCGAACTTGGTGCGTGGACGCGGAATGAACTCTTGGAACTTGGTCCAACCTTTGTAAAATTAGGTCAAATCGCATCGACGAGAGCCGATCTGTACGACCCCGAGTTTACAAAAGAGTTGGAATCGCTTCAAGACGATGTGCCTCCAGTGGGATTTGACATTGTACAAAATGTTGTAAATTTAGATTCATTTGATTCCTTTGAACCGATTCCATTCAAGTCCGCGAGTCTTGGCCAGGTTCACAAGGCAACTTTAAAAAATGGAAAAGATGTTATTGTCAAGGTGAAGAGACCAAATATCTATGAGACTATGAAGGAAGATACAGATAATGTCAGGGAAATTGTGCGTTTTTTGGAACAGTTAGGGATTGACACCGGGAATAGCTCGGAGTTTGTTCTCAATGAATCAATTGAATATCTCTTGGGCGAATCGGATTATAAACAGGAAATTGACAATGCCGTGAGATTTAGAAAGAGTATGAACGGTATAAAGTGGGTTAAAGTCCCAAAAGTATACAGAAAACTTTGTACAGAAAACACCATTGTCATGGAATATGTTGAATCTGAAAAATTAATAGAACTCACAGATCCCAATATAAATAGAAAAAAGGTATGTGAAGCTCTTATCAATTCCTATGTGATTCAGACTATGGACAACGGTCTTTTTCACGCAGATCCCCATCCCGGTAACTTGGGGTTTTCATCTAATGGTAAATTGGTATTTTACGACTTTGGGATCACAATATATTTATCTGAAGAACTCCGCAAAGGTTTCAAGCAGCTTTTTGGGTGTATAATAGAAAAAGACACAAAAGGAATTGTTCAAATTCTTGTAGACCTTGGTGTCATCATACCTATGAATTCCGATCTTACGGACATCGAAATCTTTTTTGAAACAATTTTGAGTTATCTCGAGACCCTTAACGCTTCAAATATATTAAACGATGACGTGGCATCGAAACTCGCGGCCGAAAAGCCATTTATGGTACCCACGAGTTTTGTATATTTAGCTAAATCATTCTCTCTTATAGAGGGTATATGTGTACAATTAGATCCCGAGTTCAACTATCTCGCATACCTGGAGCCAATGATAACACAACAATTTGTAGACTCAATTGATATTCAAGATGCGCTTACAAAGACGGCCGAGATGCCATCAAAAATACGCAATATAAGTAAGGCTGTTCTGGGTCTGGAAAGAAGCAGAGCAGTCATAAGAAGGTCCATATCTAAAACAAGACGAGAAGTACGCACGGTTCAGTATAGTTTAATGAGTGCCCTAATGGCATTTGAGTTTAATGACACGCCACTTGGGTTTGGTTTTATCGTGCTTACAATCTGGCTTACGTTTCGCGTTAAGATCAATCGAAGAAAAAACACATAGCATATCTAAAACCTTTTGTAACTGGAAGAACACCGTGTAAATGATGATCCCCGCTATACGAAATCATATCACCTTGATCGTAATCTACAATGGGTAGTTTTTTGAATTTGTTTAAAAATTCCTGTTTTCCACGCGTCGTTTGAAAGTTAACACGTCTGTTTTCCCTAGTTGTTTTGCGATCAAATAGATATAATTCTCCACCTTCACAATCATTTTTAGAAGATATAAGAAATGATACAGTTGTTTTATTTTCATCTAGGTGGATGGGTAAAGAAAAACGTTCATTTGGGGTATATTTTCTCAAGAATATGTAACCGGGTGACTTTGGTTGATATTTTTTAATGTGAACATCGTAAATATTTTTAGAAATATCCCATAATTCTTTATTTAAAACTGGATTACTTTCATCGTCGTCATAAATATCTATCTGATTCGCCGGCTTACCGTCAACTTCGTCCATATAATCGTCTAATTCATACTTTTTTGAAACTTTTATTATATTTTCACACAAATCCCTATTTAAGACACTTTTATGTATTATATGCGTTTCATCTTTCTTATTTGTTATTATGCATATAATACAAAACATGATTATTATAAGTGGTAGTATCATATCTATATTTACTTTTCATAAAAATCTATCGAAATTTCTTCCTTCTTTGGAGAACCCTTGAAAAACTCCTGGTGTTCCCTGAAGATATCCTTGACACGTCTTTGTTCATCGCGGGAAATATCTGACAACTTTTCTCGAATCTTACCCACGTCTGTATCATTTTGTTTCTTCATTTTCTTGCCAAACTTCTTCAAACGCTTGGTATTCGACGCAAAAGTGGTGGAGGTCGTAATTGAAAACATCTTTCGTTGTTACATTCTAAGGACATTTATTTTTTAAGTTTAAAATTTCCAACTTTTCTTCAAACTCTCGTCTCTCACCCGGACTGTTAATGGGGGTACCGTTGGCGAGGGCTTCAATTTCCGGTCCCGTGAGATGCATTGCATTGACCCTGAAGTCTTTGAAAGCTTCCATCGTTACCGGGACTAGTGGCTGTACGAGGTCATATATAGCATTCGCATAGTCACGAATCTCCTTCTGGGCATGAGAATCCATACGAAGATGGAGGTAGTGCATCAAATTATGGAGATTGATCTTCCAATAGAATTCAGTGTATGTACATTGTGGGAGATTGCCCCTTGCTTGCTCACGGCATATCCCCGTCTCCAAGAGGTTCTCGTATAAATCAAAAGAATATTCCAAGTGTTTGTCAATTTGTTGAGTCTTTTCTTCATCAATTTCAATAATACCCTCGGACCCCTGATTATTTACTTTAGATTGACCCCTTAAAATTCCCGGGTTGTAGTACTGTTTCGGTACGACGGAGTAGCGGGCGGATAGTTCATTGACGGAGGCTGTTCTATGTCGAAAATGTTGACGGGCGATGTAGAGGGGCATCTTGATGTGGAACTTGAATTCCACCATCTCGAAAGGCGTTGTGTGCCAGTGGCGAAGCAGGTATCGGAGGAGTCCTCGGTCTCCCCGGGAAGACTTTGTTCCGTCACCATATGAAACTCTTGCGGCTTGGACGATTGAGGTGTCCAAATCTTGTTGCGGCATGTGATCAACCAATCGTACAAATCCATGGTCCAAGACATCTTGTTGCATTGTATTCTAATTATTAGTTCCCCCCAAATCCTTAACTAAGTCACCAATATCGCGATAGTATCTTTTCAGATCTTTCATAAAACGTTTGTTATTCTCAAGGCATTCGCATTCAACTTTATTTAGGTAAATCCATGCCAAGTTCGACTTTGAATATTTTGTTCTCTTTTGGTTGTCGTTGGGTTTACGAGCTACTAATTTTGTAGATTTCCTAGTCTTCTTTGCAGTTTTAACTTCAGTCCTATTCACAAAACTAAGAGCTTGCATGACAGTATCCGCGAGATCATCTTTCTTTTTAGACTTGAGAAATGTATCCAACCAATGAGCGTTTGTAGGTCCTGAACGAATAAACTCTTCGCATCTTTGAATTGCAACTTTCTTCCTTTTGAGATACTGTGACTTTCCAGGTCCTGCAACATCTGGAATTTTATGACGCGCATCATAGATGATTGTTTCAGCACGAGGGCACTTAATTATAAAGTATGCATGGAGGAAGTGCATTACGGATATCATCTTCTTATTGCGGTCTGGCTGTTTTTCTATGAGAATGGTGTCAGCCGTCAAGACCCAGGGTCTTTCATCTAAGTGTTTTCTTAATGAGACATAGATACCATCTTTATGTTCGGGTGGGACGCCGGAGACATCCCATTCCTCCACGAGGTTATTTGTTTCATTGAGTAAGCATATTGCTAAGTTCCGAATACCGACATCGATACTCAGAATCATTAAGTTAAAGGATCTTTATATCTTTAAACTAGAAACGCTTAAGGGCCTTGGAACCTGCGTTCTTAGAAAGTTTCTGACCGGCCGGGGACATACCAAATGCGAGGATGGCGCCACAGCACACACACGAGACAAGAGCTGATATCAAGGATGGACCTGTCATGCCCTTGAACGCGCTGCTAATACCCGCACCTATACCCTTGGCACCGTCCGCAACAGCTTCACCTACACCCTGCGTTTCTTGTGTAGTCTTATTTAAAACTTCCTTTTTCAATTTTTGAGCGCTTTCATCTTTGTTAATGATTTCGGTAATTTTGCTACCAATTTGTTCAGCGACAAACCTGATTTGGGCATCCTGACCAATTTTACATTTAGTGTTTCTGAGTTCTTTCATGAGCTCTACCGGGGGAGGTACACCCAGCGATTTGTATACGGAGAGGCCAAGTGGATCAATAATAAGATTGCTGGTGACCAACTTCTGTCTGTTAATAACTTTGGCAGCGAGTGTGTTGATAGTTTCACTTGTGATACTCTTTGAAACTTTATTTTTGATATTCGTCTTTGTATCAGACACCTTACTTGAAAAGTTTGGTATTGGATTCATAAATCCAGTCTTTTGCTTAGTTTCGTTTTTGGCCTTTTTTTCTATATCGTTCATAATCTTATTGAGTAGGTCTGTTGTAGATTTCTCATCAAACTTTTGCAAAACTTTAATATCAGCATTAATTTTTTGTGATATATCCAAATTACAGTAAGCTGTAACGCCACTAACTGACATATTTTGAACTGTAAGTACAGACGCAGAAACTGCATTCTCGCTCCTAGAAACTGCATTGAAAACCGATTCGTTTACAATATTTGTTTCAACAACCATTTTGGACTTGGAGGCACCCATCCTGGTATATTTGAAATATACCCAGAAAAAAAATATGATGTAAAATTAAAATGAATATGGGACTTAACCAGGCGATGCTTATCATAGCCATTATTATTGTGATCATCTGGATTTACAAGAAAAGAGCGTCCACCAAGCAAATTGAAAAATATGAAATGGACAAGTCTCAAATCATGCAACACTTGAATAGCGAGACTCAGATTGATTCTCTCTTGGTAATGACGGCGGCTGCAAAACTCACAGAAGATGAGTCGGAAATTAAGAAATCTTATAAACTCGCAGAAGAGCAGAAAAGAGAAGCACTTATAGAATTATTTGAAAGCATGTAAAAAAACCTTGGTATAAATTAAATGGTTCGTTCAACACGAATCACCGCCCCCCTCCTTGTTTTATTGGTTGGAATTATCGGTCTCGTGATCTTTTCGTATTTCAGGCGAATTGATGAAGAATATGACATCTCACAGAGTAAAGAAGCGATGATTGAATACATAAACGAGACAACCGTACCAGATTCAATATTTGTCATGTCAAGTGTTTCTGAAATGACTAAAGATCAAGGGTTGATTAATAAAATATTCGAGGAAGCCGATAAGGGTGACGACGAGTATGACAAGGAAAAATTACTTGAGCTTATAAAAAAAATATAAGTATATTTAAATATGCCCTGGGCCGCTGCAGCTGCATGGAAGAGTGGCGACGACTATCACAGGACACGAGGTTGTGCTGGTCACCACGATGGTAGAAAATATTCAAGCTGGGACAAGCATTGTCACGCGGACTTCCACGAAGGTACACACAAGGGTAGGGGAAGACGTACACGTTTCCACTGCGCAAGTGCGTGTGGTAATAAAATCCAATATGCAAGGGGGGCTCGGGGCCACCCCTGTGCGGGTGCCCGTGCCATACATGGCATACCTGTAAATGTCACGGGACATGATCACGTGCGTTTGAGGGGCCGATTTAGTAATGCCCCTGGTGCGTTTTGGTGTCATTTTAACGACAATGCGGGTACAATGGAGGCCGCATCCAGAAGAAGAGAAAATAACGTCGGTGGTCAGGGTGGCAACAGTGTATATAATCAACTCATTTTCGGTGTAAAAAATCTCGGTCGGTACCACGATGGTGGTTATTGTTCAAATGTAAATCGCTTGCGTCACAAAGTCCACCACGATGGCCGGACTTGTTATCAGATGATCCAGGGTAAACTTGGTGCGACGCGCGCTAAGGTCAAGGCAATTCAATATTGTCAAAAACATCGCACAGACCCGAAATGTAAGTGTATTAATGTAGCCGATTCTGGGTTTATAGCAAGATGTAAGAGACATCCAAACTGGGCCGGTTGTAAAGAAATTTTGCAGGGTTTGAAAGACATTCAAAGAACTGGCTTGTCTTCCGCATCGGGTCTATTTGGTAATGCGGATTGTTTAGTCCCCGGTATATGCGCGGGTAATGTGTTCGAACCAAATACGAGAATTACTTCATGTGCAAATAAGAACGCCATTTGTACACAGGTGATGAAATTGGACAATATAAAGGCGGCTGCCGGAGTTAAGGCTGCTCAGGCGTGTAATATTAACTTTGAAGCTGAACAACGAAAGAAAGACAACGCCAAAGCCGCCGCTAGAAAAAAAGCCGCCGATGCCGCCGCTGCTAGAAATCGCAGGAGTCCGGCCCCATCTAGAGGCAGGAGTCCGGCCCCATCTAGAGGCAGGAGTCCGGCCCCATCCCCATCCCCATCTGGTGGTGGAGGAGGTGAGCGGAAAGTAGCATCAAAAACTCCGTCGAGATTACCGGGACCATTGGCAAACGTGGCTAGGAAACTTGGTCTTAGTGATACGATGGTTGCTATAGTCAGTGGTATGAGTATGTCATGTTTTCTTGTATTAATAATGGTATTACTCTTGGCTGGTGGAGGTGGAGGTGCACCACCAGCGCCCAGGAGATACAAATGATAAAAAAATGTAGTATAATATAAATGAAGAAGGTTAATAGAAATATAGTTTTATTACTACTTGCCGCCATTGTTATTGCCGCGTGCGTGTGGATTGCGTCGTTGAGAAAACCTGAAGACTACGAAGCCGACACAGACGATCCAGAACTTCCAAAAATGACTCAGGCAGAACTTGACGCTGTGATGAAGTTTATTCGTAAAACTGATTAAAAAAGATAACACCCCTATATATATGATTTCTTATATCTATGGATTTCCTATATATATAACCAAAGTTTCCAATAAGGAAATAATTTATAAGGAAATAAAGGATAATGTAAAATTGGATTATCTCTCTCCGTGGAAAGCAAATTGTCTCACTTCATCCACTAAAGATAAATCAAATGTATTTCGTTCTAAAATCGTTAAAGATGAAATTACGAAACATGTGAAAATTCTAATTTCGAAACTCAATGTTGATATAGATCTCGGGATTAAACTCCCCGAATGCACAACGATTGATTGTACTTATTGTGATGATATGTGGGTAAATATGTACAAGAAGGGTCATTGTCAGGAAACCCATATGCATACATCAAATCATGAAGGTGAGGCAGATCCTTTATTTAGTTTTGCATACTTCGCCAAATATAATCCAGTAAAAGACGCAAAATTTATTTTTGTGAATCCAACGCCACCAACACCATGTAAAAAACTTGAAAAATTATCATGTTACAAACGCGAAATTATTATGGATGTTGAAGAAGGTGATTTAATAATTTTTCCAAGTATATTACCTCATAGGGTTTCTACACATACCAATACTGAACCACGCGTGACAATTTCTGGTAATTTTTATAAAAAGGCATAACAATGATAACCTATGTCTACGGATTTCCTGTATATACATGTAATATACCGGGGAACAGTGTAATATTACAAGATATACATAACTTCAAGGGTATAAAAGAGACAAATGAATGGAATGCGTCGTGTTTGACTTCATCCGAGGGTGGAAATGGTTCCCCGGAAGAAACACCGTTTGCATCTCCCTCGTTGAAAAAAGAAGTACTTGAACATTCTAAAATTATGATGAATATGCTTGATGTTGACATAAATTTAAATTTGGGTATGGGTGACGACTATTGGATAAATATTTATAAAAAGGGACATAGTCAGAAATTGCACTGGCATGGGGATTATGACAATGGCTTGCATATACTTTTTAGCTTTGTATACTTTGCGAAATATGACCACCAAAAAGATGCCAAACTCATATTTATAAATCCCGCCTCACCTTTTGGTTGTAAAGAATTGGAAGTACTTCCTTCATTTGCAGATGAGATAGCCGCGGATGTTAAAGAAGGAGAACTTATCATTTTTCCAAGTATAATGTTACACCGTGTCGAAGAACAAAAGGTGGACGGACCTCGCATAACCATAGCCGGTAATCTTTACGAAGCACTTAAAGAGTAAATAAAAAATTACTATATGTCTTGGTGTTGGTGGTGCTGTCACTCATTTGATGGTGAGCCTCTAACCATGCCCTGTCGTTATGACGAACGAAGAAACAAATTTTATACATCTGGTAACTACTGTTCGTGGAGTTGTATAAAATCCCATGCAATAGATAAATTTGGTGATTGTAGGGGTGGTATTGTATGTGGAAATATAATTATGATGCGGCGAAGAATGTACAGCCAAAGTGGTTCTGTAAAATGCGCCCCCGACAGATTTAAATTAAAGGAGTTCGGTGGAAGCATGACAATTGAAGAATTTAGGGGGGATCTTACAAAAGATATTACTAAATCTAAACCTATAGAGACGGCTCCGGTCGTGGAAAATGTTATACCCATTGTTTCAAACACAAAAAAGATGGATGAAATAAAGAATGCAACATCGTCTAACAACTCGCTAAAACTAAAGAGGAATAAACCTCTAAAAAGAAATCACAATGATTTGGAGTCAGCGCTCGGGTTGGTTATCGCGCCTAAAACCTAATTGTCTACTTTGTTTGTTAGTTGCTATAGACGACGGTAAAGAATCTGTTTTTTTACTATGTACCCATTTGGTCCCGTCATATGCGGCCCAGTTTATTCCATTCTTCTCAATAACCTTTCTACATAAGACACATGGTAGGGAATTTCCATGACCGTAACATGTCATGCGCTCAACAACGAGTTCACCATATTTTCTATTTAGCCAACTTGAGAACTGATGAGGTTTATTCCCACTCTTCAAACACTCCCTCTGAAGCTGTTTGATGAGACGCCTCTCCGAACATACACTCGAATCACTCCTCGCTTCTACGTGTTTCTTTGACATACGACTTTCAACAACGTAATACCCCATATTAGCAACAGTTATTACAGGTCGGACCCGCGTAGACGAATGCACACTTATTGCACTCGTTAAGAATGATGACGTTCTTTTTCTTCGGTACAAGACCCCTTGAAAACCTTTCCAGTTCTTTTACTGTATATAGACCGTATTGAATGATAACCTCCAATGGAGGGAATTTCATTCTACAATATTATTGTTTCAAATCCTTATCTTACTTTCCCTTCAAACAACAGGTAAAAAGTTTGCCAATAGCATCCTTGGCCTTAAGCATACCAGCGAAACCATCAACCATGGCTGGAACCATAGCCTTGAGGACAAGTTCAAATTCACTGTCTTGGGATTGGTCACCATCAATTTCTCCAATGAGATGATTGAGGATCGCGATGACCAACTTTTTCTTTTGTGGGCCCTCAAGTTTATTAAACTTGGAAGCATTAATCATCAACTTGGCGACGATTGGTGGGATGTCTTCCTTCTGGAGTCCGTCGCCCAGGTACTCCCGCTTGATGTCTTCAACCATCACAATAACAGCCTTGGCGTCAATTTTACCGCCGAATTTTTCTAAGATCGCTTCCATTTTATAATCTTAGTATATATTAAAAATGGACACAAATAACGTGGTAGCGGCATTTGCCTTTAGTATAGGTTTCATTCAGATGTATCAGGACTATATTCGTTCTGATGAACTGGACGAGAAATCCAAGAATGCCATTCTCCTGAGTCTCATCGCGAGTTGCCTCTGGCTTGTCTATCAGTCTAGAAAGCATGGAATGAGTTTTATGGTGGCGTATACGACACTTGGCTTGGTTCTTCAGTTGTACATTCTAAATAAAATCCTGGTTAAAGAAGACGAGAAAAATCAAGATAAAGTACAATGATATCAACTCTAAAACAACCAACATTTACTCGTGTAGGGTTTCGTACTACACGACGACCAACACGTAAACTTGTGACCTATGCAAAAAAAAGGAGTACTATTGATTTTGCAGAAGCTGTAAATGGCCGTGCTTCTATGTACGGCGTTATACTCGGTGGATCGAATGTCCTTTTGACCGGACTAAATATTCCACAACAGATTGCATCCATACCAACTGCCACACTTGGTGTTATGTCGTGTGTATTTGTATTGATGAGCATGAAAAATGCCGACGACAAACTTAATGAAGAACAATTTGAAAGATACGCGACGCGTGACACTGGGCGTGGTTTTATGGTACTCTTTGCGTTAATGACACTTTATGGTTTGGGTCACATGCCATCTTACTTATAAATTCCAACATTCGTACCTTTTCCTCCATTGTAAATGTTCCTCTCCTACGCATTACGTAGGACAAGAGCATCATGAGAATGTAAATATTATACACAATTGGTTTCATCCCCTAAAATCATACAATTTAATAATTTGCAACAATCTTCTTCGGTTTCATTAGAAACCGTGAAAGTATGAGAGTCAATGTGTAGAATACCGTGGTTGCAATGGCGAAATTCTTTTCGCTATTTTTGGCATTTTCACATTTGACAGCCCAATTAAGAGCGGCTGCGCTACCAACAAGACCCATGACGGAGTAGATGAGTGTAAACACAGCACCTTCATTCTTCGCAAACTTTGTGATCAAGAGGGTGAATGGAATGGTGAGTGCAATAGTGAGAGTTGCAGCGAGATACTTGTTGAGATTTTTTTGTACTGGCTTATCCTTCATATCTTCACACTCGGAATAGATACTCATCCCGATTGATGAAATAATCACGTAGACAACTCCAAGGATAATGATACCCATCACAGTCTTTCCCGAAACTTCAAGATCAATTTTACCGGAGCTAATGTCTTTCGCCTTTTCATACATAGCACTTGCCCTCTGGGTTGCGGTTGTGGCAGACATTTATATTATACTTAGATTTTGATTTCGGTTGGTAAGTTTTCATATATTTCTGGGGGTGTATTTACAAGTTTGTATTTTCCATCTGTCATTAACCCCTCTTTTATATATTCCCTGTATGTATCGACGTTTTTGTCCCTTGAACTTTCATCGTGACAGTGTGCGAAATTATATATTTTGTTTGCGACAAATTCTTCGTCGCCGAATGATGAAAGGTGCCACCCCGCATCTTTGTAAAATGGCATCCGCCATCTATGATTTCTCAATTGTTGTGGAGTTATTTTAGTTAGGAAAGACTTTGTTGCAACTACGGTACCAAACCATGGCTCCTGTTCTTGTATATATTTAAAGTTGTATTGAAATGCTATCATGTTAAATGAACACACATCAACGTTTGGAGGTAGTTTAATAAAATCTCTATCTGGGATCTCGTCAACATCTGATATCATAATAAGTGCATGATCGTCAACACCCTCGAGACCGCGCGAGATACAGTTTCTCTGGTGGTTTTCTCGCTTCCAAGGGTCGTCACCCTCTGGATTATCCTGTACAATAATATGAATTATCTTATCAAGCCATTCAGAAAACATTTCCTTATTCTTTTCAAAAAGTAATTCTTTTGGTTCACCTCGATGTGTGACGGTTGATTCTACTAGAATAAACTTATCAACAACTGGTGAAAGATAACAAAGTCTCTTTTTCAAAATATCAAATTCGTTATAGAACGTAAAACCGTCAATGATCATTTAATATCAAATACATCTCTTCCTTAACTACTTAAAATATAAACATTATAACGTGGTATAGATAATGATACCAAGAGTAATACATAAAATTATTATAGTTGACGGTGGGAAATTGCCCAAATTACCAGATGGAATGAAAAAGTCTCTTGAAACGTTTTATCGAATGAACCCCGGGTACAAAGTTAAGATATATTCCGGTGATGATTGTATCGAATATATCAAAAAGTATTATAATGACGAGACACTTGAAGCATTTAACGCAATTAAACCATACTCCTATAAATGTGATCTGATGCGCCACTTAATCTTATACAACGAAGGTGGGTGGTATTCTGACATCCGTCAGGTTTGCCTTCAATCAATAGAAACACTTTCTTCTATGAATAAAGAATACTATACAAGCGTTGATTGTCCACCAAATCAGATGTGTATGTATACAGCATTTATAGGATCGATACCAAAACACGACATCTCCAAGAAGATGGTTGATCTCGTGTTGTGGAATATCAAATATAGACATTATGGATTGGATTGTCTATATCCAACGGGACCCGGTGCGTACATGAATGCATCCATTGATTATGTTCGTGCACACCCAGAAAAGTGTACAATTGGACAACATACGTCTGATGAACATATTCAGTTTGGGGAGCATAAATTCATCAAGTGTAAATACAATAATGCAAAGGGTGCCGATAATTCTGATTTACCTGGAACCAATGATTATGGTGACATGTGGCGCAAGCGAGAAGTCTATTGAAAATAAAATGACAGCCACATTCAGGAAATGAGCGAGATCCACGCTGAGATAAAAGATGCATGTAATGGCATCGAAATAAAACTCGACGAAATCGCTGTGGATATTAGGGAAGTGCCATTCAATTACAAGATTGTTGATAAATATACGAACATAGATGAAGAGGTCCAGGAAATTTATGAATGGTATGATAGACACAAACAATTATTGACGGATTATGAAAATTACAAAAAAGAACATTCTCTAATTATTCAGAGAATATACGATTTGGAAAAAAAGGTAAGATTTCTCAACCACGACGTCCAAAATAATAAAAATAACAAGGTGCCTATAACTCGTCATGGTGGTTCCTTTTCACAGTTAAGTTTAGAATAGACGTCCCACTATTTAAATTACAAGCATTTTCTCATGTCCCACACGGAGGCCCGTGTTCACAGTTATCGAATAACCCGCATCCTTGAGATTTTTACAAAAGGCAACATCTTCCGAATACATCTCTCTTATTACCCTTCCATCAATCTCTGTCTCAAGGGGTTGATAATGAAAATAGGGGTAGCGGAGGTTTTCTATAACTCCCCTGCGACAAGCGAAAAACCCCATTCCATTATACGCAACCTTGATATACTTTTTGCATTTATCCAGGTCTTTTTGAGTCATAAATTGAAAGGACCCATGTTTCTTAAAGTAGTCCATGTTCCATTCCCGAACTGCCGCGTAGTGTTTAAGGTCGGTCATGCGATAGATACCTGAGACGACGGGATGCTTATCAACATCTTCAATAAGTTCTATGACCTGTTCGGGGGTAAAGAATATATCCGAATCGATGGTGAGCCACACGTCATAATCCAGTTCCCCATTGAATGGTACTTGTGTAGCCCCCCTTAAAGTGTTTAGACCAAGGGTCTTCATACGAGAAAATGGAACAAAACTGTCGTATTCGTTAAGCATGATAAACCTGTAGCCCTTCTGTGATAATGTCATAAGGGTCTGTGACCAGTTTTTAAGAAATGACCCCGAATATTCTTGTCCGGGCAGAGCTACGGCTATCGTTTTCATATATCATTGTTAAACATTTAATACTTTAAGTACCTCATTTACCACTGGGTGTCTCGCAACATCACGTTCGTCCATTTCAACATGTGTAATGTACTTGAGATCTAATCCATGTATCTTTCGTATGAGTAATGTGAGCCCATTTTCTTCATTTAAATCCGACTGTTCTAAGTCACCTGTCACAATTAGTTTTGTATTTTCCCCGATGCGTGTGAGAAGCATCTTCATCTGATTTTGTGTGCTATTCTGCATTTCGTCTGCAATAATCACAGTATTTTCAAATGTCCTTCCTCGCATGTACCCAAGGGGCTCAATTATGATACAACGATCCATCTGGTTATGGGAAAGGTATTTTTCAAATATATCAAACATTGGTTTTGTCCACGGTTCCATCTTTTTATCCATATCACCCGGAAGATATCCCATATCTTCATCAGCCGATATTATTGGACGGGTTAGGATTACTTTATTCCTGCGCCCCGCCGCCTCGTTTATATGATCAATACCAATTTGACATGCGAGCATTGTTTTACCTGTCCCAGCTGGACCCGTACCTATGATTATAGGTTTTTGTGACCTAAGTGCTAACAGGTATTGACATTGTCCGGTTGTTTTTGGAAAGTTCATATTATACTTAGTTAAGGTTTTTTTTCCTTAAACATTCTAGGATGTCCCTTTACCATTTAATTCGAATGAAACCCACAAAAACATATTTAAGTGTTGTCGATCCAAATAAGAAGACCCGATTTGTTTGTTTTCAAGATAGAAATACTGCCGGTGTGTTTGTTAATTACGTCGCAGACTTTAGATCGAAGCATGGATTTTGGCCTAACATGGATATGTCCAATAGATATGCGCGTATTGTGAGTAAAACGGGCATCAAAAGACGAACACCAGACGAATTGAAAGATTATTTATTACTCGAACCATTTGAATATGAAAATATTGAACAAATGGCTATGCGTATGAACGTCTCTTTCATTTGTGTAACAAATTTTGCGTATCTGTCGGACAGTGGGGAACAACAAATTATTACTTTCTCTGGTCAGGAATGGGATGGTGAAGCGGATGAGGATATGTATAGAGATCTTTTGGACTTTAACTTAAAAATTAAATAAGATACAAATAAATAGAAAATGTGTGGTATTGTTACACTTTTTGGCGAGAAGCGAGATGTCCCAGGTGATCTTCTTACTCACCGTGGACCCGATGACTATCGCAGGGAGACAATGGGTAAGTGTCAGATGGATTACTACCGTCTAGCAATCAACGATCTAACCGATGCGGCTATGCAACCGTTTGTAAGACCCCATCGCATGTTTGCATGCAACGGTGAAATATACAACCATCGCTCTTTTCGCAGTGGTCAGGAGAGAAGTCGAAGTGATTGTGAAGTTGTAATGAATCTTATTCATACCCTTGGAATTGAGAACACTGTTAGGTCTATAAATGGTGATTTCGCAATGGTCTATACAGATGGTAAACGCATCCTTGCTGCTAGGGATCCTGTTGGGGTAAGACCGATGTTCTATACTCGCTACGCCAAAGATTCAATTGCCTTTGCGAGTGAAGCCAAGGCGCTCATGTTTTTGGAAACTCCTATCCACATCTTCCCCCCTGGTCATTTCTATGATTCTTATGTAGATAGGTTTATTTGTTATCATACAGGGTACTGGAATATTCATAAGTTTTCTACAACAAAGAATCTGGAGAGGATCCGACACGCCCTTGAAGATTCTGTACATGTACGTTTGGATAACACAGATCGTGAAATAGGGTTTCTTCTCTCGGGTGGTTTAGACAGTAGTCTCATTGCGGCTATTGCAGCTCGTAAACTTGGTAGGATCAGGACATTTTCTATTGGTCTCGTGGGGAGTCCAGATCTGGAAGCTGCTCGTAAAGTGTCAGATTTCCTCGTTACTGATCACACCGAAGTGACCTTTACAGTTGAAGAAGGACTTCAAAGCATTCGTCATGTCATTAAGTCTCTTGAATCCTATGATACCACAACCGTAAGGGCTTCTACACCCATGTGGCTTCTTTGTAAATACATCAAAGAAAAAACAGATTGTCGGTATATTTTCTCTGGTGAGGGGAGTGATGAAATCTTGGGTGGGTATCTCTACTTCCATAACGCACCAAGTGTTGATGAGTTTGCTTGTGAAAATATGAGACGACTTCACCTTATTCATCAATTTGATGGATTAAGGGCTGACAGGTGTGCGGGTGCGCATGGACTTGATCTCATTGTTCCATTCCTCGATAAGAATTTTATTCGGTGTTGTATGGAAATGAATCAAACATTGAAAGTGACAAAAATTGAGAAGGAGATTCTCCGAGAAGCCTTCAAAGGATATCTCCCCGATGAAGTGCTATGGCGACAAAAAGACGGGATGAGTGATGCAGTCGGAGAGGGGTGGGTCGGGGCTATTAGGAAATACACGGAGTCTAACGAAGAAAACGTCGTAGAGGTACTCACGCGGCACCCGAAAACACGAGATGTGTGTAAACACAATATTCCTCTCACAAATGAGGAAGCTTATTACCGTGAAATTTTTTGGATGTATTATGGATCCCGAAACGACCATCTCATATCGGAGATTTGGAGACCAAAATGGACTACGGTGACTGATCCGAGTGCGCGTTTACTTATAGAAAAGAATCCAAGTTAATATAAATGTCTGAATTTGTTAAGAACTTTGATTGCAAGGATGAAAAGCACGTGATGTGGTTAAAAGAGGTTGGTGAAATAATGGCCAAGGTGACGATGGGCGGAAAAGCTGATATTATAGGATCAGTTAACAACAACCCACTAAAGAATACACCAACTATGACGAGTCCCGCAGATTGGGCATATATTCACTTTCAACTCGCCATGAAGTATGCTAATTCGGTACTAAGTGGAGATGCTTTTATCCCCGTTAAGAAAGCGTAGGTATTCAGCAAGTGTGAAATCTTGGTGTTCGGATTCTTCGTCCATCCTTACAAGTAATATCGCTCCATTAACCTTTTCGGTATCAAATGGACTTGGTAATTTATTTTTATTAGCAATTTCCCCACATTGTGATTTCATTATGACTACATCTAATTCTGGCCACTGACCGATAAATGTTGGCGATCCCCCGATTATCCTGAAAATTTCATTTTTGCGTGGATCTATATTAAGATTTATTTCTGTTATGTCACCGAGCGTCTCTCGTATTAAAATCGCCCTTTTCGTCATGGAATGAATTGATAAAAAAATATTTACAAAATATAAATGAATAACGTCCAGAGGGGATCTTGGATTGCTCTCGGGGTATTAGTCTCTCTTACGGTGGTGATTGTTTCTGTTCAGGTGGCTGAAAAATATAGACCAGCACAGTCGGCGTACCGCTATGGTTTGGTAGACACCAACCCAGCGCGTCGAACTGGTCAATTTTTTGACACGTGTTCCCCTGAGAATATGGCTGATTGCAAACGAAATAATCCTTACAAGGGTCTTCCCTTGCCCTAAGTCACTTAAAAGTGTCATAAAATTATAGAATAGGATGGAAAACCCCACGCGTCAATTTGTCGTGGATAAACTTTCGACTCTCCTCGAGATTCCGGTCACTGATACTGTATGCATCAATCTCGAGAAAAGTATATTGAACTACGCAATTAAGAGATATGAAAATATTGATGTCCCGAGTTGGGAGAATTATAAGTTTGTTGATATTTATAAACACAAGTTTCTTCAGCTTCAATATAATATCAAAAATTCACCTGTACTCAAGGGTTGGATTACTGACAAACGTGTCAAGTCAAAGGATGTTATTGATATGAAACCCGACGACCTATGGCCAGATGGACCTTATGCGAAGCAGAAAGAACTAAAGATTATCAAGGATCTCAGGAAGTCATATAACGAAAAAGACGTTGTAGAAGATGGATTTTTCACGTGTGCTCGTTGCAAGTCAAATAAGACCTCATATTATCAATTACAGACACGATCCGCAGATGAACCCATGACGACATTTGTTACGTGCCATAATTGCGATAAACACTGGAAATGTTAGGATTGGTCTTAATATAGTACCGAGAATCTGTCCAATCCGTTGGCAGATCACCCACAGATAGTACAAAATTGTAACCTAGTTTCTTTTTCATGAGAGTTTTCGTCGTTGAACTCGTAAATCCCAAATAATCGTACACGATCTTATACTCTTCAAGTTGTTTAACTGTCCATTTGACAACTTCTTCAAAACCGGGTCTGGCTGTAATAATAATAATTTTATATCCAAGTCCTTTCATTTTATGGAGAAGATCAATGATCGGTGTATTTGGTTGTCCATTTGTCCATATGAGAGTATCATCTATGTCAAACATGACTGCGTCATTTGGCTTCGCCGGTTCGAACATTAATATTATTAAAGATTTAAATACTCGTATAGAAAGACATGATCGTTGATGTTCAGTGCGAAGACGACACTATTCAGATTGCGGATCTTATACGAGATAAGAATCCCCAAGAGGTTGAAGTTCGGTTTTTGAAGAGAATTAAGAGTAGTTTGTATAATTTTGAAGATGAAATTACCGCTGTCCCTAGGGAATCTTTGTGTGGTTGGTATGATACAGAAAACCTAGAAGACACCGAATTGTATGTAAGGGTTGCCAATGGGTATGATCTCGCGGATGGAAGCGAAGATGAAGACTTTGTATATTCGGAATCTGATGAAGAAGAATCTGAAAGTGAATCTCTTGTTGATGAAGATGAGGCTTAAATAATACAACCAATTAAGTTGTATGGAATGTCCGGTGTGTTACACATCGCAGGCAAAATGTAAACTCTTTTGTGGTCATTCCTTTTGTTATCAATGTATTATCCATTGGTACCAAGAGTGTTGTAATCATACCTGCCCTGTGTGCCGGAAAGAAATCAACTTCTTTATACCCGGAAATATGAGTGAAATATATATACATTGTACACCCAATTCCAAAATAGATGATTACGTTAGGTTTCAAAATCTACTTGACAAGTATACGGGATTTAAAATTAAGGATGTGGAGTACCTAAGACGACAGTCCTGGGTCAAATATGTGATAGAACGCCGGGCCGAAAATCAGATATATACAAAGTACATATTCCATGGATTACAAGGAACCCAAGAAGCGTGTCACCAAAAGCGACAAGAAGAACAAAAAACCCGTATATTCCAAAAAGCATATAAGGATTAAATCTTCTATATTAGAAAATAAAAGATATGAAAGTGTTTTTTGCGAGCACACACCCAAATCAGGGGACAGGGTATGCAAGAGTGGCAAATAAAATAACAAACTATCTTGCAAATCTTCCGGGAATTGAGGTTGTTTATTATGCTTTTCAGAATTATCCGGACCAGGATATTAAGGATAGGTTTATTGATCCACGAATAAAATTTTATGATGCAATTGAGATTGATCCTGACTCACCAAAGGGATTTGGTGATAAGGGTATTGTACCCACTGTTATGTGTGAAAAACCCGACGTTCTATTTTTATATAACGATTTGCCCGTATGCACGATGATTATGGATATGATCCCTGCTCAACACATGCCCCCCAAGAAATATGTATATTTGGATATTGTATACCCTTGGGAATCACTTTCATATTATGATAAACTGAAAAAGCATAACCCAGATATTATATGGGTATTTTTGGACTGTTGGAAAAGGCATCTGGTTGAAGATCTTCAGTTTGAAGAAAGTAAGGTCAGTGTTCTTCCACACGGTGTGGACTTTGAAAGATTTGTTGATATTCCACGCGACGAGGCCAAGGAGAGGTTTGGATTTGATAAGGATGACTTTGTAGTTATAAACATGAATCGTAATTCATATAGAAAACAGTGGTGCGTAACTATAAAGGCTTTTTTGGATTTTTTGCGTGAACAAGACATGAATCCCAAGATTAAGTTATTTTGTGGCTGTATGATTGAGACGGATGATGGATATAAACTACCAGACCTTATAATAGTCGAATGTATTCGTAGAGGTATGAATCCGGAAGTTGTTTGCGATAAACATATTTTCATGAATACAAGACCTCTTCATCTTTCGGATGCCGGGGTGAATGAGATTTATAATGTGGGAGATGTTGGAATGAATACATGTTGCGGTGAAGGTTTTGGTCTTACAACTATGGAGCATGCGTATTTTAATCGACCGCAAATCGTATCGGGTGTTCCAGCTCTCAAAGAAACGCTCCACGGAATCGGACACATAGTTGAACCGATTATATGGACAACTGTTTCTTCATTTGAATCCCATTCGGGTGATATTGCTGTGTTTGATTCACGTGAATTTACAAAACATCTACATAACTGTTACAAAACCCGTAACGAAGTGTCACTAGATTCACGATCCCATGTTAAAAATAATTATTCATGGGAAAATGTATATAAGGTTTTAGATTGTTATTTCAGAAAGTAAATGGCTCCGTATCAACCACCTATTAGCCATTATTCTGAAATGGATGTATCTGGTTATGATGAGGAACATATATTTTCTTTCATCGGGAAGACCGGGAAGAGATTTTATTGGCTCACACGATTTCTTGATCTTGATTATCTCTGGTATGATAAACATAGGAAAGTCATTGAAATTTGGGGGCCGTACCACACACATCTGAATCAACAATCGGCACATGTCATTCGGGCAGAGTTGGATTATTTTAAACCTAAGTTAGAGGAGAGAACCTTATCTCTACAAGGACTGGAAAATGTACAAGAGACCTCAATTACGTGTTAGAGAACACCCAAATGTTAACAGGGAACCCGCGAAAATCAGGGAGGGTACATTTTTACATAGTATTTTAAGAAGGGATTCACCTAGGTGGTCATATAAGCATGAGGTAAAACCTATATATCAGAAAGATGTATACCTGGCACTTTTAAAGCGTAATTGTGAGGATATGGGTATTGAATGGAAAGAGCCTACAATTCCAGATTACATTCCGCCAGAGAGGCCTGTTAGACCGGTTGAACTAGAACTTGCATTCCCAGACAAAGTTTATATGAAAGTCCGTATTCTCAAGAGTGGCATTATTCGTATTAAACTTGACGCTTCATTCATGACACTTCAGGAAAAGTACTATAGTCAGTGTAAAGTTCCACCTATGAAAAGTATTATTAAGGCTTACACAAGTATGGGCTTTAGTTCAGAGTTTATAGAACAAATTAAAATCAAATTTTCAAAGTTTGCCAATCACAAGAAAAAAGTCGAAAAAATCATTGATAGTACTTTCAACAAGGAACCGGTCAAAAAACCCAAAAAGATAAAAAAGAAAGAAGAAATGATTGAAGAGGAAATAGAAGAAATTGAAGATGAACGTGACGATGAAATTCATGAAGATGATGATCCCGGCGAGGATGGCGAGCTTGATATTGAAGCGGAGGAAGACCCAGATGAACAGCCCCAGGATGATCAAGAAGAGGCGTATATTTCTGATTAGTCTCTTTCTCGTATTAAAATAGAACTTGTAATACACACCTAAGTCGGTATGTTATTAATAAAAATACACTAAAAAATGTTCATCGCGAACGTTGTTATTGGCGATTACATCATTGAACGTAGTTTATTTTACAATCTAAAAGAAGCTTCTGAATACGCACAGGAAACAGTAAGACACAAAGTCTGGGAAATTGGAAACGGACAATTTTACTACGGAAACGTTGAAGCTCGTATATACGAACCAAAATATCTTGAGGCATCTGATTACAAGGATGAACATATTCTTTCTTTCTCTAGACCCGTGCGAAATAGCACAAATGCTATGTGACCAACATGTTGTCAAGATACAATTAGAGATTGTTCAAATGCTTTACACGGCTTGGCACCTTGCACATCAAGAAGATTATATCGCGAAGTATGCACCATTTACAAAGGATGGATCAAGGAGGGGTTACAGACCCGCTCACCCAAAACATCCAATGACTATGTGGGTCGCATCAAATTTGAAAAACTATATGTACGCATGTGAAATTGGTATTGCGATTACCAAGGAATACACGCGTAGATATGGAAAGATACATACTTGTGCCAGACATCTCTCGTGGTTGTGGGAAAATCACCCACCGCACTTTGAAGAGAGACGAAGCGAATCAGCTTATTATTCCCATGAAGGCATCCCCGAATGTATGCCCGAGCAGTACAGGCAACCGAGTGTTGTGGATGCGTATCAACTTTATTATATGGTGGATAAAATGTCTTTTGCGCGGTATAAAAACATCGCTTCGGGTCTTTCTTCCGGTTCGTCATATCCAAGTGATTTTAAAAATTTTGGAATTTCACTCTTTTCGTAGTCATGTATTTCAATAAGAATCGTCGGCATGTATTTTTTGATTGTTTCCTTTGCTCCTTCTAGTACCTCCATTTCGTGACCCTCTACATCAATTTTCATTATAGATGGTTTACCCTTGTATACGTCATCAAATACTTCACATTTAACATTGATTGGTATATTTCCCAAAGTATCCGAATGTTTATTTAATGACGTACCACCATAATTTATTTTATTTTTACTTTGACATCCATTTTTTGGTATATATATGGTTGTCTCAACACTCACATTTGACAATGCATGGGCGTAAAGAAATACATTATGTTTGAGATTGTTTGATTTTATATTAGCATCCACTAGATCATAGTATACAGGTTCAAATGTATGAACTGGTCCATAATCTGAGAACATCAGTGTGTTGTAACCAATATTTGCACCAATATCAATAATGTCAGTTTCATTTTTATAGTATTTCTGAATATCATCGCGCATCCATCCATCCCACTCGTGCCCATTTGCGATACATGGTCCTATATATTCGTCGTTGCTTATCACGTGAACATTGTATTTTCCGTTATTTACTCTAACAACGTCAACGTTCATTATTTGTTAAAAGTTAATTAAAACTTTAACCTTATGTATATATACAATAGAAGGATGTTTAGCATTGGAAAGACTGCCCCTATTTCAGCCCCAGCGATTAACGTCACGAAAAAACAACGACCATATCAACCGAGAACATACACGGAATTTGTCCGAGGTCTCAAGAATGGTGAACTCCCAGAGGTTATTATTAAACCAAATCAAAATTTGGCTGCATTTGAAGACGATCAGGGGAACTACGGTGAAACGCAGATTGTTCAAAATCAAGACTTGTGGCAAATTATTACCGAAAGTGACTCAAATGTTCGTGTTGACATGACACAGAACGCATCTTTCGCAGATGGTATCTCAACATTGTTTTTTTTATCTTTCATTTTTTTCGTTATCAGAAGCTTTATGGGTAGTGCCAATGGTGGTGGATCACCAATGAATAACCCATTTTTGAGTAATAGCGAGTTTGTAGCTGAAGAGGAAATTAAAACAAGGTTCTCTGACGTTGAAGGAATTGATTCTGCAAAGGATGAATTGGAAGAGATTGTGGATTTTCTCAAGCAACCCGAACGTTATTTTGGGAGTGGCGCCAAGATTCCACGTGGTGCCCTTCTTGCGGGTAAGCCTGGTACAGGTAAAACTCTCCTTGCCCGTGCTATTGCTGGCGAATCAAATGTTCCCTTCATTCAGTGCTCCGCTTCGAACTTTGTTGAAATGTTTGTTGGTGTGGGTGCCAAGAGAGTCCGCGATCTCTTTGAAGTCGCTCGCCAAAATCAACCTTGTATAGTCTTCATTGACGAGATTGACGCGGTGGGTAAGCAACGAGGAGGGGGTGGTATGCCATCAAATGACGAGAGAGAGCAAACAATTAATCAGCTACTCACCGAGATGGACGGCTTTGATAACGAAACCGGCATTGTTGTTATAGCGGCTACTAACCGCGTTGATATTCTTGATGAGGCCCTTCTTCGTCCGGGTCGTTTTGATCGTAAGATCCAGGTATCTCTTCCAAGTATCCGGGGTCGTAGGAAGATCTTGGGCGTTCATGCCCGTGATAAGAATTTGGCGGATGATATTGATTTCAAAAATATCGCGAGACAAACTACGGGTTTCTCTGGTGCCGATCTCGCGAATCTTCTTAACGAATGCGCAATTCGCGCCGTTCGGGACGGTGAAGGTATCATTACCAATGAGATTGTAGAAGATGTCTATCAACGCATTGTTGTGGGTGCCAAAGGTGACACTAAGTTTTCCCCACGAAAGAAGGAACTGGTTGCTTATCATGAAGCCGGGCATGCTATTGTTGGTGCGACTTTGCCAGATTATGACACCGTTCGTAAAGTATCTATAATTCCCCGCGGTGATGCTGGTGGTGTGACCTTTTTCCAACCATCCGATGAAAATGCCGAATCTGCTATGTATACAAAGGAGTATCTGACTGCTCAGATTACTGTGGCTCTTGGTGGCAGAGCGGCGGAAGAAGTTATCTATGGTAAAAACCTCATCACTACTGGTGCGTCTGGTGACTTTGCACAGGTGTATAACATTGCCCGTGAAATGCTTACAACCTATGGTTTTAGCTGTTACAAGTTTGATTACCGTAATATGTCCGAAGAGGCTTCACGCCTCGTTGATATGGAAATTGATAAGCTTGTTGATCTATGCTACAAAGAAGCTCTTGGTATTTTGGGTACAAATACACGACAATTGGAGTTACTCAAGGATAAGCTTCTGGATGAAGAGATTGTCGATGGTCGGTGGGTCTATGAACTTGTGACAGGAAAGTGTAACATCGGACGATCTGCAGAGTTGGATAGTATGGATTTTATTTAAATTTGGTCAAATTATTTTGGGTGGGTATATTAGATATGAGTACTCGAACTCGGAAAGTTAAGGCCAAGGGACTACCCGGGTTCGAGGCGCGAACACGTAACATTAAACCACAAGTTAATCAAATGGAGATAAATCTTCGTAGAAAATTAACGAACCTAGGTGGTTTGTCCAGTACATATATTACTAATGCTATTTTCAAATATAAAAGTTCAATGGCTACTAATAAAAGTGCAGTTGTCGATGATATCATCCGGAAGGCAAAAACTAAGAAGAAGGCGGAAGAAGCAAAGAAAACGAAAAAAGCAAAACAGATTAAAAACGCGGCGGTGAAAGGTAATAATAAATATCCTATAATCACACACCTTACTACCCAGGTCGCTTTGGTAAGAAACGCACATAATAATAAGAAAAACACAGACAGGGGTGGGTATGCATTTTTATCGAATTTTTACAGACTGACTGGTATGCGCAAGGAGGCGAATATTAGGGCATGGATTAAAAAAAATAATTCGACGATGCAAAATTTTATAAAGCGACAACATGGCGTTATTACCAAAGAAACTAGCATCGTTCATACGAAAAACACAACAAAAACTTTCGATATGGACGAGAATGGGTTACACGATCTCTTGCTTATGTTTTTTCTTGATATGAAACACGATAAATTATATAGGGGTTCATTTAAGGATTATTTGGGGAGTGATATAGTTGAAAACCTGTTAAAACCCAATACAAAAGTACCTACATACAATACAGATAGCACTCTTTATAAAAAACTAAAAGAAAATAATATTAATCCGGACACCGGGGGTGTGGTGCGAGGCGTGAAGATGGAAGATGCCTTCCAAAACAACTTTCGAACAATGTGGGGTACGTCTCAACCAATACAAATAAAAAAATATGAATTCGCTGCCTCTCTCGCTCAGTTAGCGAAAAATAAGAATAAACCCATATATGTGTCCATAGATTCCGAAACTAATCGAAGACCAATATCGGCTCTTTTGTACGGTTCGCGAATGAGTACAAAAGACAAACCCACTTATTTCGCTAAGAGACTTATTACTATTCCAAACATTTTGGATCCTGGTCTTAAATTTGGCGGAGGTATATTATTTGAGGACATATCGTCTAGAGTGATGAGAACTGAGAATGACGGGGGGCCATACACTCCTTATAAATTCAATTTTCAGTCGTTTAAATTCAATTTTGGTAAATATTTTACAATATCTATAGGACCCAATTTGAAAGGTACGAAATTTGAGTGTTTTTTAAATTCAGATATACCAATAAACATAGGTACGACGAGGAACGAGGGGGAAGAGGGGAATGGTCCTATACCGAAAATAGCTAAAACCTTTGGTGACTTTTTACAAGTACTTATAAATTCTCACCTAGCAGCGGAAAAACACCCCGTAGTCGGAGCTACACTTGATGGTAATTTTGTGGGAATGACGGGCTATGTACAAAAAACGCTGTATAAGATGGAACCCCGTTTAATTATCGATAGAACCGCCAAGTCGGGTCAAGTGTCTGGTATCGATGGGGTTTTTATATATGGTATGGGTGATAAATTAAAAAATGTTACACGTACCAATTCAGGAGCCACCACACAAAACCAAACCAAACCCACAAAGCAACAAACTGAAGCTAATAAACGAAACCTGTCCAACAACGCAAATTCTGGTAATTCTCGTAATTCTGGTAATTCTAAACGAAATTCACCGGTTGTGTCTTCATCTCCCAGAAAGCCGACTTCTACCCCCATACAAGGAACAAAACGGAAAGTGAACAATGCCGGTCTTAATAATAACAACCGCCGCGAGGGTTCCGGTAATTCAAATAGTGCGAATGCTAGACCGGGTTTATTTGGTAGAGCCGCGAGATTATTTGGAGGTAAAAAACAAAAATCAAACTCTAACAGCACCAGAACACCAAATTATAAACCCCAATCACAGAGACGAGTTAATAACAACAGCAACAATACACGAAGTTTTGTAACTGCTCGTTCAAACAATTCCAACAATAACACTAATAATGTTACACAACCACTTACGAAAAAGAGAAAAGTAAATAACAATGTTACACAACCCGTTAAGAAGAGAAAGGTAAATAACAATGTTAAAGCTAAACTTAATGAACTTGAAAGAATTAAGAGACGCGAACGCGAATTGGCAAGACTTAAAAACTAACACCCAAAGAATGAAACAACGGGAGCGTGAGCGCAGACAAGGAACCTAAGTCGCGACCCTTAATACAAAAATTAAACATAAATGAACACCCTGTTTGAATCACTTCAAAATGCAATTTCAATCTCCGGTATTATCTGGTCGGTGGGGCAGATTCATTACATCATTACCAAGGGATAAAGACAAGAGACCCTATTTAGTTAATACACAGATGGCTTGTATGAACTATATAGCCTTCGATTTTGAAACTTCGGGACTACCGAAAGGAAGAAGAAACAGTAAAGTAACAACCGAAACTTTATCAAACTTTGACGGTTGTCGCGCGGTCAGCCTTAGTGCTGCTCGCTTTTCACACAGGGGTCGTCTCATCAAGACATTTGATGCTATCATCAGACCCGACGATTTCATAATTGGACCACAATCCATCGCCATCCATGGTATCACCCAGGAAAGAGCACTCAAGGAGGGTCGCCCATTTTCGGTTGTATTCAGGGACTTTATGGAATTTATTGGACCCCGTACCAATACGCTTGTGGCTCACAATGCCCAATTTGATGAGAGTGTCCTTCGTTCAGAAATTCTCCGCCATGACCTGGATATGAGTAAAATTGAAGATTTTGTGTTCCGCTGTACTCTCCAACTTTACAGGGATAGATTCATGGCCCCCATCAAGCTTACAAACTTGTACAAGGATATATTTGGTGAGGAATTTGATAATGCACATAATAGTCTTGCTGACTCTATTGCATGTGGTAGGGTATACCCCTTCCTCATTGGACAAACGGAGAGGGAACTCAAACCCCTTCCAATCAAAAAGGTGATTATTAGTGCTTCGTCGGTTGCTTCGGCTATTGGATGCGGTTTCAAGAAACCCCAAGAACTTGTAGAAGAACTCTGGAAGAAGTACAGCCCACAGACCTTTAAAGGTCAGACCAAGGAGGAACAGGCCCTCGTTGTACTTAATTCACTTGAAAGTACTAAGAATATTCTTCAGTCAGCAGAGAGCTTCAAGAGTGAGACCTCCACGGATGTTCAACGGGAGACGCGAAAATTGTTCCATCAGATTGAACATTCGGGTTTGTTACCGCAGCAAATGGTCCAGGCCAAGGAGCATATTCGCAAGACCCTCTACACCAATCATGGCACTCGGAATGAAAAGAAGACTGCCAAATCCGACAAGATGGCCGCGAACCTCGTTGAAGATGAAACTTTTTACAAGTATGACATCTGTGTTATTGAAGGAACCCTTTACCAGATTGTGGGACGCATTGATCGTATCCAAAATAATGAAGATGGAAGCAGAACTCTCGTAGAAATCAAGAATCGCGCGAATGGTCTTTTCAACCGGGTGAGGGATTATGAAGAGGTGCAGTGTCACACATATCTTCAAATGCTGGAAGATATTGAATACTGTAGACTTGTTGAGACTTACAATGGTGAGTCTAAGTCATATCTCATCCAGAAGGATTACCCCAGGTGGAAGGATGAAATCCTCCCCAGGCTCCATAATTTTTGTGAGCATTTTCATAGTCTTCTTTCTAAATAAAATTCTCCAGGGAAAAAAATATAATCTTAATACATAATAAACACATATGAAGAACCAGAAAGAAATTGCTATGTACGTTGGACTTGGTATGGCGATCGCGATTGTTCTTCTCTTTTTGACGGGTCGTCTCCGCGAAAACTACAAGGCTTCTTCCGAGGATGAATTGATGCAATTCCTTGACGAAGTTGAAAAGGAAGATAACCCAGACGAAGACGACAAGGCTCCAGCTGCCATGGGCGAGGACAGCGACAGCGAAGAAGATGACGAATAAATTTTTAAACTAAATTAAACCCACTTAAACAAATTTATTTTATCCGTAATAAGTAAATATGGATACAATAAGTTTAGGTCCAGGAGTACCAGCTAAAAAATCCGGTAGCAAGGTCACACTTTATATTATCCTGTTTTTGTGTTGTGTAATCAGTATTATGGCAGGCACTTTCCAATTCATGATGGGTCGGAATGCAGCCGCCGCAGCTAAGAAACTGGAAGAAATTGAGGAGAAAGCCCAGGCTGAACAAGCCGCAATCAAGCGCGAGGCTCAGAGCCAAATGGAAAAGGCTAGATCCGAAGAAGAAAAGCGCGAGATTCAGCGTAAGGCTCGGGTTGCCACAGAGCGTGCGACTATGAAAGCCAAGGCGGCCGCGGCGGAACAGTCTCTCATAGCAAGACAAAAGGCGGGTGAGCAGGCCCTGGCGGCGAAGGCGCAGACCCAAAGTGCTGCGTTTAAGCGCCGAGAATCCCAAATCCGTGGCGCCGAAGCACGGGTCCAAAATGAACTCAACTCGGCGGCCGCGGCTGTCCGAAAATCAAACGATTTGAAACGACAAGCCGGCATAGAGCGAACTGCGGCCCTCAAGAAATTGAATGACGCTAAAAATGCTATGGCACATGCCCAGCGAACAAAGCGCGCAAATGACATTAAATTGGCAAAAGAGAAGAGGAGAATTGCGCATATCGCAGCTACCAAGGTGCGAAATGCCCAGAATCAAGCTAACGCTGCTCGCAGACGTGCACACGCGCAGGCTAAAAAGGCGGCTCATCTCAATAACCGTTTGAGGCAAGTCACGGCCAAGTTGCGCGGTAAGACGTGGTCAATGGCACAAGGCTACAACGCCGTGCCGGGATACGCGGGAGGATATTGGAAAGAGATTGGTAGACACCATAACCCACACGTGTGTGCCATGTGGGCCAGGCAACATAATACTCACATGTGGGGACACCGTGGTCTCAATCACCCAAACAAGAGGTATAAAAATACCTGTTGGGCGTATAAGCCCGGTTTCAGACCCAAATTCAAAGGAAATAATGACGACATACACTTGACTGGATGTGCTTTCGGTGGCCACCCATCGCGGGGATGCAGCCATTATCCAATGGTTCATATGGGTGAACACAACCACCTAAGAGGTCACAGATGGAGATATAACGGCGGAGCCCGGGACGTCCGCTATCTTGGCAACTGGTGGAACGATAAAGTAAGTTCCATTTATGTACCAAAACATACCTGGCTCGGTGTTTACGAACACGGCAATTACCGGGGTAGAGGTTGGGGTATTCGTGGCCCAGCGTACCTCCGGGGTATTGGCTGGTGGAATGACAGAATCTCATCTGTCAGAGTAAGACACTTCTAAAAAAAACATTTACTAACTATAAATATGAAGGGTAGAAACCTAAAAAAGTGCATGTGTCTTCTCGTTGTAATTGCGATTGTCGGTTATTTGTTGACTCAAAGACCAGGGGGCGAGGACTACACCGACCCAGAAAAGAATCCAGATAAGACATTGACCTCGTTCGTGGAGGAAGTTATTCCAGACGCACTGAAGAAGGTTCCTAAGAAGGGTGAAAAAGCTAAGTAAACCCCTAAGTCACTCCCATCCACCTTAAAATCATAACTAAAATGGACTATCCTCACTTACTTGCCGAAGTCAATCAGCTTCGCCAAGAAGTTGCTCTTCTCCGTCGTGGCCGCAAGCAGCCCTGTCAGGGTGTCACTGGTAAGGGTACCCCGTGTCGTAATGGTGCTCTTGCTGATACCCCCTATTGTCGCATGCATTCCCGTGCTCCTAAGCCTCCCAAGGCTCCTCGTGTTAAGAAGGAACCCAAGCCCAAGAAGATCGTCCCCGAGCATACTCACGCGGTCGGTTCTTTTGACCCTCTATGTCCTTTATGTTCTACTCACGGTGACTGTCTTGATCCCTCTCTCCCACATCACGACTTTGAATGTACCCGTGATTTGAGTGAAATATTATGTCAAACTGTTGTATGTGGTGTGACAGAGAGTGCCTGATCAGGACATTTGCTCAGATTGGTAATGGACTTGTACTT